GTTGTGGATATGAATATCCTATACAGTAGAGGCGAAGTGGACACGCCTATAAGAATAAGGATTGCCTAATCATTTAGGTGGAAACTTAAATATCAAACTTCTTAAATAGAGTCTTTTAGACTCTTAGAAGCCCATTACCTTTAGGTGATGGTTAGTTCACGTAGCAGAAAAGATAAAATGAGCGAAAATATAGACCGATTGGTAGATAGAAAGAGGTAAAAAATGAGCGAAAATAACAATGGAAATCCAATCTCAAATTTCTTTGGAGGCATCGGAAGATTCTTCAAGGGAGCTGGAAGAGTAATTGGAAATACAATCAAAAACATTTCAAACGACATGTCCTTACTTCCAATGAAGTCTGACATCGAAAGAAGCCTTAATAAATTTAAGACTACACTAATTAAGTCAGCCTTCAAGTTGAAAGAAGGACTAACCAACAAAGCATTACAGGCTGGTGGCATTGAAGAAAAAGCTAAGAAAGAAGCTGAGCTAAAGAAGAATCCAACAAAACTTATTCAACAGGAAAAGAAGCGAATGAAGAATAAGAATATTACTAGAAGCAAGGATGATGCAACAATGTGGTCTGGTCCATCTATGAAGAAAGGCGAACGTGACATCAACAAGGTTGCCAACAAAGTAAAGCCACCACTTGTTAAAGATGTATCTTCAACAATTTCAAAAGCAACAGAGGTAGCAAAGTCAGCCCCAGTAAAGGCTGCACCGATTAAGAATATTGATATCGGAAAAGAAAGATAAAAGGTGAATAACATGGGAATTGAGAACGTAGGTTCTGATCTTGCAAAACAAGCCCTTCAGGGCTTAAAAAAGGAAGCTCAAGAAAAAGAACTAGAAAAAAATGCAAAGCAGATGGCAAAACACCAATCTGGTAAGACAGCAAAAGATATTTACAAGAAAAGTCCTATCAAGACAGAAGTAGATAAGGCAAAAACAAAGGCAGTTGAAAAGGCAAAAGAAATTGCCAAGAAGGGTGTCAATAAGGCTAAGGATACAATCAAGAAGGCTTCTGCTAAGGCGGTACAAAAGACAGCTGCAAAGACAACTGAAAAAGCCGCTGAGAAAGCAGCAGAAAAGGCTGCTGTAGCTGTGCCAGTAGCTGGCAAGGTAGTTGTTGCCAAAAAAGGTGTAGAGGCAGCCAAAGGCATTGCAAATCAAGCTACAAAGACAGTTAACAAGGTTGCTAATGTACAAGATCTGATCAAGAATGCAGAAAAGAAGATTTCTGTAGACGGATTAGGCAAGTCAGCAAAAGAACAAGTTATCAACAAGGCAAAAGAATCAGCAACGAAAGAAGAGCGATAAAAAGCTCTTTTTTCTTGACTTTACTTTCTTTTTAGCATATAATAAGGGTATAGAAAAGGAGAAAAATATATGAATATGCGAAGAAAAATGAGAGTATTAGTAAATATCTGGATCTTGCTTTTAGCGTTAGCGATTGCAGCTGCTTTACTGTATAAACAATCGATATTCCTAATGATCACAGCTTTTGTTTCTGGAATTTTCTTCGCTGCGATCCCATTCAAGAACGGCTTGGAGTTTCTACTATACAAAAAGACACACGAAGATACATTCGAAACAGAATTGACGGCAGCCGTATTGGCTGGGGTATCGTTAATCATATTGATCCTCACGAAGAGGTTTATGTAAAGGATGGGAATGGTAATGGACGACACAGCAAAAGAGAAAAAGATTATCTGGATAATATGGGCAACAATAACAGCCATCGTATATATCGTTAGCTATTTATTACAAAGTGAAGAGATATTTATCAAGGGCAACTTGGCGATCGGGTTGGTAACATTGTTGTTCCCATGCTCAAATCTGTTCGTGGCTATATTTTGCAGTACAAACGAGGAGGAGGACATGGCGGTTGGGATTTTAATGCTTTTCTTGGCATTTATCTCATGTTGTCTTTCAGCTTTCGTTGTAATAGCCAAGTATATCGGTTAAAGCAGAATTCCAGTAATTCTGATTGTTATGTAAAAAAATATAAAAGAAGGGAGAAATTAAAAATGAAAAGTGAAATTGGATTTGGCGTCATGCTATTAGGCATTGCATTGTCAAATGGCATCTTTGCAGAGCTAAGCGGACTTATTGTCCTAGTTGGATTTGTCAAGGTCGTGCTAGACAACCTATTAAAGAAGAAGAAAAACTAGATTGGTTTCTTCTTTTTTATTGCCAAGCAACTTGCCCATTGCTTTCTTTGTAGGCGTGATGTACAATATATTTTGTAGAGAAGAAATTGCCCAAAACGTTGAAAAATAGGCATTTTCTTCTGAAATTTTCTCAAGAGAAAAAAGCAGTACGATACTGCGTATTTATGACAGGCTCAAAATTGAATTTTAGGTTCTAATTAAGAAAAAGGAATAAGAAAAGGAATAAATATGGAAGATTTTAAAGTGTTATTAAGAATTGCAATGAAGCCAAGAACAGTTGCACAATTTGCAGAGAATTGTGGGGTATCAAAAGGTACTATCAGTAAATTATTAAATGGGAACGGACCAAAACCAACGATGCAGATGCTTCAAAAGTTTGCCAATAATGCATATAACTACGTGACATTAAGTGAACTTGTAAAAGCGTGTGGATATCCTCTAATTACAAAGGATACAGAAATCAAATTGAGTTCGATAAAGGAGATGTTGGATCCAAAGGAATTTGTTACAACAATGAAAAAGGCAATCATTGAGAGTATCAATACAATCCAAGATACAGTCAAGAGCAGAGAAGTATATATGAAAGAAATTATGCAATCTACATTTTCTTTCCCTGTATCTGTAGAGAAGGTAACTTCGATCATGTTTGCCAAAAATAAGGTTTCGATGTTTATTGTCTCAAGCGAATTTGGAACGTCTTTAAAGAAGCTTGTTGTTTGTGTAATGTTTTCACAGCAACTAAATGGATTCTGCCCGATCAATGTGACTACAGATACGGTAGACATTGTTAAGATGGGATTTGACAAAACGATTCAAGACATGATTATTAGCGGGGAATTTGTTTCTGAAGGAGGATATAATTTCTTATATTCAAACCAGGAAGTATTGCCTAAAGATGAGACCATTGATAAAGAACGTTTGTTAAAAGAGGCACTCACAAATAAATATCAGATTGGAAATAAGGTAGTAGAGCTTGAAGAGATTCCAATGATTGAGACTGGATTTGGATTTTATCTTCCAGCCAAACCAACAGAAAGGGATGTTAAAAACTTTGCAGCGAAACATGTAATAAGTTTGCCTGATGGCGTACAGAAAGTATTTGTAGGCAATGATTATTACGAAGATTATCAGTCGATGTTTGATGAAGAATTATATGGTCCAGAAGCCTTAATTTTAGATATACTCAGAGTAGAAACAGGGTTTGCATGGATCTACAGAGAGGATAGGGGCTTACGAATGTTCGCTGTACCAACTGTAGCGTCTACGGAAATCAATCCTATCACTCTAAAGCTAATTACAAGTCGTCTAGCAAAACAACTATCAGCTGAACGATATGGAACGGTGTATTGGACATTTACATTTATGGAACCATTCCCAGAGTATCCACTTTAAAAAATAGGAGATAATTCCTATTTTTTTATTGCAAAATTAAAAATAGCAGTATATACTAGGAATGAGAAGAGAAAATCTGCAAAAAACGTGGATTTTCTCAAAAATTTTCTCCCAGAGAAAAAGCAGTACGATACTGCGTATATATGACAACTGGGACATTAAATTTAGGATACAAATTGAAGAGTAGGTTAAAAAAAAAGGAAGGAAAATGAAAAGAAAATATGGACATTAATTCAGATGGAGTAACGATATTATGTAACGCTTCCGATAAGGAATATAGAGGTTTCGTAAGGATCGAACCAGTAAAAAGAGCTAAGGATATTATTTTGGGTAAGAAAAGAGCAAGAAGAAAAAAGATGAGAGGACTAGCTTTGCTATGTTGTTCTCCACTTAATTCTTTAGGCTTTAGTCAATTTTTAAAGCAGTATATTAGAGAAAATGAAGAAATAGGGAAGCAGTATAAGAATAATCGTTATGGTACTTGTGTTACCTTAATGTTGCCAAGAGGCTTCCACAATTACGAAAGCACTAAGAAAGTGGCTTTATCTTTTGCTAATAAAGTTACAAATGGAAACAAAGGAATCAAGTGGTTTGCTTTCCATTACACGATGAAAAGTGCTTTTATGATTCGCTTCTGGTTCTGTGATCGTTTTATGTATGAAATGGAAAAGGAAGTTTATCCGACTTATACAAAAACTCAGTATGTCGATAGTGTTACAGGAAAGTTCTGTGGAAAGAACAATCCAAATGCTGTTGCTAAATTTAAAAAAGGTGATGTGAGAGAAGATGTGAAGCCTAGTTATAGATGGTTCTCTGTTAAGAAGACACGTTTATTCGATGGATCTGATAATTATATCCAAAGGGTCAGAAAGCAGCTCTTAGAATATGCTGTTCAATCTGTACGTGATTATAGAGTTAAAATTATAGAAGGACTCATGATAGAGAGAAAGAAATCGAATTACCCAATGTCAAAGTGGATCAGACGTTGTGTTTCCGCATTGAATAATACGATCTCATACGTAGAGCGTGAATTAAGTTATATTTGGCATTATGCTGTGGAAGCAAACCCATTAAGCGTCCAAGATCTTGCTTATCAGATCGCAATGGGCGGTTTCATGAGTGATAAAGAATATTATGAAGCGAAAAAGAGCGTAAGAAGCCCATTTATGAAGGAAGTCGTAAGGTTATGGGAGAAATACAAAAAGATCTTTTCGGATTATGCCTTTAACTATAATGGTGAGACGATCCCTCTTAGAAAAATACGTTGTGATAAGGTTGAAAAGAATTGCGATATATTGAAGTCCATGTTTAATGCTGATCTGATGCTGTTATTCTTTAAGGCTCCAGAAGAAGTAAAACAGAATGTTAATTTAACACTAGTCGCATAAAAAATAGCATAATATAAGTGACTAGAAAGAAAGTGAGAAAAGAACATGTTCAATATTAAAAAGAATATATTAAAAGTTGTAGCTGCTTCTTGTTTGGTTATGATGCCAACAATGGTTCATGCGGAAGAAGGCACTTCTAAGACAGCTGATACGATCGAGGCAATTCCAGAAAAGGCGATCATGAATATTCAGATCGGATATGAGTTCTCTGATGGTTCCTTTGATGTATGGGCATCAGGTACAGGTACCATGGTTTCAGAAAGTGATATGGTAACAACCGAAACCTTAACGGATGATACAACATCTAGCCTTTTATACAAAAAGATTTTATCTGAAAAAGGAGATGCTTATGAAAAGCTAGGAATTTCACTGAAGAGTGAGAAGGAAACAGCTCCACACATTAAGATCAAAGTTTCTACCGCTACAGGCTCCAAGGTTGAAATCACAACCAAGAATTTTAAACAAGGGGTTGGGGTTATCGGTCTTGCATCAAAGCAAGCTCAATACATGAGTTTCACGGATACCAATGCAGGACTAGAAACAAATGCTCCAGCAAAAGCATTGTATGTAGAAAAGAACGCCGTTGTATCGCTCGATGGAACTGTAACAGCAAAGTCACAAACCAGCGAGGAATATATCTTTGCAGGCAATACGGCAGTAGCAACAGGATCCCCAATCGTAAATAGTAAGTACAGTATTATGGGAATCGTATCCTCTTCTGTAGATAACAACTCATACTTTATTCCAAACGAGCGTATCCAAAGTGTACTGAGTGAAAACGGAATTGAATATAAGACAGAAGGTCAGGTTTCAACAGAAAAGGAAAAAGAAAATAAAGAAAAGCTTGATGAAAAACGTAAGAAGGAAGAATTGTCTTCTTTAGATACCGATGAGCTTGAAAAGGCAATCAAGTCAGCTGAAGATGTTGATACTAGTGAATACACACCTCAATCTGTTGAGAAGTTAAATGACGCAATCAAGGCAGGTAAGGACCTATTAGAAGATGACAGCCGTACACAAAAGAAGATTGATGCTGCGGTTACAGATATCAAGGACGCACAAGATGCTCTTGAAACAAAAGGACTGTTACAGAAATTCCCATTCTTGCCTTATGTATTTGGTGGAGTGGTAGCAATTGCAATTATCGTTGCAATATTAAATGTTCAAAAGAAGAAGCGTCAGAAGTTAGAAGCAGAAATCTTAAAAGAACAAGAAGATTACGAAGAAGACTTCTCACAAGAATTAGGAAACTTGAATCACGATCCACACTTAGTTGATAATAAGACAGGTAGACGTGTTGATATGGATGACATGGATATTACAGTCCAATCCGCTCCAAGAAGCATGCGTATTACAAAAGAAGCTCGTACAGATCTTGATTATGCAAGAGAAGATGAAGGAGCTAATATTTTAGACGATGGAGCAGAAGGAACGACATTGCTTTCAAGTTCTCCATTAACAAAGAATGTATACATGATCAGACAGGATACTGGTGAACAGGTAAACATTACCAAGGATGGTTTCATTATTGGTAAAGAGCGTGCAAAGGTAGATTATTGTATTTCTGGAAATACAACGATCAGTAGAACACATGCAACGTTCCATATCGTAGATGGAGAGATTTGTATCGAAGATCTCGGTTCGAAGAATTTTACATATATCAATGGAAGACCAATTCCAGAATACACACCAGTAAAATTAACAAATGGAATGCTGATTCAATTCTCCAACGTTCGCTTCCAGTTATTTATCGAGGACTAGTTCTATGATTAAAGCATATTGTACAGATAAGGGCATCAAAAAGGCGACAAACCAAGATGCCCTCTTATTAAAAACAGCTCGCCTAGATGGAGAACTCATTGTGTTTGCGATGGTCGCAGATGGCATGGGAGGAATGTCCCGTGGAGAAGCTGCTTCACGTTTAGCAGTTGAAAAATTTAAGAATTGGTTCGTAAGTGATTTGAATGTGTTATTTGAACAGGGGTTTAGCGTTGATGGTTTCAAAGATTCCATAACAAAAGCAACTGAAGAGTTACATACCGAAATTAAAAAAGAGCTTGGACGGCAACAAGGCGGAACAACCGTCGTTGGCATGTTTGTAATGAAGAATATGTATATTGCATTCAATGTTGGAGACTCTCGTGGTTACAAGCTGGATGAAGGTTCTAAAGAGCTTGAACAGATTACACATGATCATAGCGTTGTCCAATATCTGATTGATACGAAAGCTATCACAAAAGAAGAGGCTCTAACGCATAAAGATAGAAGCGTTTTAATGCAATGTTGCGGAGCAGGAAATCAACTTCCATCACCACAGTTCTACACTGGCAAATACGCCAACAACACACTCTTTCTTGTTTGTAGCGATGGATTTGTCCATGTCGTAAGTGAAAAAGAGATGGCGTCCACGCTTTCACTTGAATCTACAAAGTCTAATGAGGAGCTAAAAGCTCAATTAGAAAAAATCGTAGAGCTATCAAAAGAAAGAAACGAAAAAGACAATATCACGGTATTAGCGTTTAGAATGGGGGATGAAGAATGGGACTTCGAATAGGGGACCTAGTAGATGGCAAATACAAAATTATTAACCGAACTGGACAAGGTGGAATGAGTACGGTCTGGTTAGCCATCAATGAAAAGGTGAATAAGCAGTGGGCAATTAAGGAAGTCAAAAAAACATCTACTTCCGCAACTTCGCAGATCATCAAGCAAAACCTTGTTACAGAGGCAAATATCCTTCGTCACCTAAAGCATGAACATTTACCTAGTATTGTCGATATCTTTGATCAGGATGATACTTTCTTGATCGTTATGGACTATATTGAAGGTAGAACATTGAGTGACATCTTGAAAGAGCAGGGAAAACAATCTCAAGAAGATGTCGTGGATTGGTCATTACAGATATGTTCGGTTTTAAAATATCTGCACGGACTAAATCCTCCGATCATTTACCGTGATATGAAACCAGGGAACATCATGTTAAAACCAGATGGAAATATTATGTTGATCGACTTTGGTACAGCAAGAGAATACAAGGGGGGACAGGATGGAGATACAACCTTCTTAGGAACCAGAGGCTACGCTGCTCCTGAACAATTCCAAGGAGAACAGCACCATCAATCAGATGCTAGAACAGATATCTATAATCTTGGTGCTACGATGTATCATCTTGTCACTGGGAAAAACCCAACAAAACCTCCGTATGAATTTCTTCCTATTAGAAGAATTGATAAGACGCTATCATCTGGTCTTGAATCAATCATTTTAAAATGTATTGCAAATAACCCTGATGATAGATATCAAACGGTAGAAGAATTGGAATTTGCCCTAGAACATTATCAAGAGCTTGAGGTTGAATCATTAAAGAAGCAGACAGCAACGTATCATAGATGGATGACGATCGGATTTGTTGGAATCTTATTATGTTCGATTTCAACTGGACTTAGATTATACGCAGATTCATTATTGGCAAATACCTATGATGAAGAACTTCAAAATGCACGTATCTCAGTAACAGATGAAGATCAAATCAAAAATTACTCAGATGCGATTAAACTGGATCCAACAAGAGCAGAGGCATTTGATGAACTTTTGGATAATGTATATCTGAAGGATGGAAACTTTAGTCAGAATGAAGCCAACCAGCTAACAAGCCTTGTCGGCTATAAGACAAATGGAAAGACCGTACAGGATAGATTTAAAGATGGAAATTCAGAAGGATACGATGATTTTGCGTATAATATGGGACTAGCCTACTTTTACTATTATGAAACGGATGGAAACAAGCAGTTAAGTAAACCATGGTTCGATATCGCAAGAAATAGTTCTTCATTAGAAGAACAAAAGAAAGAAAGAGCATCGAAGTTTTATCAGGTCGCAGATTACTATATCCAATCTGGAAATGTAAATAAGGCTGGAGATACAAAGGTCGATTACAAAAACTTTTATAAGCAATTGATGGATATCTCTTCTGATGATATTGCAAAGAAGGATAATATCAAAACAGCGTTAGTTGTTTATAAAGAACTTACATTTCAATTAAATACCAATGGTGTCAACTTCTATAACGCTGGTATTAAAATCGAGGATATCAAATCAGAGCTTGATACAATATCTAAAAAGACAGAAGAATTAAAGTCCCACGGTCTAAAGGGTGATGAAGTTGAGTTATATGATCAGATCATGACAAATATCAAAGCTGCAAAGAGCAATTTAGACGTGGTATATTCTGATCGAAGCAATCAACAGGAGAAAAAATAGAGAATATGTTAAAAACCGTAAACTTATTAAAAATAATCGGATTCTGGTGTTTGATTATCGGAGTGCTGCTTGTTATCATTTTTATTGCCGTTGGGTTTATTTTGAAGCCATGGGGCTACAAAGCCCTTTTAAAGCAACGAGACAAAAACTTTAGTCGCAGAATAAAAAAGGAAGAGAAGAAAGTGCAAAAAATTAAAAATGAACCTCATGCAAATTCCTCTTCCGCAGAACTTTCTAAACGTGTAGAAAACATTAAGAAGTCAATTCAAGAAAAAGGTATAAAGAAAGAACAGAAAGAACCGATTCCTTTAGAAAGTGGGAAAGAAGAAACCTCTTTATTGGATAGTGGTAACACCGAAACAACAATGCTGTCTACAGGAGAAGAGGAAACTTCTTTATTGGATGCAAATCAAGCTCCTACTGGAGAACTTGGTGAAGCAGAAACAACCGCTCTAGCAGCCACGGATGATGATGAGACAGGATTCCTTGGTACGAATAATATTGCTGATTCCTTCAAGACAAAAGGAAGTGAAGAAAAACAAGAAACACTCAAGAAGACACGCCAATTTGTTGTCGATGACGAAGAATTTTATAACGCCAATTAAAAAGAAGGCGAAAAAGCCTTCTTTTCTTTTTGAAATATAGCATAATATATAAGACTAGTGAAAGGAGTAAAGCAATGTTCACAAAAAAGAATTTAAAAAATAGACTAACGACTGTAATTCTGGCTGGTCTAATGTCTACATCAAGCATCATTCCAAGTATCACAAATGTACATGCTGAAGAAGAAACAACGTCCCATCAAACGGTATTTCTTTTCAAAGAAAAAAATGAAGGTTCAGACGAGAACACCGAATTTGCAAAATATTTTGCAGACGGAAACATCGGGTTTAAGTTTGAATATTCAATTGGTAATCAGTCTAAGACTATTTCCAAAACTTACATTAGTGATAATGCAGAGCTGAATCAAACTGTAGGAAACAAAAATTACGAATTTACAACTCCAGAGGTCCAAATCGAAGAAAACCCAGACGGCAATACTTTTGCATATCGTGCATCAATCGTACCAGCACAAGAAAAGTATAACGACTACTTCTTACAATATGGAGAAAATGTTGTTAAGACCACTACTGGAAACAGAGCAGCAAATATAATCTCTTATAACATCATTAAGGTCAATCGTAATATCAGATTGTACTCACTAGAAAACAGTAGTGAAGCATTCAGACTAGAAGATGTAACAAATTATGATAAGGAGCAAATCAGAGCCGCTATTTACGAAGCGAATCCAGAGTTAAAGGTTTGGAACGATAATCTGAAGGCATCCAACCCATCTTTCGAATTGTTACAATTTGATAAAAAGGGCGTGCATACAACATTCCCAATTAGAGCAGGTTGGAACATCCCTCAAATCAGATTCGGATATTTTGGAGATGAAGATCACAATGATAGAGGACTACTAAAACCATGGAAGCAAACTCCATCATTTGCTAAGATCACATACCGTTGGAAAGACCATCGTGATTTTACAGATGAATTTATAAACAATTCAGAATTCTCATCTGTAATGTCAAAAGAAAAAATCGAAGATAACAAGGCATTAAAGGTATTTAATGGACCAATGGAAAACGATTACCGCCTTGCAACAAAAGACACACTATCTGCGGATATTACTACATATTCAGAAGCTGGCATCTTAAATAGAGCAAATTTTGATAAAAACAGAAGTTACTATATTGTAGAAAATGAATTTCCAGCAGGACGAACTCGTGGAGAAGATATTGAGTTGACGCTTGATGACAAGAAACAGTTGCACATTCTCTATAAATATGAAGATGGCGAAACTATATTAGAAAAGACACAATGGGAGTTACCAAATAGTGTTATTAAAGAGTCCGATCTACCTAAACTACAAAGCAACTTAGAATTTAAGGATACATTCTCTACATACACGATCACAGACAACAACAACGAAATTGTTCGTATTGTAAAACGAAATACTCCTGTTTCTCCAGCAGAAAGAAAGGCAATGGTTTCAGTTGTATATAAACTAGAAGACGGAAGCCAAGCATTTGCCCAAGATTTTGAGTTTGATACAAACCAGGTTATCAAAGAATCAGATCTTCCCCCAGCCCTACCAAACATGCATTTTACAGATGAATTCGTAAGCTATAAAGTGGTTGATGGCGTCAATAAGATTGAACGCACACTAGCAATGAATACCGCTAAATCATTCATCACTTACAATGACGCAAATGGTATTACTGCTGGAACAGAGGAAATTGTAAAACCGATCGGCTCTAAGATCACAAATGATGACTTACATGCTCCAGAAGGAACTCATTTAGCAGAAGAGGTGAATCATACAGTGTCCGAAAACGAAGATGACAACAAGTTCGTAGCATTGATCGAATACAACACAGTAGAAATTGGCGTCATCTATAAGAAAGGTGAAGATGTTGTAAAGACAGAAGTTATCACCAAGAAGGTCAAGGATGTTGTAACAAGCGAAGATTTACCTGCCTTACCAAGCAACATGCACTTCATTGATGAATTTACAGGCTACACTGTAACAGGAAAGAATGACCAAATCACAAGACTTGTAGACGATGACACAGCAACACAAGTAATTGTACACGTTATCTATAAGGATTCAGATGGAAAAGTTGTAAAAGAAGAAGATGTTGCAAGGAAGGTCGGCGAAAAGGTAACAGATAACGATCTGACTGCACCAGATGGAACACATTTTATTGGTGATCCAACAGATTATACCGTTACTGAAAAAGACAACAAAATTGAAAGAGCAGTTGATTATAACGAGGTAACAGTTAAGGTTGTCTACAAGGACAAGAATGGCAAAGAAATTAAGGCTGAAGAATTAAAGAAAAAGATTGGTAGCAACATCAAAGAATCAGAACTACCATCTACTCCAGACGGAATGCACTTTGTTGACAAGTTCGATGAGTACACTGTTACAGGAAAAGATGACAAGATCGAAAGAACTGTAGAAGAAAACGAATCTAGCGATGCTGTCGTTAAAATCATTTATAAAGATAAAGATGAAAACATCGTTAAACAAGAAGATTTAAAGAAGAATATTGGTGATAAGATCACAAACCAAGATCTAACTGCTCCAGATGGAATGCATATCGTAGGAACAGTAGAATATGACATCACGAAGAAGGAAGCTTCATTAGATGTACGTGTCGAAACGAATAAGACATCTGGACATATTTCCTTCATTGCAAATATTGCAGATGGTCCAAGATACAATGAGTTTGATGTTACATTTGGAGAAGTTCTGCCAAGGTTTTCTGGCATCAAAATTAATGGATATGATTTTATCGGGTTCTACAAGGATGCAGCGATGACAGATCCTGTTACATTCGAAGAAGTCGTAAACGATGACATGATAATCTATGTCAAATACGAGGCAAATCACGAACTAGATTTTGCAAAGAAGTACAATACAGCTAACAAGCCAAGTAGCAAGCCAGCAGACACTGGTGCAGCGATGTATGGATTCACATTCCTATGTTTATCATCCTTGTTTGCTATCGTTGGATATATGGTATTGTTATACAAAAAAGAAAAGATGGATTAACCCATCTTTTTTTGTTCTCAATTTTCTATAAAAATAGCATAATATAAGATGTAAGAAAAAGGAGGTCGGTTAAATGACTCGATCAAAACGAATTATCGCTACGGCACTGGCTGGGATGACGGTTATTTCTACAGCTAACCCAAGTGTATTACTTGTAAATGCTGAAACTAGAACAAACGGTAAAAGCCAGATGAGTATTACAAGTGGATCAACCAAGCTCCACTTAACAACAACAGATATACAATTATTCAAAGATGCAGGACGTACGACTCCTGTTGCTTTCACGTTGTCAAATGAAGATGAAAAGGACTATATCAATATTGCAGAAACGCATGATAGTAATGATGTGTTCTATTATCGCTTAACAAATGCAGGTTCAAAGCCGATCGAAGGACAGTTCAAGTTTGGGGATACGATTAAAGAAAATTTCGTGTCCGCAACTAAGACGGGCGGAAAGATTGCTTTCAACTTCGATACTGGTAATGTCATTGCAGACACAGATATTCAATTTACAGATAGCAAAGGAAATGCATTAACAATTCCTTATGCAAATGGTTCTTTTGATTTTTCTGGTCAGGAAATGAACAAAATCATTAAGTATAGACTTAATATTGCAGATTCTCCAGATGCAGAAGGCGAATTTGTGTTAACAGACGCAAATACAACAAAAACACTTGCCCGCTATCAAAAGGTCGATGTACCAATGGTCAAACATGATCAGGAAAAGGTTTATGGAGATGCAAGTTTCGCTAAAAACACATTGGTAGACCTACCGAGTGATTATACTGGTTCTGTCACATATACGGTTACATCTGGAAACAGTGTATCTATTAATGGAAACGATGTCGTAGTGAATGGTGTTGGTGAGACCGTAATCAATGTGAAAACGGAAGATACACCTCGTTATAAAGCTACAGAGGTATCTGTAAGGATAAATGTCAACAAGAAGAATCTTGGAACGATCACATCACAGGATATTGAATGGGATACCGTCCAGAAGGTATATGATGATAACAATCAGTTGCAATTAAATGGACATGTAAAGGCAGCAAAGGGAATTGTTGGATCTGATCATATTGACATTACTGCAACAGCAACTCTCGATGGAAAAGAAGTCGGAAATCATCATGCAACATTGTCCGATATTAATGTTACAGGTTCTGATAAGTATTCTTTTACCGAGTCTTTCACAAGTGGTCCAGATGTTACTATCACTAAGAAAGATGCCCATTTATCTATTAAGGACATTACAGTGGAATATGGCTCTAATGAATGGAAGTCTTTATCAAGTGGGCATTTCCCAACCAGTTTGCTAGACAATCTAAATATCGATGAAGATGTTAAAGATTTCCTAAAGAAAAATGGTGTAGAAAACTATTTAGAAGCCACATTCACAGGTGGAAAGTATTATGTTGGAAATAATACAAATGCAATTACACTATCTTTAAAACAGGCTTCTGTAGGAAATTGGAACTTGATCTTAGATGATGCAAGTGCTGATATCAATGTCACAGCAAGCACAATGAACGACCAAAAGATTCAAAGCAAGATCAAGGTAAAAAATAGTGATAATTCCAGTGTCTATAAATCTGGTAATACAACCTACGTTCGTCCAGGAGCTGAAGTTGAATTTGAAGCAAATGACAATGAAGGCTTATTTAATAGTGTCAATGTAAAGCAAGAGGATGGAACATATTCAAATACATTATCAATTAAAGATGACGCAACAACTGGAGATGTTACAAACCAATTCTATCTAGGAAACACAAGTAGCCCTGCAACAAGATCAGGTGAAACGACAATTCCAGATGGATTATTAAAAGTTGATGCAACACTGCCTACAGTTAATTTCGATAATGGGAAGTTTACAGATGTCAAAGGCAACAAGATATCAAACAATGGCGAGCTAGAATTCAATAAGTTTGTAGGTAAAGATGGCTACAGATTACACGTTGATGTAAACGACGCTGATAGTGGCGTTAAAAATGTTGAATACAAAGTTGTTACTGCACCTTCTAAAGATAGCCAGGAAGCTGATATTGTTAGAGAAGCAAACACATCAGGTTGGCAAACTCTTCCTTCAGATGGAAATATCGAAATAAGTAGCGAAAGAGAAGGTACATATATCGTACTTGTTAAAGCGACCGATAATGTTGGTAACGAAGTTATTACCACATCTAACGGTATTGTAGTAGATACAACACCGCCAGTTATAAATCTCTATCCAGATAGTCTCGGACGTAATAGACCATATACCATCAGAATAGAAGATGGACCAAAATATGAAAGCTCTGGTATTGATCACGTCGTTGTTACAGTCAAGGATAAAGGTGTAAAACTCACATCAGAAGAACCTAAAACAAATTCTTTTACATTAACAAAAGATGAGCTTTATTCAAGTGATGAAAAGACAGTAACAGATGAAAATATGTCTCGTGGCAAGAAGTCCAACAAAGTAATCAATATCGAAGGAAATATTAGCGTTGATAGCAATAATGTTTCGATTCAGGTTGAAGCTTTTGATAGAGCTGGAAACGTTGTTCAAACAGAAGAATACAAGAATATCATTGTTGATAAGCTTGATCGAGAAATGACGATCACATATCTTCAAAATGAACCAGAAAATGAGAAATTCTTCAACCAAAAACGAGTAATGAACATTACTTATAGAGGAAGAAATTTCAACGAAAACGATGTTAAACTATTATTCCAAGATTCTCCAACTGGGACTGGGGCGGTTCATCTCTTTAATCTTGAAGATATTAAAAATGGTCGAGTGAATGGTATTAAATTAAAACAAGATCGAATTGATTCACAAGCAGATCAAAATGAAGAAACGTATACAAATGAAAGAACTAATACCTACCAATTCGAACTAGGTGAAGATGATGGGTTTATAGAATTTAATAAAGAACAATATATATGGGATTCATCTTTCTTAACAGGTGGTATCTATACAAACCCAGGTGGTGTTAAATATACGGAAGGAACTCGTGCTAAGACGGACTTTGTTATTGATACAAATAAGCCAAAAGTCATAATGAAATTAACAGGTGATAATAACGAGGCAATTGAATTATCAGAAGATAAAGAGAACCCATATTACACAATTAACAGTGTCAATGCAGAAATTTCTGTAGAAGATTTTGATGGTGACTCAGAAGGATGGACAGAAAAAGCTAAAGATAGATTCGACTCTAGTAGAGTTAATATTGAAGTTTCTGTAACGAATTCATCTGGAGAAACGATCAACTATACACAACCAGCTCAGGGTTCTTGGACTACGGAAAACTCGATACATAAATTAAATATTGGTAAGTTTACTTCCAATGGTAATTATGCGATCAAGGCAATTTATCAGGATGAAGCTGGAAATAAAGTCGAGCTTGGAAAATACTATTTTACAATTGATAATACAGCCCCTACTGGAACAATCAAAGTAAAACAAGGAAATGAGGAAAAGGATTATTATCAAGCTGTAGAAGATATTGAGAAGCAAAGTGGTCTAAAGAAATTTATCTTTAATTTATTCCACATGAATGACTTACACTTTGTATTAAATGCAGCAGATGAGATTTCTGGTGTGAAATCGATTGAGTATGCAATTCTGGATGCTCCTTCTGATGCGGCACAAACATTTAATGCATCTACAGATTTTTCTAAGATGAATTGGAGTCCAGTAACAGAGGATGTCGTGATTTCCGCAGATAGAAATGCTGTTATTTATCAAAAGATCACAGATAAGGCAGGGAATATCACATATATTTCTTCTAATGGCGGATTTGTTGTTGATAAGGCAAACCCTAACGAGCCTATCGTAACAATCAAGCAAGAGCAAAAAGAAGTATATAACTCTGATATTGATGTAAATGTTTCTGTTTCTGATCCAGACAATGGTGGAATCGGCGTATTTGCAGGTATGAAGAAATTATCCTATACAGTATCAAGTAATGGTGAGGTTACTCAATCTGGCGAATTCACAAATGAAGAAGCCAAGGTTAGAGGCATTTCTGGAAATATCAAGATCGATGCCAGCAAGAATAACAGCAACAACGTTGTTCTTCATATCACTGGTGAAGATTATGCTGGAAATAAAGTTGAAAAGGATTTTGTATACAAGATCGACACAACTGCACCAAGAATTGAGATTTCTTATGATAACCAAAATGTGCAAAACGGAAAGTATTATAATGCTCCTCGTACAGCGACAATCAAGGTATATGAAAGAAACTTTGATCCATCACTTGCTAGTTTAAAGACTGTTGGATACACTTCGATCAGTAATTGGCAAGTTGGAACAGATAGTTCAGATGAAAATGTAAATATCTTAACCGTTACATTTGCAAATGATACGAAAGCCACATTGGATTTTGCAGTTGAAGATAAGGCTGGAAATCGTTCAGAATATGGTCAAACTGATAGATTCACAATCGATCAAACAAAGCCATCTATCTCGGTAGCAATGAGTGAAGGAAAATACTTCAATTCAACGCAAACTGCTACGATCACGGTTACAGAAAAGAACTTCAATGAAGCAGCTACGACCGCAGCTGTTATTGCAACACTAAATGGTCAAGGAATTGCTTCTCCAACATTGAGTGGTTGGAGCCACAATGGAGATGTACATACTGCAACGCTAACGTTTGATGCAGATGGAGATTACAATTTTACATTAAATGCAATGGATCTAGCTGGAAATAGTGCCCCTACATTTAGTAAAGAACAATTTACAATTGATAAGGTCGCTCCAGTGATTACATTCTCTGGTGTAGAAGAAAACTCAGCGAATCGAGATGTTGTTCAACCTGTTGTAACAATGACAGACGTTAATTTTAATGCAGAAAATATTGTATTGACATTAAAAGGTCAAAAACATCCTGAAGTAAGAGTGAGTGGTTCTGTTTTAGTCAATCAAAATGGCGTTCAAGTAACATTGCCAGATTTTGAACATATTGAAGAAAATGATGATGTATATACTCTTACAGCCACTGCAACGGATAAAGCTAACAACACCACAACGAAGTCGATCACATTCTCTGTGAATAGATTTGGCTCCACATACGAACTATCAAAAGATAGTAAGGCATTTGTTGAGGGAATCTATCACAAGTCAGGACAAGACATTACACTCTATGAGATCAACCCAAACAAGTTGATCAAACAGGAGGTAACAGTCTTACATGATGGCAAGTCAACGATCTTGAAGGCAAATGAGTATAAGCTTAATAAGACAAACGAAGAAACTTGGAATAGATATGAGTACAAGTTACCAAGCTCGCTATTCGAAAAAGAAGGAACTTATGAAATCATTGTTTCTTCTGAAGATGAAGCAGGCAACAAGCAGTCAAATCAGATCAAAAAGGTGAATGTTAAGTTTGTAATTGACAAGACAAATCCAAGTGCAGTCATTACTGGTATTGAAAACGGAAAACTATATTCTGATCAGGAAATGACAGTGGGGATTAAGCTTTCAGATAACATTGCACTAGGTACAGCCAAAGTTTATCTAAATGGCGAAGAGGTACAAGACTTCAATGCTAAAGAGGTAGCGAAGAACGATGGAAACATGTCCTATATCTTGCATGAATCAGATAAATGGCAGACACTAAAAGTTGTAACTGTAGATGCAGCAGGAAACCAGGGAGAATCAGAAGAAATCAAAGTGCTTGTTTCTTCAAATTGGTTCACACGTTTCATTAACGGGATTTGGTCAAAGATTGCGATCGGCATTGTAGCTATTATCAGCATTCTATTATTCTTCTTATTTGGAAAGCGTAGAAAGAAAGAAGAAGAGAATTAATCTCTTCTTTTTTTTAATTTCTTATTTCTTGCATAATACAATTGTAATTATTTGATGATCATGGATAAAGCTGATAGGCTAAGGAGGAAAATGATATGAAGATTTTGATTACACGTCACGAGGCTCTCGTAGAGTTCTTGCAGAAGCAGGGACTCGAATTCGACATGGTGGTGAGCCATGCCGATGCTGAGACTGTAAAGGGAAAAGACATCTACGGAGTCTTACCTTTACACTTGGCAGCACTCGCCAATACGATCACTTCTGTCGATATGAACCTTCCAGCAGAAATGCGTGGTAAGGAACTATCACTAGAAGATGTTGAGAGATACTTCGTAGGTTTTGCGACCTACAAAGTCTCCAAGATCGCATAGCGGTTAGTCGTTTTACATTATAGGAGGAAAATAAAAATGACTTTAGTATTTACGTTTTTTGGTTCTTTGTGGGGTATTGTAACAAATCTTGTTGTTGCATTATTCTCTGGTCTATTGTTACTAGCAATAATTGCAGTAGCACTAGGTATTGCCGCTTTTGTGGCTTCAATTGTTAAAAATACAGAAAAAGAAAGATTCAGTAAAGAAAAGGCTTTAGAAGCCAAGGGGGAAAATTAAAATGAATCAGGATTTACAATTGGAATTAGATTTTGGTGTTACAGTAACTCGCTCTAAGGGCGAAGCTGTAATCAAGGGAACAGAGGACAATATCAACTCTTTCCTTGCTGCTTTGTGCGAGACGACTCAACGTCTTCGTGTTGGACATGGCGTGAAGATTTTAGAATCAAATATTGAAAAGGTGGCAGAAGACTCTTATATTGCTAATATTCGATTTGATTCTAACGAAAACGTTACAGAAGCATTGTTTGCTTCTCAATACGGACACGGTATCGTTCCAATGGTAACAATGAAGAGTGCAACAGAAATCTATAGCGTGGCTGTAGATCTAATTGCAGAAAATATTGAGGAAAAGACAAAGACTGTCGCTTCCATTATCAATGGATTTGTATTGAAATTGAGTACATTGTAAAAAAAAAGTAGGTTGGTCCCTACTTTTTTTATTTTCTAAAAGAGAATATTTGCAGAAATTGTAGCGACTAAGAATAACAGAATTGCAATCTTCATAATTCTATCTTTCTTTGCTTCTGTTGATCGTGACTTATTTTTATTCCAATAAGAATTTTCTGTTCCAGCCATCGTAATTGATTTTGAATTCTTGATCTCAGCGGTTAAAACGTTAATACAGATATAGCCACTAAGAATAGTAATCATAATAGCAAAAGCAATCTTTAATACATCTTGATTCATTTCAATACCTCTTTTCTATATCTATATTATATTCTTTAAAGAAAATAATGTCAAGAGGGGTTTTCCCATTGACTAAAATATACTGTTATGATAAGATATAATCATACAGAAGGGGATCTCCCAAAACCACCCATACTCCCCTTTCTGTTGATTTTGATTGCGAACTATCTTACGGTGGTTCGCTTTTCTTTTGCAGAAATAGCATAATAAAAAAGGAATAAGGAGTATATATATGATCGATCTTTACAGAAAAAGAGGCTTGGTTATTGCTGAAAAGCCATCGCTATTAGGCGTGATAAAAGAAAGCTACTATACACATAAAAATGAATTACCATATACATTAAACGGATTCGTTGCCCAACGAGGACATCTATTTACGCTTTTAAAACCAAATGAATTAGATGAATCTTTAAAGATGTGGAATTGGGAAACATTACCGATTTATCCAGAAAACTTTGGTGGTTGGAAGTACAAACCGATCGAAGAACAGAAGGTTGGCAACTTCTTAACTGCAAAGGAACGTATTCAGGCAATCAAGCAGGAAATAGAGTCTGGAAATTACGATTTCATCGTCAACGCAGGAGACCCAGATCAAGAAGGAGAGCTTCTAATTAGAATCGTATTGGCTGAATTAAAAAATACTTTACCGATCCTTAGATTCTGGACCAATAATATTGCAGATGAAAACATTTTCCATGCACTTAAAAATTTAGAGGATGACAACAATTCTCCAAGACTCGTAAATCTTTTATCTGCCGCCTATGGAAGACAGCATGCCGATTGGCTATTTGGGATGAACCTTTCTGAAGCGGCAAGTTTAACGATGAATGGGTTAGTAAGTGTTGGTAGAGTTAAAACTGTAATGCTGAAGATTGTCGTTGATAGAGAAAAAGAAATTGAAAATTTCACTCCTAAGACAGTATACGGAATTAGTGCAAACTATTTACAGGGTTTTGATGGAACCTTATTTGTAGCTTCAAGTGGTCAAAAAGAAGACGATGAAAATAGAGAAGATGGCGTTGTTTGGTTTGATACAAAACAAGAAGCATTAGATAAGGTATCAACTCTTTCAAATAGTGCAAAGGTAATAGAATATAAGACCGAAAAGAAATCTACATTACCACCGAAATTGTTTAATCTTGCATCTGCCCAGGTAGCATGTGGCTCACTAGGATACTCGGCAGGTGACACGCAGCGTTATTTACAGATGCTATACGAGAAAAAGTTGCTATCGTATCCAAGAACATCATGTGAATACATTGGAAGTAACGAAAATTTGGAAGGATTATTAAACTCTGTTGCATGCATTCCTTCCCTTGCTCCGTTTGTAGCGTCTATTGACTCATCAGCGATTGGTCGTGTTCGGCATACAAAGAAATGGTGTAATGATGAAAAGTTGGAGAAGGAAGGACATTCAGGACTTGTTCCAACCACACATAAGCCAGACATGAATTCATTAAGTAAACCAGAAAGAGAAATCTATGAAACTATCTGTCGTCAATTTGTCTCGATATTCATGCCAAACATGGAACAAAAAGTAACGACTGTTATCACTAGCGTTCTTGCACAAGATGGAAGCGAAAATACTTTTAGATCCACTGGCAAAAAGTTGTTGCAACGTGGTTGGTTGGATGTTTTCGGAAAAACAACAACCGATATTGAAATTCCAGAACTAAATAAAGGGCAGATGTTACAAGTAAGTAATTATAGTTTCAATGAGAAAACATCAACGATGCCGAAGCGATTCTCAACTGCAAAACTGATTGAAGCATGCGAAAATCCAAATAAGTTCTTAAATGATAAAACATTGAGAGATAAGGATCTTACAATTGGTACGCCAGCAACAAGGGCACCTATTATTGAAGAGCTGATCACTAGAAACAAATATATGGAGCTAACAGGACGGGACATTATCAAACCAACCCCTGTAGGCAAGGAGATTATTGAAAACCTAAAGGACTTCGATATTTGTAATGTTGATATGACGGCAGAATGGACAAGACAACTTGAGGCAGTGCGTCAAGGTGAAATGTCATTACAACACTTTGAACAAGTAATGAAAGATACTGTAGCCAAACTGATTGTAGAATTTAAAAACAGTCCAATGAAGCCACTTTCAGAAGGCGGATTCCAAAGAAAGAGCAAATTAAAAATATTAACAAAATGTCCAAGTTGTGGTGGAGATATTCTTGTAGGTGAAAAAGGATACTTCTGTTCCAACTGGAAAAGTGGCTGCAAGGCAGGAAGTATATCAGAAATTTGTTCTGCTAAGATCAGTGAGCAGGATATGCTAGATCTTCTAAATGGAAAAGTCATAGAAAAGAAAATGAAAAATGATGGCTCTGTATGGACACAAAAGCTTAGATGTGACGCTAATTATGGAGTAGAATTTGTAAAGGCTGTATACAAAAAACGCAGTTGTCCGATTTGTAGTCAAGAATTAAAACAGGAAGGCGGAAAGTTTTCTTGTTCATGTGGCTTCAGCATGTGGATGTATGTCGGTGGTAGAAGAATGGCAGAAAATGAACTGGATCAGTTATTCGAAAACGGCGAAACAGAATTCTTGAAGAACTTGAAGAAAAAGGATGGAACGCCAATGTCAGATGCCAAAGTAGCCTTTGATTACACTCAAAAGACAACAAAACTAGCGTTTAAAAAATAAGGAGCTTTACGCTCCTTTATTCTTGTCTTATATAACAGTATATGATATAATGATAGTGTATATAGAAGGGAGTAAAAATTATGGTAAAGATAAAAAAAGCATCTTTTTTACAGGGTGTAAGAAGTGAATTCAAGCGAATCAAGTGGATGAAGCATTCGGAAGTGGTGAAACAGTTGTTTACGGTTGTGACAATTATTAGCATTGTAGCACTACTCGTTGTCGCTTCAGACATGATCGGGGCAACAGGGTTTTCGTTGCTTACAAGATTTCGCTAATTTTTTTCTAAAAATATATTTATTTTTTCAGAAAAATAGCATAATATCTTCTGTAAAGGATAAGTATCCTTTTGGTGAACCATACCTCAGTTGGTGAGTTATTTTGTTGTGTTGTTCAACAATATGACGGTGCAATGGTATCTTGCTGTTTCGATACTGCTAAGCAACAGAAAGAAAAAGGAGAAGAAAAGAGATGAATTTTTTCAAAAAAGTAAAAAAGACATTTTCAAAGGCAGTGGCATTGACTTTAGCAGTCATGATGTTACCACTATCTCCGTTAGTACCTGCAACTCCAGCACACGCTGAAGTAAATACAGGCTACAACGCAACGGGAGAAAAGGCACAAGAAGGCAAGTTTATTCTTGATTTAAAGGGTGCAACGGTAACAGTAAATGGCACTACCTACACAAGTGAAGATGGCGATCGAAAAGAAATCGAGCAGGGTGCGACTCTAAAGATTTCTGATGCAACACAGATTGCCGTATTCAACAACGATGGAACGCAAGAAAGTTACAAGGGTGACATGGAATATAAGACATCTGAAAAGACAGCTTATATCTCTGTTATCAAAGGGTCTGTATTATCAGCACGCTCAAGAAACAGACGTTCTACAGGAAGCGTAAATGAATTGGCTGTAGGAGATACATTCTCTGGTACTCTTGGTACAAGTAATACGAATCCAATCGGTGTAAGTCGTTTCTATATTGACGATGTTACAGGTATTCTTGCTGCAGTAGCGGATCAGATCAATGGCGTTCAGTTTGTTGACTGTCAAGAACATGGTTATGTTGGCATTACGTACAAAACAGCGTATGAACCAGGGAATAAGACATATTACCCATTTACAGCTACAGTCACTTCTGTAGCACCAGATGGAACAGTAACAATGAATATTAATGTCCCACGTTATTTAAACCCATACACAGGACAAGAGGCAACTGGTTGGAACCTAGATATGGGCGGAACAGTACCTTATCAGCGTTGTGCAGGTGTTTGGACAATCAAAACAGCTCCACGCACAATGGAAATGTACGTTCGTGTAAACAAGACAAACGGAAACGCAGAGTTAACAACTGGAAACCAGTGCTATGCACAGGACATGTCAGGTGCTGTATACGGTGTATATCGTGATTCTACAGCAACAACAGATAAGGTTGGAGAAATTACAACTGACGCTTCTGGTCGTGGCGTATTAAACCATGTCGTAGTTAATCCAGGTGACAATCTTTATGTCAAGGAGTTAAAGGCTCCAAAGGGCTTCGCTTTAGACTCTAAGATCTATTCAGTTTATTCATTGTCTACTGCATCAGATGGCTGGGATGTATATTCTAAAGACATGCCATTAAATGACCCGCTCAGAATTGAATTAAATAAAGTTTCTGAAGATGGAGATGTAATTAACAATCCAGCAAGCCTAGAAGGTGCTGAATTCACAGTTAAATTCTATGCTGGTCAATATACATTTGACACGCTTCCATCAACTCCAACAAGACAATGGGTTATTAAAACATTGAAGAATGGAAGAGGAGAGTTTGTAACGGGATTAAGTGAGAAATACAAGGTTTCTGGTGATGATTTTTATTTAGATAATAGTAACCCAACGTTCCCTCTCGGTACTGTAACTGTTGAGGAAACAAAGGCTCCAAACGGATACAAATTGGAAAACAAAGTATTATCTGCTGTTGGTGATACTGTAGAACAACGAAACGGTGTTGCTTTAATGAATATTGTTGATGATAATACTGTCGCATCAATGAACGCTGGAAATCACTTTACAGTTAAAGAAGGTGTATTACGTGGCGAATTCGAAGGAACAAAGCTTGACAACGAGACAGGAAATGTTATCAAGGGTGTTACAGAGTTTGCAGTTGTAAACAAAAATGATTTTGACGTAGTAGCTCGAAATGATGACGGTGATGTTCTTGGTACAGCAAACGCTGGAGAAGAATTGTCATACAGAATCACAACAAAGGAAGACGGAAGTTATTCAACTCCTAAGAACTTCTTACCATACGGAAACTATGAGCTAGTAGAAAAGAAGGCTCCTACAGGTTATTTCGTAAACCCTAATCCAGTAGCGTTTACAATTTCTGAAGACCATAAGGTATTGGAAGGAATTAACGTTACAGATGAATCTATTAAGCGTGAAATCGTAAAGGTAGATGAAAAGGGAAACCCTGTAGCTAATGCCGAACTAGAGTTATATGATATTACAGAAGATCCAAATGCAACAACACCAGTACATAAGTGGACAAGCGTTGCCGAACATGGTGAACAGGTTGGTCATTTGTTAAAGGCTGGTCACATGTACCGAATTATCGAAAAGAATGCCGACAAGGAATTCTATATTGCACAAGCAATGGACTTCTTAGTTCCAGAAACAAAGCCAGCAAACGACACAATCCAAGTAAGTTTCAAGAATGAACATGTTCGTTATGAATTTGCTAAGATTGATGCTGCAACAGGCGAAAAGATTGAAGGCGTAACATTCGAGGTGTATGACGCTACAACAGATGAGAAGGTTGGCGAAATCACATCTTCAAAAGAGCCTCAAGAAGTAAATATCTTCCGTAGAGGAAAGACATACAAGATTATCGAAAAGGAAGCTCCAGTAGGATACTACAATGCTAAACCTGTAGAAATCACTATTGACGAGAATACTCCTACAAATCTTCCAGTAAATCTAACAATTCCAGAAGATAAAATTGATCTAGTTGTTAAGAAGGTGGACTCAGACGGTCATCCATTAGCTGATGTCAAGTTAGAGGTAATTGATAGCAAAACGGGAGAAGTTGTTACTTCTTGGCAGACAAAGCCAGACGAAGAACACCAGATCGGAAACATTGTTAAAGCTGGAAACACATACATCTTGCGTGAAACAGAGGTAGTTGCTGGTCACTACAAGTCAGCTGACATCACATTTACAGTTGATAAGTTTAAGCCTGATCAAAAGGTTACAATCACAATGGTTGACGAAGATATCGATATCAAGGTTAAGAAGGTAGATTCTGATGGTCATCCATTAGCAAATGTTAAGTTGGAAGTTGTCGATAAGGAATCTGGTGAAGTAATTCAAAGCTGGCAGACAAAGCCTGATGAAGAACATCAGATCGGCAAGAAGTTGTTTGCTGGTAAGACATACATCATCCGTGAAACAGAACCAATCGATGGATACTACTACACAACAGAACGTGAAGTAACTGTTGACATGTTCCATCCTGATAAGCCTGTTACAATCACAATGATTGATGGTGCTATCAATTATAAGATTGCAAAGGTTGATGAAAGGGGAGAATATGTCGAAGGTGTTAAGTTAGAATTAACAGACATCACGGATAAGGAAAACCCTGTAACTGTTGAGCTACCAAATAACGGAATTACAACAAAGGAACCATTCGAATTAAAGAAGGTTCTAAAGGCTGAGCATACATACCAATTAGTTGAAAAGGAATCCGTAAATGGCAAAGCATTAAGCACATCAATGGTATTCCAGGTTGCCAAGGTTGGTACAGATGAACCTGTTACAATCACAATGGTAGACTTAGATAACGACATTCAAGTTGCTAAGGTAGACAACCACGGAACACTAATCAGTGGTGCAAAATTGAAGATTACAAACAAGGAAACAGGAGAAGTTGTTGACGAGTTTGTTTCCGATAAGGAAATGCACAATGTATCAGAAAAGCTAGTCGGTGGAAAGACATATATCCTAAGCGAAGTAGAAGCTCCAAAGGGCTTTGAAAAGGCTAAGGAAATCGAGTTTACTGCAACTGGATCATCTGCTGAAAAGCAGCTTGTATCAATGACAGATGCTCGCAAGAATTACTTTGTTGCAATCAAGAAAGTTGATGCTGCTGACAAGAATAAGACACTTACAGGAGCAGAATTCACACTATTCAATGCTGATGGATCAGTAGCTGTTGATGTTGACGGTAAGCAGTGCATTGCCACAACTGGTGCGGACGGACTTGTTTCATTCAACGTTGAATACAAGGATGATCTTGGTGGATATTATGTGCAAGAAACTAAGGCTCCAAATGGTTACAAGTTAAATAATAACAAGTATGTTGTAAACCCAGTAGATGATAAGAATTTCGCAAAAGAAAATCCAATTCAGATTACTGTTGAAAATGAGTTAGCTCCAGAAATTGGTACAGGCGTATCAACTGGTGGCGTAATCGCTCTAGCATTCGTTGCTCTTGCAGCAATGACTTGCGGTGCATACTTACTTATTAAGAAGAAGCACTAATGATAAGAGGATGTTGTAAAACATCCTTTTTTCATTTCTTATTTCTCGCATAATAAATATGACTTTATTTGATGATTATGGAGAACGTTGTTAAATAAGGCAGAAAATAAAAAAGCCGAAGAGGGCTAAGGAGGAAAAATGAAAAATTTATTAGAAAAATTAAAAAGAGGATTAAAGTCCGTACCAAAGTTGGTATACGGTATCGTAGCTGCACTTGTGACTTTTATTGTGGTGATGTTAGTTATGATTTTTACTCCACTTAATAATAGTGGAGACAACGGCTCTTCTGGTTCTTCTTATGTTAAGGAGATTAACCACTCTGGAAATGAGAAGAAGAAGGAAAAGGAAGACACTACAAAGAAGGAATCAGAGAAGAAGAACGAAGAAAAGAAGTCTGACGAAAAGAAAGCTGATGAAAAGAAGGATGATAAAAAGGTAACAACAGAAGAAAAAACAAATACAGAATCTGCAACAAACGCAGAGAATACTTCTAATGTCACTAATCAACCTTCTGAAAACACCGCAAATAACAATGCGGTAGAACAGCCTTCTGTTCAGAAGGAAAAGAAACCTGTCTATCAGACAGTTCATTATGATGCTACTGGTCACTGGGAAACGCAAGTTATCTCAGAAGCTTATGATGATCCTCAGTTCGAAAGACGAATTGTGGGTATTTCTTCTGGTCATATTTATGATTCAGCAGATGACTTTATAGAAAATGGGAGCTTGTATGGAGACGGGAACTATGCTGTAAGAGAGGTTCAAGTCGGTTCTGTCCATCATGATGCAGTAACAACTCAAGTTTGGGTTGAGGATTCTCCAGCTCATGACGAACAAGTTTTAGTCGGTTGGGAGTAAAAAAAGAAAGAGAAGCTTAATATAAGCTTCTTTTTTTTGTTTCATTGGTAAATAATAACAGTATGTGGTAGAATATAATATGTATAAAGAAAGTAGGAGAAATTCATGAAATTAAAAAAGAGTATTAAAAATGCTGTTAGAAAAACGGTTGGAGTAGCACTGATAGGTGTTAGTATATTTTTTGGATATAAGGCAATTAAGGAATTTGAAACGGAGAAACATTTTACAGCTGTCTCAAATGATGTACAAAAGATTGCAACAAATGAAGAAACAAACGGAAAAGATGTGGTAAGAAATGATTATATGGATCGCAAGATCGATTTTGGTGCATTATTAAGTAAAAATGAAGATACATACGCATGGCTTACAGTACCAAACACGCCTATTGATTATCCAGTTATGAAGGAACCAGTTCCTGATCAATATTTTTATTTAACCCATGATTTTAACAAGGATTATTACATTGGTGGATCATTATTTATTGCAAATGTACCAGAAGATATGCACACGATTATTTTCGGTCACAAAATGTTCAGCAATACAGATACAATTTGGTCCAATACAGAAGCAATTGCATTCTCTTCACTAACTAGATATCAAGACCAGGCATACGGTACAGCAAATCCAGATCTGTACATGTATTATCCAGACAGAACAGAACACTGGACGTTGTGGGCGATGATAAACGGGGATGCATACGATAATATATACAACACACCATATATGTCAGAATCACTAGAGTATCAAAACCTATTAACAGAACTAAAAAACAAAGCTGATTATACTTTAGGTGATGATCCTAAGACGAATGATAAGATAACTGTATTATCAACATGTAAAAGTGTCGAAGAAGGAAATACAGAGAGAATCCAGTTGGTCTATAAATTGGTGAAATAAGCTATGAGACAAACAAGAATTAGATTCACATGTGCTGTTTTATTAACCTATATAGCAATCATTTGTCTTTTAATTCCTTCTATAACGGATACACTCAATAAATACCATGCTGCAAAAGATATTGTTTCTTATTCTGAAGAAGTTATACACGAAAACGATATAGAAGAAAAAATAAAAGAAGCGGAAAAATATAACGAAGAACTTTATGAATATTCTAAAACTAACGGCAACCAATTTCTTTTGAAGAACAGTAATTATTTTGAAATCTTAGACCTGAAAAATAGCATAATAGGTTATGTAGATATTCCGAAAATCAATGTAAAACTACCAATCAAGCACGGTACAGAAGATGATGTGTTAGAAAATTGTATTGGGCATATCGAAAGAACAAGTTTCCCGATCGGAGGAGTAGATACACATACAGTGCTAAGTGGACATAGGGCACTTGCAACAGCAAAATTGTTTACGGATATAGATAAGCTAGTAACAGGTGATATCTTCTATATTACCGTTGGCAACAAAAAGTTGGCTTATGAGGTAGACAATATACAAACGGTCTTGCCATCTGAAGTAAACGCCTTGAAGATCCAGGACGGGAAGGATCTCGCTACACTTGTTACTTGTACTCCATACGGTATTAATACGCATCGGTTATTAGTTACTGGACATAGAGTAGATCTAACGGCTGCACCAAAAGAAAACTATACGGATCCAATGCGTGATGTGATAAAGCCAGCATTGATTGAATCTGGCATTGTTATTGTTATGACATTCGCTTGTATTATAACCGTTGCATTGATATGGAAAGGACGGGAAAAATGAGCAGATTATCTTTAGAAAATAGAGAACCAGAAGCTAAGGTTCTATTAGAAGAACTTAACAAGGGACGAGAGTTAATCGTATTCGACCTTGAAACAACTGGTTTGAAAAAGCTGACAGATAGAATTCTGTCTTTTAGTGCTGTAAAGGTAACGTATGATGGAGTATCCTTTCGAGAAGTCGATCGGATCAATCAGTTTATCAATCCAGAAATGATAATTCCAAAAGAAGTTTCTGATATCAATGGCATTACAAATGAGATGGTCAAGGATAAACCAACAGAAGATGTAGCAGCTGTAACGATCAGAAATTTTATTGGCGAAAAGGCATTGATTTCTGGATATAATTCAACAGGATTTGACGAAGGCTTTATGAACTCCATGTACCAACGTGTGTTTGGTGAAGATTTTACTTATGATCTTCATATCGATGCTTTCCCAATGGCAAAAGAATTATTAGATTGTGAAAAATATAAGCTGAGTATGGTAGCAGAAAAATACGGACTCAATAAGGGATTAACGTTCCACCAATCAATGGATGACGTAATTGCTACGACTCGTGTTTTGCAATTATCTCTTGGTGTATATAAGAAGAGAATCAGAGAAAAAGAAATGGGGCAAAAAGAAGAGAAGAAATACGATTTTTATAAGATCTACAATCCAAGATTGTATGCTCCTAGCCATCGTGTAGAACGTGTATATGTGGCTACAAACCCACAAACCAAGACATACTACGATGGATATAAAAAGGAATGGTGCAGCGATAGTGATACGATCAACCTTCCACTTGTAAGACAAATGGTTTTATCAAGAGAAGGTGTTGCCAATGAAAAGGAATTGATAAAAAAATTAAAAGAGAGACAGGTGAATAAGGATGCTGTTAGATAGATTGGTTGAAAAATATGATGTAGATCCACTAAAAGGCGAGGAAATCGTACATATTTCACAGAACAAGTACGATAGAATGGTTGCTATTGCCCAAAAGATTCATGAAAATACAGCGGACATTTCTAATATGAACTTTAAAAATCAGTTCACCGATGAAAACCATTATCCAACCGTTGCTCAGTTGATCAATCACAATGTTGAAGAACGATTTAGAGATTTTTTACCATATTTGATTTTCTATAAGACGATCAAATTAGAAGAATTAATGGAAGATGATGGGTACATCGAAACCCTGAAATATATTAAAAAACTATTTGAATATCATTTGGATATTATTGAGGATAAGGATTTACTACCTTTACAGATCGTCCCTTCAGCCCTATGGAGAAGAATGAAGAAGGAAGAAAAGAAAGGGCTGTTGCGTCCAGTAGTTGAATATTATGGGATGAATGAATTTCTTTCCTTTATCCATGATTTAGAATATATGAACTTCATGCAATCTTATGGGTTTAAAGAGAAGGATTATAAGGAAAAGGATTATCCAGAGAAGATGTTTGTTGAATTAAAGAAGTTGTTTGACGAGATACAGGAGGAGTGACGAATGGCGTTTAATGTAACAAAAAAAGAACTTGATGTAGCTAATAATATCAATAATGATACATTAGATATCGTCAAGTTATTTAAAAAGAAATTACATGATTATTTGAGCAATAGTAATTTCCCAAATGAAAAGGCAATCCTTAGTTGGATGGAAAAGGGTGGGAAACTAAGTTCTTTTACTTGTCGAGGGGATCTGATTGATCGAATGATGCAGGCTATGAATTCTCAAATGATCCCATATCTTTTAATGCGAGAAGCAACTGGTAACTATGGCTTCATCATTAGAGAATGTGATGCAGAAAAGCAACGGATCTTAGTTGTAAAAGAAATTCTGCCAAACGCATCGAAATATTGTCATATCAAGACTTCAGCCGAAGCTGCAAAAATCTATATGCAAAAAGGTGGCAAAGAAAAGCAAATGTTGGAGGTCTGCGGATTATCAGAAGCGGAGATTTCCTATATTGAAGGCAAGATCGACGATGTACTACCAGATGAAACGATCGGTATTGATAAGATGATCGACGGCACATTTGTTTTAACATATTCTGCTCCAAAGAGTATCGCTGTATCCAATAATATAACGATTATGGGGCTTATTGCAGAAGCAAAAATGCTTACACATGGAGATGTTTCTAAAATCGTAAAAGAAGAGTCTTTAAATGAGAGCCATTACCAAATGCAAAAAGCGAAAAACTTTCCAGATGAAAATGGTGATATGAAAAAACCAGTCTGGATCGTAGGTCAAGAACAGCTTTACGTAAAGAGAACTCCGTATGGCATCCAATACGGTCATCCAGAGACAACGCCAGATAATGAAATCGATCTGGTCGTAGATATCAATATTGATCAAGATGACGAAGCATTTGAAGAAAAGCTAAACAGTTGTTTGGCAAGTATTACCAAGCACAAATGTCTGTATTCTGAAGAAGATGTGATCGAGCATTTCAAAAATCCAAAACCAAGACTAAACGTGGTTGTAGTTGGAACTAAAAACTTTATAACAAAAGCGACAGAAATTGCTAGAAGAAAGTTGCTTTATGAGCCGATCATGCAAAAGAGTGGCATGTGGGATTCGAAGTTTAAACTATTTCAATCCTATACCGCAGAAGCCATTCTGGCTGCTCAAAAAGGAACCGTGCCAAAGGGATACATCAAAGAAGATATCGTTGATCTGATCAAGATTTCTCGTATTACAGGTTTAGATATTAACGTCATGGCTAAAATGGCTAGTATCTTATCGAGAATCGAAGTCTATGCAAAAGAAGCTGGAATTGAAAAGGTTACTTCTATTGACGAAAAGATTGCTCGTTCGACAGAAAAGGTTAAGGAATATGAACCTAAGACAGTTGAAAAGACACAAGAGAAAGAAACAGAAGAAAAGAGTGAGGTTGCGAAATGATGAATAAAGAAAAATTAGCCGAACTCCAAAAGAAGTTTTATAAGCTTCTGAATCTTTCAGAGAAACAACGTGCTAGATACAAGAGATTGATCATCTACACATTGATTGTGTATGCTTTATTTGCACTATACATTATTCATGTTAGAGTCGTTGCTCATAACAATCCTCGAAATGATATTTTTGATGATGTTATTCAAGGAATACCTCACATGATCTTCAAGCCTTTTTCGATATTTCCAATTCCAAGTGGAACATTCGTTATTTCTCTATTACTATTTATTGCAGCGGGGATGTATGCCTTTGTATTGATCAGTAGGGATAGAATTAAAAACCACTACGATTCTGATATTGCCCAAGGTTCTGCTAAATGGATGGAAGATTATTCCGAATATAAAAAGAGGTTTACAGAGCCTTTTGGGGTAGTAGATGATAGTGGTCCAAACAACGTTATCTTTTCACAAGAAATCAGACTTTCGCTAAGTGCATGGAGAACAAGAAGAAACTTAAACCTTCTTGCAATCGGAGGATCTGGTGCTGGTAAATCATTTAACATCGTTGGTCCTAATATTATGCAAGCCAACTGTTCCTATCTTGTAACCGACCCTTCTGGTGGTCTAAATAAAGAATACGGAAGATTTTTGGAAGCGTTAGGTTATAAAGTTAAATTGTTTGATCTTACAAACATGGATCGATCTGCACATTATAACCCGTTTACATATATTCGTTCAGATAAGGATATTACGATTCTTGTTGATACAATTATTGCTAATACAACGCCAGCTGATAAAAAGGGTGGCGATGCCTTCTGGGAAAATGCAGAAACGACATTGCTATTAGCACTAATTGCTTACTTATACCACTTTACAATCAAGAGCCAGCAAAATTTCTCAAACGTAATGAGATTAATTCGTGCAGCTGATGTAGATGAAAATGATAGTTCTTCCAAGTCACCATTAGATGCAATTTTTGAAGAAGTTGCTCAATATGATCCAGAAAACTTTGCTGTAAAGCAGTACAAAAACTTTAAATTGGCTGCTGGTAAGACTTTGAAATCCGTGTTGATTTCTGTCGTTACACGACTAAAGGCTTTCGACCTTCAGGACGTAGTAGAGCTGACAGATGATGATGATATCGAATTAGATAAGATCGGTGATGAAAAGACTGCGATATTTATCTGCTTGCCTACAGGTGGTGGACCATTTAACTTCTTAGCATCAACAATGTATTCTCAGTTGTTTACGCTTTTATACGATTATTCCGAAGGAAATGCGGAATATGGTCATCTGATCATGGACGCAAGTAATCAGGTCGTTAAAACAGTTAGAGCTAAATCTGAACGTGAGTCAGCAGCGGCTCAGCAAGAAGCCAAGGAAATATTGGAAGGAATCAAGACTGGATATATTAAATATAACAAGCAATATAACTGGTATGAGATCCGAACAAAAGATGACAAGCTAATTACATGGCGTGGACAAAAAGAAAAGGCTAAAGAATGGCTTGATGGCATCAAAGAATTTGGTAAGGTAATACCAGCCAACAAGCAATCCAATAGAGGTCAACGTGTACCTATTCACGTATCATTAATTGCCGATGAGTTTGCCAATATCGGTAAGATTCCGAAGTTCGAAGAGAAACTTGCTACGATTCGTAAATATGAAATTTCTGTATGGATCATCTTGCAGTCACTTGCCCAGTTAAAGAAGATGTATAAGGATTCATGGGGCGAGCTATCTGGTAACTGCGACACATTCATGTACATCGGTGGTGGTTGGGATGAAGATACTGCGAAGTACGTTTCCGCCGCAATCGGTAAAGAAACACGTAAGATCATGAACCAATCATTCTCAAAAGGTGCTGCGGGTAGCGTTTCAATTAACAACACTGGCGTAGAGCTGATTTCTCCTGCTGAAGTAAGAAGAATCGGCGAAGATGAATGTATTATCATTATGAAGTCTTTGGATCCTGTTAGAGACAAGAAGTATACGACATTAGATCATCCAAATAGAAAACTTGTAGAAAGCTTGCCTGGATTTTACTTTGATCATTCTAAGATCAATTACTTTAATGCCAACGGTGTTAAAAAGGATGAAGAATTAACCAAGGAAGATCGACATGGTGAAGTTCAAGAAGAGACTTCAGATGAAGAAGCAAAGAGAAAAGATCGAGAAGAAGCTAAGAAGCAAAATGCGAAAGAAATATCCGAAAACAAAGATGCCAATGGAAATACCGTTGTAGGTTTTGCCAATAACATTGAAGAAAATAAGGATAAGCTTGCAATTGATCTTGTTAAGGCATCAGAAAAACTAGAACAGAACCAAGAAATAATGAGATACGCAGATTCCACATTGGATAAAACATTAGATAGTCTAAGAGATGAAAGCGTAGGCTCATACGCAAATCACCTCACCGCAATCCAGGTGAAAGAATCTGTTGCCGATGATGTCAAGATGTAGCAAAAGACAACAAATCAGAAGATAAGAAGAGGAAGCGTTACTTTTCTCTTCTTTATTTTCTGTAAAAAACAAAAATTATAGTTTATTTTGTATGCTAAAATAGCATAATATAACTAGTAGAAAGGGGATTCCAATATGCAAAAAAGCATAACAAACCGAATCAAGAGCTTTTTAATTATTACATTGTCTGTTTTGATGATGATGCCAAATACAGTAGCGGCATTTGCAAAAGAAGGAACAGGCGAAAAGAAGATTGAAAAGCTCGAACTATCCACGACATACGATGATTATGATATCGTAGCAACGACCGAGAAGGATTCGCTTCCAGAGGGAGCAAAACTTCACGTTACAGAGGTTGCGAAAGAATATCAGGATCTATCAGATGTATATCTAACAGAAGAAAAAGGTTACGAAACTGCTAAAAAGCAGTATTTTAACGTTTCTTTTGAAGATGAGGATGGAAACAAACTTAACCCAACAAAGAAAGTTGAACTTTCATTAAAGAATGAAAAACTGGGTGATAAAAATATTAAGGTATCTTTATATTCGATTTCTGCTGATCGATTAGTAGAAATGAAAAAGGATACTGAAAAAGTAGAGGAAGATAAGAAAGAAGGTAAAGAAACTGAATTAGCCAAGTTTGAATTTAAGCCTTTGGATATCAAGAAATCTACTGATGACGAAAATAAGGTAGAAACATCTATCGAAAAGATGGATGAAGTATATATGCTTCGTTATAGTTATCAACCAAAGACACTAGATTTAAGTGCTGGTTCAATTTCTTACGACGAATTACTGACACAGACTGGACTAGTAGGACAGATCCAAAATCTTGAAGTAAGCAATTCAAGTTATATCGTAGCGAAAGATCAAATGATCGAAAAGGTAGAAGATTTCTCTAGCGAAATGTTTGCCTTGGTTACGATCAATGGAATAACTTATAAGGTAAATTTTACTCCTACAGTAAAAACAAATGAAGAAAATGCAGAAGATGCTTCTCTTCGTTCTGTAGAGCGTAACACTACTGTTAGAGATGTGCACATTGGCGACTTTAATACAAAGCTAGTTGGCGGTGTAGATAAGGGAACGAACGTTTGGACAGTACCTACAATTAACACTGGAGGATATGCAGCTGGACACATGTTTGTGTTCCGTGTGAATTTCTCTATTTCTGGTGTAGATGAAGTAGGTGAAAACGCCGTAATGTTTACAGTTCCTAAGAGCATTTTGTTAAACCGCAATGGACAGGCATCAGACAAATATGAAATGTCCATTCCACACCAAAGAGAAGTAGATGCAATGATGGCTGGTACAGGCGAACAGATCGACAAGGATGTAAACTTTGCGTACTATGAAGATGGTGACAACATTGTTATCTATAACTTCAGAAAGTTAGCAGCAGGTACAGAAGGATATGTAGAAGTTGGTTATCACACAGCAGAAAGTTCTTTTAGATATCGTGATATGGCTGAAAGTAAGTCATTTACAGCCAAAATGGAATTAGGCAGCGAAGTACGTAATGCCGATCCACTAACAGTTAAAATTAATACGACAGCAAATATTGCATCTTCATCTGTTAAATATCCAACCAAAAATAAAAAATGGATATACGAAGGAGACAAACCAGCTAACGTAGACAACTATACTTATTTAAGCTATGTAGTTGAATCAACCATTTATGCTACTCAACCATACAATTTTAAATTAGAAGCAACTTCCTCTAATTATGAAATTGTCGGATATGTTTTTGGTGGTAAATTCCAAAATTCAAATGAAGTAACCGATCAAACAAATCCGTCTAATAAACGGTTTGATACTGTAGTTGTACGTATCCCAAATACAGAGTTTGAAAACAAAACTTATTTACAAAACACTTTAAAAGTTAATGCTGTTGTAACTCCTGTTGATGGAATTGACGCAGCAACAAGTAAAGAAAGCTCTATAAAATGGGAGTGGAGCAAGCCGACGTTTTCGCTTCCTTATGGTCATTTTAATGTTCATAAAAAGGAAGGAATGAAAATGAGATATGATCTTGATTCTTTTAATGGCTATGACAATGCCGAAATAACAATGACAGAATATAAAAATATGAGATATTATTCCGACATTGTAGGTTATCCATATCCATGGACAAGAGATGAATCAAAGGATATAAAAGACCCTTCTGCGTATGGACAACGTCCAGTAACATATCAGTTTACTGATGAAGGAATATATTTGACAACAGATAAAGAAAGAGGAGAGAATCCTTCGTCAGATGGCGTAAGATATGAAAAAGGAACACTATTAACATCTGATGATGTTTATATTGAATCAGTGAATTATAGATATATAACTCGCACAGCCCATTACAATGCTGAAGAAGCAACTTTTGAATACGATAAAGAAAAGAAATATGATGAAAGTGATATTATTACTTTACAGGTCAAACATGGTCAAGATGAAGAATTTAAGACGGTTGGAACATATAACTTTTCAACATCACAAGCAAATTTTGACTCTAATTTTGTAAGTAATTTTACAAATGAGACTATTGAGTTTTCAAGAAAAGATATCATTGCATACAGAATAACTTTTTCTAATAAGCATTATTTTTCTGCCATTTACGCATATCCATTTTTGACATTAAAGAATTCTGAAAAGGTAATGAATTTTGTAAAAGGTAAAGAACGTATTGGTCTTGCAAACAATGTAAATGGTCAATTCTTTAACTATAAGAATGAAAAGATTTTAGAAACAAATTCTAATGCGGTTGATTATGCAAGAGTAACACAGCGATCATCAGAAGTAGAGAAGCATGTCGTTTCTTCTTCCAATAACGCAAAGCAAAGAATTTTCGATATTACATGGAGAATCAGTGCAGATGAACAAATTGTTTCTGGACAATCAGGAAAGATAGAGTATGTAGTCCAAAATGGCGGAACATTCTATGATTTGTTGCCACTTGGCAGTGTACTTGATAAGTCTAGTATTATCATAAACAAGCGAGAAGGTGGAATGGTTTCACCTGCAGATTACACAGTAACAACAATCGACAACTTTAATGATACTGGTCGTACAATGTTCCGTTTGGATATAAAAGATCCATCAGAAAAATATACTGTATTTTTTGATACAACTTATTCATGGAACAACCTAAAAGATTTTGGCACAAATATTTACAACCCAGTAGCCTACAAAACTGGCAATAAGAGCATCGCAGGTGGAACGGCTGATAATGGTGGAAGATTTGATAAGAATGGAAAATCCCCAGAACATCAAATCAAAGAAAATATGGCTGGATTAGACAGCGGAGAACCTGATGATTGGACATCTGGAGTTTCTAAGTTTATTTATGCGGAAGAAATTTATGATGTAAACAATTTAACAGCTGCTACTTCAGGCTTAACAAAGAAGGTAAAAGCCGAAAAAGATAAGAAGTATTCATACGAAACAATGACTAATATTGGAAAAGAATATAGTTATGAGTTACGTATGGCAAATAGCGGCTCCTCTAAAGCTAAAGATATTATTTTTTATGATAGTTTGGAAAACTACGTTACAGAAGATGGGAAGCAATCTGATTGGCATGGCACACTAAACTCCATTGGATTAAAACAATTAGAGGCAAGAGGAATCAAGCCTGTAGTTTATATTAGTACAGTAGAAAATTTATCAATTGATGAACATCGAGATTTAACAGACTCTTCAATTTGGCAAAAAGTAACAGATCTATCAAATATTTCAAATGCAAAAGCTATTGCTATTGATGCTTCCAAAAAGGCAGATGGAACAGATTTTGTGTTAGATGAAACAGAGTCGTTGACAGCATACTTATATATGCAAGCTCCAAATGGAGCAAATGATATTGGACGTATTCCAATGGCATATAACAACATTTATATGAACGCTACAATTCTCGGTTCAAATAATAAAGCAGAAACACATCTTGTTCATCAAGATTATACGCAGATTGGGTTAAAAATTTCTGGTAATTTGATGATCAAGAAAGTTAGTGAAAATGATACAGCTTTAACTATTGAAGGTATTGAATATAAATTAAGTGGAATTTCTAATTATGGAACTGTTTATGACGAAACAGTTAAAACAGGTTCTTCGGGTTCTGCAATATTTTCTGACGTTGAGCTTGGTACATATACATTACAAGAATATAAAGCTACAAAAGATTGGCTTTTAGATGCAACAACAAGAGTAGTAACTATAGATAAATCAAATAATGTAATTGTAGATGGAGTCAATTATACAAATAAAGAATTAGTATTATCAGATAAGCCAAGAATTCATACAGATATAAAATTTAAGAAGAGTGAATTGGGTAATTCTTTTGCAAAGGTTTCTGGTGCTATATTCAAATTATATGGAACATCTGATTACGGAACAGATATTGTAAAATTTGCAACATCAAACAGCGATGGAGAAGTTAAATTTGATGATGTAGAAAAAGGTCGCTATGCAATTAAAGAAATTGCTTTAGAAAACCAGAGATATGTCCCAAATAAAGAACTAACTGTAAATATTCTCGTCGATGAGTTTGGTAAATATTCAATATCAAGTGACAATTCTGAATATTACAAGAACGAAACAGTATTCAATGAGCATAGATACAACGGTTTCAAACTTCGCAAGATAGATGCAGACAATAACTCTATATGGTTAGAGGGGGCAGAGTTCTTACTTAAAGGTGTATCAGAACTTGGAACAAGTACAAATATTACTGCAACATCAGACGAAAATGGTGTATTAACATTTGAAAATATTGAGAAGGGTACATACACATTAAAAGAAATCACAGCTCCAACAAATGTTACTGCTGATGGTAAAAAGGGTGGAAACAGAAATTATATTAAAGATCAAAAAGAATATATTGTTCACATCAGTAAACTCGGAGAAATAACGATTGACGGCTTGGAAAAAGAAAATAATACAGGATTCTTCATCGTTAAAAATGAAAGATCAGAAGATGGAAAAATTATTGTTAAAAAAGTGTGGGAAGACGCAGATAAGAATAACGAAAACAGACCAATCCCACAATTAACGATGACAGCCACTGATCCAAACGTGAATAATATCGTTTATACAGTTGATTTTGGAAATATTCCAGGCATTCCAGAAAGCGAACGAAAGGTAATTATAACGTTCAGCAAAGAAGAGATAGAAAGAAACTCTGATTCGAATAACAGTTTAACAACTTATATAGTTAAAAAAGTCGGCGAGCAAATCAAGGCTTTTGCGAAGAGAAATGAAACTATTATAAGCTCTGCTTTCCCAGAAAGAGAAACTACTCTTAATAGCTTTGAAAACGGAGAAGTTATATTTAGAGAGATCATATTTGATCAGTCCCACTTGTTCACAGGAACGTTGAACGAGTCGGACTTATATACAAGAACATTCGTTTTCAAGGACAACAAGTTCAAAGTTGCTTATTTGGAACCACATTTCCTTAATAAGATTGTACAAGCAGAAAATTTAACACATTCATCTGTAAATGGTAAAAAGTTTACACTCTTCGTGGATCGGTCAATAACGAAAGAAGCAATCATGGAGATAAATAAACAAACTGATTATTTAATTGTTTCTTCAGAAGATTCTCCGTACAAAATTTATGCACACGTTAACATTAGGAATGGACAAATTATTTTATCTTCAGAGGCTAATACACTATTCTTACCAAAAGACTCTTCCGAGTTGTTTAAGTACGATAGTAATAGTAATGAAAATATTTTTCAACTATCTAGAATTGCATTGACACAATTTGACTTTAGCAAAGTAGAAAACGCAACAGAAATGTTCGCAAACCAACAAGCGAATATATCCTTGCCAACATCTGCAATCGGAAGCAAATCTAGTGGAAATTTAAAAATTGCAAAGGGAATGTTCTTGAACTTCCAAAGTGTAAATGGCGACATTGATAAAATTATAGATTCTCTAAACGTCGAAAACGTAGTAGATTTTGAAGACATGTTCAAGGGCTCAAGTTTTGCAAAGCCAACCCAACCAAATAGTCCAACAGCAACCGCAAAAGATTTTCAATATTTTGCGTTCTCAATGGATCTAGTTAAATTGGTAAAAGATAAGCAAAAATTAGACGCAATAAAAATGAATTTGGGAAACACGATAAAACAGGGTAATAGAACTCTTACAAATCTAAATTTTTATAACACAAGTTTAAGAGAGTTTGCTCATTTAAGTGAAGAAGAGATGGCATCTGTAATTAACAAGTTGCTTGGAGACCTAAAGACAACATCTAAGGTGGTAATTGGTTTTGCTCCAGAAAAAGCAGCTCCAAATGAAATACGAGCTAGTGTCGCAAAAATAAATGGCGTTATAAAGAAACTCGGCTTCACCTATGGCATAGATGTTTCGGGATATGCCTTATCAAAAACAAGTAGAAATAATATAAAGATGGATGACTCTAAATCTTCATACGACCGCAATGGAGTAACATCCGTAGACTGGAACGAGCTTGGGTGGAGACCTGTCCCAGAGCCAGCAGAACCAGAAGTGAAACAAATGCTAGACGGCACCATCACTTATAGATCACAAGCAGATAAATGGGTGAAGGGTGATGATAACGTTTGGACATATACATTCAATGTATTCGATGATACTTTGGAATATAAGTTGTTCGAAGAAAAGATGGATGGATACACTTCCGAAGCAATGTTACCTAAGTACGCAATTGTCAATGGTACACAAAGCAAGGGAGCAACAATCACTAATAAGTCAACTGTAGGAACTGGTTCATTCCACTTATCAAAGGTTGTAAATGGTGAATTAGTCCCAGGAGCATCTTATACATTCTTCTTGAACTTCAGTAATCCGAACGGATTCTTCAACAAACCTAGAGTTTTATCTGGCGTATCTATCTTTGGTGGACATGCTATGGTACAGCTAAAGGGTGGACAGGATCTAGTTATCGAAGGATTACCAGAAGGAACAGTGGTAGGTGTACATGAACAAACAGGTCCTTATCAGACAACTTATAGTGCTAAAAATGTAACAATAGAATCAGGAAAGCAATCTGATATCGTTTGTACAAATACATTTACACCTCCAGAACCAGGTGAAGTGAGCAATGTCACACTTGTTAAGAAAGTATCAGGAATTGCTGATGAAAATACAGAATACCCATTCCGTGTTGAATTTAGTAATTTGACTCCAAATACAAGATATTTAACGACAAATAATGGTGTTTACTTTGATTCAGACTTGTCTGGACACGCATTACTTGATTTAAGATTAAGAAAAGATGAATCGATCATGTTTAAGAAACTACCTGTTGGTGCAACATATCAAGTAACAGAACTAGCAGGTGCTTATACTTCTAAGTACGAACTCTCTGATGATAGAGGAATCAATAAATTTAATTCTGAAAATGGATTGAATGAAGAAGAAAATAAAGATTTAAGTACAGCTGTAGAAACTGTTGATGCTAATGAAAACGTATCTATTACATTCACAAATACGATTGAACATAAGCAATCATTAGTTGTAACCAAGGTTGAACCAGAAGTAACAACTGAGAAGTATCCATTCTCGATCCAATTCTCAAATATGAAACCTAATAGTTTCTTTAGTTCTGATATCGGTCTTGTAAGAGCTGATGAAAACGGAGAAGCAACTAAGGATTTCACATTAGGAAATGGCGAAAGCGTTAAGTTTACAGATATTCCTGTTGGTGTTGAATACAAAGTTATTGAACAAGCAAATAAGAAGCTTGCAAAATATGCACTAACAGCCGACAAAGGAAACTTCGCAAACGCAACAAAGGAAAATGATGAAGCAATGCTTGATCTTGTAACAGAGCTTGAAACGATTGATGATGGAGAAGATGCAACTGTAATATTTACAAACATCACACCTCCATCAGCTAAGATCCAACTAACGAAGTTTGGTGAAAACAACGAGAAGTTGGGTGGAGCAACATACGCTTTATACAAGGGAACATTCTTTATCAAGAATATTGATATCAATAGCAATGGTAAATCAGATGAAATCGATGGTATTGGCGTTGGTAACTATTACTTAATTGAAACAAAGGCTCCAGAGGGATACGCTTTAGATCCTAATAAGCATGAGTTTGAAATTAAGAAAAACCAATTAAATACAACAGTTCAAATTGAACTTCACGACGATAAGTTAAAGGTATTACCTTCTACTGGTGGTCGAGGAATGATTACATTTGTAATTATCGCAATGGTATTACTTGGTGGTGCTGGTTATCTTGTGATCAGTGCGAAAAAGAAAGAAAAGAATTAAAGTGATCAATGAAAGGGGAGCGTAGTCTTCTGGCTACGCTCAACCATTGGTCCAGAAAGGAAAAACGATGAAAAACTTATTCAAAAAAATATTAATCACAGGAATCACGAGTATTTTCTTATTTAATTCTTCCAGCTTTCTTGTTTTGGCAGAACAACAGGAAAATACAGCAACAATCCAATTCTCAGAAAAAGATTCCGAAACAGCTACAATTACAAATATTCCAGATGCAACATTTGTAGTTTATAAGGTTGCTGATATCACATACAATGGAAATGCAGCTTCTGCTACATATACACTGGTTGATGAATACAAAGAAACAGAAATCAATTTCGATGGGATGACAGCAGAGAAATCAAATGAGGCAGCAGAAAAGATTTTTGCTTTAGCAAATAAAATTGATCCTGTTGCAACAGGAAAAACGAATGAAGATGGACAGGCAACATTTGCGAATTTACCAGATGGAATGTATTTAGTTGCAGAAACAAAGGCAGAAGGAGAAGCAGGCAAATATGAACTTGCTAAGCCGTTCCTTGTTTCACTACCACTGTATACAAGTGGTGAGTGGAAACATAATGTTACAATTTCACCAAAGAGTGAAGTTAAAAAGATTCCAAACGAAAAACCTGTTGTGCCCCCAAGCGAAAAGCCAAAGGAAAAACCAAAGGCAGATACAGGTATCAGTGCAAACTCAAGCCTATTAACATTACTAGCTGTGTTGTTAACAGCATCTGCTGGAGCTTATATGATTTCAAAAAAGGAAGAGGAAGCATGCTAAAAGCATGTTTTCTTTTTAAATAATGGTTGTAATATAGCAACTAATATGCTATACTATGGGTATAGAAAGGAAAGGGAAATATGAAAGAGATCGAAAAGATCGAAGAAAAGATCAAAAACATTCTGTACAACAGTCGAATCAGTGGTCACGAGCTTTCAAAAAGTACAGGAATCAATAAGTCAATGATCAGCAGATATCGGAATGGTAAGTATAAGCTAGAAAATATGACGCTTTCAACCGCAAAGAAAATATTAGATTACAAATGGTAAATATTTTCTATAAAGAACACAAAATGTATTGACTTATATATACTGTTATGATAAAATAATAGTTGTAAAGGAAGTAGAAAAAAGAAAGGAAGAAAATAAAACTTTTACAAGTAAATAACGAAAAAACACTGTATATTTATATCAAATCTTCGTATATAATATATGTTGTGAAGTAGTTAAAAAAGTTAGAAAGAAAGAGGAAAAGGAAATGAAAAAGGAATTAGTTAAGACAGCAGTTATCACAGCAACAGCAGCAGCTTCAATCGCTGCAACAACAGCAACAACATTCGCAGAGGAAACAAATGAACAAGCAACAGGAACACAGGCAGCACTCGATACAGCAACAGCAGTAAAGGCTAATGCAGATGCAGAAAAGGCTACAGCAGAAGCAAATGCAACGAGTGCGGCAAACACAGTAACAGAAACAGAAAGCTCTATTAAGCAGGCAGAAGAAGACGCTCACAAGGCAGTTGTAGACATGAAGGCTAATGCAGAAGCAGACGCTAAGGCAGCAGAGGAAGCAGCAAAGAACCAGCCTACTGTGATCGAAAACGCAAAACAGGCTGAAGAAGATGCTAAGGTTGCATCTGAAAACGCTAAGGCTACTGTAGAAACAAAAACAGCAGAAGTAGAAGCAGCAAACGCTGAGAAGCCATCAGAAGAGCAGATCAATACAGCTACATCAAATGTAGATACAGCAAAGGCAAACAAGGATTCTGCACAAGGAGCAGTAACAGAAGCAAATAACGCTTTAAATGATGCTAAGGCAGTATTAGAAGAGAAGACTAACGATGTTACTACTAAGGAAAACGCTAAGAATTCCGCTAATACAGATTTAGAAAATGCCAACGCTAAGTTAAATAGCGATAAGGGAGTAACAGCAGAAAAGGAAAATGATCTTCGTAAGGCATTAGAGAAGAATGGTGGCAAGGATGTCCTTGAAACTGATGAATACAAGGCTATGCTAAATGCAGAAAAAGAATCTGCAAAGGCTCATGAAAAGGTTGAAGAGAAGAAGACTGCTGAAGCAGAAGCAAAGAAGGATGCTGACGCAAAGGAATCCATCTTAAATGATAAGAAGAGTGTAGAAGCAGAAAAGAAGAATGCATTAGATGCAGAAAACGCAAATGTTTCTACTAAAGAATCTGTTGCATCCGAAAAGGAAGCTCAAAAGAATAGTGCTTCAACTTCTGTAGATACAGCAAAGAACAATGTCGAAAACGCTAAGAGTGATGTCAACACTAAGGAAACAGAAAAGAACAAGGCTCTTGAAAAACAGGCTAAGGAACGTCAGGATTATGAAACAAACCGTGCCGCAACAGAAGCAGCTAAGCGTGAGAAGTTAAATAAGGACGTTACAGATGCAGATACAGAAAAGAATGCCATCTCTCAGAAAATCGCTAATGCAAGCGAACAAGTGAAGAAGGGCTTTGAAGGATTCTTAGGTTGGGCAAAGACAAAATTTGCTGGCGATGAAAATACATTAAAAGACATTGAGCGTGCCGTAAAGGCTCTACATCAGTACCCAGCAGGAATGATTGTGGGCGATGAAAATGATGCTACAAGCTTACGCAACGTTAAGGAAGCATTAAAGGTTTTAATTAAGTACAATGAACAGCGTGTACATGATGAACACTTTACAGGATTAGATCCATTAGGCACAACATTCTACATGATGGCTACAGCAATCTCTAATGCAGACAACTCAGCAAACCCAGCAAATGGACACACAAGACACTTCAATATGGGTGAAAACTTAGCATGGGGCTATGCAGATCCTAACAAGGGTTGGTACGAAGAGGAAAAGGTTGTTTGGGAAGCATTACAAGAATTTACAGCTAAGTATTTGGCAGAACATCCTGGTGTAAACATCACTAAGAGAGGTCCAGAAAAGACAGCGTTCGAGAATGCTTGGACAAATTATGCAAAGAATGAGAAGAAGTTCTTCAATATCCAAACAGGTCATTACACAAACGCAGTAAATAGAAATTACATCATGACAGGTATCGGACGTAGTACAGTAGCCAACAAGCGTGGCAAGATGGTTTATGACCAACAGCTACAAAAGTTTGTTGAGGTTGGCGGAGAAAAGAAATATACTGAAGATCAGTTAGATTCTTATGGTATTACATTCAGCCAGACATTCTCAACAAGCACCGAAGGAAATGGTCCAGAGGCTGAAAAGATTTATACAATTGCAGAGTTCACAAGTCTATTCGATGAATATATGGATACTGTAGATACAACGAAGTTAAACGCTAAGTTAGACGAAGCAAATAAGAAGTATAACGATGCAGTAACAGTTCGTGATGCATATAAGGGTGAACCAGCTCTAGGTGAACGTGAAGTATTACCTGAAGAAAAAGCATACGATGCAGCAGTACAGAAGTTGGCTGAAGCAAATACAGCACTTACAAATGCTCAGAAGGTATTAACAGATGCTACAACAGCATTAGAAAATGCTAAGAGTGAATTAGAGGCAGCAAAAGCAACTCGTGACAGTGCGAAGTTGGCACATGATGCAGCAAAGGCTAAAACAGTAACAGCTCAATCCACATACGATGCAGCAAAGGGCGTATATGATGCAAAGGTTGCAGAACGTAAGAATGCAGAAGCAGATGCAAAGACTGCTGATGACGACTTATCTGCAAAGACAGCAGTAGTTGACTCTATGGTAGGCGTTGAAGAAATGAAGGCTCTACGCAAGGCTGTAGCCGATGCGAAGGAAGTTCAGAAGGCTAGTGAAAAAGTCGTTGAAGAGAAGCAGAACGCATTGAATGATGCCACAAATGCTTATAACGATGCAGTAGCAGCTCGTAACACAGCTCAGGCAAATGTTGATACAAAGACAAACGAGTTAGCAACAGCTCAATCTACACTAGAGGCTAAGACAACTGATCTTACAAATGCTGAACTTGCATTGAAGGCTCTTACTGATAAGGTAGCAGCATACGATGCTAAGGTTAAGGAATTAGAAGATTCCAAGGCAGAAGCAGCTAAGAAGGCTCAGGCTTACGAAGATGCTAAGGCAGCACATACAAAGGCTATGGATGCTCTAGTAGAATTAACAACTAAGGCAACAGAAGCTCGTGCTAAGGCAGACCGTACAAACGCATTTACATTCGATGAAACATTCAATACCTTAGTAAGTGATCCAGAATTCGCTTCTACAGTGAATCCTTATATCGAAGCAGTACAAAAGGCTCGTGCGGCATTAGCAACTGCAAAGCAAGCTTTAGTGGAAGCAAACGAAGCTCTTGAAGAAGCTACAACACGTGCAGCTAAGGCTGAAGCAAACTACATCCGTGAACTTGCAGCATACAACGTTCGTGTCGCTACAGAAGCGGCTCAAAAAGCAGAAGCAGCTCGTCAAGCTGAGTTAGCTAATCAGGCAGCACGTCAAATCGAAAGTGCAACAAACAAGTCCGTTGGTACAGACGCAATGGTTGAAAAGAATGAAAAGAAGGCATCCGATAAGCAAAAGGAAGCATCAAAGGATAGCAAGAACGATAAGCAGGATGCAAAGAAGTCTGATGATAAAAAGACAGAAACTCAGAAGAACGACAACAAGAAGGATGTCGCTACAGAAGAGAAGAAGAGCGAAGAATCTTCAGATGATACAGTTGCTAAGGTTGGTATCGGAGCATTAGTAGCAACAGCTCTAGCTGGTTTCGGTATCGTAATTGGCAAGAAGAAAAAGAAGGAATCTAAGTAATTCTAAAAATTGAGAGGAAAATTCCTCTCTTTTTTTTATTTATTTTCAAAGAAATATAGCATAATATAAGTGTAACCATTTTGGTTTCACAAAAAGTGAAGAAAGGAAGAAAAAATGAGTACGAAAGAAATTGTAGGACAATCTATGATGCTGGCTAGAAACAACATGGCTTCAGCACTAAACAAGACAGAGAAGTGGTTAGAAAAGCATAAGGCTGTATCATTTACACTGGCAGCAGCAACACTGGCAGCACCAATTGCATTAGCTCCATTTGGTTTTGCAGAAGGAGAAAAAGAAATTGCAAAGGGTATTGCTAAGACAATTATCACAATCATCTGTGTAGTCTTTGCAGTCATCGCTGTATTTAACTTGGTAGTTGCGATTGGAGAACTTTCCTCGGCTGGTGCTGATGACGGTCCAGCTAAGTCTAAGGCTACAAATAAGATTGCATGGTCTATCGCAGGAATCTTTATTCCAGCCATCATCTTTAACTTGCATTTAGAAAACCAGATCGTCAAGTTTATCGACCTTGTTAAGTAATTGATGAAACAAAGAAGGGGGCAAGAATGATCTTGTCCTCTAATTTTCTAAGAAAGGAAGTTTTATGGTATTCAAATTAAAGAAGTTGAGACTGCCACATATATCATTAAAGGTTCTGGCAGGAGCTATATGTTTATGTTTATTAGTTTCAGCTCCAGTGTGGGCTTCAGTAGTAGATAGTGCTACACTTGCAGCAAAAGTTGTTGCCTTCATGGAAGGATATAGTCAAACAATGTTTGAACAGATGAAAGAGGCGTATAGCTCTTTTAATGGGTTTTTAACAACTGGTCAATATACTTTCCCTAATACAATGAAAAGTATCATGATCGGATTCGGGTTGTTGATTGCCACCTTACATGGTTTTATCTTGATTTATGAAGAAGCAAAGAAGGGTGATCTATCACAAGAATTTTGGCAAAGAACATTGTTTACGATCGGCTTTACACTCATTGCAATCTTTATGATCGGTGATATGCTGGACCTCTTATACAAATTAGGGGATTTAATTATCCAGAGAGTAAATGCTGTAATTGAAAGTGTAAATACGATCAAGAATGCAACGATCGATATCACAAGTGGCGGAAATCCACAGGCATACAATAAAGTTATTAAGGGGTTGGAAACGATCCCAATGCTCAATGGTCTTGGTGACGCTTTAGATCCTGCAAATACACAGATCAATTATTACAATCTACAATCGCTCGGTGAATCATTTGATTTATTAACGATTGTCGCATGGGCACCAATCTTTGTATGTTTATTTTTAACATATACGGCAATCATGGAAATCAAACTAAGACAAATGTTTGCTCCGATCGCACTTTCGTCCGTTATTTCGGATGGCTTTAGAGGATCTGCAATACGATTTGTTAAGAAGTTCTTAGCTTGCATGTTACGAATTGCGATTTACTTTGGTATTGCTGCAATCGGCACATTTTCAATGTTATATTTCTATAATAAGGTCATCACTTCTTCGGTTATCATTGAAGGCTTAAATATGGATATGATCCTAATGCTAGGTTCACCTGTTGTTACAGCTCTTATGATGATGCAATCAAGTGGAATTGCAGATGAGCTTGTAGGGGTATAATCTATGGCTGCTACATCAATTAAGGTGGCTATTCCAAGAGATATTCAAGATTTTGAAGCACGCTTCATTGGACCACTTACAAAACGCCAGACAGTCTTATTTGTTATTTCTTCTGTAATTGGATATGGTCTATTTAAGCTATTAGGAATCTTTAAAATGGAACTTGCGATGCAGATCATGATTGCTGGATCTTTGGTAACGCCTATTCTTGCATGTGGATGGGTGAAAATGCTCGGAATGCCACTAGAAACATACATTATGAAATGTGTATTACCGTCTGTTTTTGCAAGTAAAACAAGACCATATAAAACAATCAACAAATATATCTCTGGCTACAAACCAGAACAACCGCAGGCAAATATAAAAGAAAGCGAAAAAGAAAAAATCAGAACAAAGTTATTACTTAAAAAATATGATGCAAAATTATAAGAAGGAAGAGGGAAAATAATGGGACTATTCAGTAAAAAGAAGGGTACAGTAAACGGAATTAAAGAACTGCCAAAAACAGTTCAGGAAACGATTCCATATAAAAGAATCTTTAATGATGGAACAATTGAAAATAAGGAAGGATATTATACAAGAGCCTTTAAGTTAAATGAGTTAAATTTCTCCAAAGAGTCTGAAGAGAGACAATTGGAGATTTTCAGTGTATTTAAAGATGTTTTAAACACATTTTCACCTGAAATCAAGTTCCAATTTATTATTCAAAATACTTCAGCTAAGGATATCAAATTGTCTGATACAAAGATGAAGATCAAGGGTGATGGAAGTATTGAAGATGCGATTAGAAATGAATTTAACCAATTGACGTTATATCGCATTAAGCATGGGGCTAAGATGTTACAGCAGGAAAAATATCTTATTATTGCTTGTAAAAATCCAAATATTCAAAATGCTTTTCAGCATTTAGATAGTACAGAAAGAGCTTTAGATACGGTTATAAAGAACTTTGGGAAATCATCTGAACTTACAAGATTAACAATTGAAGAACGATTACATACATTATTTGATTTTTACAATCAAGATGGGACAAGTGTCTTTTACAATGATTTTGATACAAACAAAAAACCTTTCTTTAATTATAAGAAGATCGGTATGGGTGGATTAACATCAAAAGATATTATCGGTCCATCTGGCTTTCAGTTCTTTTCTGATTATTACATGATGGGAAATAAATTCGGAAGAGCCTTATTCTTGGAACGATTGCCAACATCCCTTTCTGTTGAATTTTTAGCTAGTATCGCTGACTTACAGTTTAGTCTGAATATCTCTATGCAATATAACCCTATCGACATTGCAAAGGGTTCTAAGATGGTTAAAAATCAATTTATGGCAATTCAGGGACAGATTGCAGAAAATCAAAAGAGTGCTCTTAAAAATGGATATAGTTTCGATTTACTTCCTCCTTCACTACAAAAAGCGAATGATGCAATTAAAGAATTGCAGGATGACATTTCAGATCGTGATCAACACTTGTTTTACATGACATTTGTAGTGAATGTGTTTGGAAATACAAAGGAAGAATTAGATAAGTACACACAAGATCTTCAAAACTGTGCAAATGGTAAATTATGTCCTATCCGAGTTTTATCTTTTCAACAGGAAGCAGGAATGAACGTCGCACTTCCATTATGTATTAACCAATTAAGTGTAAGACGTTTACATACAACAGAATCTGCGGCAGCATTTTTACCATATTCAAATGTTGAAATCTATCAAAAGAGCGGAATCATGTATGGCGTCAATAAATCTTCTAATAATCTATTAGTATATGATAGAAAAACAGGAAGAAACTTTAACGGACTAACATTTGGTGAGTCTGGTTCTGGTAAATCCATGCAGGTTAAGCAGGAGATGTTGGCGGCTTATCTATCAGATGAAAGAAATATTGTATATATTATTGACCCAGATGGAGAATATTCCAGAATTGCAGCCCAAATTAAAGGGGGAGAAACGATTTCGATTGCTCCAGGTTCACAATCTTATTTGAATCCAATGGATATCAATATTACAGATGATGAAACCGATCCTGTAGCATCAAAGACAGACTACATCACATCACTAGTTGAGATCATGCTTGGTAAAAATGCAGCATTGAATCCAACTGGAAAATCAGTTTTGACTAGATGTATTAAAAATATTTACAATCCATATATTCAACATGTTAAAAAATTAAGAGAGATCGATCCACGTATCACATGTGATAAACAATCTGCTCCAACACTGGCGAACTTGTATGGAGAGCTTAAACGACAGCCTGATCCAGAAGCCAATACTTTAGCTACTGTAATTGAGAACTATGCAGTCGGTGGATACGATATGTTTGCACATAGATCAAATGTTGAATCTGATTCTCGCTTCTTGGTATACAATATCCGTAATCTAGGAACGACCTTAAAAGAAATTGGTCTATTTATCTGTCTAAACGATATTTGGAACAAAATGATGGAAAATCATGATAAAGGACTATTTACATGGGTTTATATTGATGAATTCCACGTTCTGTTGAAGTCCGATGCAGCTGTAGAGTTCTTGGTTCAGATCTGGAAACGTGCAAGAAAATGGAACGGAATCCCAACTGGAATCATGCAAAATACAGAAGATCTATTGCGTTCTGAAGCGACAAGAAACATTATCAACAATACTTCTTTCGTTACTATGATGAACTCTTCTCAAATGGATAGAAGTAATCTTCAGGAATTATTGAATCTTTCTGATTCACAATTAGAAGTAATTACAAATGCCCCATCTGGAACAGGACTATTTAAAGCGGGAGATATTATTATTCCTTTTTCAAATAAGATTCCGAAGAATACAAACTTGTATAGAATAACGAACACTGACAAAAAGACGGATTAAAATATAATGTATAAAATTGGAGACAAACCGTCTCCTTTTTTATTTCTTTTGTTGAAATTTTATTACGCAAATCGCTTGTTTTTCACAAGCATATAGCATAATATATCTCGTAGTTGTAAAAACAACGGAAGAGAAAAAGGAGAAAAAAACAATGTTAAAGAAAATGATTAAGACAAGTGCTGTTGCCTTACTTTTAGCAGGCACAACTGTTGGTAGTATTACACCAGCTTTTGCACAGATCCAAACAAAGGATGTAACTGAAAAAGACTTTTTGGAATACATCGAAAGATTAAAGAAGGAAAATCCAAAGCTGAATGTAGTGGAAGATGAACCAGTGATGTATTCTTCTGCAAAGGAAGCTCAAGCTGCATATACAGAGCAATTGAAGTCTTTAAAAGCTTCCGATGAAGAAATAAAAGAGAAGATTGCTCAATTCGAAAAGCTAACAAAGGAATATGAAACTGCCGTAGAACAATATAAGCAGGATAAGATTACATTCGATGAGCTTATGCGAGTATACAATGAACAAAAAGCTCAATATGATCAGCAGTTGGCTCATATTGAAGAATTAAAGAAAGAAAATGAAGCGAAGAAGGCTCAATATCAATCAGCAGTTGAACAGTACAATAAGGATATGAATCAGTACAACGCTGATGTAGAAGCATATAACGCTCGTGAAAAGGAGATTGCTGATAAGACAGCTCTAAATGAAGCTGCTAAGAAGGCTTGGCAGGCTCAAGTCGAAGCAATCAATAAGCAAAATGCCGACAAGCATGCCGAGTGGCAAGCTGAGGTTGATCGCATTAACGATGAACACAATGCTGAAGTTGCTAAGTATGAAAAGCAAAAGAATGATTTTGAAGAATGGTTAAATAGCAACCCTGTATTAGCTGATCTCTATGCAGAAAGAGGTATCTCTATTGTTGGTAGATACGATGATTCCGTTAAGTATCATGCAATGGGAGAAAATACAAAGTACAAGGAATGGTGGCAATATATGACTACTGTAAATCCTAAGTACAAGGCTCTATGGGATGGAGGACTCGACTTTACCGTTTACGGTGGTGCTGATAAAGATGCTTACTTCAAGAATGTATTTGCGATGTATGATGAAGAGTTGATCTATCAGAATGGATATGAATATTCAAAGGGCAATATTGGTATCAACCCAGAGACAACGATGGAAGTCACTGAAAAGGATCCTCGTGTTAGAGTATTCGATGACCAATATGGAAAAAACTACGAGTTCAAGCCAGCAGATAAGACAGAGACAGGCAAGTTTATGTCATTTGTACTTCATAACATCGGTACAACAGAAAGTGGAAAGACTATCTCTGCTCGTGTTGAAGCATCTAAGTGGTCTAGCGAAAAGGAAAGTGCAACATTCACTTATCGAAATGGTATTATGGGCGGATTCGGTGATGGTATTCGTACAACATATCACTTCTTCGATGAAGCAACAGGCGAACCAATTAAGTTAGTACGCTATTTCTATATGGACGATACAGAAGCTGGTGAAGGACAAACACTAGAAGCAACAACAAATGGCACACCAGATAAGCTACGTATGATTGTTCCAATGGCTCCATCAGATAAGACTGCTGGCATGCAAGAAGGAACACATGGCTATCCAAGTATTACAAATACATCTGACAATGCTGCGACATACGCAGGTGATGTTCACATGGCGGATCTAAATATGCCACGCTTAGAAGGTCAACCAAATACTTATGGAAATACTAATTCTACTCCACTGGGAACAGTGATTGGTGTATTTGCTGGTGATACAATCGTCGATACATGGAATGGAGATGGTGGTGCATTAAACTTCAACTCTTCTACAATTGAGTTTAAGTCAAAGCCAGGACATCCACCTGTATCACCAGATGGAGAAATTCCAGAAGAACCAACACCTACTCCAACACCAGATGAGCCATCTTACAATGAAATTCCTGAACGTTTAGAAAAGCCTGTTAAGCCAGAAGAGCCAAAGGCTCCTGAGTTAAATACATGGGTCGATCCAGTAGAACCAGTTAGACCAAGCGTAACAGAACCTTCTGTTCCAACAAATCCAGCGGAAGAAGTGAAACCATTAGAGGTTCATTATCATAGAACGCTGGTTGCCCAATACACAACAAAATGGATCGATAAGGAAACTGGAAAGGAACTAAAGGATCCTGTAACAGATGAAAAAACTTTTGAAGCAGGTTCTATCGAGAAATATTCATTTGTTTCAACGAGTGTAGATGAAGATGGTAATGTTACTCATTTCTTCAAGCAATTCACTACAAAGTGGGTTGATAAGGATGGTAAGGAGTTAAAGCCATTATCAAAGAACTCTACTCCAGAAGAACATGGTGAAATCGAAAACTATGTATTTGATCATACAGACCGTGATGAAAATGGAAATGAAACACACGTGTTTAAACAATTGAAGACAAAGTGGGTTGATCCAGAAGGCAAGGATATTAAAGATCCATTCACAGGTGGTAAGATCATGGAACAGGGCGATATCGACGGATACGTATTCAAAGAAAAGAAAGTTGATGAAGATGGAAATGTAACATACATCTTTAAGCAACTATTAACGAGATTCGTTGATGAAGATAACAATGATATCTTAGATATGGTCAAGGGTAACAAATTTGCTGAAAAACAAGATATCGGCGGCTATACGTATATTACAACAAGTGTTGATAAGGACCACGATACAACAACTCATGTTTACCATAAATTACATACAACTTGGGTTGAAGAAGGCTCTAATACTTTACTAAAGGAATCTGATGGAGCAATTGAAAAGCCAGGTGAAATTTCTTCATACGAATACGTTCGAACAGAGAAGTTAGAAAATGGTGATATTGTTCACTTCTATAAGAAGGCTACTTCTCCAGTTGATTCTCCAGTTGAAAAGCCTGTAGAAAAGGTTAAGGAAATTATTTCAACTGGTATTGAGGCAAATCCTATCGTCTCTATTATGGCAACAGTAGGAACATTATCAGCGGGATTATTCGCCTTCTTTAAGAAGAAGAAAAAATAAGAAAGAAGATAGGAAACCCCTATCTTTTTCTTTTCCTTTTGTATCGCATAATAAATATGACTTTATTTGATGATCATGGAGAAAAGATTCGAATAAGGTGGGAAATAATAAAGCCAAAATGGCTATAGGAGGAAAATCAAATGAAATTATTAGTAGTAAATAGAAGGAATGGTAAGATCGAAAATGTATTCTTCCATTATCTATGCGGTTCAACCTACCCAGGACTAGAGGTGACAGATGAATTCTTGCTTCGCATGAAAATGCTTTATCAAACACAGAATGGTGTAAATAGTGTAAAGAACCCATTTAACACTGTTTGCTATTGTGCTTCATCTGGATCAAACACAGTTCTAAAAGGAAAGGACTTCCAGAATCAAATTCAGAAGCTAGAAGATATTAACAGATATCTAATGGGTTCTGCCGATGAATTTACAGCTGGGCAGAAGGCTTTAAAGAACATTGAGGAAAAGATCGTCAACTTCGACGGTTCGGTTGTCTACATTGACTGGGCATTCTATAAAGATGGAACACCAGACTTTGAAAACACTCAGGTAAACTGGGAAGATCTCGTTGGAATGGAATTGTTGAGTTCTTATTCAATGGTCTACCCAACAGAAGCCAAAAAGCTCAAAAATCATCATATTGATTTTAAGGTCATGGCTACAGAATTCCACAATGTATTCTTGGGCTTTGATAAGATGGATGAACAATGGAAGGATGATAAGTATGTTTTCACACTTTACATTGAAGAATGACGATATCGTAATCGACGATGTTGCGATTCTATTTGAGGAAGATCAGGTCTAAAAGAAAGAGAGGTTGGTGGTACCGCCCCTCTTTTTCTTTTGCTAAAAATGACATAACAGTATATTGCAAGATAATATCCTTTATGGTAAAATACGCTTAGAAAAGGAGAAAATGAAATGAAGTTAAGAGAATGTTTAGAACAGATTCAAGAAAAGAAGTACGAAAACATTTCTTTGTGGGCTAAAAACAATTTTGCTGGTTGGTATATAGTTCAGGCGACAACACCTAACGGACTGCACGTCCACTGGCTCACGAAAACAGACTGGGTACCACAAGAACGTTTTGCCGCATATTTGAACAGAGATGTGCTAGAAACTTTTGAAAGTGATAACACGTTCGATATTGTAATCGAGTAAGGAGGATCCATTTTGAAATTCATTAAGATTTTATTAACAATTATTGCTATTATGGGATTAGCACTTGTTCCACAGGCTTCATACGCAGAAGAAGCCAACAATGCATGTGTTGCAGGCTCCCCATGTGGAGAAGCAATCCTTGCTGGCTTTGTGGTCGAAGACTACAAAGATGTTATTATTGAAACAAAGTTCTACGATGCCAATGAAAACGAGGTTCTTTCTGTCCAAATGTCATATAGTACAGATAAGTTCCAAGAGAAGATCCATTTACCAGTTGGCAAATATCATATCAAGACATCTGTAATTGGTTTGGAGAACGGTCATAATAGCTCTTCCTCTGAAAAACTGTATACATTTGATATTTATGGCAATATCGAAGTAAAGGATAATGAAGTAGCAAGTTTTAGAACCTTTGTCGGTAATGAAGACCTAATGTATAAATACGGTTGGATCGTCAACTTCCCTTTTGCCAATAAGCCAGAAGATTACGGTGGAGTCTATGATCTAAACATGTTAAAGACACTCGAAAATAAATACGCAAACGAAGTGCTCGGAAAGCCGATGAAAGAGAAATACAAGCAAGAAAACAAAGAAGAACAAAAGGTGATCGAGGCAGAAAAGGAAGGGGAAAATCTTCCCCCAGCTATTGTTGTGAGAACAGCGTTTACTATGATTTCATTGGTAATAATTATATATATGGCATATAAAGCAGTCTGCCAAATATGGATTAAAGAAAAGAGACTAGATAAATAGTCTTTTTCTTTTCTTTTATAAATAAAGTCCTCCCTATTCTATCTGCGGAAACCCACTGCCATTGGGCGGGGGAGGAGCCTTATAAGTTTGTAAGTATCAACCTTAGTTGAATCCCCTCAAAGTTGTTGACTTTCACTAATAATAGTATATACTATATTTAATGAAAGGACAATAAGGTTTATTTATGGAGCGGATGACAGTTACAGCTAAAATCCAAATATCAGTTGATACAGACAGTAAAGCTTTACTTGATAAAACGATGTCTGCCTATTCTGATGCCTGTAATTTTGTATCTGAATATATATTTAATACAAAGAACTTAAAGCAGTTTTCTTTGAATCAGGTTTTGTACTCTACACTTAGAGAACAATTTGGACTCAGATCACAAATGGCTCAATCTGTTTTTAAGACCGTTATTGCAAGGTACAAGACAATTCTTGAAAACCAGAAAAAATGGATCAAGCCAAATTTTGATAAGCCTCAATACGACCTTGTTTGGAATCGAGATTATTCCTTAACGCAGAACTGTTTTTCAGTTAATACACTGGATGGTCGTGTCAAGCTACCATACTTTGCAAAGGGCATGTCTAAATACTTCGATCATACAACCTATAAGTTTGGTACAGCCAAGCTTGTAAATAAGCATGGTAAGTATTTTTTACATATCCCTGTAAGTTATGAGGTCGAAGAAAGTAACATATCAGATATCTGTAACGTTGTAGGGATTGATAGAGGTATCAACTTTGTTATTGCTACTTATGATAGTAAGCACAAATCTGGATTTGTAAGTGGCAGATCTATCAAACAGAAACGTGCCCACTACTCCAAGCTCCGTAAAGAACTACAAAAGCGTCAGACTCCATCTGCAAGACGCAGATTGAAAGCTATCGGTCAGCGAGAAAACCGTTGGATGCAAGATGTTAATCATTGCATTAGTAAGGCACTCGTTGAATCTAATCCGAAGCATACACTCTTTGTTCTTGAAGATCTGACAGGTATTCGTAGTGTTACAGAACGTGTTAAAACAAAAGATCGTTATGTATCTGTATCGTGGTCATTCTATGACCTTGAACAAAAACTGATTTACAAGGCAAAACAGAATCAATCGACTGTTATTAAGGTTGATCCTCGTTACACAAGTCAATGTTGCCCTGTATGTGGACATATTGAAAAGTCTAATCGAAACAAGAAGATACATCTGTTTACTTGTAAAAACTGTGGCTACAGTTCTAACGATGATCGCATTGGAGCTATGAATCTGTATCACATGGGAATCAGCTATCTCAAAGAAGCTCAAGTACCAGATACAGTTACGGTAGAGTAAACTTTATCGTAAAGGGTGTTGTGTCAACCATCCTATGATGTAACGCCACTTTGAGTAGCAATGCTCATTGGGGTTAAAGGTCGGAGGCGTAAGCCGCTAGTACGACTGGGCAGTTACAAGCCCACTACCTTTAGGTGGTGGGTAGTTGACTGGCGATAATCATATATTTGGTATACATGATAATCGTGTATTTAGTATGCAAAGCAGTTCACAAGAATATGGATTAAAGAAGAAAAGACTAAAAATATAGTCTTTTTCTTTTTGATTTTATGAAAAATAGCATAATATAAGATGTACGAAAGGAGCATCTTTAAATGACAGAAATCAATGAGAAAGAAATAAAAGAAACTGATGACATTGAACCAAGCGAAGGTTCTGGCAGTGAAGAAAAAGAAGAACAGTCTCCAGATCTAGGAGATGCTTTAAGCATGGACGATGAAGAAGCTTCTGAAGAAGATACTGAAAAAGAAGGAAACGAAGAAGAAAAATCAGAAGATGATGATAAGGATGAATTAGAGCGTGATCAGGATCAAGATGATAGTAATGAAGATTTAGAAGAAGAACCAAATGAAGATGATAAGGATTTAGAAGAAAACACAGACAAAGTTGATGAACCAAAAGAAATCGATGTAGAAAAGGATCACGCAAGATTCTCAGGTGAAAAAGAGAAAAAAGCAAAAGAAGATTTTTTTAAAAAACAACAAGAAGAACATCGTAAAGAATTAATCAAACAACAATACAGAGAACAAGAGTTATTAAACAAACAAGAAGCGATGTTAAATAGCAGTACAGAGCCGTTTGAGAACAGATTGGAACGTACTCCATTAGAGTCACAATCGGCTCAATTTAACCCTTTAAATAAGCCTCATGGGGATAGCGTTGAGAACCTATTAGAAGATAATATTGAAGATGTCCCAGAGGCATCTAACCCAATTGAATACGAACAAAGAAGATTATCAGAAAAATTAAATAAAGAAATTAAAAAGACCCCTAACGGAAGAGAAGGCTTTAAAGAGCAACGTTTAAACAATAACTATTTTGATCAGCCGTCAAGAGAGTTTAGACAAAATATTGAGCCCCCAACAGAACTCAATAGGGATGCTTTTTCACAGATTGATACAGCAACAGCTTCTGATCCGATCGAATATGAAAGACAACAACTAGCAAAACGGATCAACAATGATATTGATAAGAAAGCTGCTAAGCAAGAGCATGCAGCAAAGGCTGACCATAAGTTTTTAAATGAGGAAAGAGTAAGGGAAAGAACCTTTCCACAGGCTCAACAAGAAGTCTTTTCAAATTTAAACAAAGAATTAAGTAATGACGCTTTCTCTACGGCTACAAAAGAGCAGCCATCAGATGCACTTAGTTATGAGCGTCAAAGACTATCAGATAAGATCAATGAAAGATTATCGAATACCCACACAGGAAATAAGCAAGTAGTTAAGAATGCAGATAAGAATATTATTCAGGAAAATAGTGGGTTTAAGAATCAACAAGCACAAAATACGAATATTGGTAGAACTGGAATTGATTCTCACCAAAACTTTAGTAATGAAGCATTCTCCCAGAAAGAAACATTTATCGAAGATAAACTAGAAGGTAACTTTAGTGGATTAAAGACAGATGTAAATAAAGTTGTTAATAAACAAAAATATAGTAGTGAAGTTATCCAACATGTAGCTGAAAAAGAACAAGAATTATTAAATAAGATCAATAAAAATATTGCGAATGTTAAAAGAAATATTAGCCCTGAAAATATAGCGAAGAAACAAATTGGAGATATTCCAAACAATCATCCAAATATTACAGATAACAAACCAAATATAAATAGTGGAATATCAAGTAAGAATGATTTCTCAAGTGGAGCTTTTAGTCAAGGCGATAGCGGAGCAATTACACAACAACAAAATTTTGACCGCAGTGGATTAATGAAAAAGGTAAATGTACCTACAGATAATAAGCGGGTTATAAAGAATGAACGTCAAATTGCTCAACCTAATAAACAGATTGTAAAAAATTCATTTTTAGAACAGCAAAAGTCAATTGATGAACAAAAAGCGAAGAAGTTAAAAGATGCAATCTCAAACATCACAAGAAACAACATGCCAGGTATTTCTTCGATAAGTGAGAAGAATTCCATTGGACAAAGTTCTGGCATTATAAATTCACCAGGTCCAAAAGAAAATGTCGAGTATCTGAAATCATCAGGGCGATTCATTGAAAAGCGTGCTGATGGCACCATGCGATATATCTCTCAGAAAGAATACGATGCAGGCATTGCTAAGAAACTAAAACCATCACAAGAAAAATCCGTTCTTCAACCAGAAAAGAAGAAGCTTGTTAAAATTAGTGGAGGAGAAGTCAACGTAGATGCAGGACAGCAGCTTTCAACGGAAAAAAGAACATTAGTAAAAGATAAAATATCAACAGGAGCTATCGGGGATAAAGATAAGGTTCTTACAGGTAAAGATAGTTTAATTGGGGCACAAAGAGAAGGCTCCCTTGCAAGGGCAGACAAAGAAGCCAGCAAGATGAAACAGTTCCTTGCAAGAAGAGGAAATGTTACACCTAGTCAAAACATATTCAGCCCACAGGGCATTGCGAATGGCGGAAAAGCTATTGTACAGAGTATTGGTAAAAAGGCTCTTACAGCAGGTCTTGCAACATCCGTGACGATGGGTGGAATCTTTGGTGGTACAGCTTTGTATCAGGGCAGAATCAGAAGTAACAATACCCATATCGTCCAACCTGTACAAGCTGTAAATAAGTCGTCAGCAGATAAAGATGAGAACATGATGCAAGAAATGGCAAACATGTTGCAGGAACGCTTGAAGGCTTATTACAAGATCTTAAAGGGAGAAACCCTTACAGAAGAAGAAAAGAAGAAGGCTGGATCCGATTACGTTCCATTACAAGATATTACAATTACAAAGGCTACCTTAGATGGGGCAGAGATCGATGCAGGCAGCATCACAATGTCAAATTTAAAGAATTTCTCAGCTGAATACAATTTGTCTGGTAGCAAAACCGATAAAAATGGAAGTATTTTTTCTGGATTATTTAAAAAGAACATCGGCGTATCTGCCGTGATTCCTACCTATGACTTTGTAGATGGGGAAGGAAATACGATCGGAAATGATAAATTCTTATTAAGTCCAGAAAGCGATATTGTATTTCCAAATGGCACAGCTGGTAAAGCTGCCAAAACAAATACAACGATCCAGAATACATCTGGCGATTCTTCCGCTAAACTTGGCTCTGAAACGCAAATGGATATCATGTTAAATATGCTTGGTGCCATGGAAACTGGCGGACAGGTTTATGGGCAGAGAGATTATAGTAATGTAATCAACGCTGAAGCAGGTGGAGAAGTGGCTTCTACAATTGGTTGGAGTTCTTTATATGGAAATAATGCAAGAAATTATTTAACAAGATTCAGAAGCGAAAACCAAAGTAAGTTCTCCGAACTCGATAGTAATGGAATCATCGCTCCTCTTCTTGAGAAGGATTGGGAAGCAGATCGGATAGAACTAAATGCTGAACAAACAGAAGTTGTAAAGAAAATTTTAACAAGCAGCGAAGGTAAAAAGCTACAAGATAGAATTGCAGCAGAACGTGTGGTAAAACATTGGAATTATTGTGCCAATACTTACACAACGAATTTAAGAGCTGTATTTTGGTATACCCAACTAGCAGAACTTGGGGGAGGCGATTATGCTTCTAGCCCTGTAGATGCAGTATTCCAAGCTTGTAATGGAGATTACAGTACAGAAAATATTTTAAAGAATTTGAAAAAGCGTAATGAAGGTAGCCAAATCGGTGCTTCCTTATACAATTCAAGACATGCAAAATATAAGGAATGGATCGATGAAAAGATTCCAGAAAACATGGAGGTTGATCTAGCCAACGTTGAAGTAACGGGTGCTGGAGCAATCGATGTCGTACAAGCAGGAACATCGGGAACATCAAGTAGTTCTGGAGCTGGACAACTATTGTTTGTAAAAGAAATCCTAAGTATGGGTGCCGTGGCTGGATACAGTGGTGATCCAAAGGATAACTACCATTTCCAAAAGTATTGTGTCACATTAGCAGATTATGCAATTGCAGGTCATGGTCAGGGTATCACAGTAGAACTTAGAACAACTGCCAGTGGGCAAAAGGAAAGTTGGACAGATGAAGAAGGAAACAAAGTAGAAGTTAATGGGAAGAAGATCGTCGCAACGGTCAAGATCCCAGTTCTATGTGATCTTGCAAAATTAGAAGAAAACGACAAGATGTTTAACTATTCTTGGGATCTATCAAACAAGACTTATGGGGACAAGCTAGTACAAAGTTATATTGCGTTACGCTCTAGCGACTTTGAAAAGGTATTTAATGTCAAAATCAGGGCTCTTTCATTTGGTTATGTTGGCGGAAATGCAAACCCAGAATGGGCAGATGGCTTTGGTGGTATTTCTAATTTACCTTATGTAAAATGGGCAAGAGAAATTGCTGCAGATGATTCACATGGATATTCTTGGGTTCATCGTTTAGGAAACCCAGACTACGACTGCTCATCACTAGTTTATTATGCCCTTACACAAGCTGGATTTAATGTCGGACCACCAGCATTCTCAACCTATAGTCAGATCAACCTAATGACTGAAGCAGGCTTCGTCCAGTACGAAATCACATCTCCAGATGATCTAAGACCAGGAGACATCTTGTGGCGGCAAGAACATACAGAAATCTATATTGGTGGCGGCAGAACAGTTGGTGCCCATATCGATGAAGTAGGTGGCGTACAAGGTGCGATCGGCGGCGACCAAACTGGTGAAGAAATCAGTGAAGGTCCTACAGATTGGAGTGGCTGGACATACGGGTTCCATCCACCAGCAGGCTACAATCCTACGGAGTGAGTAAACAGTAGAGAAGAAATTCTCTACTTTTTCTTTTGGATATAGCATAATATATATGTGAGGTTAAAATGGAAGAAAGAAAGCTGAATGAATTTATTAAAAAGAACATAACCTTATATTTTCTAGCAAACAAATTTGCAATGATTCCATATATTGACAAAGATTTTACAAATAGACTTTTTGAAAATTCGAAAATGGCACAAGACTATATCAATGCCAAGGCTGAAGAAAAAGGTGAAACATGGAAAGAAAGTATATATTTCATTCCAATCAAGTTTAATGAAGAAAGTTGGAACAAGTATGTATCCAAGGTGTATTCGGCAGGTGGAAATCATATTGAATGTACATATAACGATGGAAGAAAAGATAAAAGAGAAATCAAGTATGAAAATGTCCCAGCGTATTATTACAATCAAGAATTATCAAGAAATATATCGGAATATGTTCAGACGAAAAACTTTGTATGGCTAAAAAGAATAAGAAATCTGAAATTCATTATTCCTTGTAAGATCAAACCAGCAAAAACAAAGAGTGGAAAAGATACATTTGTATTCATATACGCCCAAGCATATATGACAAAAACCAAAGAAGCCTATTACTTTGTCTTTACAGATGGGCTAGAATATGAAAAATGGGAAAGGGCAAACGCAAAAACTAACAAAGAAGAATGGGAGTGGCGTCCATTGTTGCTCTCATCACAAGATATTACAAGAATATCCATGAATCATGGAATATTGGTCAATGCATGCAGTTGGCAGTTGGTATTGACTCCAGAGGAGTGTCAATACTTCTTAGATACGAATCAAGAAATTGAATCAAATGAAAACAAAACAGAAGAAACAAACGAAGGCGAGGATGATTTAGAGTGAAGAAGATATATTATTATGTACAAAGATGTCCAGAATGTGGCAGTAGATTAACTGGTCGATATATTAAAATGCCTAGAAGCGAAAATGATCAGATATATACAGAAAGAGAGTCTTTGAAAGCTGGAGAACTGATTAGATTTGCAGAAGAAGTACCATATAACAACTGTTATTGTGAATCTTGTGGAAATGAGTGGCATTATGACGTTAATGGAAAGCTTATTTCAAAAGAGAGAATCGAAGAAGAAAAGAGTGCCAGAAGAACTCCAGAGCGGTTTGCCGAGTTCGCCAAGACACATAAAAGAAAGACATTACTACAGAAAATATTGGGAGGATTTTTAAAATGAAATTTGTAAGAACATATTTTGAAATCATGGATCTTTTAGAAAGCATTATCAATACAGAAGATGCTGACGAAAAAGACGTTGTATTAGCCACAATGGCAAAGTCTATGATCGCAAGTAGATTGATATCACAAAACAAGCCATTTGAACTCAGAAAATATGCAGAAAATATCGTGATCCAGACGGATGGAAAGAGCTATGTATTTGATGAAGAAACCATGAGAGCAATGGACCAACTGTTATCTGTCGATCAAGAAGAAAAACAAGAGGAAAAACCTGTAGATACTACACAAAACCAAGAACATGGCACGCAAGAAACAACGGAAGAAAAAGAAGATAAGCAAAAAGAAGCCTCTGATGAATCTAAGCAAGATAAAGAGGTGAATATCCCACAGCAGGCAGTTAGTGAACATCCATTAAGTCAAGATGAGACGAATGAGGCTGGAGACGAAGTAAACAATGAAACATTCAATCCAGAAGAAACGGGATATGAACCAGATATGCCAACATTTATGTCTGAAGATAACGATCCATTTTCTTCTGATAGCTCCGTTAATACACCACTATTATCTGATGGCTTAAATTTTGGTGAACCAGATGAACCAGACTACGATGTTCCAACATCAAGTAACGGAAACGAAACAAAGGATACACCAGTTCAAAATGAAGAAGTTTTAAAGAATGTTTTATTGCATCCTGAAAGAATGGATATAAAAATTAAGCAAAAAGATATTATGTATGCATACGTAAAGGGTAACTTCACAGATGAAAATGGAGAGCCTTTAAGCAGAGTCGATATGTTTATTACTCCACTAGCTACAAGTATACGTACCCCTGAATTTATTGTCCGATATGTCATTGATCGCAATGCCGACAAGCAGTTGATGGCAGATGCTCTTGGAGAGTCACCAGAGGCAATCATCAATGATGGCAAAGGAAATTCTTTAAAAGTAACTTGTTCCATATCAGAAGAAGGTGTGCTACAACCAATGGTAGAAGGTATTGATGGTTCTGAATTTGTGATTGCTGCAATCAAAGACGAAGGATTATCTGGAAAAGGGCACTTAGAAGCTTTTGATCCTGCAACTGGAATTTCTGTTCGTATGTTCCCAAGTGGAAAGAAAAATGAAGCCAACGGGCATGCAAAATTTGCGTATTGTGTATTTAAACACGATCAGTTAGTAGATATCGGTTATTCAACTGGTGAACCTATTTTGGTCAACAATAATGGGGAAATGCTAAAGTTTGCTTGTAAATGGGATGAAACAGATAACCCAAGTGAAAATGTTGCAGAAGTTGAGATGTTCGATTATGGCAGAAAACAATAGCGGATTTGAAGTATGGCTTTGTAATAAGGATAAAAAAGTATTAAAAATAGTAATTGATAAAGATAAGATCATTAAAATCATAGGACGACACAAGAATAACCAGAGGTATCTGCCAATGTTTTTACAGAATGGGAATCTATCACTAGAAAATCTTCAAACATGGTTCAGAAAGCGTATGATTCCAAGTGAGAGAGAAAATAGAACGTATGTAATGGAAAGTTCTAAAGATTTATTGAATACATACAGAAATTTCTTTTCTCTTTCCGATCAGTATTGGCTGAAATATGACAAAAGAGAAACATGGGAAAAATTGAATTTCTTTGATAACCCTTATTGCGAAGAGGTTGGGAAAGCTTTCTTTGGAATATGGGAAGTAAATAAAGAAAAAATAAGAACCCATGCAGAAAAAGGAGAACTTGATGGAAGTCTTGATACATCATCTTTGATCTCCTTCTCTCCTGATCTAACAACAAACGGAATCTTAATTAAGAAGTGGAAGAAAGAAGATGGAATTTCTTATCTTTATAAGGGAGCTGGGCTTCAGATTGACCAAGAGCCACTTTCAGAAGTATTAGCATCAATGATATTGAAACAACTGAATCTATTAGATATTGTTGAATATTCATTAGTCATTGAGAGTATGCAACTTTGTTCAAAGTGCAGAAATTTCATAACGAGAGATACAGAGTTTGTTCCTGCTTCACATGTTATGAAACCATTCACTCCAAAAGAAGGAGAAGACCTGATGAATTTCTTTATACGTTCGTGTAATGAACTTAAAATCAAAGGAGCAGATGATTACATTAAGAAAATGATCTATTGTGATTATGTAATTGGAAACACTGACAGGCATCTTGGAAACTTTGGATTCATTAGAGATGCAAACACCGCAGAAATCATTGGTTTTGCTCCATTATTTGACTCTGGTTCTGCTTTCCAATTAAGAAGCAACGAATCTCCTGCTTTTGTCTATTTTTCAGAAGAAAATAAAAAAGAAGCAATCAAGTATGTTAAGAAAAACTATAAAAAAAAGCTTCCGCAGAAACTAACATGCAGTGCAATGGAACAGATGATAAAGACGTATCCAACTTTGAACAACGATCAAAGAGATTTGTTGATTCAATTGGTCCAGAAGTCAAATGGGAGAGTAAAAAAGATTTCGGAAAAGGAAATTTCTCCATTGTCAAAATAGGAAAGGACAGATAAAAATCTGTTCTTTTTCTTTTTCTTCTCTTTACAATTGTGGTGAAAGAAGATATACTGTTATATGTATAAAGGAAAAATGAACATGGGAATTTTAAAACAAGAAATGCAGCTATTAAGTGATCTTGGTAATGGTTATAACGAAATTGATGCATTTAATCATTCGATGATCGCATCTGTTGTAAAGCCAGAAGATATTAACAATACGTTCCAAGCTATATATACATTGAGAAAAAATGGAAAAGATGCTTTTTTTAGAAAAATAGTAGGAGAGTTGTATGCGAAACAAAATTGAAAATGATGCAAAAATGTATATTGATAAAGGAATGAAGCTTCATATTGATGATTTTGTTCATATCCCAAAAGAGTTAGAAGAAAAATATCCAGATCTGATCGCCTATTTTAGAGAAAGATTAAATGGATTCAATCTCGGCTTCGATCGTATGAACAAAACAGATGAAAAAGTAATCGCAAAGGCAATCAAGTATGAAGAACCAGAAATCAAGAGTTTAGCAAGAGGGTTAGCTTTTGCAGTTTCATATAAACAGCTGCATTATTATATTCGACATACGTTCCCTTCGATTGAAAACATCGAAGAAGCCATGCAGGAAGTATTTGTGATTCTCGCAGAACATTTAGAGGAATATAACCCAGAATATAACATCACTACTTTTATCACTCCATTTGTAAGCAAGTTCTTCTCAGCCAAAGTTTCGACGATCATTGATGGCTCTGTCCAATTATCTATTCATTATGCCAGATCAATGACGCTTGTAAATAAGGCTATCCAAGAATTACAGTCAGATGGAATCAATACGTATACTCCAGAAATACTTACAAAATATATCCAAACACATTTTGACAAAAAGGTATCACTTATTACCGTAAGAAAGTGTCTTGAATTAAAATTCGTTGTTGTCCAATTGGATTGGCGTAAGGATAGTTCAGAACAGACACAAACACTTGAGATTCAAGATCCAAATGCAGCTGATCCAGCTAAACAATTAAGAGAAAAAGAAGAAACAATTGAATTTCAGGAGATGTTAAATAAGTTAAGACCGAAATCAAAAAAGATTCTGACATTCTTCTTAGAGTTTGCAGCAAAATATCCAGATAAGACTATTAAAGATGCAGCCCTATACAATTACGCTAAGGCTCATGGATATGAAGGTTCAAAATCAACTTTTTCTGTAGCATTTAGAGCAGCAAAGAATGAATTTAAGTCAATATTACTAAACTCCAGGGAAATCAATACAGTTCGACAAAGCATGCCAATTGAAGCGATCAATATGGACAATCATTTCTACACCAAGTCAGACGATGAGGGCTTTGCAGATGCATTTGCTAACGATATCTCATTACTGGATGTAGAGAATCTCATGTAGAAATATAACAGTATATGTGATATAATTTGCTTACGAAAGAATATAACGTTCTTCCGTAGGCACTTTTTCTTTCCCCAGCATATAACATAATAATATTGATTTATTTGATGAGTTGGAGAACGAATAAATAAAAGGAGGAAAATATGAACGAAAGAATTAAAGTAATAGAAGAGATGAAAAAGATCTCAGATTATGAAGAAACACATTTGCATTCAAAAGATATTTTTGATTGCGATAATCCAGCCGAAGATGTTTGCAAAAGATTAAGTGATATCGGAAGAAAAACGGTATTTTTAACACAGCATGGCGTGGCTGCTATGACGTGGGATTTTAAAAATGCCGCAAAGAAGTATGGACTAAAGTTTGTGCCTGGAATCGAGACTTATTTCCAGCACACAGCCTACAAAGAGAATGGGCTGATGCAAAAAAATAATCTTGAGCCAGAAAAGCATCTGATCTTACATGCTAAAAATGATGAAGGTTGGAAGACGATCAGCATGGCTATTTCAGATGGTCAACGTGAAAACGGATACTGTCTGATGAATGACGAAATTCTCAACAAGTATTTCTTGGGAAATAACAACGTTATCGCTACATCAGCTTGTATTAGTGGTGTTATCGCAACGGTTTTTCGATCAAATGAGTTTGTAGAAAGAGAAATCGCTAAAATCAGAAGAGCCATGGAAAAAGGAGGTATTTCTTCAAATGTAAGCAATTTATCTCTCGTTGAAGATAAATTCAACAATCTAAATCAACAACTAAAAGAAAAGAAGTCTGAATTAGAAAAGATGAAGAAATTATCCAAAATCAAGTTCTCTGCACGAGAAAAGATTTTAGTTTCTATGGATGAGCTTATGGCTGAGGCAGAACGTCAACGTATCGAAAGTGATAAGGCTGAAGTAGAAGATGCCAAAGCAAAGATCCCTGTACTAACAGAGGAAATCAAAAAGCTTAGAACAAGAATCTCTATTTTAAAGAAAGAATTAAAGCAGAAAACTGTAGATGCAGAAAAATCTTCTGTATTCAATGAAAAAATATTGGAATTAGAAAAGAAGAAAAAGACAGAAGAAGAGATGTTAGAAGAAGCTCGTAAAGAGATGGAATTTTTTAACAACATCTTTGGTCAAGACAACTTCTTTGCTGAGATCCAATACCATGGAATGCAAGAAGAAAAAGTTATCTACAATAAGATCGTAAATCTAGCACGTTCTATGAATATTCCTCTTGTTGCCGCAAATGATGTACACACGGTAACAAACTCCAACGAGGAATTATTAAAGAGAATGATTATGAAGAGTTTACGATTTGAAAAGTGGGAACCACTGCAAGATGCAGACAGAGAACTCTACATTAAGACAACGCCAGAAATGAGAGCTATGTTCTCACATGTTTTTGAAGATGATGTCATTGAAGAAGCATTTGATAATACTTTATATATTGCAGGTATATGCAATGTAGACTTCAAAATTACAAATCACTTTCCAAAGGTATTTAAAGGAAAATCAGAAGAGTATACAAATGATGTATTCATGAAAGAACTTCAAGATGGAATCAATCGCTTATATCCAGCTGGGTTACCAGCAGAGTATCAAGAAAGATTGAATCGTGAAATCGAGATCATCAAAAAGATGGGGTATGTCGATTACCATTTGGTGGTGCAGGACTTTAATCGCTATGCAGCTGAATACGATAGTATTCCACCAGAAGAAATCGAAAACGCTCCGATCGAAAAAGAAGCGTTACGAGCTTGGAAGCTTGAAAGAGGATTTACTACTCCTGTCGGTATCGCAAATGGAACTGGACGTGGTTCTGCTGTAGGATCACTCGTTTGCCAATTACTAGGCATTACCCACTTGGATCCGATCAGATTTGAACTCTTGTTTGAACGTTTCTTAAATCCAGAACGTGTATCACTTCCAGATATTGATTCTGATATCAGCAACACGATCCGTCCTAGAACGATCGAATACGTAAAGCAGAAGTATGGTGAAGATTGCGTAGTTGGAATCATGACACAAAATGCACAAGCTCCTAGAGGAGCAATTCGTGCAGCAGCACGTTCTTATGGCTTCTTTTTGGCTTATAAGAACAATGATGAAAGTTATCGAGGAAGATTCTTATCACTAGCCGACAAGATTGCTAAGGCAATCCCATCTAAGCCAGGATTAGGGTTTAACACGAAACTTGAAAAGCAAGATCCTAACGGAGCAGAAATCACATTATACGCTGACCTGATTCAGAAGTTTGCAGATGATAAAACTGCAAATACGATTATTAAATGGGCTAAGGTTTTTGAAAACTGTTGTACAGCATATGGATCTCATGCAGCTGGTGTTGTTATCACAGATGGAACTCCAGTAAAAGAAATCGTACCTTTACGTTACAACAGTAAATTAGGAATCTACACGACCCAATGTAATATGATCGAAGTTGAAGAAAACGGAATGCTAAAGTTCGACTTCTTAGGATTAAAAACATTGGACATCGTTACAGATTGCAAATGGAAATTAAAGGAACGTGGAATCAATCCAGAGCCATATAGAATCCCGCTAGACAACAAGGAAACGTTTGAGAAGGTATTTGCACAGGCTCATACTAACTCTGTATTCCAGTTTGAAAGTAAGGGAATGAAGAAGATGCTGAAGAGATTTGAACCATCATCTTTCGAGGATCTGATTATTCTTGTTTCAATGTTTAGACCAGGACCAATGCAATATTTGGATAGCGTAATGGATGTCAAGCATGGAAGAAAGCCAGTGCAATATCTAACTCCAGAACTAGAGCCTATCTTGGGCAAGACGTATGGAGCCATTGCTTACCAAGAGCAGGTTATGCAGATCTTCCAAAAATTAGCTGGATATACACTTGGCGGAGCCGATATGGTTCGCCGATACATGTCTAAGAAGAAGATGGAAAAGCTAGAACTAGAACGTCATGCTTTTATTGAAGGCGATCCAGATAGAGGTATCCGTGGATGTGTTGCAAATGGAATCAACTATGATGCAGCAAGTAAGTTGTTTGATGAAATGACTAACTTCGCTAAGTATGCGTTTAATAAGTCGCATGCCGCAGCATACGCTTATAACAGCTATGTTTCTGGTTATCTTAAAGAATTGTATCCAGCCGAATTTTTAGCTGGAGCAATGAACTGGGCTGAAAAAACGCAAGCCAAGGACCCACTTCCAGAACTTCTGATTGAAGCTCATGAAGTCGGTGTAAAGGTGTTACCACCAAATGTAAATTACTCTAAGAGCAAATTCACAGTCCATGATGGCAAGATCCTATTTGGTCTAGCATCTGTAAAAGAAGTTGCGTCAGCTGCCAAGGCAATTGTTGAAAATGCCCCTTATACTTCTTTCCACGACTTTATAGCTCGTAGTAAGGCAGATAAGACATCGGTAATCAACTTGATCAAGGCGGGAGCATTAGATGATTTCAATGTAAGTCGTAAGGCAATGTTGGATAGTTATGATGCTTTCAAGACAACTTATGCAAAACTTGCAAAGAAAGAAACTTACATCCAGACAGTAACAGAGATTTTACCTAAACTTTGTTTATGTGGCAGTGATGAAGAGTTAGTTGAAAAGCAAAAGGAACTCGGATTACATGTTGAACTAAAGAAACTAGCAACAGAAGATAAGTTGCAAAAGTCTTTAGAAAGAGCAAAAGAAGCAGTTATCGGATTAAGAACAGCTTTTGAGTCATTGACAATTACTCCTGTAATTGAAACAACAGAAGAAAAGTTGGCAGACGAAAAAGAAGTTCTTGGATATTATGTTTCAGGAAGTCCATTAGACAATTATGGTAGACCAGAGGAACTATCTGCTACTCCGATCAGTGATATGGATGCAAATACAACAATGATTTTCGGTTTGATTACAAATGTTGAGATTAGACAGAGCAAGAAGACTGGAAATGATATGGCATTCATTGTTGTTCAGGATCAAACTGGAACCGCAAACGTCAATGTATTCCAAAAAGCATACGAACAAAATAAGCAATTCATTAAAGAAGGAAATGTGTTACTCTTTTCTGGTAAAACAGATTTAGATGACTTCAATTCTTCAGATGAAGATGGAGAGGCATTAGATGCTGAATACAAATTCACATTACAAAAATGTTTCGAAGCTAAGAAGAAGAATGGAACATATTTAGTCCATTCAAATGCAATTAGTATGCAAGAATTGGAAAATATGAAAGAAGACTTTGGCAATACTGTTTATATCTACAATGTAGAAACAAAGCAGACTGAGAAGTTAGGATTCACAGTTTCTTCAAAAGTAAATGAGATTTGTGGTGTAACGAAAATGTCTTAAAAAAAGAAAGAGCATAAAAATGCTCTTTTTTTATTTTTTCTTTTAAATACTGCTATATTTTATATCGGATATAGCATAATATATTGTGTAACAGAAGGAGAAAAGAATATGGCTAAAGAAAATTTAGTTATGCTAAGAGGAATCATGGTAAATGATATCATGGTTTATCGAAACGATAGCGATCAAACACCTATATATTGCACAGGAACCATTATGGTTGCCAAACAAGAAAGAAGTGTTCGATCAAATCAAGATAAGGAAAACTTATCACTAAGCGAAGTCCGTATTGCATCAAGAGACGCTAATATTATCAATAAAATCAAAGATGCTAAGCGTGGTGACATTGTGGGCTTAAAAGGTGTAATCGGAACATTGCGACAAACAAAACGTACAGTGTGTCCAGATTGCGGAAGACCAACAAGTTATATTGGGCAAGTTCTATTTGTAGCCCCAACCTTTGTAGAGATGTTAGGACATGTTGATACTAATGAAGAGGCAAGCAAGTATCTTGCAGAACATCGAGATATTTCCAATATCGTAAGGGTTTTTGGTTTGCTTGTACGTGATCCAGGTAGAATCCACATCAATAATAAATTTGGGTTTACACAATATCAATTGGCAGTTAACCGAAAATTACGTGTGTCTTTTGATCAGGATCCAAGCAATCATGCCGACTATCCGTGGGTAAAATCGTATGGAATCATTGGAAAAAGAGATAGAGAAAGACTGTTTCTGAAATCAGAAATCTATGTCGATGGCTTTTTACAATCAAGATCTGTCATGAAGCATGTCGTTTGCGGTCAAAAATTAGATGATAAAGGTAAACCAATGAAGGATTGTTTTGGAAATCCAATCATCGCAACAGACGCAAACGGAGAACCACTAGGTTGTGGAAAGCGTTATGAAACACAGGAAAGAACTTCTGAGATCGTTCCATACGCAACAGAATACATTGGAAATTATCGAAGTGATGAAGAAGCGGAAGAGTATAAGAGACAAATTCGTAATCAATCAATTACAGACTTGGCGAATCAAAAAACACGATTAACAATTGATTATGATTTAGAAGATGAAGAAGACGAAGATGAGTCTGTAATAGAGGAATATATTGAGGACTAGACCTCTTCCAAAATATATACTGTTATGGTATAATAATAGATAGAAGTACAGGAGAAAAAACATGAAAAGAAGTAATAAAACAGAGATTGCCCGTGAATACAATAAAAAGACATACGATCGTATTTGTCTAACAGTAAAAAAAGGGCAACGTGATAAGATCAAAAAGTTTGCAAAGGAAAAGCGAAACAAATCGTTAAACGGATACTTTGTCGATTTAGTTGAAGAAGACATGAAGAAAGCGTGAGCAAATGTCGATAACCAATTTGGATCAAAAAATCAAGTTTCACAGTATGGATTCACAAGGTAAGTCGATTTCAAAAATGCACGAAGATACAAATGGGGATTATGTTTGCCCAGAGCTAACATTTCCCCAGAAGTATGCAAATGAAATCAAAAGAGTGATCGCATTTATCTTGGAGTCAGATTTTAACGAAGGTGTAGAGTCGAACCTAACGAACTCACGAATGGGGTTTGGAGATGTTTACCATTGCAAGATCTTAGAGCATACACCATTTAAGATTGTTGTTGGAATATATCAAAAATAAGAATAGGAGAAAATAAAATGTCAGAAAAGAATTTAGAAATTATTGGTTTTATGGAAACAAGAAAAGAAAGAAGTGAACAAGATGGTAAGAAGCTAGATGATTACGATATGAAACGATACTGTCCAAATGACAGAGTTGTAATCGAATGCGAAATCGGAGATCTAGTAGAATACATCCAAACTGTCGAAGAATTGAAGAAGAAATATGTAGCACTTCTCAACGAAAAGAACGAAGGCGAATATCTTCGTAAAACAAAGAAGAGTGACTCAGATTCCGTTCGTGAATCTATCGAAAAAGAGTTAAATATTCGCCCATTTGGCAATGTCAATATTCCTAGTAACGGAGGTCAACATGGAAAAATTTAGTGAACTTGAAGAAGCGTTGATTTTACGTGCTTTATCAATGCTTGAAGTTGAAGAAAACATAGAAGAAGCAGAAGAAAATTCTCTTACGCTGAGTCTTTGGGTAGAAGATCTTGATGGAGAAGATACATTGATGAGGCAAATCATCATTATTAAAGATTCTCCAACGGACTATAGCGTTTATGATATGGACGATGAAGAAACACAGGAAGTAGATCTTGTATTTGAAGGTGGATTTGCCAATATGATTCAATACCTATCTTCCATCAACAATGTTCTTCTAGGTGTCTATGCAAGCCACTATGAGCAGGCAACATTCGAGATGCTCAATAAAATCAGAAAGGGCGAAATAGTTTCTCCAAAAGAATCTGAGGATGGGGGTATGATGTCGTAACATGAAGAAGCATCCATATTTAACAAGTATTCTAGTTGGCTTAGCTATTGCATTTGGCTTTCGGTTAGCTGGATTTAGAACGGTCCGTGTGGTGGGAGATTCAATGTCTCCTACCTATAAAAACGGAACAATCCTTATTACAAGAGTCGTCACTTCAGAAAAGGATATTGACGAAAACGATGTTGTGGTATTCAGGGTTCCAGCCGACAAGATGAAAGACCATTCTTTCGAAGAAAAGGATGGGAAATCCCACAAAATTATCAAGCGAGTTGTGGCATTACCAGAAGAGGAGATAAAACTTCAAAATGGATATGCTTACAGGAATAACAATCGAGAAAACAGAAGTTTAGAAGCAATGCTTGATATGGGAGAATATGAAGATGGTTACACCTTAAAAGAAAATGAATATTTCGTTCTTGGAGATAACCGAAACAATTCTTATGACAGCAGAAAGATCGGACCAATTACAATAGATGAAATCGAAGAAAAGGTAGTGTTTGCATTACCATTCTAAAATAAGAAAGGAAATAAAATGGAAACAAGAGATTACAAAATTAAAACAAATTTTGCCGACAGACCAAATGGTAGCCCTAGTGGTAATTGGGTTTGCGGAATTGATATCGGATACTCTGCTGTTAAAGTAGTTTCCCCAAATAAGAACGCTATTTTCCCAGCTTTTGCTGAGATGGATGATTCTAAAACAATCGGTACGCCAGCTCCTTATTCTATTATTTATAAGAATTTAGAAACAGGTGAGCGTTGGATCGTTGGTGAATCAGCATTAAACAATATTAAGCAGGGCGATACATCACATTCAGATAACACACTGTATGGGCGTGAACGTTATGATGATCCGATGTTCTTGGTATTAGTTGATGTGGCAATCGGTATTGCTTGCAGTCAAAACCAATATGGAAATTACATTGGAAAAAAGATTTGGATCGAAACTGGTCTACCATCAGCGTATTTAGAACAAGATAGTCCATATCTTAAAAATGCTTTTGCAGGAAGACATCACTTTGCATTGAAGATCGGTGCAGATGAGCCAGTTGAATATGATATCGTGATTGGCAAGGAAAACGTTGACGTTATGGAACAGCCAATGGGTACACTAATGTCAATTGCAATGGGGAACAACCATAAGGCAATTCCTGAATCTGGTTTTTACTTCAACAGAAACTTGATCATCTTTGATGGCGGACACGGAACTTTAGATATGTTTATTATCAAGAACAATAGAGTTGTTGATAAGCAGACATTCCCAGAATTCGCAATGAAACAAGTGCTGGCAAATGTGCGTGCTGAGATCCAAAGAAATCATGGTGTTGAAGTATCACCTATTGCCATCCAGAAGTGCTTAGAAACAGGAACTGTTATCAAGCATAGTCGATTCAGCAGTGGACATATACCTATCAAGGAAATCTTGCAGCGTGAAAGTGAAAAAGTTTGTCATGCAGCGTTAGATAGAATTGGCAGAATGTACGAGCTATATGAGTTCAACTATTTTGTCATTACAGGCGGAACAAGTGCAGCATGGGCTGATACTATTAGACAAACTTTATCAGGCATTGAAGGCTTGGTTGTAATCGATGGAAACCAAAATGATAAGTCTCTTAGCTTTGATTATTCGAATGCAAGAGGATACTACATGTATCTATATGAAAAGGTGAGTCGCTCATTAAGACAGCAAGCTCAGTAAGGTGATCTATGAGAGTTGAATTAAAGCTTTATAAGAATTATGACGCAGATCTTATTTCATTAAATGCAAATGGAATATCCGTTACAATGCTAATGAAGAAGGCGTTGGAATATTATGTTAGAGGACAACAAATTACCTTTGTTGTTCCTAACGCCATTCCATTTACACTAAAAGAGAAAAAACGTACATATCACTTGTTATTCGAAGTCAAGGATAAACAAAGCGTCGATTTTCTCAAAAGAGAAATCAAGGAAGGTTGGCGTACAGCATTCTTTAAAACACTTGTTAGATCATGCCTTTTAACGCCACAGATAGCCGTATTTCTAAGAAATGATACAACTATCAAGAAGGAGACAGAACGCATTAAATTGATACGTCTGGAAGGCTTAGAGAATGTTGTATTACTTGAACCTAAAAAGAATAAGCGTATCACAATTGACGATATCTTAAAGCCAAAGAAGAAAGCTCCTGTTAGAGTTGAAAAGTTACCAGATTACAGCACGGAAGATAAAGATGAAGCTAAACAACCAGTTGTTGAAAAGCCTATTGTAAAGCAGGAACCAACAGTAGTTCAAGCTGCTCCAGTAAAGGCAGTAGAAGAAACAAGTGAAGTAATCTCAGAAGATGATATCGCAAACGCTCCAGATCCTACATTAACAGATGGAGAAGAGTATGATTTCTTTTCTCAGTTTAACAATATGAGAGGCTAGAAAATGAATACAACAGATTTTGCAAGATCAATGTTTATGCTCACCAATGACGTTTCGATTACAAATCTTTTTGATGAAAAGTTTGGACAGAAGAAGAATAGATGGTGGTCATGTCAAAGAGAACATTTTGTGAGTTGGGCAACACATGAAGATAGCTATGGCGTTGGGAAGTATTGCCACGAGCCAAACAAAGATGCCTTGCTGATGTACAACAGTATTGCTAGACCAGAGATGTTGTTGTGGCTAATCGAAGCATTACAAATTTCACTGCAAAGGTTAAAATCCTCACAACAGATAGATTTAGAAATCAACATGAATGATTTCAAAACTTTTGTAGAAGAAGTGAAGTTAATTAAGCATTATAGAACGAAGTGTGCGAAAATCAGAAGCAAATATCCATTTTCTGCGATTGAAAAGTGGTTAGAGAAGCATAGGAAGTTGGAGAAAATATATCTAACAAAGGAGGAGTTCGAAAACAGAAATGAACTTTGATAAAGAAAAAGAGTATAAAGAGCTTTGCAAAAAGTTCAAGATAGAAGATTTTATTGAAGAGTGTCGCTCAGAGAAGATCCCGTTCTTTATTACAGCATGTGTAAAAAACGATGAAAATGGATCAGCTTATCTGAGTGATGCATCAGCAACAGGCAGTCAGAATATCGAATTAAAGGATGATCATATCATCAAGCATATTTCAGTGCTAAACGGATTCGACACTGTACCGCACCGAAGAAATATTGAAATGATCTTTGAAGAAGACAATTAGAAAGAAAGAGGAAAAGAAAAATGTCAGAATTTAAGAAGGTAAATAAGGTAGTAGCAAGAGGTAGAGTAATCAGCGTTGGTCATAATGCATACGGATACAGATCAATTCTGGTTTACATCAGAGGTAAAGAAAGACGCTTCGATAATGTAATCTCATTTGTTGTAAATGGACTTCCAGAAGGAACTGTCGTAGGAGATACAGTTGATATTGAAGGTCACATCGTTGGCTTAGTACAGCGTAGACGTGTTGTATTCTCAAACGAAAGTTCAGAATCATTAACACGACATGTACAATACATTCAAGTAGACAAGATCAAGAAGACAAAGACAATCATGAAAGAAGTATTTGGTACTGATGGTGGCATCCGTTATCATGGTGATTCTTTCTTACATGTATATGCAAGTGGTGTTGTACGTAATGTACGTCCATCAAAGGATGGTCGCTATGTTCGTCTTAGCATTTCTTTAGAAGATGGCGACGAATCCTATCGAAACAAGAAGTTCTTCTTCTATCCACAGTTCTCTACAAAGACTCGTGTAAACGATCTATTGAAAGATATTAAGAATGGAACAATCTTAAACCTCATTTGTGGAATGACTTCCAAAGAAAAAGAAGTCAACGGTTCAAAGTTCCACTATGAAAACTTTATGATCGACGATATGGAAATTGTTGGCTATATGGAAGTTGAAAATAAGAGCGAACACGAAGTTGCAACAGAAAACGAAAAGGTTGCAATCGTAGAAGAAGATGACTTGAGCTTAGAAGCTAATGAGTTAGAGCCAGAAGAAGCTGACGAAATGGAGTAACAAACAACTAACAGTAGAATATATCTACTGTTTTTTGTTTCTCCTTATATCACATAATATTTTTGTATCATATTTGATGATCATGGATAAGGCTAAAAGCCACAACAGGAGGAAAATTATATGAAAATCAAAAATTTATTAGTAACAAACTTCCAAGGATTAAAAGGAACACACTCCTTTGATCTAGGCAAAATCACAGCATTTTGTCAAGCAAACGGTTCAGGAAAGACTTCCGTTCGCAACGCATTAATTTATGGTTTAACTGGGGTTGAACCTGCTGGTGATATTGTTCATGCAGGCGAAGATCATGCTGAAGTGACAGTGACCTTAGAAGATGGTAGAACATTTGGTCGTCGTTGTTATGCAGATAAGAGACAATCTATCTATTATTTAGATGGAAAAGCAGCTTCATTAACAGCAATCAATCAGATGTTAGAAACCTCATTTCCAGGGATCAATATTGAAACTGGAAAGATCGCTACAAGTAGCGAAGTGTTTAACGGATTAACGTCCCAACAATTTGGTGAAGTATTATTAAAATACTTGCCAGAACAGTTAGATAAGAACATTGTTCTTTCTAAGTTTTCAGAAGCAACAGAAGAAGAAAAAGAAGTTCTTTCTTCCGTGTTACCAGATGGAGAATTTGGTATTGAGATGCTTAATTCTGTATACGATACACTTGTAGACAGAAGAAAGATGATCAAGCAGAAGCTTAAAGAGACGCAGGGGATTTTAAAGGGCTTTGGAGAATTAACAGTTCCAGCTGTAACAGCCGATAGAATTCCTGCTGAACTTGAACAATTGGAACAGGCAAAGAAGAGCGTTATTGAATATAATGCAAAATTAAACGCCTACATGCGTTCAAAGCAAACTGTAGAAAATCATCAAAAGATGTTGGCAGATGCAAAACTTGCAATGCAAAATTTCCGAAACCAGTATGGCGTATTGACACCACATACAGAAGAGGAAGTTGCAGCTGTAAATAGAGAATTGGCTACAGCAAAGCAGATGCTCTCTCAAACATCACAACAGTTGGCAATCACAAAACAGAATGGAGTCATGATCACAGAAGCGATCAAGAATGTTTCTCAACCGATCTGTCCATTATCAAAGAAGTTGGTTTGTCATACTGACAAGACTCCGATTCTTTCTGAAATGGAAGCAGAACGCAATGTTTTACGTCAGAACTATATGAAGTTAGAAGCTTCATTAAAAATGGCTGAAGCAAAGGTAACAGAAACAGAAGGCATCTTGAACAAGATCAATAACGATAAGGCACTGGAAAACCAATTGAGAATATTAACCGATAATATCAATAGATTATCAGCTAATACACCTGGGATGCCTCCAGAACCAGCCCCAATCAATGTTGATCTCAACCAGATCAATACCAAGATTGCAGAATTAAATGCAATGATTAACACTTGGAATATTCTGGCACAGAAGGCAGAACTCGAAAGTAAGTTGACATCTTATAACAATAAGCTTATGACTTATGAATCACTCTGCATTGCATTTGCTCCAAAGGGTAAGGTAAAGGAAGCAATTATTTCATTCTATGTTCAGGAATTCTCTGCACCATGTAATGAAAAAGCTCGCACGATTTTCCCAAATATGGATATTAAATTCGTATTTGAAAATGGTATCAAGGTAATGGTTGATGTAGATGGCACAAACCAATACATTTCTTTTGACTCATTATCTGGTGGTGAAAAAGCTTGTGTAACCTTTGTGTTATTGAGCATGCTAAGTCAGCTTTCAGGATATAACATCTTGATTATGGATGAGTTAAGCGTTCTTGATAAGGAAATCTTCGAAAAGCTTATTAAGTTGATCAAATCAAACGAAAACGAGTTTGATATGTGCATGATCGCATGCGTTAATCATAGTGATATTGTTGAGCTTCTAAATGAAGAAGGAATCAGTATTACAGAACTTAATCGTTTAGCTGCTCTTGCTTTGGAAAAGAAGAAGAGAAAGTCAACTGCAAAGAAGAAAGAAAAGAATACGGAAGACTTGACAAGTAATGTTCCTGTAGCTCAAGAACCATTGGCTAGTGAGCTAACTATTGTTAGTGATCCACTTCCAGAATCATTCGATGTGCAGCCAGAAGTTTCTGAAACAGTGCAAGCTGTAGCTGAAGCATCAGGGTTGGCAATTGATGAAATTGGAGATATCTTTGGATCAGACGATCTTTAAAAAAGAAGAGGGATAAACCCTCTTTTTTTATTTTCTTTTCTTTTAATATATACTGTTATGTGATATAATGGATATGGTAGAAAGGAAAAACCATGTTGAATATCGCAGAATTTAAAGTCCTAAAAATGTATAAAGATTGTCCAAAACCAGATGGTTGGTTTGGTTGTATTGCAAATATGACAGATACCAAACTAAGATTCCCACAAAAGGTAATGGTCAACGGAACAAGTGGGCACCATTTAAAAAGTGGTAGTTCTTTTTTAGGTGCATATCAAATCAAAAGCGAAGCAGGAAAGTCTGACGTATATTCTATTATTGGTATTTTTCCTAATGCAAATACTAAAGATGATATTATAAAGTTCTTCTCAGGTGAAGATTTTGATGGTATTGGAGAAGTTACAGCCGAAAAGATCTTCAAACACTTAGGAAGAACTGCAATTAAAACGCTTTTATTGGATCCAGAAGAAATCGAGAAGATCAAGGGAATTGGAGAAAAACAAAAGCAGGCTATTAAAGAATATTTTTATTCTATAGATATTACCAGCAGTATTTCCGCAACTTTCCCTGTATTATCTGGAAAAAAGAAATTGATCGAAGAGTTGATCGACACTTATGGAGAAAAAGTAATATTAAAATTGCAACAGAATCCTTTTGAAGCATCTTTTGAAACTTCTTTAACTCCATCAATGGCAGATCAGATCTGGAGTCGTTCAGGTGGAGAACCAGAAGACAAGATCCGTGTTGAAGGCTTAATATGGCTTGCAGCAAAAGAAACATTACTTTCATTCTGTAATGGGGATACATACCTTGATTTAAGTGATTCTCGTAATCTACACAATTGGCAACAGGTAGCTGCAAAATATTTATCTGGAATGGATGCAGCTGCAATAAAAGAATCCTTTAAAACTCTTGGCAAGCATGAGCATGTAGAATTAAAGAAGATTATTAAGGATGGCGTTAGTCGTGGTATTGTAGAATTTAAAAGATTGACAGAAGCCGAAAACTTCGTAGCAAAGACTCTAGCCAATTTAAAAAATTCAGAACCACTTACGGTTTACAATGAAGATGAAGTCAATACATTCATAGATGAATGGGCAGAAAAAACTCATAGTGGTAAATTCAGTGAAGAGCAACGAGCGGCAATCCATGAGGCATTCAAAAATAGAGTGTCTGTAATTACTGGTGGTCCAGGAAGAGGAAAAACCACTGTAGTTGCATGTATTGCATATATTGCTCAACAGTATTTTAACCATCCTAGCATTTTAACTTCTTTCACTGGTAAAGCAACTGGCAGAATCAAGGAAGCAATCGAAGAAAAGGGTGGATATTACGTAGATAAGTTATATGATGAAACAGATCCTACTGATAAAGAATTCTTCCCATATCACGCAGCAACAATGCTTTCTATGACAAATAAAATTAGACGTGGAGAAGAATTTTTAAGTGAATCCGTGTATGATAACATGTTGATTATTGATGAATTATCAATGATCGATATCGTAACGCTTGCGAAGTTCTTTAAGGTCATAACTGATGAAGATGGAATATTCAACATGCAAGTTGTATTTGTTGGCGATCCTGATCAGTTGCCAGCAATCGGAGCTGGGCAGATATTAAAGGATATATTGAAGACAAGTATCAAGTGTTCCAAATTAACAACAAACTTCAGAGCGAAAGATATTCCATCTCTTGCAAATAACTGGGATATTGTTAATGAAGGCGATATCAACAAACTTTTATTTGTAGATAACTCTTTTATGTGGGGAGCAAAAACAAATGATAATACGGCATTAGTAAATCAAATAGAAAGTGATTACCACGACTTTATTATGGAGGGGATTGATCCAGTCGATGCAGAAGATATCAAATATCAGGTTGGTTTTGATCCAAAGAAGACAATTATTCTTGCTCCTACAAATGCTTTTGTTAAAGAAATGAATAAATTATTACAAGAGAAATATAATGGAGATAATAAGGGCAAGGCAATTCCAACAAAAACAGAGTCTGGGCAAAAAATATATCTGTACGACAGAGTTATGATGACCGTCAATTTTAACACGGAAGAATTTTCTTATCACACATACGATAATGGATATTATTGTGTCAATGGATATGGAACAAGACATGATCACCTAAACAAAAAGAACGGAAAAGGAATCTACAATGGTGACGTTGGATATGTCTTTGATATCAATTACGAAGATAAATATATTGGATTTGAAACAGATGATGGGCGACGTTTCTGGTTGGATCCAGAAAAGGCACAACATCTTCAACTTGCGTATGCATTAACGATTCACAAATCGCAAGGATCTGAGTACAAGAATATCCTATTGGCACTCCCGCCAAATCTGATTTACATGGGTTCATTCTTGAGTAGAAATTTAGTATACACAGGAATTACAAGAGCTAAACAGAAGATCCGTTTATATGGAAATGAAGAGGCTTTGAAGCTTGCTTTAGAAAATCCAGATCGGATCAGAAATACTCGGTTAGTAGATTTGTTTTCAGAACATTTAGCAAAGTCACAAGGCGAAAAGGAAGAAACAGAAGAAGAACAGGACGACATTGATTAGTCCTGTTTTTCTATTGTAATATATAACAGTATATGCTAAGATAATGGTACGAAAGAGAGGGTTTAGATGGAGTTTTACGGCGTTCTGCAAAAGGTCATTAGAAAAGATGAATTATCAGGAATGACATATTTTTCTGTTTCAACAGAAGATAAAACGATTCCATTAGACCCTCAATACAACACGGTATTATGCAAAGGAATTGCTACCGACTTGGATACTGGTACGCCAGTCTTTCTTGAGGGCAATATCGAAGTTATAAATGGTAGAAACATCTTTATATCAAGCAAGTGTAAGCCACTAAGCAAAAATGACACTACAACATTATCCTTTTTAAGCAGTGGAAAATTCTCTAATATTGGAACCGCAGCTGCTTCCGCAATCATAAACCTAAGCAATGGCGATATTTTTTCTTTTTGTAAATCACCAGATGCCATAGAACAGCTTGCAAAGATTCCACGAATAAATGATAGTATTGCCAAAAGTTTTGTAAATAAAATCAATCAATATTCAGATATGCAAGAACTTGTTGACTTTATTACATCTGCTGGGGGAAGTTATCTTGGAGCCAAATCAATATATAGCAAATATGGAAATAGATCCTTATCTATTGTAAAAAAGAACCCTTACATACTTTTTAAAGCAGGATTAACTTTTGCACAAAGAGAATCTTTAGCCAAAAAACAGGGATTTATAGCCAGTGATCCGATTCGGGTATATGCTTTGATCCGAGAAGTATTTACCACGTTAGATAGGCGTGGAGATACCTGTATCACATTAACAAATTTTTTCTCAATGGCAGAATACATCGAAGAAAGTACAAAGATAGGATACAGAACAAGCCCACTACACATATTGGCAATTATCTTAAATAGACCAGATAAATTTAAGTTTGAGGTATTTGATAATCAGATCTATGTTTACCATAGAAAAGTTTACGAATTTGAAAAGAAGATTCAGGAAAATGTGGTTCGTTTAATCAGTAATAGACGTTTTATAAAACCAAAAGAAGCGATTATTGAAGAGATAGAGAAAGAATGCGGAATCAAATACGACGAACAACAGAAGCGTGCATTTACGCTCATGCAAAAAGAAGGGATTGCTATTTTAACAGGCGGTCCAGGAACAGGGAAATCAACTGTTATTAACGGTTTACTACATTACTATCGAAAGATGTTCCCTAATGCAAAAATCGCATTGACTGCTCCAACAGGAACGGCTGCAAAACGTATTCGTCAGGTAACAGGGAATGATGCTAAAACGATTCATAAATTACTTGATATCAGACCTTTTGGAGAAAATGAAATTATCCAATACAATAATGAGCATAACCAATTGGATTATGATTTGATTATTGCTGATGAATTTTCTATGGTAGATAATGAACTTTGCTCTATGTTATTAACAGGAATCAAACAGGGTTCAATGTTACTAATCGTTGGAGATGAAAACCAGTTGGGTTCTGTGGGGGCAGGAAATGTATTACATGATTTTATGAAGTCCCAAAAAATACCTTTTGTTCGTTTAACAAATGTTTACCGCCAACAAGAAGGCTCCGCCATTATTGAGAATAGTATACGAATCAGACAAGGAAGATGTGATCTATTAGAAGATGATACATTTAGAATCATCAGAGCTAAGGACCAAGATGAAATGAACCAGATAACGATCGATTTGATGAAGTCTACAGATGCTAGTAAGTACAATATAAAGCTTTACTCACCGATCAAAAAAGAAAAGTTCCCTGTCAGCACTTTTAACCTTAATAACCAGATACATAATATGCTGAACTTTAGGCAAGAAGAATCCATTGTGTTTAATAAAACCACTTTTTCAAAAGGTGATAAAGTCATTATGTTATCAAATAACTATAAGGTTGGGTATCTGAATGGAGACGAAGGAAAAATCGTGAATATTTTCCATTTTGAAAACTATATAACTCCAGTTGTAGAAATCCAATTATATGATGGAACGATCTTTCAGGTATATGGAGAAAATCTGGAAGATATAGCTCTAGCGTATGCGATTACGATCCACAAATCACAAGGTTCAGAATGCGATACCTCACTAATATTGCTACCTCAAAAACCAAAAGGGATGTTAGAAAGAAGTCTTGTTTACGTTGGAATTACAAGAGCAAAGCAAAAGAATATCATTATTTCAGAAGGGAATGCTTTGGAAAAAGGTATTGTTTCAAACAAGTGCATCATGAGAACAACAGGACTCGCACATTTATTACAGAGAGGTTAAATCCTCTCTTTTCTTTTTCTTCCAATATATACTGTTATATGCTATAATGTATAGTATAGAAAGGATAACAGTTGTGGATCTAAAAAGATTAAATATCTCAGAAAAAACACTGGCGGCACTCAATAAAAAACACCTCTTTACAGTAAGAGATTTTTTAGAGTTCTTCCCACGTAAAGCGATTCGATACGGAAAGCCATTAGATATTCAGCAGGCAAATGGTCATTGTGCGGTTCTTGGAAAACAGGTGAGCGTACAAAAGAAGAGAATGGCAACTGGAAAGACCTATCTTGTTTTTTATTTCAAGGGCAGTATGGATTATAAAGTCGTGCTATTTAATAATGTATTCCTACTAAACATGTATGCCAGCTTCTCTGGTAAGGATGTTGTTGTATGTGGAGAGCCAAAATATGACGAATATGGATATTCTATTGTAGATGTAACAGGCATCTATTTAGCAAGCCAATATCAGCCTCATACTCATACAGTATATCCATCATTAAAGGATGCAGACGAAAAAGAAATAGCTAAAATCAGAGAAAACTTCATGTTAATGCAACAAGAAATTGTTGAACCACATCTTATTGCTGGTTTTATGCCATATAAACAGGCATTACAAGTTCTTCATGATCCGCAAAACAAACAAATAGAAGAAGAGGCAAAAAGAAGAATTCTTTTCAATGATCTTCTTTACTTTAATTTATCCCTAAAGAGAAATAGGGTAGAAACCCCCAAGAACACATCTTTAAAATATAAGAGTTGGTCTTTAACACAGAGCTTTATAAGATCTTTACCATTTGCTTTGACACAAGGGCAAGGCGGACAAGCAGCAATCTTAAATGAGATATTTTTAAACGCCAGAAACGGCATTAGAAACAACATTTTGTTGCAAGGTGATGTTGGATGTGGGAAAACGATTGTTGCCGCTGCAATGATGTTTTATTCGGCTGAGAATGGATACCAGTCTGTGTTGATGGCTCCAAAAGAAATCTTGGCAAGACAACACTATGAAGAAATCTCTGAATATGCAAAACGGTTCGGTTTGAATTGTGTATTTTTACATAGCAAACTTCTTAAAAAAGAAAGAAACGAAATTTTAAATAGAATCCAGTCTGGAGAAATTCATTTCATTATAGGAACTCACTCCTGCATTTCTAGTGATGTAGTCTACCATAATCTTGGATCAGTTATTACAGATGAAGAACATCTATTTGGCGTGGAACAAAAAGAATCCCTGATCAAGAAGGCTAAGGATGGAGTACATAGTATCTCTATGTCTGCTACTCCAATTCCACGTACAATGGCAAACGTTCTATACGGACAAGGAAAAGAAATTAAGCTGATCACACAGAAACCAGCAGGAAGACTTCCGATCATCACAAAGGTTTCGGATGAACACAACGAGGTATTTAATCTTATACTAGAGCAAATACAGGCTGGTCATCAATGTTACGTAGTATGCCCTGCAATTGAAGATAATGACAATACAGATATTGTCAGCATTGAGCAGATGAGTAAGTTATACAGAGATTTTTTCGCTCCTAGAGGAATTGGCGTGGGAGTCGTAAATGGGAAAATGAAGTCAACAGATGTTGCCAAGACAATATCAGCTTTTGCAGATAGTAATAATCACACTTGTGATATTCTAATTTCTACAACTGTAATAGAAGTTGGTGTAAATGTTCCATCTGCGACTGTTATGGTTGTTGAACAGGCAAATCGGTTCGGACTAGCAACACTTCACCAGCTAAGAGGTCGTGTAGGCAGATCGTCATATCAATCTTATTGTTACTTAATTGCAGAAGAAGCCGATAACGAGCGATTACAGACAATGGTAGCGACAAACGATGGATTTAAGATCGCAGAAGCGGATCTTCGTCAACGTGGAACAGGAGACTTAATCGGGCAAAATCAATCTGGAATTAACAAGTTTGTAGAAGAAATGCTGGATAATCCAGAACTATTTCAACAGGCTGCAAAGCTGGCAGAAGAATGCATCAAGAAAAACATCGGAAATTTCCTTATTGCAGAATACAAGGAACATGAAGAGTTAGAAGAACTTTACAAGGATAAAAAGAAGAAAAAGAAAGAGGGAACAAATAAATGAACATAGATATAAATTTTTTGAGAAAAGCAAAAGAGCGAGGTGTTTGTCCGCTCATTGTCGATCATTCACATTACGAAAATATCGTAGGTCACAACTACTTAGAAGATAAACATTACGAACAAAAGATATTTGATGGAGCAAAAATACTTTTTTATGCACAATTAAAAGATGTTATCGAGTTTAAGATCGCACTTGAGAACATCTATACAGATTTCAACTTCGTTCTTGATACCGTTGAAGAAAGGAGTTGTCATGTAACCGAGTGCAAAGCCACAATTGTACTAAAGAGAAAAACACTGGAAGAAATAACAGATTCTCCTGAATACAAGTTCGCTACAAAAGGTTCAGAAGAAATTGAAAAGATCCAAAAAGAAATTAGTGATTTCAGTAAAATGTTATCTGACAAGAATATTTGGATGATCAATCTCGAACCGAAGATAAAGATGTTACAAAGAAGAATCGAAGAACTACAAACTGAATCTATTGAAAAAGAGAAAATTAAGAAACAACTCATAGAGATAAATGAAGAAATGGATGCTCTTAGAGCCGAAATTACGGAAAAAGAAAAAGTCGTAGAAGATTATATAGACATCAAAAAATATATGTCAAAAGAATAGGGAATACTCTATTCTTTGTCTTGTTATATATACTGTTATATGCTATAATAAAGGTGTAAAAGAAGAGGAAGAAAATAAGATTTTTTACAAGAAAGAAAGAGGAAAAGAAATATGAAATGGAACAAATTAAACAGTAAAAATTATCAGGATAACGTACAACAGATCGTTGATGATTTGATTGATGAAAGCGAAACATTATTAGTTGCATACAAAAGTGGGAATGATATTTATTACGATGTAGCTCAACTGCAGGCTTCGCCATTTGAAGAGAGTGGATATATTTTATGTGTGCCTAGCACATGTGATGAATTAGATAAGGTAGAACTTCTGAGTTATGCTGTTATCACAAAAGAAGTAAAGGAGGCAACAGAAGGTCAATGTCAGTAGAAATTAAGTCACTTCAAAAAGTAAACAGTAACACCGTAGTTACATTTATCAATCATGACATCATAAAAGTCATTTACACGCCACTCGACGAAATCGAATCAATACCAGTTATTGTTCCAAAAAAAGGAGTAATACCAAGTGTTATTGATCACAGATTAGAACCAAACAACAAAAACTTTGCCACATTATTTGTCGCAACTCCAGATGGAATTGTTGGACAAGAAGATTTTGAAATACATCAACTACCAATCGCTTTGCAAGATGTAATGAACAAGAATTTAGAAGAAATCAAAGAAATAGAAGGGAGACAATTATGTTAAATGCAGAACTTATAGAGAAAAATAAACAGATGTTTATCAATTTCTACAACACATATATCGCTCCAAGAGCGGGACAACAGCTTTTATCACATCTATTATCGACAGACTTCTTTGTAGCCCCACTAACTAGAGATGGGATTTTAAGTGAACGTGGTGGATTGTGCCAGCAAGCATTAAACACTTTCAATGTGCTAGCTAAGGAGATGGGTGGTCTATTTAAGCATTTTACAGCATATAGCTACACATCAGAAGAGGGTAATACAACGGTATCAAATGTTAACATGTCAACTATTGCAATCGTATCGCTATTGCCTTGGATCGACTATATTGATCTGTTTGTTGAAGATACAAAGAATGTCAAAAGCTATGAACAGATGGATATCCAGGCTGCACTAGCGATGAATGAAAACGTTAGATCTGACAACAAAGGGCAATTCGTATGGAAGGCAGAAACATTTTATAAATTTAAAAATAATGGAATGCCACTAGGTCCTGGCGTAAAGTCATTGATGACAATTGCTGCAAACGGAATCGTTTTAACCGAAGATGAAATGCTTGCTATTCGTTGGGCAAATAACACACCACAAACTGGTGCAGAAACGGCGTCTTACTATGACGCAATGGAACGCTCTCCACTATTAGTGCTAACGCAAACAGCTATGATGCGGGCAAAGTATATTTTAGGAAATGAAAAGATTCAAAAACGTAACTAGCTTTATCAAGAGTAATGGTTTTTATAACGAAGCAAGCAAGCTAAGAAACATAAGAAGCGTATCAAGACGGATCAGATTATCAGATGACTGTAGTTTTGTGTTGGCGATCATAGGATTCAAGCCATTAGATAACGATATAGAAAAAGAGCTAGAGAAGCTAACAATTTTAGAGTGTATAAATACCTTGGGACTTTTGTATGAGGATCCAGAGAAGCTTCCGTTCATAAGATTGATACTAAAAAAATATAGTTACAGAATATATTATCAAGATAGGTATTACACATGTGTTAGAAGTGATAATCTTGAATTTCACTATCCGTGTTTATACACTAAAGCGTATCAAGTAATACAAAATCTATTAAAAATGGAAGATGATATTGTTTCAAACTTCTACAGAACAAAACAAGAAAGCGATGCTACATAAGAACATCGTTTTTTTATTACTTTTTTATAGCAGAATATAATTGTACTTTAATTTGATGATTATGGAGAATCTAATAAATTAAAGGTGACATATAAAAACAACATAAGGAGGAAAATTAAAATGATTAAATTTGTTGTTACACTGCCAGAAGACCGAGGTTTTTTAACCAAGGATCACTCATTTACAAAAAATGTGGAAGAAGCCTTAATCTTCAACCACGAAAACGATGTCCATTTGTACATCAAAAAGGAAGCAGATCGCTTCGATACTTGGGTGAGAGAAAACGATCATCTTTTAATCAAGACAAAGGCTGCTAGTAAGCTAGTAACGCTTGATGTTCTTGATTACTATTTCTTACAGGATATCTTGGAGGGATAGTTATGGAAAAGAATGATATAACTTTGATCCCACAGTATCAAAAGATGCTAGAAGAAATTATGGAATATAGAAAGAGAAATTCTATTGCAAGTTCCAATTCTGAAACTGCTAAAGATTTTTCTACTATTTATCCAGATGCATCACATGTTGTATTGGCATCCAAAACGACACCAGATGGTAAGCATTACATTTGGTTTGAATGGGATCTAACAACTCTGTCTTACTATCTTTATATGGACAGTTTCATTCTTGAAACAGATTCATATAACGAAGAAAGAAGTACAGAAGAAGCGATTCAGTTCATGACTCGTGAAATTTCTTGTGCGAAACCAGAAGATTTTCTTTGGTTAAATGATGCCATGCTTGAAAAAGCTGGATATCAAACATGTAAAAATGGAAATATTACAAAATTAGGAGGAAAATAAGAATGTTTTTAGAGGAATTAAAAAATGAGTTAGATGGCTTATTAGAGCTGTTTGACGAAAATGATGAGAGTGGAGAATATACATTCTTAAACTCTGTTGGATATGGTGAAATCCGACTGAGCTATTCATCAGGTTCAAATCTAATGTTCGTTGAAGCAGAATATGATGATGAATATCAACAGAAAACATTCACCTGCGATCACAAAGGATTAACAAAATGCGTTTCTTTTGTGAATAAAATGATGGATTTGATTACATATTAGGAGGAAAATTAAAATGGAAATCAAAGAACTAAAAAAAGAAATTGATAAGCTTGACCGTATAAACAGAGAAAAGCTCGACGAGCTTCTTACAGAATTAAACTATTCAACTTCAAATTATATCTATAGAAGATTATGGGCTAATCATGTTAAAGAAGATATCGTTAGTAGAATCAAGGACAATTTCTCATGGTTAAAATATAGCGACAAAGATATTGAAGAGTGTGCCAAGCGATACGCTTTTGAAGGCGATTACGATTGCAATTGTACATATTGGACCAATATCGATGCTGTTATTTACGATCACTTTGAAGATCAGATTGGTTTTTAAGAAAAATAGGAGGAAAATTAAAAATGACAACATTAAAAGCAACAAGTAATAAATGGTTCCAACACCATTTCTCAACTGGATGCGGTACAGGAGAAGATTATCTACAATTCGAAAGAGATTGTCGTTCGGATTTAAAGAAGATGGCAAAGGAAAACGGACTAGAGTTACATACTTTCAATAAAAATCATTATTGTTTCTCTGCCGTACTAACAAATGGTGAAAAATTTGTTTATGTTTCAATATCAGACGTTAGATATTTTGCTTGGAGTAAAAGCGTTCTAATCCGTTCAATGGAACACGCTAAAGATTGGATTGGCGGTCCAAATCATCAATGTAAGTGGAGCGATGTAGGCTCTGCTGCTGCCGAGATTATCAAGAGAGGTTTCTAACATGATTACTGCAAAGACTGCTAGAAATAACCTTGGATCAAAGAAGGTTTGCCCAAGTTTGTGGCGTATTGTTGTAATGGTTAATGAACTCATTGAAGAGGCTTCATATAATCATACACATATTGTCTTACCATACACTTGTGGCAAAGGAAGCCATCAACGATTGGTTTGGAACGACACTTCATTAGATGCTTTCAGCACAAATCGCTTGTTACTACATTATTTAGACAAGGGATTTAAGGTTGATTGCGATAAGAAAAACAAAAATTTTATCATTCATTGGTAAAAAAAAGGAGGAAAATAAAATGAAAAAACAAAAAAATCATGCTTTTGGAAAAGACATTTATTTATTAGGTAAAGACAATGACGGTACATTATACTGGTTAGAGGCTGGAAGTTGGGATTGTAAATGGTACTGGGGTTTCGGTTATGTTGAAACATACACAAACAACAATTGCCCTTCACGTTCAAGAGATATTAGTAGCCATCAACATTTTGATAGTTTATTTTTTAACAAAAACAAAGATGGTCACACTGCATTCAAAGAGTTTTTTGCTGAAACGCCTTTCACGGATTCAGAAATCTGGAAACTGTTAGAACTTATGAAAGCATTTTACACCGCTCGAGAATACTCCGATATGATTTACAGAGGCGGTGCCCATTACACATCAAACCCAGTAAAAGAAGTAATCCAGGATGAAACAGAATATGAACGAATCAATAAAAAAATGATTCCATCCATTATGGAAGAAGTTTACAAGATTATGGAAGGTTGAAAAAAAGGAAAGTATATTCGTTGGTAAAAAGGAGAAAAATTAAAATGACAAATTATATTAAATCATCATCTAACACAGTTCTTAGTGCTAGATCAGGAAAAGAGAATCAGCCAAGCGTATTATTCGTACAAGATAAGGAAGATGCGATGTCATTTTCTCATTTGTATGAAATTCATGACTTTGTAAAGAAACACAAAGAGCTATTTGCCACTGCCATTGACAATGGACAGGTATTTACTGTTTGCGATCTAAATACAGACGAAGAAATTATGGAAGCTGATTTCATTGAGAAGATTGTTAAAAAATAAAGACGGGAATTATCCTGTCTTTTTTTATTCTTTCTTATATTACATAATATTTTTGTATTATTTGATAACATGGAGAAGGCTAAAAGCCAATAGGAGGAAAATCAAATATGAAAACACTAAACAAAACAACAAAGAAGTTCTACGATGTTAAAACCTGTTTTGGCAAAACTGTAAAAGTTGTTCTGGAGATTGAAACTAGAGACAACAATAAGGGAGAACTTGTTCTTTCGATTTCTGGTGCATTGTACGATACATATAAGTATGTAAATGGCTACAGAAAGGATCCAATTGCTTTTGGACAGGTCGATATGGATATCGATTATGAAGCAGCTTCTGATGATCTAAAGAGAATTTTAGATATTTGGAAGGAATATCATTTAAACGATATGCATGCAGAATGCATCCACCAGGAAGAAGCTGGTATTCGTGAGCTTGCAAGTCAACCACTTTATAAGGCTGAATATACGATGACACATGACACCATCGTAAAGCAGAGAAAAGTGGAAGACTTCATTAAGAAGGAACTGGTTCAAAATGGAACAGTAACACTTTCTCAAGATCAACAAGATCTGTATACTATGAAGTATTCTATCAAGAAATTCTTCTTAAATGCGGATGAAGCAAAGGAAAATATCCCAGAAGGATATAAGCTTCGTGAAGTAGAAGCAACCTTACGAGGACACACTTCTTTATCAGAAAGTGAATTCGGATTACTTGGAAAGGAATGCCCAGTTTGTGGTTACAAGTATGGTCATGGATGGACTTACCGCCCTATTCCAGAAGAGATTTTGACAGAACTAGGACTGAAGTAAAAAAAGAGAGAGGTTTTTTAAACCTCTTTTTTTCTTTCTTATTTTCTAACAAGATATTTACAGTTCTTATTTGATGATTCTTGAGAATACGAAGATAGCCACACAAATCGTGCAGGCTAAATACAATGAAAGGAGAGAATTAAACAGATATATTTATTATTAAGTAGTTCACGGAAACAAAAAAATAAGAATAACAAAGATAAACAGGAGCAAACAAAAATATGAAGATTATATTAAAATTAACAAAGAAACCAAGATGTAAAAAGTTTAAACTCTTGAAGCTGACAGCACATGAAATTAAGACGGATATCTTTTTAGAATTTTCTAAAGATGAATTTAATCACTTTAATACACCATCGTCATTTGATGAAGAACAGAACGTTATTATTATTGATAACGCAACAATTACAGTTAGTGGTCAGAACAAGAAATATCATAAATGTAGACAATCACTAGATACGCTATCAGATAAAGGTAAAGAAAATATTCATGAAATACTAGCCTCAGATAATTCTGTTTTGACAGTATTTGAAGAGGATGGGCTTGATTTAGGAGCAGAATTTGAAGATTTGTATTAAAAAAAGAAGAGGCAATAAGCCTCTTTTTTCTTTCTTTCTATATCACATAATAAATGTGACTTTATTTGATGATCATGGAGAAAATATTCGAATAAGGCGAAAAATAAAAGCCAGTAAGGCTAGGAGGAAATAATATGAAAAGAATGGAACGATTAGAACAGAGAGAGCGTGAACTACTTCAAATCAGTTTCACTAATGAACGCAAATTAACAGCAGAAGAGGAATTAGAATTAGAGGAAATAAGATGTATTTCCATGATACATTCTTGTTTGGTCTATGGAACAGACTTCTTTAATGGTTACAAAAACTATGCTAAAGAATATGCAAAAACATTAGGAGAAGAAAAAGTTAAGGAAATCTACGCTAAAGAAGTAGAATTCTTCGACAAGCACGCTACAGTTACTAAAGACGTTTTCACAGATTCAGAAGGTTGTTCGTACAACTCTACATCTTACGATATTTAAAAGGAGGAAAATAAAGATGAGTAGAATGGGAGATTTACAAAGACGCTCAAAAGAGCTATTTTCAAAAGCCTTTTTCAAAGGGCAAAAATTAACAGTGGAAGAAGAAAGAGAAGCAAATGAAATTGCCTGTATCTTTGAGATCCACGCACACCTAGCAGTTGCCATGTTGGATCCAGGGAAGTCTACAAATTTCTTTGGTGCTTTTACAAATGAAAACCATGAAGAAGGCATGGCACTTAATACAGCTGCACACTTTGCTAAAAAGCTTGGCATAAAGCGTGTTAGCGAACTGTATAAGCAGGAAAAGGTATTCTTCGAAGAAAACGCCACAGTAGTAAATGGAGGACGTGACCGCAAGGGAAATATCCTCTACAAGATTCGATATAAAAAAGAGGCGAAAAAAGCCCAGGAGGAAAATTAAAAATGAATTTGGAATTAGAGCTAATATCAGCAAAAAATCTTGAAGAGCTATTACAGATCGAAGCAATCAGAATCAATGCTGGCGATGTGTCGTTTGTAATGCACGCAAACGAATACAGCGTTGAACATGTGGCTGGTCATCACTATAGTATAAAGCTAGACAATTTATACATTTCAGAATTTGAATCAGACAACGTTGTTGTATCAGCACCTGATGAATTCAAAGAACTCGCAAGCGTTGAAGAAAGTAAATTCTCAGAAAATTTCGGGAACTTTATTTTGAGTGCTGTAAAACCGAGCAATAAAAATGTAGAAATTATTCTTCGTGAAGATTGCGAATTATTAGATAACGATTTTAAGATTTGTTTTGCTTGGTAACAGGAGTGTAAAACGGAAAAGAAGGATAATCCTTCTTTTTTTTATTCTTTCCTTATGACATAATTTAAGTGTAATTATTTGATGATTATTGGAAAAGCCGAAATGGCTAGGAGGGAAATTAAAATGTTAAATTTATTAAAGTATGCTTACAATTTTATCTTGGCAGCAGTATTTGTATTGCTTGGAGCGGTTGCTTTTGTCGCAATCGGTGAAAACACTACAATATTCTTATGTTTTGTAGTAGTGTTGGTTTTCGCAGCTTATGTTGCATCAAAATATTTTGTGATGGAAGTTTAAGCAGAAATTAGTAAACCTCTGGGAAGGAGGTGGAATGAAATGAGAAGAGATAGATTGATAATTTTGGCTATATGCCTAATTATTGCCTTTATCTTGGTAAATGTTATATTAGCAACTACAAAGATGAAACCTGCGGTTTTCTTTGTATTAGTTGTTATATGTAGCATTGCAATGTCCGAAAAAAGAGGATAAAAGAAAAAGGGGGGTATTCTCCCTTTTTTCTTTTTATGTTTCAAACATAATATATATGTATTTATTTGATATCATGGAGAAGCTCAAAAGAGCAAAGGAGGAAAATAAGATGTCAATATTTTTTTCAGTAGTTTTAATTTCATCACAGAAAGATGAAGAGGTAATGTCAGCAGAATCTGTTGATAATTTCCTACCGTTCCACGATGCTTATTCTGAATTGGATGATAACGATGATAAGAAGTTTTTTGTTGAAAACCTTATCAAATCAGATGGCATTTCTGGCACAGAAGATGGTGGATTTGTTGTGAATGATAAGAATCTTTATTTTAAGAAAAACTATGAAGAATTCTTAAACGTTTTAGAGGAAATGAAAAAGGTTTCCCTAGAAGAATTTTCTAGTAAAAATCTGATCGAATACATGGATTTACGCAGAAAATTTAGATTCACAATGGATGAATCAAGAGATTTATTCCTATTTGAGAACGAAGCATTATCGTTGCCAGATCTCATCAGAACTCTTGATGAAGGAAAGACATACTATGCTATCGCACAGTACAACGTTGAGTAAGGGAGAGAATTCATGAAGCTAATTTTATTGGCTTTGAAGTGCATACTGGTTGGTGTTGCACTTCTATTTGTAGCCTGTATTTTCGTTGGAATTGGGGAAACAATGACAACATTCTTATGTTTTATGGCTTTAATCTCATTTTCTGCTTATGTGGCAAGTCGTTACTTTGCAAGAACACATTACAAATTTTACGAGTAGTAAAAAAAGAAGAAGGAGTAATTTCCTTCTTTTTTTTATTGTCTTTTTTATAGCAAGATATATATGTATTTATTTGATGAGCATGGAGAATATTAAAAAAGAGGAAAATAAAAAACATCGAATAAATTTTATATATAAAATATCGTAAATTAAGGAGGAAAATAAAATGAAAGTTACGATGGAAACAACAGGAAAAGTGTATCAGTTGGATTTCCCAGCTGGTATCAACGAAGAAGGAGAATTATGGAAAAAGGTTGCGGAAACATTGTTCGCAGATGGTTTTCCAGTTCCAAACTCAATTCATCTTAAAAGCGAAGATGGAATCAAAGAGGCTCATGTAGAAATCTATGAAAGAGTCAAAAATGAAGAAGACGATAACATCGTTATTCGTATCACTGCTGATACTTTCAGATTAGCAAAGAGCCTATATGAACAAAAATTACTAAGGCACGTTGATGCTGAAACTAATTTGCGTTCTCGTTACAACCTTAACCCAAATAATATGGGACCACGTACACTTAATATTGGTGCTGTGTCTGGTATTATTGGTAAAAAGGGAATGGATCGACTTGAGGACGGTACGGTTCATAAAGCTCAGCCATCGCAACTTTATTGGTTAAGATATTACCAAAAGCTTGCCGCTGGATTTAAGGACTACACGGAAGAATTAAAGCAGGACGAAGATGAATCAAAGATTTCTGCATTCTTCAAAAAGCCAACAGTTGAAGAAACATCAGATGATGAAGCCGTTACGCTTTACAGATGGCTGATTCAAGTTGCGAAAGAGACGTTATCAGAAAGTGGTTTTGAAATGAATTTCTATTCTTCATCATCACCATATACACGCCGACAAGTGACATCTGCACGTAAGTTGTACAACAAGATGTGCAATCTAACAGATGCAACGCTTTTCAATGGATGTATTGATGACTTTATTGCAATTGCAGCACCAAAGGTTGGTAAGAATTTCCAAATCAAGGATTTCCATGTTCCAACGATTCCTCTTACAGAAGAAGAGTTGTTCAAACAGATGGAGGCAAAACTAGATTGGGTAAACAAAATTGTGTCTTCTATGGAAGCATTAGTTTCACAAACACATAGCAAGACAGAAAAATTTGAGAGTCCATTCGGAAATGTCTCTGTACGCAAGGAAACACCTGAAGAGATGGAACAAACGATTAAAGAGTATAAGCTTTCTGGAAAGATTGATGTCGTTGAAGTATATGACATCACACCACATGATCAAGTTGTTCGTTATGAAGAATACCTTAAAAACGGAATGTTCAACAGCGTTGAGCATGATCTGTTCCATGGTTCTGCAAACTGCAACTGGGTTAGTATCATTAAGATGGGGCTATTATTAAATCCTAACGCACGTATTTGTGGTAAGGCATTTGGTAATGGTTCATACTTTGCTAACAATCCTCTCAAGTCTGCTGGATATTGCTCAAGCACATATTCAAGAGATAGAGGTATTGATGGTAAGATTTCCATTATGGGCGTTTATCGTGTTGCCACAGGTAACACATACGAACCAAATGGATGCATCGGTGGTGCTCCAGAAAAGACAACAGAGTTATTGAACATGTTTAAGGAAAAAGGATACGACTCAACATGGTATCATGCAGGTGGCGGTGTAGGATTTAGAAATGATGAAATCATTGTCTACAACGAAAGTGCATCATGTCTAAAGAAATTGATCGTATTCAAGTAAAATTAGGAGGAAAATAAAATGTGTGATCAAACAAAAATCGATTATGATCGATTAAGCTCATTATCAGAATATGGAGCTTGTAAAAAACGTAGAACGTTCAAAGGGGTTCTTGGTGATTCTATTAAGTCATCAGTCCCAACTGGCACCTTTTATAAGCGTGCTGAAATTTGTGCAGATACGATCCAGCAAGCACTTCGTTACAATGAGCGGGAAGATCGGAATATCATGGAATACATGAATTCCCGTTATATTGAGGCTGGCTTTTTAAACCCACAGCAGAAAATGCAGGTTTTATTAGCAGACTGGAGAAGAGTCATGCGATATTTAAGAGATGAACATCGTGTTCCATCTTTCTTCGCAAAACGACTTGTTTCAGTATCAGATCAGCTCAAGCCAATTATGGTAGCTCCACATGCAGCGTTTGTATCTAAAGGTATAGATGGCGAAGATCGTGTGGAATTTGTTTACTATAAAACTGGTAAACCAAATGTAACACAAAAAGGCAATAAGAACGCAATGAAGAGAGATCTTCAATTGTACGCAACAATTTTGTATGGTCGTCAAATGGGGTTCAAAAATATCACAGCATCTTTCTATTTTCTAAAGAAGGATACCGATACCCAAACATGGAACTTAAATGAGCAATCATTCTTCGGAAGTGGGAACATCGTAAGTCTTGAAGGAGATTACATGGGAAACACTGCTGAAATCGATACCTATATGAGTCCGATCATTCAAAAGTTTATTAATGGAGTAGGAGAAGAAGAGCAATTAGAAGAAAATTGTAAGTTTTGTGAATTCTTCAATATTTGCAAATACAAGAAAGCTCCTATCACAGTTATAGATGAAGAAGAATAAGCCATTAAGGCTAAGGAGGAAAATAAAAAATGGAAATCAAGTTTAATGATGGGCAATTAGCAGCCATCAATACAACGCATCCTTACAACAGAGTTGTAGCGGGTGCAGGAACAGGAAAGACACAGGTCATTAGTGCTAGAGTTAAGCATCTTTTAGAAGATGTCGGTGCTAAACCTGAAGAAATCTTCCTAAGTACATTCTCTAAGAATGGTGCTTCTGAGATGGCAGCTCGTGTAAATAAGATGGTTGGAAAGCCTGTTTGTGGTTTGACCGCTACAACTTTCCATGCTTTCGAGTTCGAAATTATTAAAAAAATGTGGCACACATTAGGATATCGACATATTCCGTCAGTTATTGATGAAGTACAAGATAGAGCAATGTGTGATGCTCTGATTCGCCGTCATGAGATCGTAGAGTGGACTGGAGTTCATTTCCAGAACTATACAAGCTCAGGTTACGGTACGACTGGAGCATTAGATATCATGTCTATGATTCTACATCGAGTTTCAAGACTGGTTGTGGAAGGAAGAGCGTTGTCTGATATTGCCTATAATGACGTATCGGAACTCTTAACAGACAGAAAAGTGGATTTACCATCAAATATTGCCTTGAAGATCATTGCGATGTATCCAGAATATGATTCTATGAAGAAGGGATTCGATAATGAGTTCCAAGCTCCAGTAATCACGTTCGACGAAATGATCGTATTGGCATTAAAAATTTTAGATGACAATCCAACATTTTTAGATGATAATTTCTACTTTGCTCACATTATTGTTGATGAAGCACAGGATACTTCGGAAGATCAGATGAAGCTATTAAATCACTTGATCAACATGAAGTCATTTAAGTCTTTACTTGTTGTGGGAGATGATTCACAAGCGATCTATGAATCGTTAATGAATACTTCTCCAGATTTCTTAATCAATTTAGGAGATTATTTATATAAGAAAGACGAGGATGGAAATAAGCTTACACTCGACATCCACGATGTATTTATGGATATCAATTACAGATGTATTGAAAACGTAATTAAGTTAGCAAACATCATTATTGATAGAAATAAAAATAAGATCGATAAGACTCTTATCGCATCTCGTGAACCAGGCATGATGCCAACGGTACAGAAATTCAAGAGAAAATACGATCAGAAGCCATCGAAATTAAATATGGGCAAGAATCTTGAAAAAGGAGAAATCGATACGATTGCTCGTGATATCAAGGCTCTTATTGATGCAGGTGAAGATCCTGACAACATTGCTTTCTTAGCTTTCTCAAAGGGAGAGTTAAAGAGCGTTGCAGATCGCTTAACAGCTTTTGGAATTCCATCTAAGTTTGGTTTCCCAGAGTTATTAATTGAAAACCACCGTGTCATAGCGATGTTGAAATTTATTCGAGAAATTTCTAAACCAGATGCAGCCGATGCAAATATGGATATGCTAGAAGTAGCAAACGCCTTATTTGATGGAGATATTATTGAAGCTGGACCAGAAATCATGTCTACCTATGTAAATGAAGTGGTAAATAAGGTGAACACAATCAAAGCTGTAGATCCAGCTGCGAAGAAACTTATGATCATGGAATTTATCCAGGAGATTTCACATGGCGATGAAGCAGTATTGAATTTTTCCGAAAAGTTCAATGATATGGATGCCGACGAAATCATGTATTATGTTTCAAACTTCTTATCGTTTGGAGATAACATGATGTTCAAGCGTTCTGTTTTAGGTCATGGTGTAATGTTGATTACAGTACACTCATCAAAAGGTTTAGAATGGAAACATGTATTTGGTTCTGTTTCAGGATTCGAAAAAGAGAAATTATCCACAAGAAAAGCTGAAGAGCTACGACGTTTATTATTCGTAATGATCACTCGTGCTCGTGATAGCCTATCTTTATATGGACAAGAAATCGCTTTTGGAACGATTGAAAACCCAACATACAACCGTTTCCTACAGGAAATCGAAGAGGCATTAGCTCAGTTATAAAAAGAAAGACGGTTATTCCGTCTTTTTTTATTTCTTTTCTTCTTGCATAATACTTATGTCCAATTATTTGATGAGAAATGGAGAAAGAAAGGGTGATGATAAAAAGCATTACTCAAAAAATAAGGAAGACAATTAGACGCTAGTATAGCGAGTCCTAAAAGAGAGGACATAGGAGGAAAAATTAAATTTTATGACAACAACAATTCAAGAAAAGATCAACAAGCGTTTAGAACTACGTATCGGCACAGAATGGTTTGACCAGTTGAGCCGAGACTACCTAACTTTAGACAAGGTAGAGGGAGATGTAATGCATCTTTCTAATGAAGCTGGATCAATCGTTGTAACAAACTATGGAAATCCAACAATTTCCTATGAACATTACAACAACACTAACAACCCAGACCTACGTGCACCACTATTAACATCAGATGACGCATATCTCGATGAAGATGGCTCTTTGGTAGTATTGGGTGAAAAGATTATCGGTTCACTACGCTTTAGTGAAATCGTTGCTTTTGGCTCAACATCCTTATTCTTACTATCTACAAATGGTAATCTGTACAATTATGATCTAACAAGAGATCATTTTGACAACATTGGTTACGATAGTAAGATCGTTAAGGTTGAGAAGCTTCAATCAGATATCGAAGATATTAATTCTTCATTGAATCTATTAAAGCTCACGGTTGAGATCCACGATACTATCACAAAGGACGAGAAGACAGAAGATGTTACATTTACTCTTTCTGACGTTGCAGTAGTGGCTTTATATGAAACTGGCGAATACAACTTCGATTACGTTCGTGTAAATGACCATCAGTTAATTTCTCTTGTTTCAACAGAGGACTTTAGAACAGAAGATGGCGTAGACAATATCTTCAAATTGATCTTCAAGGGTGTTCGTGATGGCGAAGGCGAAATGTTGGATAGCGGATACCGTATCCCAACAGCTGGAAATGGCGAACTAATTACAGTCATCACAGTAAAGCATGGTGATGATCGAGTTCGTTGTAATGCATTTACACAGGCAACAGACATGGATGTTACACGTTCTATCAAGCGTGAAAATACATGTGAAGTTGTTCTTGTTGGCAAGAATGGACTAATTTATTGCCGTGCTAGTCATGCACCTCGTACTATCTACATCGATGGTTTAGACGAGAAGTTAGATGGTTACGATTATCTGTTGTCAGCAGAAGTTGACTACAACATCACTTCATTTAAGTTCGCAAATACTGAACGTGAAGTTGTTGAAGTTCGTTGTGTTCGTACAGAAGATCGTGGATACATTAACGAGCTTATTGAGTGTTAAAAAGAGAGAGACTGCCATGTGCAGTCTTTTTCTTTTTCCATAAGTAAAATACTTTCTATTCCATCTGCGGAAACCCACTGTCCTTGGACGGTGGGAGGAGCATTGTAAGCTTGTAAGTATTAGCCTTGGTTTTCAATGTATTTTGTATGGTAGCTGATGATACCTCTCCTATACTACAAGTGAAGTACCCATCAAGCCAAAAGGTTTTTCCTTCCAATATTGTTTAAATAGGAAATATGAATGTTTCTGCCATAGATAAAAAGTAGTTTATGAACGTTGAGCGAGAAAACTCGACTTTTCAAAACCGAGATGAACGCTCCTTTATTACTTGCATAAAGTAATTACGTATATTATAATATAAGTATCAAGTAGGGATGGAATAGCCCAAACTTAACGCCTGTGGATATCGTATAAGACATCCAACCTATACTATGTAGGCTAGATGCAACGGTAGTTGAAGCAGGAAACTTGGTAATTTATTACCGAGTAGTTCACGAAAGACTAAAGGAAGAGAACTGCTTATGCAGTCTTTTTTCTTTTTTCATTATTTCGATAAAAAATAGCATAATATAGGAAAGGAGAAAAGATATGAAGAAATTAAGTAAAAAGGTACTTGGCAATATGAAGAAAGGAAACGGAATAAAGACCTATGTTGTTATGGTCGCTTTATTCTTCGTTCTTGCCATTTTATCCTATGCAAACATTATTCCTTGGTTTGTAAAATATATTCTATTAGGAGCATTTGCATTGTATTTACTAAAGGGATACTTTGAGATGCATAAAAACGATGAAGATCTTTTAGACTAGATTCAGACCAAAGCTAGACCAAAAACAGACTAGAGGCAGATGTATCGATTTGCCTTTTTTCTTTCTCTTCTTTCTTGCATAATAACAATGTCCTTATTTGATTACATGGAGCATGATTAGATAAAGGAAGAAAATTATATGTCAGGAGGAAAATGAAAAAATGACAGAAAAGAAGAAGAATAACTACCCACGAGAGGTATTTGCTGCAAAGACATCCTCTCAAACATTGTCCGTAGAAGGGCATTTGACACCGATCGATACAGAAAAGGTGGGATCACCTTACAAGATCTACGACGAGAAATTCTCTCGTTTTATCTTTGCGATCATCGGAAGTCAAAATGGAGTATCTCATAACTCTAAAGCCAATCTTCGTGTAAAGGAAGTGTTTGGTGTTATTGAGGCTTCACGTTCAGCAATGAATGCAGAAACGATGCTTGCATTACCATTTGCAACGCAGATGTATCAATTGCAGAAGGCAACTGCTACCGTGATTGATAATGTATTGTTTGGAACAAGATGTATTACAGCGATGATGCTAGGAAAGCCAATACCACAGAAAAAGGCAGCTACTCAAGTTGGAAAACTTGCAAGTGGAAAAGCTTTTCAAATTGGAAATTTAAAGGGAAAGACACCTTTAGAAGTAATCAAGGAAGAAGGTGGAATGAATACTCTTGTAAAGCAAAGAGAATTCTTAGCTAAGAACCTTGAAAAATTCCCTGCCAACAGAGAACTCATTGCGGCAATTGACGAAGCTATTTTCATGGCTCAAAACAATCTTTTAGATGCAGCCGTTGAAGTTGCTCCAGAAGAATTACAATTAGGTGTAACAACGATTTTCTCATCTGGTCCAAGACCATTAATTCATGGGGATAATGCTCAGGAATATTGCCCTGTAAACGAATTAGATATTACATGGACAATTGGAAACCGTTATCCTGTTGAGATCAGAGTCCAAAGCTATAAGGCTAAGGTCGTTAGAACTAATGCTGGTACACTAAATGTAATGCGTTCTGATAAGCGAGATGAATGTGAAAACAGATTCAAGCTCTCTGCTGCTTCTTGGTTTGAATGCCTGCATAATATGGAGACGCACATGCGTCGTTTTGAAGATATGTTGGCAGCAAAACAGTTCCAGATCGCTGATGATTTAGATCGTCAGAATCGTATGGAAGCAAAGCTACAAAAGGAACAATCTGCTAAGCAGACAGCTGCTCCAGTATATCAGCAGCCAATGCAACAGCCATACCAACAGTCAATTCAGCAGGCTTATCAACAACCACAGACTCAGGTTGCACCACAACCACAGTATCAGCAACCAATGATGCAATCAGCTATGCCGTATGCTCCAGTACAGCAGCCGATGTATCAACAGGTTCCAACTCCTGCAAATTATCAGGATATTCCAATGGATGCTTATTACCCAGTGGATATCCCAATGGAAGATTTCTAAAGAAAAGATCAGCTGCTTATATAGCAGCTTTTCTTTTTGCCATCTTTATAGCACAATAATAGTGTTCTTTAGTATGATGACATGGGGCAAGAAAGCCAAAGGAGGAAAATTATATGAAAAGAAAATATGTTGAAGCATCAAAACAAATGATGCTTGATGCTATCAAACACACAAGACCAAGAGTCAGAACGACTCGTTCCGCTGTGTTTCATAGCAAAAAGGAGTATTCACGTAGACGTGAAAAGCTCTTGATCAAAAATGCAGAATGGTAAAGGAGGAAAATAAAATGAAAGTAATTTTGATCGGAAAAACAGGTGCGGGGAAGACTAGCGTTGCCAAGGAACTAGAAAAGCTAGGATATTCCCGTATCATCACAGACACCACACGCCCAATGCGTGAAGGCGAACAGAATGGAATCGACTACAACTTCATTGCACCAAAGGATTTTATAGATAATATCAGAAAGAGAGAGTATGCAGAATACGATTATTTCGATACCATCTATGGTCGTTGGTACTATGGAAGCAGAAAAGAAGCTTACGAAAGAGAAGGAGATGAGTGCATCGTCCTTACTCCAAACGGCGTCAGAAGCGTTCTGGCGGCGACAAATGATAAAAATGATATCTGTATCGTCTATATTAAAGTAGGCGAAGAAACGCTATTAGAACGCCTTAAAAAGCGTGGTGATGATCCAGCTGAAGCAACAAGAAGACTTATGGCAGACAGAAACGATTTTGCTGAAGCAGAGGAACTAGCAAATATGGTTATCTTAGATGTATTATCTCCTAAACAGGCTGCGGAGTTTATCAACAAAATCATAAAGGAGGGCAATTTATGAAAATGATTGCCTTATGTGATAAAGTCGGTGGCTATACGTTTAACAACAGAGAAATTATTTTTGATAAGAAGTTGATTGAAAGAATGTTAAATGATTTAAACGCAAACGAAACTTTATGTTTTGCAGCGAAAAGCAAATTATTCTTTACAGTCTTAGAAATCAACCCAAAACAAAAGACAAAGCTTATCGTAAGCACATCAGATCAGTTAGGAAAAGACGATGATGTATTTCTGATTGATCTAACAGAAGATTACAAGAGATACATTGAAGATTGTTCTGATGTAATACTATATTGTGTTGATCAAAAACTGCCATCAGATAAGCGTGTAGTTTTGCCTAGCAACAAATTTTGTTTCTATGAAGAAGAAGTCGTAGAAGATCACAATTTCGATTGCGTTGTTAAGAAATTAGTGTTTAAAAGAGAGGAAAATTAAAAATGAGAAAGTATAGAAGAAACAGATTCATTTCCAAGATTTTCTTTCTTGTTATTTCTTTATTATTAGCATATATCACAAAAACATACGTGTTAGATAAGGAAGACAAGAAAGAAAGATTAGCACCGATCCAAGAAAAAGAAAGTGAAAATACCGTAGAAGAAAAGCAGGTTGAAAAGCAGGCGGAAGAAAAAACATCTTCTGAACCATCGACATTCGACTATAGTTCTCTACCAGAATTTTCTGGGGAGCCTTATACCGTTGTCAATGATAACAAACCATACTTCTACGATGATTACATGGTTCCAAAGGAGTATACAAGCTATGCTACTTATGGAGAACTTGATCGGCTTGGAAGATGTACAGAAACATTTGCCATTATCGGTAAAGATATCATGCCTACAGAGCCTCGTGGCTCTATCAAGGAAGTCAAGCCAACAGGTTGGAAGATTGCGAAGTATGATTTTGTAAATGGAAAGTATTTATATAATCGTTGTCACCTTATTGGTTATCAATTAACAGGTGAAAATGCAAATCCAAAGAACTTGATCACTGGAACAAGATATCTAAATGTAGATGGAATGTTACCTTTTGAAAACCTGATCGCAGGATATCTAAAGGCAAATCCAAATTCTCATATAGCATACAGAGTAACACCTATTTTTATAGGAGATGAACTTGTAGCTAGAGGAGTCTTAATGGAAGCAATGTCTTTAGAGGATAAGGGAGAATCTGTTATGTTTAACATCTTCTGTTACAATGTGCAGCCAGGAGTAACAATCGACTACAATAGTGGCGATAGTTGGTTGGAAAATTAAAAAAAGAGCGTGCCAAATGGTACGCTTTTCTTTTCTTCTTGACACATGCATACTGTTATGATAGTATATATGTATCAATAGGAATACCTATAAAGGAGAAAAGAACATGAACAAGGTTATTTTAATCGGACGACTATCTCGTGATCCACAGTTATACGTTACACAAAATCAGAAGAAGATCTGTAATTATACGATCGCAGTAGACCGTCCTCGACAAAAGGATCAAGAAGGTACAGCCGCAGACTTTATTAGTTGTGTATGTTTTGACAAGATGGCAGAATTTGCCGCCCAAGCATTTGCGAAGGGAATCAAGTTAGCAGTCGTAGGTCGATTAAGTACACGCACATACATTGATAAGACTACACAAAAGAATGTATATGTAACAGAAGTTATTGTTGAATCCCAGGAGTTTGTAGAAAGCAAGGAAACAAATCAGAAGTACAAACAGGCTCAACCAGTAGCTCAACAGGCACCACAGTATGATCCTTATGTTGCTCAACAACAGTATCAACAGCCAATTCCTCAACCACAGGTTCAAGCCGTACCACAGCCACAGTATCAACAACCTGCACAGCCAATGTATCAACCACAGCCACAAGTTGCTCCACAACCAATGCAGCAGCCGTATCAACAGCCTGTACCAATGGCTCAACCTAGTCAGCCACAGCCAATGCCAGAATATGGTCTTAACTTAGGTGCAGACGACTTACCATTTTAAAGAAAATTAAAAGAGGATTAATAAGTCCTCTTTTTTATTTTCTGTTCATATTACAAAATATATGTATAAATAGTCTGATAACATGGAGAAAACAGACATAGGAGGAAAATTATATGAAAAAGTTTTTTGCAGTGTATGATCTACAAATGGATGGCTTTAAGGCTGGAATGACTGGAACAGATCCAAAAGGGATGATCGATATGATGGTTGATCATATTTGTAACATTATCACAGAAGATGAAGAATGTGAGTATGAGGGTGCATCAGATATCGAAATTATTGACACTTTTGGTTTTACATTCTGCGAAGTATCGGAAAAAGATGCTGAAATCATCGAGAACTCTAATGATTTTGGATTGCTTACGACCGTAAAAGGCGTAAATGTCGCTAAATACAAGGATAAGATCTTACCGATCGAAGAGGTGGCAAATGCTTATCAATTGTAAAATCGGCGACAAGTTCATCTATCATGCAGGCAAGCTATTATCCAAACATGGTTATTTCCATGCGGAAGATCTAAAACTCAAATGTCATGTAATAGAGATATTAGATGATGCGATCGTTTTAGAGTCAAACTGTTCCAAGAAGAACCGTTATTACATGACGGAAGAAACAAAGGCATTGTACGAAAAGGAGGAAAATTAAAAAATGAAAGTCACTATGACTGAAGGATACCTTCGTGATGAAGGTTACAAGGCTGTTAAAACAGTTACGGAAAGCAACAATACGATTGTTGTATGGGGTTCAAAAGAAATCGGATACGACCTGATGATCCGTCTTTCTGCAACTCAAAAGAAGTATGCAGATGTTTGTTTTATTAATGCTTGTGCATTACGCCACGTTGCACTTCGTTCTGAAGTAGAAGCGTTTGCAATGCAAAGAAAAGTAACATCAAAGATCGAGTTCTTAGAAGCAATTCAAGAAATCGAAAAAGAATTAAAAGAAAGAACAAATGGAGGAAAATAAAAATGAAGTACGGTCTCTACAGCTACAACAAAAACACAGGGAAATATGTCTTATTGTGTGAATCCAAAAATAAAAAGGCAGTACACAATGAAGCTAGATTCTTACAAGCATTTGAGAAGAATGCTGAAAAAGTGTGGCGTATCATTACTGCAAAGACAGAACAAGTGTTTCCAAAAGTAATCTAAATAAGGAAAAGCTATATAACAATATAGCCTTTTTTTTATTTCTTGTTTTATTGCATTATATATGTGAATTGTTTGATGACATGGAGATCAAATGATAGTATATATATTTGTATAAAAAAAAAGGAGGAAAATGATGAAGAAATGGGAGAAAGGAAAAATTGGCGAACTAATGACACTCGCCAAAAAAGCCCCTGTTCAATGGGTAATAGCAACAGCTAGTAAAAATTATCCAGATGCAACAGCAGATGAGATCTATAATGAAGTTTCAACTTCAAGCGATCCATATACTACGGCTGTGATGAAATTCGGGCTAACCCCAATTTATGATCACAATAAGAAAATGGTTCCATTTTCAAAAGAAGCTATTTTGGCAGTATCACCAAAGAAAGGACAAAATGCTTATGCGTTATGTCCGTTCCATGGCGATCAGGTCCCTGGTTCTTTTGTAATTACACCAAGCAAAGCGATGTGGTATTGCTTTACAGATGGTTTTGGAAAGTCAACAATTGATTTCGAAATGAGATTTTACGGTATTACAAAATTTAATGATGCAGTTTATCACTTATGTTATCGAATGGGCTATATATCCAAAGAAGAATATAAGAATAAAAATGCCATCAAGGTAAACTTCGATGCAGTTAAGTCTCAGGAAAATGTTGCAATCAACCAAACCGAGGCTCCAAAGGCTGATCCCGATGTGATCCACATTGTATATTCAGCTATGGCACTTGTATCTGGGCTTTCACCAAAAGACCGTGAACATCTGATTACCACAAGAGGTCTATGTGAAGAAGATCTAAAAAACTACTTTACATTCCCAGTAACAGAGGGAAGTGATCACAGTAGCACTTTTGTAAGACGTATGTTCAAGCTGATCAGAGATAGATTTGCTTATGAATCTTTTAAGAAGAAGTTTGAGGAACTTACAAGAGAAGAAAAAGAAGCTTTCAAAAAACATGAGCTTCTAAATAAGATCGTAAAACAGATGCCTTTAGTTCCAGGATTCTACCTTGATATCAATTCAAGACGAGTAAAATTTACAGGCAGAGCTGGAATTGGGATCATGGCAAAAGACGAAAACGGAAAATGCGTAGGAATCCAGATAAGAGCATACAAAAAGAGCGATAATGCTCCTCGCTACACATGGTTTTCATCAGCCTCCTTAAATGGAGAAGCTGGTATTTATGGTGGAGCTAGTTCTGGATCTCCAGGTGGAATCATTTATCCAAAATCCATGACGGATAAATCATCCATTTGTATTACAGAAGGTCGATTCAAGGCTGAAGCAATTGCCAAGGCTGGAAACATTGCAATCTATGTTTCTGGAGTAAGCTCTTGGAGTTCTATTATTCCAATGCTGAAGTCTATAAAAGGCTCTCGAAATAAAGCATTCTTAATGTTTGATGCAGATGTACTACAAAATAGTTCTGTTTACAGACAATTAAGTGCTTTATCAGAAGCTCTAAAAGAATTAGGGTTGGACCCATTTGTTCTTACGTGGCGTGAAGAATATGGGAAAGGCTTTGATGATCTGATACTTCAGAATAGAAACTATAGAGCTTTATTAAAGTCAATAAAGTTTGATGAGTTCAAGGCTATCTACGAAGAACGTTTTAGCATGTTGCTGGATCTGTATCACGTTGATTCTTATAATAAGATGTCACCTGATACAAGAACGAAGTTCAACCATGACCTTTCGAATGTATTAGCAGCAATGTATCAATTACCACTAAAAAAATAGCCAAGATGATTTCTTGGCTTTTTTTGTTGATAAATAAAGGCAAAAAGAATAGAATGTAATTAAGCAAAACGGAACATATCCCATTTTGCAAAACACTGTAAAGTGTTCTTGTTTTCTCAGTACCACTCTTTTTTCTACAGTGCTATAAGGCACACTTTCGTTAGAGCCGATATAATTTCGGCTCTTTTTTATTTGTTGAAAAGAATAGGAAAGACTTGTAAAAATCATACTGTTATGCTATAATAAGTATATAAAGAAAGAAGAGATTTAGGGCAAAAGATTCCTAAACAGTATACAAGAAAAGGAGATTATATATGAAGTTATTTAAAACAAAAAGTGAAAAAGAAATCAAGAAGTTAAAGCCAACCTTAAAGAAGATTGAGAAGTTTGGAAAGAAGATTACATTATTATCAGACGAAGAACTAAAGCAGAAGACAAACGAATTCAAAAAGAGAATTGAAAATGGCGAAAAGTTAGACAAGATCTTACCAGAGGCATTTGCCGTGGTACGTGAAGCTGACCGTCGTGTTTTAGGCATGTTCCCATACGATGAGCAGGTGATGTGCGGTATTTTATTACACCAAGGAAGAATCGGTGAGCTTGCAACTGGACAGGGTAAGACACTGGTTTCAACGATGCCAGCCTACTTGAATGCTTTGACAGGAAAGGGTGTGCATGTCGTAACAGTAAATGATTACTTAGCATCTCGTGATGCAGAGCAAATGGGCAAAGTACACGAGTTTTTAGGCTTAACTGTAGGTGTAGTATTAAACTATTCATCCCCTTTGGAGCGTCAGATTGCATACGGTTCAGATATTACATACATTACAAATAACGAATTAGGTTTTGACTATTTGCGTGACAACATGGCTACGGAAGCAGCTGATAGAGTTCAGCGTGGCTTACACTATGTTATCATGGATGAAGTTGACTCCGTTTTAATCGACGAAGCACGTACTCCACTTATTATTTCTGGTGGCAGTGGAAAGTCAACAGAGTTATACAAGCATGCCGACATGTTCGTTAAGTCTTTGGTTTGTGGTAAGGCTAAGGAATTCAGCAAGATCGACTCTTTGATGGGCGAAAAGTATGAAGAAACAGGTGACTATATCAAGGATGAAAAGGATCAAGTCATCACTTTAACAGAAAATGGAATCAAGAAGGCTGAAAAGGTCTTTGCAATCGAGAATCTTTCTGATTCAACAAATATTGAATTACAGCACTGCATCAACACTGCATTACGTGCAAACTACCTAATGCACAAGGATGAACACTACATTGTTCGTGATGGCGAAGTTATGATCGTTGATGAATTTACAGGACGTGTAATGGACGGTCGTCGTTTCTCTGATGGCTTGCACCAAGCTATCGAAGCAAAGGAAGGCGTTGAAATCAAAGAGGAAAACCAAACTTTAGCAACTGTAACATTCCAGAATTTCTTTAACAAGTATGAAAAGAAGGCTGGTATGACAGGTACAGCGATTACAGAAGAAAAGGAATTCCAAGATATCTATGGTATGGATGTAGTTGCAGTTCCTACTCATCAGCCAGTTATTCGTAAGGATCTAACTGACGTTGTTTTCTTAACAAAGAAGGAAAAATATGAAGCAATCTGCAATGAAGTAGAAAAGGCTTATAAGAAGCGTCAGCCAGTATTAGTTGGTACAGCTAGTATTGATGTTTCTGAACTTTTAGACCGTGCATTATCTAAGCGTGGTATTCCACATACAGTATTAAATGCAAAGAATGACTCCAAGGAAGCTGAAATCGTAGCTAAGGCAGGTATTGCTGGAGCAGTAACGATTGCAACAAACATGGCTGGTCGTGGTACAGATATCAAGTTAGATGATGAAGCAAAGGCGAATGGCGGCTTAAAGATTATTGGTACAGAACGTCATGAATCTCGTCGTATTGATAATCAGTTACGTGGTCGTTCAGGTCGTCAAGGCGATCCAGGTGAATCTCGTTTCTACCTATCTTTAGAAGATAATCTTGTAAAGCGTTTTGGTTCTGCTGACTACTTCTCTATCTATGAAAAGAATCATACAATAGGAGAAGAGATCACAAACAAGATCTTGTTGGCAGCTATTACAGATGCTCAGCATCGTATTGAAGATAACAACTACGGCATCCGTAAGAATCTTTTAGAGTACGATATTGTCAACAACCATCAGCGTGAAATCATTTATGCAGAACGCAACAAGGTCTTAGATAAGGGCAACATGTACGCAACAATCACAGGCATGGTCAAGGATCATCTTGATGGCATCGTTTCAAAGAGCATGAATGGCAAGAAACTAACAAAAGAAGAGTTCGATTCTTTAAACAACCAGTTATATGCAATCTATCCAAACTTATGTGTACGTAATGAAGAATTAATCGGAACAAGCAAGGAGACTGTATTGAATGCAGTTGTAGAACGTGCAATGAACGTTTATGCAGAAAAAGAAGCTCTCTTTGTAGATCCAGAGCAGATGCGTCAATTAGAACGTCAGGTTTTATTACGTATCATTGATACAAACTGGAAGATCCATTTAGACGATATGGAACAGTTAAAGCAATGGATTGGTATCAAGGCTTATGGTCAGAAGGATCCTAAGCTAGAATATAAGCGTTTGGGCTATCAGCTCTTTAATGAAATGATGATGAATATCATTGCTCAAACAGTCAAGACAATGTACAATATTCAGGTGTTCGTTCCTGCACCAGAACCAAAGCAAGAAGAAAAAGAACCTATTATTGAAGAAGTCAAGACAAACAATAAGCACATGAAGATTTCCATTGCAAAGATGCAATTAGACTAAGAGCCAAGGAGGATATATAAAATGGCATTAAACCTTTTAGATGAATTACGAGAAACAAAAGAAATGGCAGAAAGAAAGGCTGCAAAAAAAACATCAAAGCTTAAACCACTATTAGAAAAGTGTATTAAAAATCAGGAATTTTCAATCCATGAAGCGATGGAAAGGTATGAAGGCAAGTGTTATCGAAATCACATTATGTTCCAGATTCCTATTGATTTATTAGACTTATCAAGAAGTGAACTCACTCCACTAATTCGTTACAAATTAGTACAGGCAATGAAGGAAGTTACTGGAGCAAAAAACTTATATTTGATGGATGTCGGAAGTAGCAACACTGCTTATTTTAAGATCGATATGTCAGAAGAGACAAGCGAGCTATTCGAAACTGCGATCAAAACAAATATGCTTCATGATACCGATTTATTGATCAAAGAAAAGCTATTAGAAGCAGCATCAGATGGTGTTAGTAACGGCAAACAATCCTTAATGGATTATTGTGGATGTAGCTTATTCCCACTCTACGACAGACATAGCCAGTGGCTAAAAGAAACAATTGAGAAGCTCTATGAGTCACGTGGCATTTCTTTGAAATTAAATACCAAAGAGCCAAGCATGGAATTTTCTTGGAAGTAATAATATTTTAAAAGGGCAAAAATATATTGTCCTTTTTTATTTCTTCCTATATCACATAATATTTTTGTATCATTTGATAACATGGATAAGGCTAAAGAGCCAAAGGAGGAAAATTATGTTATTAATAGATGAATTAAGAGCAGAATACAACAAGTTGGAAACAGTCATGAACGATTTGGAGGCTATTAAAAGCCAAGTGAAAAAAGCATTAGAGAATGGACAATATATCGTTTATTCTCACTGTCAAGAGCAGGTGAAAATGTCTATCAAGTTAGACAAAGAGTTCGATTGCTTATTAGAAAATACTGAACTAGCAATCAAGACATTAACATCAACAACAAATGAAGCCTGTGGAGGCAATACTTTTGTTACAGTTGATTCAACACAGGTAATCTGTGTGGTTAAGCAATTCTATCCAACAGATAGATTGGACCTACCATTTCATAAAATGATGTTGACAGACATTATTGAGTTTACAAAGTTCCATTTAAAAAATGAAATGTTAGAAAAAGCAAAAAATGGCTTTTCCGAAGGAACGATCAAGCTTGGAGAAAAGGCAATGGATATCACTGTTTATTCTGATATCATTTTTAAAAAGTTATCTGAATATTATGCAGAGCAGGGTATCAAGGTTCAATTCGGAATGCTTTTAAGTGACCCAATCTATTTCAACTGGGATCCAAAGGAGGAAAATTAAAATGTTGGACAAAGTTTATCTAAAAAATGGCGAATATGCCATGATGTGGGTATTTAAGGAAGTATTAAATCTCGTAAAAGAGAATGGTGGAAAGCTTGCCAATAAGCAATACTACCAACAAGACTATCATTTTGGTGGTGAACAGCTTATCATCAGAAACGAAGACCAAGCTGAAATGACGGTTAAAGGCTTCACATGGAGTTTTGGTTCTTATATTGAATTCGAACTAAACGGATATTATTACTACTTGCAAAGTGGCAGTAACCCATTGATCAGCAATGCTTTTATGAAGACGAAGATCATTCATAAGGATGGCAAGGATTGGATTCAATCTGTCTACTTAGATGATCTTGATGTTTGCAATGCAACATTAACTGCACTTCGCTACTATAGTGGCAGCAAACCATTTTATGCAGATGTTAGAAAGATTGCTCAAGATCTTCTTAACAAGATGATCGAGTCAAAATGCTCTGGCATTGCAGAGAAGAGAACCTTTACTGTCGTCTACAAGGAAATCGAGGACTAAAAAAAGAGAGGGCTAATTTACCCTCTTTTTTTTATTTTGAGAATGTTGGTTCTGCTTTTGTTATGTAGACCTCTGTTCTAGGATTGTTTTTATCATAGAATACTCTACTTCCATCCGTAGATACAACGATTTTAGTATTGTCGTCCACTAGCAACCCATTCACAACGAGAATATCGTGCAATGCTTCATTTAGATTGGTTAGGTCTATGGTTCTGTATGTATCCATATAATATAAAGCTTTAATATTGATCGGATAATCAATGCCCAAAGGTCTTACAAATAAAGATGCGTCTTTTTCATACTTTTTAAATGGACTTGATGGAGCGACAAATGGAACCTTTTTTATTTTCCCAGTCGTCTTCGAGATAATATTCTTATGATAAATATTTTGAGAATTCTTCTTTGTTCTTGGGCAGATGGGAATAATAATTTTGATACTCCCATCGCTTAAAACCTTTGTTCCTACTGTATCCTTATTCATAGCGATTGAATAACTCCTAACACATGCACGATTAGTACATACAATGGAACGATAACGATATATAGAACTGTCTTAATACTCTTTATTGTTTTGTTATTGATCTTCATAATCTTTCGCATTACATTTAAGATTGAAAAAATAAATGTGAATAATAACGCTAACGCAAATACGAATACCATCCAAGCAATTGAAATATGGAAAATAAATATATGGATAGGCTCAGACAATAGCATCGCAAGATTTAAACTTAATACAGCTTGAGCATCAACTCTTACTTCATTCAATGCAGAGCCAATTAGATCAGGAACTTCCTTTGTATATGCACCACTGACTCTAAATTGCGTTGTTTTAATGCCTTCTTTAACTGGGATGATATTTACCCTAGATTCTTTCCCATCACGCTTATACGCTAATAAAACAGGGCTAGAATCGATCTTATAATCTTCTAAGATCTTCTTCGCTGTATATTCTTTTGTTACAGGAATACCAGAAATGGAAAGGATCTCATCACCAACCTTTAAGCCAGTTTTTTCAGCGATTCCATATACTTTGGATAGCTTATTATCATCTCCACAAACAATACCGATCGAATAGGCATCCCCTCCATTTGCAGAGATTTTAGCATATTCCTCTATTCCATCGTGTAAGTAAACGATCTGATAATCTTCATATTTGTCTTGTTTCTTTAAATGTTCCTTATATTCTCTAGTTGTAAATACCTTTTGTTCGTTATATCTAAGAACAAGATCTCCATCGGACAATGTAGCTGGGATATCTGTGCTATCTGTGTTTATTTTGATGTATGGAACATCTGTTCCGACAGTTAAAATCGATATAAATGATAGGGATATGGCAACAATTAATAATATTGCTCCAGATAAAATTCCTCTAAAAGTTCTTTTTATTTTTCTAAAAACTCTTCTTAATAACTTTTTGATTACGAAATATATCAATGCAATCGTAATCAAAAGCATTAATGATAAAATTGCTTTGATAAATACCATCTTTTTCCCTTCCTTCTTTTATTTTTTGTTTTCCTTTAATCTGCTAATAACATCTTTTACGAGTGCCCCACGTTTGCTTTCATTTTCATAAAATGTTGTTTGATAACAAAGTGGGCTATCTTTCATTAAGTTCATAGCAAATACAAGCCCATTGTTATACTTGTTTACGTATGGGTTATCGATCTGTTCATCAGTCGGATCTCCAAGTAAAACGAGTTTAGAATGTTCCCCTGGTCTTGTAAGAATGCCAATTACATGTTTTCTTAATAGATTTTGGGATTCATCACAAATAATATATGTATCAGAAATACTTCTTCCTCTGATATAAGAAAACGATTCTACTCGGATCTTTTCATCTCCGATCAACTGATTGATTTGTGATTTTACCTTATCTGGTTTCACGCCCTTTGCCAGCATGATCGTCTTGAGATTATCCCAATATGGTCTCATAAGTGGATCAATTTTTTCTTGTTCACTACCTGGAAGTGCCGCATCATTTTTGTCAATCATTACATTTGGTCTTAACAATAACACCTGCTTAACTTCTCCACGATCTAGTGCATCTAGTCCACCAGCTACAGCAAGAAGTGTCTTTCCAGTTCCAGCAGGACCAGAGATAATTGCTAATGGAACTTTATCGACAGGGCTGACTACACATTCTTTTGCAAAATATTGTGCATTATTCTGTGGCTTGATTCCGCTAAACTTGGATCTGTCCGTATAAAGAGGAACAATTTCTTCACCAACTACTTTTCCTACTGTCTGGATACCTCCTGTTTTTTCTTTTGCATATAATTCAACAAATTGGTTTTCATGTAGGTCATTTCCATTTTCTAGTTCTTTTGCTAATATGGCATCCTTGATTGAAACAGAACCACCTTTTTGTAACATCTTCACGGCTGATACCTTGGCTTCAATAATAGAGGTTCTTCCACTATAAACTTCTTCTTCCATAGGGTTCTTATATTCTTCTACCGTTAAGCCATATCTGCCCATGGCTCTATTTGCCATGCCATTATCATTTGTTACAAGAATTACTTTTCTCTTCTTTTCCTTAGAGGTCTGATTATCACTATAATCTCGTAGAGCTTTTGCCGTTAAAATGATTTCCCAATCTGAAATATCTTTATTCATACTGGCTTCTAAATCTGAACGGTTGAAGTAATTGGTAAAGAAAATATTTCCACCACCTTCAGAAGTACAAACGATCTCATCTTTTAATCGCTTCTCATCTCTTTTGATGCTCTTTTGCTCTCCTAGCAGTTTCCGAATCTCCTTGTTAGCAGCTCTTGCAGCTTCGGCTCGTTCTGGATTTCTATAATCTTCTTTCAGAATGTTTAACTCATCCAATACTGCAACTGGAATATAGACATCATTCTCTTCAAATTTATGCATTGCATCTTCATCGAGCAATAGCACATTTGTATCTAACACGTATTGTTTTTTCATTTATTTTTCTTCTTTCTTTTCTTCTTTTAACTGGAATAACATTTTGATAATCTGTTCTCTGCTCATGAAACAAGCTAACATTATCATTGGGCTTTCAAAGAGATTCAGTTTGTTTTTCTTGTAGAATTTTTTTAAAGTTTCAATCCCATGATATTCAGTATCTTTCGTAACCTCTAAATCACAATAAAACCCTTCGAACTCTTCAATTTTGTTCAGATCGAGTTTCCCTTTGACCTCTGGAACGTACTTCCTAACTTTTAAATATCTCCTCAGATCTTCATCGTTGATCTTATAATTCTTTTCAATAAAAGTCTTTAGTTCTTTTTCCTTCCCGTCTTTGATCATGGCAACCATGAAAGCAACTTCTGTAATAAATGCAGCTTCTAATATATTAAAAGCAACATAATTATCAGGATATTCAAAATCATAATACTCAATAGAATGAATTCTTCTGACAACAGATGTAATCAGGTTATCTTGTTCCGTTAAATCGGTTATAGTTGCTGGCGTTAACATCTGCCTAACCCGTACAATATCATCTGGGACATTATCCAATGTCACTAGTTGTGGGCAATACTCAAGAACAAACCCACTTGTTTTCTGTGCCATATCGTTCAAGTAAAATAGTAGACTCTTTTCTCTATCTTTTCCAAGCCCAACTGGCATATCATAAAATTTCAGCATCGTATGCTCCTTTCTTATTCATATTTATTATACCATATACTGTTATGCAATACTAGAAATTTATACTGTTATGTGATATAATTTAAGAGTAAAAGAAAGGAGTTTATTTATGAAAAGAAAACCTATCGATCCATACTTCCATGAAGTAGTAGGGCAAAATCTTCAATTTGAAGGAACACTTTATTCTATGACGCCGATCATTAAAGAAATATCTGGCGGAAAACGTCTAAAATGTTTCCCTACGATTTGCTTCCATGATGTAAAAGAACTTGGTTCTGGATTACCCTTTCGCCAACATGTCAATGTTTTAGTGACAGATGCAATGTTTAACAAGACTTTATTTGATAACAAATTCTTTATTGGTGATATAGTTAGATTTACAGCGAAGGTATTTTATTACGAATCCAAAAAGGTCAACAAGAAATACAACTATCGTGAATTATCGATCGGATTAAAAGATATCGGAAACATGGTTTCAATAGAAGGAAGCAAAAGACCAAAAGGAGCATTAAACAAAGAAGAGTTTCGACGTAAAGGCGGCATGACTACAAAGTATGCCATGGCATGCGAGAGATACAACAAAGAAGAAAACTTTGATGTAAATATTCCAAGTTTCTATTCTCTGATATCGAATGGATATATTCCGCCCCAAAAATAAAAGCAAGGCTTATTTGCCCTGCTTTTTCTTTTTTTCTTTTCTCTTGTCACTTACCACTAAAACAATTAATAAGATAGGAGAAATAACCAACCCAATTGCTAAAGCTTTTTCTTTGATTGGCATACTAGAAACCTGTTCAATCGGAGTAATCTTCTTTTGCTCGATCGGAACTGGGTCAATTCTTTTTCCTCTAACAAGTAATCTATGAGAATTAACACCATAAGGCGTACAAGTTATCAGTGTAATAAGATCGCTATCTGGTTCTATTGCAAGCCCACTTGTATCTTCAGGAAGAACTGTATCAATTTTATCTACCCTATAAGCCATTGTTTTATCCAAGACGTGCAAGTAAATCAGATCTCCCTCTTTCATCTGGTCAAGATCGGTAAACAATTTTGCCGATGGAAGTCCTCTATGCCCACTTAATACTGTGTGGGTCCCAACGCCACCGATAGGTAAACTTGTTCCTTCTACATGTCCAACTCCTTTTGATAATACATCTTCACCGATACCATGATAAATAGCTAAACGAACGTTGATTTTCGGAATTTCTATATATCCCATAACATTATCATTAGTTGGGTTTAACAACTGATCATAAGGATGTGATAATACATAGTCCTCATTATCATGGAAAACATCCTTTACGAAGTTGACTGTATGTTGATCATTATAAGCTTTTGCATCAGCCCACATTTTATCAATCTGTTCTTTATCAAGTTCTTTTACGTTATTTTCGTATTCATCGGCAATCTGGTCATTTCGATATTTGTTCCATAAGTCACTTACAATTGGATATCCCATGATTCCAAGCCCGATCGTCATACCCAAAAGGCAAAACAATTGGACCATAAACTTTTTTCTTTTCTTTTTCATGCTTATATTATGCTATATATTCATCAAAACATATAAAAAAAAGGAAGCTTTTACACTTCCTTTTATTTCTTTACTTCGCTAATTCTTCTTTTTCTTTGCGAGCTTGCATAAATGCATAGCCAAATCCGCAGAATAAGCCGATTCCAGCTACAGTAAACATTACTGTACCAACACCACCAGTAGAAGGTAATGCAGCTAACTTAGTATTTTCGATCTGTGTAGGGTTGTCGATCGCTGTTACGATAGTATTCTTAACCTTACCATAGTCTGGGTTTTCATCACCAGTATCTAATAAAGCCTTGTTATCTACTTCCTTAGTATTTGTATACTTCATTTCGCCAACCTTGTTCCAAGCAGCTCCAACCTTTGTTTCTGTTGAAATAGAATAGTCTGTTAATACGCCTTCTTCATCAAGGTTTGCAACGATATCGATCTTGTATACTGTATTATTTAAAGAATAACCTGCTGGAGCAGAAATTTCCTTTAAGTAATATGTGCCAGCATCCAAACCATGGAAGTTCATGAAGCCCTTATCAGTAGAAGTTGTTTCTGCAACCTTTGTCTGAGCATCTTCATCACTATAGAGTCCGAACTTAGCACCTGCTAAAGCCTTGGTAGAATGCTTTGTAAATGTGTGTGTTTCGTCCTCTTTTTCTTCCCAAGTAGTAGATTCTGTACGTTCTGATACCTTACTCAATTCATTTGTCTGATGTTTGCCTTGCTTGCCATCAATTGTACTACCTGATTCTTCCCATGTTCCATCAATGTTTCCGTCGATAGAGAATGTATAATGATAAGTCTTATCCTTTACAATCTTAACGGACTGTTCATTTGTTGGATCGTTAGAATACTTCAATGTAGCAACGTTCTTGTTGTCTGCAAAGTTCTGGTTTGTTTCTGTAGAAGTAAGTTTTGTCTTATAAACGATCTTAACTGCTTCGTTACCATGAGCCATTAAGTATTCGCTCTTGAACTTAACTGTAAAGTCCTTGCTGCCTACACCGTTTACTAACTCATAGTCTGTATTTGCTACTAAATCATCCCCAGCAGCATTCTGGATCTTGATCTCAGAGATGTTTTCAAATACATCTTGTAGCTTATCTGAAATTTCAAAGCGTGGGTTCTTGTAAACTGTTCCATTTTCGCCAACTTGATAGGATGGTAATTGTGTATCAATTTGGAAAGTAATTTCATCAGCAACTGTTGAACCAACGCCATCAGCAGATACCAAGTCGCCCTTCTTCTTCTGACCATCTACAATGATGTTCTTTTTCATAGTTGGTGTGCTTCTCTTTAAGAATGCTACCTTACCATTTGCAAAGGCATTGTTTAGGTTGACTGTACCGCCATCCGCAGCGTCTACGTTTGCGTTTGGAATGTTTACAGATACGATTGCAGGGTTATAAACAGTTGTATTTGACTTAGAAACTAATACAACGTATTCGCCTGCTGGAGCTTCTGCTGTAAAATCTGTACCATTACGAGTTAAGGAAACAGGTTCAAACTCTGTCTGATGAGCTAAGATGTAGGATACAGCAGCCTGTACTTCCTCTGATGTTGGCTTAGCTAAGTCGGCAATTGTAATGCCATCTACAGCCTTATAACCGAGTAAACCGTGTGCATTGAATTCTGGCTTAACAATACGGTAAGCCTTTACTTCAGCGTTTGTATCAGCTGTATCAACATTCTGCACTGTAATAGTTGCCTTTGTTGTAGCTGATGGTGGAGTGACTCCTTCTGCGGAAACAGGTAATAAAGCAGATGCAATACCTGTGGCTACAACTCCAAATGCAGCCGTTTTAATGATTTTCTTCTTCATTTTTCCCTTTCTATTCTTTTTTATATAAATAAAAGAAGTGAACGTGTCGTTCACTAATGATTATGCTATTTTATTCACACTTTATCCACAATTTTTTCAAAATTCTTTCGCAACTTCGTCAAAAACGTTCATATAGCTATAAAATTCGTATAAAAAATCATCCTTATCTTTTCCTATGGAATAGTGTAAGAGTTCTAATGGGGATTCATAAATGCCAGAATAGGCATAATACAAACAGGCTTTGTCAAGCTTGCTGACTCTATTTTTATCTCTACCAAATGCTATATAAAGATCTTCAACTGAAGAAATGGCAAAATTTGTAGCAATGTAATATTTTAATATTGCGGCAAGCTTTTCTTCTCCATGTTCATCCTTAAAGTATTCATGTGGGAATGACTTCATTTGTCCGTTCAAAATCTTTTTATAGATATCAACAGCTTGATCACACATATTATATGGTACTTCTAATGGAAATACCTTCTTGATAATCCATTTGTAATCTCCTGTTGCAACAATTGTCATTGGAGTATCGATATATTTAAAAAGTCCCCTGATTTTTAGTTGATCAACAATATCACTAGTTAAATTATCGGCAGCATATACAGGTGTCCATCTCAATATTTTTGTAATAGCATAAGCGATAATTGCGATTGCTTTTTTCTCTTGAATAACACTATTTGCTTCTTCAATTCTTTGGTTGATCTTTTCTTGTTCGTCCTCTACAATATCATCAATTTTATCCTTTTTAATAAGCTCTTTTAAACTAAGGACTTTTGTTTTCCCTAATAAATAATTTTCATATACTTCAATAGCATGGTTATCTAACATAAATAATTTATACATCCTTTCGTATATATTATGCTATATCTACTCAAATTTGCTACAAATTCATTTTTTTAATTTTATTTTTATTACATAATTGAATTGTATTTATTTGATGACATGGAAAATATCAAATAAATTAGACATTTGTTATGATAGTCCCAAAAAGAGGGCAAAGGAGGAAAATAAAATGTCAAATAGTATTTTAGTATCAGGAAACGTAGCTTCAGAGATCAAAGTATCAACAACAAAAGATGGCAAGAAGTGTGCTCACTTTAGTATGGCTGTCAACAAATCAAATGACCAAAATGAAACTGGAAATGCATCATTTTTTAATGTTTCAGTATTTGATGGTAGATCTGCGTCAGATCTTGAACGCTTTGCAAAAAAAGGCACCCCTGTTGCTGTAGCAGGTTATTTATCATCTGATGAAGGTAAAGATGGCTTAACATATTACAGGGTTAATGCCAACAGCGTCACATTAGTTCCAGGAGGAGATGATAAAGCGGCAGGATTCTTTGTTGGAACAGTTGCAAGATTGTTCCCAACTGGTTTTTCATTTGCTTTAAATTATGGTAGCAAAGAAAACCCAAAGACGATATTTATGTTTGCTTCTTTTAGTAAGAAATTACTCGAAAATTTGGATAGAACAATCTATCAAGTAGGTGATTTAATTGCAGTGAGTGGATATTTATCCGTTTACAAGACAACTAAAGAAGACGGCAAAGCATTCAATAACTTAGGTATCGTTATTGCTGCTACTCCAGTAATTGTTAGAAAGAAGGGGCAACAGCCTGTCCAAGCAAATCAGCAACCAGTAGCTCAGCAGATGTACCAGCAGCCAACAGCTCAACCACAGCAAATGGCACAGACATATCAGCCACAGCCACAGGTACAGACTCCTGTTCAGCAACCAGTTGCAGATCAGATGAGTGAAGCTCAGTTTAATGCTATTACAGGTGGAGATTATTACGCAAATAATTTTGACATTACGTCAGATGATTTACCATTCTAAAAAAAAGAGTCGTGATTATTCACGGCTTTTTTTCTTTTTATTTGGTATAACATAATAATATTGACACATTTGATGATCATGGATAAAAATAGAAAAGAGGAAGAAAATGAAATACAAATTTAAGAAAAGAGATGGAGTAAATTCCATCGCCGAAGCCCATTTAAAAAACCTTGGGCTAAATTCAGTACAAGAAATCAACAATTGGTTTAAGCGTTCTATCACTGATCAATACAGCATGAAGGACTTACCAAAAATTACTGCAAAGATCAACGAATATAAAAATAAAACAATTTTTATTTTCGGTGACTATGATGTAGATGGAACAAGTGCGATTTCAATTCTTATATGGGCAATGAGATGGACTGGTTTTACCAATGTTCACTATCGGATCCCACGTAGGTGCGAAGGATTTGGTTTAAACAAAACAATGGTCGATGAAGTAAACCAGTATGCGTCTGATAACAATCTGGATCCAAAAGAGATTCTTATTTTAACAGTTGATAATGGTATTGCTGCACTAGAACCTATTGCCTATGCAAAAAGTTTTGGATACACGGTAATTGTTACTGATCACCATCAACCTGTAATAGAAAATGGTAATACTATATTACCAAATGCTGATTTTATATTGGATGCAGAAGCAATTCCAAATTCAGCTGATTTTACAGGATACTGTGGGGCAGGAAATGCCTACAAGATTGCTCGTTCATTATTGGGCAGCAGCAATCCATTGCTTGAGCTATTAAAGCCAATTGCAATGCTTGCTACATTTTGCGATCAAATGGTATTAACAGAAGAAAATTATGTTATAGCCTATCAGGGTTTAAAGGTTCTAAACAATGATATTACAAATGCTCTGCCAGGATTAAAGGCAATGGCTTATGAGTTTGGAATCTCTCATTGGACTGGAGTTACGGCAGGATTCACTTGTGGACCAGCAATCAATGCTTTAGAGCGTATGTATGATGGTTATGCAAAATACGCTGTAGAACTATTAACATCTTCCGATTACTCTGAATGTTTAGAACTTATGAAGATTTTAAAGCAGTGTAATGATGAAAGAAAATTGGCAACAGCTAATGCTTATGAACAGGGTATCTTACCTCAACTTGAAGTTTTAGAAAAAGCTAATGAAATCAAAAACCCAGTCATTGTTTATGTGCCAGACATCAAACCAGGTATTATTGGAATTTTAGCGGCAAAGATATTAGAGAGATACAACTTGCCATGTGCGGTATTTACAAATGGTCAAGATGGAGTTCTCAAAGGCTCATTCCGTGCCCCAGAAGGATACGATATAAAGGAGCATCTTGATAGATGTGCTGATTCTTTCTTAGGACATGGTGGACATGCTGGAGCAGCTGGTGCATCCGTTACAAAAGATGGATTTGAAGCAATGGTGAAGAATATGCAACAAAATGTAACACCATTCGATCCTAAAGCAACTGATACCTTAGAGTATGATGTTGAAATAAAGAACGAGGATCTACTAGCAGCTATTACAGAGAATGAAAAATTCCAGCCATTAGGAAATGGTAATCCAGATCTTATCTTTAAGGTCACTGGATTTCAAATCGTTCAAAATTATGGATCTTACAAGAAGGAAATTGGAGGTGGCGGTATTAAATTTGTGTCATCCACTTCTACAGCCGTTGGTTTTGGACTAGCTAAGTTAGCATCTTCCATCAATGGACCAGCAACATTAACATTGTATGGTAACATTTCAAACAACTTCTTTAAGAAGAATGATGGAACTTTATTAGTTACACAACAGATCCAATTCCTAGATTTTGAAATCGAAGATCTAAATCAAACAAGTTTCACGAAAGGATTAGCAAATATGTCGAAATAAAAAAAAGAGGGCGATTGCTCTCTTTTTTTTGTTTACCAATTTCTCCACACCCTTAATAATTCGCCTGCTGTAAAGTCTGGATTTAACCCCCATTCTTTAAGCATATCCTTGACTTGTTTAGCATCAAATTCGTCATCGGGTCCCCAAGTGCCTTTTAAAATTTCAAAAGCTGTTTCGTCCATGGCTCTGACAAATCCCTTGTGTTCTTTCATCCATTTTTGGATATGTTTTTTCTTATTTTCTCTTTCCCGATCTTTACTCTTATCCCTTGTCTTATACGCATAACCTGCATAAGCCTTTTGTGCTGTTCTGTATCCATATCCTTGTGCATCGTCTAAAACTTCTCCTGTTTCATTCGACACGATACAATAACGTATTTCAGAAGTATCATAGGCTGGTTCACTATTCCATGGTTCATTCTTATCTTCAATGGCATCATGATGGGTTGTAACCTTATAGGGGATTGCTTTATATTTCTTGTCCATAATAGTCCTTTCTATTTATTTCATTTATATTATATCATATAACAGTATGATTTTCGAGAACTATTTCCATTTTTATACTCTATTGGTAAAACTGCATAAAAATTACGATATAACAGTAAAAAAAATAGCATAATATAAATGATAAAAAGGAGACTTTCTATATGATTTTGAAAAAAGTTTTATTAATAGGATTAACACTTTCATTATTAACAGGATGTTCATCTGAAGATTCTCAAGACAATAGTAATGAGGCAACGATAGAAACGAATGTAAATAAATTAAAAAACGGATCTTTCTATATTGAAAGAGATAACACTTATTATGAAGCATTTTTGGGAGATGCGACCTTCACAAGAAATAGCGTTGTTAAAAATGGCGATTCAAGTCGTGTGGCGTGGCTTAATGAAAGTACGGATACAAAGATCCCAACGATGTATCCAGGAGATAAGATCGTATACAGACAGAATGAAGGCATCTTTGAAGGCGATGTTACTGTTGAAAGATTTTATGATCTTGGATATACAATAGGCGTTTGTGGGTTAAAAGCTAATACAGCGGGTAGATACACTTTTGATACAGATGTAAAAGAATTAAATGTGAATCCTAGTTCCGATGCCAACCAACTAACCTCAGCAGGGGATAGCCAAGCTGTAATTGAGTCGATCGGAAACGCAAAGTTACGTTCTGGAAATATATCTGAGGCAGGAACTATTATCGGACTAGAAAAAGGCAAAACTTATTCGACCGATGTTTACGTTGGTACAATTTTAAAGAACTATAAAATCAAAGCAGATGTAAAAGCTTTAATGTCAACTGAAACATACGAAATTAAAAACTTTGAATATATGCAAAACAAAACAATCTCGATCACATTGCCTACATGGCTCAATAGTGGTTATTACTTGATTGAGGGTTATGGTTTTATTAAATATTCAACTTCAGGTAAGGAATGGGATGAATCAACAGATGTAAATGTCCCTAACACTCCTACTTATGAATCATCGGATAACTCAGAAAACGAAAAGAAGAAATCACTAGAAAGTGATGACATTCAAGAAGAAAAAATCGTAATCAATGAAGATGGCGATTATAAAGTAAGTGTCAGCTATGAAACAAAGGAAATAAAAAAAGGAAATTACAAAGTGGCAGATCCAAAGGCTCGTATCATTGGAGATGATGGAGCTACATTCTTATCACAGGAAGAAGTTGGTAAATTAGAAACAACTATAAAACTAGTTAAAGGTGAATATAAGTTACAAGTAATAGGGCTTTCTGGGAGAACCTATAGCTACAATGTGGAGAAACAAAAATGACAAGAGATAAAGGAAATGTAATTGTTGGAATCGCAAAAAACAATTCTCAATTAGCAAAATTAGAAGAGAAATACCAATTACAAGACAGAGATGAATTTATCATTTATTCAAAAGGCGAATCTTTTGAAAAAATAGCAAATACCATCATTCCAGACAAAGGTGGCGTTTGGGCTAATCCAGTTTACATGTTTGTATCAAAGCATAGTCTCCTTATTGGTATCACAGAACTGCAAAAAAAGATAAACGAATTTTTAAACATTAAAAAGAAAGAAACACTTTTTGATCCTTTATCGATCTCTGTAAAACTAGTTGGAGATTATCTTGAGGCTTATGTGTTAATTCGTTTTTATGGGCAAAAAATTAAATTTGGTGAATTGTATGATTTTATAGGGGTAAAGCAAGATAATACTACTGAAGAAAAAAGCAAGCTGATCATTCCTAATGATATAAAGAGAAATTATACAGAAGAAGAAAGAGAACTACATCTACAAATGGTAGAGGAACAAGATGAAAAATTAAAAACATCGTCTACACAAAAGCCATTTTTAAATCAGCTGGATACTTATATTCCAAGACGGCTTGAAGAAATCGATAGTCGAGAAGAACTTGTTTATAACCTAAAAGCTAAAGATATGCAAATAAAAACAATTTGCGATTACGAGCATTTTGTCTCAATCTTCCAAGAGGCAATGGGCTATATTACAGAAGCAGAAAAGAATTCTTATTATAGTGTATTAAGAGGTCAAAAAGATGAAGAATCTTTTATGGAGATGTTAAAGGCATACATCCAAAGAACATTTGTAGATACTTTAAGACTTCAAAGAGAAGATGTCCCAGCACTAATTGAAAAGCTACATAGAGCATTATTTGAATTATATATCGTACAGGACCTTATTGACGATCCAGATATTAGTGATATTAAAATTACGGATCCTTATTCAATAAGAGTCAGAATCAAAGGAAAGGCGTATCTTTCAAATATCACCTTTATCGATCAGGCTGACTATATAAGATTTATTAATGGTGTAGCGACTGTAAACGGAATCGACTTAGGTGTTCCAACCCAGACATTTACAGATGAGCAGGATGAACAATACCTGTTAAGATTTTCTATCACAGCACCATATATTACATGCTCTGGATATCCTATTATTCATATTCGAAAGTTACCTAGAAAGAAGTTAATGGCTGACGATTTAATCAAAGCTGGAATGATGGATGAAAAGATTCGCAACTACCTACTTGATTGTGGGAAGTATAGTAAGGGAGTCGTATTTGCTGGTCCTCCTGGATCTGGTAAAACAACTTTGCTTAATTGGTTTTTAGAAGAAGCCTATGAATCTTCGGCAGAAATCTTATGTATCCAAGAAAACGATGAATTATTTGCTTATCGAAAAGGAATCATGTTTGAACATGTTGTATTAAATCCACAAAACGGACAACAACCATGTACGCTAGAGCAGTTAGGACAGATGGCTTTAGTTGCTGGTGCCAATGTATTTATTATTGGTGAAGTAAAAGGTCCTGAAGTGGTATCTGCTATTACATTATCAAACTCTGGATGTAGAACGGCTTTATCGATCCACTCTCAATCGGCAAGAGATGCAAGTGATAAGCTTGTTGATCTAACATTAAGAGGAATGCAAAATGTAACCTATGAACAAGCGAAACGTTCTACTAAGTCATTTGACACAATCGTATATCTACAAGATTTTACAGTTCAGGAAATCGTACAAGTTAAAGGATATAACGAAGAGAAAAAAGATATGGATTATATCCAGATATACAAAAAAGAAATCTAGCCAAAAGGTTAGATTTTTCTTTTTAAAATCGCATAATAAAAGCATCATAATCTTTAAAATATCATACTGTTATGATATAATATAGGCATGTAGAAAGGCGGTAAAAATGCATTATGTAATGAGTGATATTCATGGTCAATACGACTATTTTCTGGATATATTAAAAAAGATAAATTTCTCTGATGAAGATATTTTATATGTCAATGGAGATGTAATAGATAGAGGCGATCAATCAATTAAGTTGTTACAACACATATTATCTAAGCCGAATATCGTTTTATTGATTGGAAATCATGAGCATCTTATGCTTCAGGCTTTGCTTGAAAAAGATGACGATGCGATGTATATATGGAGTTCAAATGGAAACGAAAAAACTTTAAAACAGTTTGAAGAGCTTCTATTTACAGAACAGTATTCAATCCTCTACGACCTTACTCAATGCCCAATCGTTATTCCTAATTTAAGTATCAACGATAAGCAATACTACATCGCTCATGCAACCCATTTAGATTATTACTATAACGATATCTTATTGTATAAAGATGCCAACACGCATGATCGTGAACGTGTGTTGTGGAGTAGAGAATATGCCAACAGTATGAACCCTACTCTTTTGTATAACAAGTTTCATTCTTTATATACCCTGTACAAAGATACTACGCTTCTGATCGGTCATACCCCAGTATTCAAATGTTCTTATGGTCAAACTAGATCTGGAGGACTACCAAAGATTTCAAAGGCAGCAAAAGGACATCTAATCAATCTTGATTGTGGATGTGCAAGGCAGTTACCACTTGGCTGTCTTTGTCTTGAAACAGGAGAAGAGTTTTATGCTGATCTTCCAAAGGACTTGTCTTTTGCAGTGTAAATACAATTTTAGTTGTGACATTATATATATGTATTGTCACAACTTTTTTTATGTGGTATACTCCTTACTAGAGAAAAGAGGTTATTTAAAATGAAAGTATCAATTCACAATGGGCAAAAATGGGAGGGAAATCCAAACCATAATTGTCGAAATTATGATTTAAATGAATCTCCTCATGTCATCCAAGAAAGAGTTTCTGATAATGTGTATGAGTGCTTTTATCCAGAAATGGCAGACGACTTTGAGGCTGCTGAGAAACGATTTTATGAAGAACACTTTGCAGATGCTTTAGAATTTAGAAATGAAAAAGTCAGAAAAATCAGAAAAAAGGATAGGCTTATGACGATGGATCAATTCCGTAAGTCATCAAGATACAGACCTACGGAAAGTATTATCCAGATCGGAAACTTATATGACTTTCCAGATGCAGATAAATTATCTGAAGCCTATAAGCAGTTGGCAGAGTATGAAAAGCAAATCACAAAAGGTCGTGTTATCGTTCTCGATTCAGCTTTACATCTTGATGAGTCAACTCCACATATTCACGAACGTAAAATTTTTGTTTATAAGGAGCGTAATCCTGATGGCACTACTAGACTTGAGATCGGAAAGGAAAAAGCACTTGAACAAGCTGGTATTCCACTTCCATTTGCGGATGAACCAGAGTCAAGATTCAACAACAGACTGATCACCTACACAGCTATGATCAGAGAAAAATTCTGTGAGATATGTCAGAGTTTAGGCTTGATGATTGACCGTGTTCCAATGAAACGAGAGCATCTAAGCAAGATGGATTTCATCAATAAAGCTATCCAAGAAGAACGTGAAAGAGCTAAAAAACTTAGACAAGAACATAGTGATAAAGAAAGCAAAAATAGACAAGCTTTATCAGAATTCACAGGAAGATAATATCAAATATCTTCCTTTTTTATTTGCTAACTAGAATATAAAAATGCTTTCCATAGAGAATATAAAAATACTCCAAAACATATTCTTAAAAGAATATAAAATAGTAACTGCAAAGAAAACTATGTGTGACATTTACATATTGAGTATATGTATTGTCGCAGAATTTACATAAAATACTGTTTATTTTTTGCACTATTTTCATCTTAATAAGCAAGTATTAACACTTAACTCACAGGCGTCCAACACCGTGTAGTGCAGGCAAAAGCAAAAGAAACCTATGATACGAAATAATATCTTTTTCTCTTCCGTATCTTATTCTTTTCAAACGAAAGAAATAATTCGAGATCACTTCAAGAAAATCTAGTGGCTTCCCTGTATGCCGAAGTATCAATGAATAATCAAACCCCAAACAAAAGAAAATAAAAGGAAATCATAAACCCCATCTACGACATAACCATAATCTCTACTTTAATTTCTCCAGTACCTTCTTTTTCTTCTTCCAATGCTTCATCATAACTTAAATATCATTGATACCTAGGTCACTCCTGTATCTTCCTTCTTTATTTCCTAGTTTTCTTCATAAGTTTTGAGAATATAAGTTTGAGCGAAAGTGCATTCCAGCACTTTTGCCTATGAATTTCCTTTTTCCTTTCTTCTTCTTTTTAAACAAGGGAAAATAAAAAGAAAAAACACAGGAAAACACAAAGGCTTTCTACTTAGTAACAATATGCTCTAGCCCCACTTTTCCTTTTAAACCTAGGTCGAAGGGGTAAAATAGGCGATTTCTGCACTTTTTTCGCATCTTATCTCGCCTTTTCTCATTACGATCATAGAATTAAGTGATAAATTTAAGCATTCTTGGGTAACTTCTCTACCCTTTTCCTGTTAATTTCTTTTCAAACATAAGAAAAAGATACAGAAAAGACATGGGAAAACACAACGGCTTCCTGAAAATAAAGAGAGAACGGACAAGAATAGGCATTTCTTCCTTAAAATAGGGATGAATTTGACATAATTCGATATTTTTGTATTCAGAAACGACATTTTTTCTTTCTTTTTTCCTTTTTTAAGAATCGGAATTCAGTAGGAAATTAGTAAGAAGAAGCTGAAAATAAGGGAATTTGTTAAGAAAATATACCGAAATCTAGTAAGAAGTTTACTTTTTCGATACTTTCTTTCTTTTTTCCCTTTAAATAAAGGAGAATATAAGGACTTTCTCTTTAGTTTTCTTGATATTTCTCTCTTTTTCCGTTTAAAATCCCATTTTGCACCACTTTCATCACGGTGATCACGTAGATTTTCCTGTATAAGATAATAACAAGAAGATGGATAGGAAAATAAGAAGTATAAAAAAGAAAAAGCGAGCTGCGAACGAACCCCAAAGGGGAGGCGGAAGTGGGCGAAAATAAACATTGCATAGAGCCAGAGAGCAGCGAGCAGGGCACGTTTTCCAAAAATCACCTAAAAACACGGTCTGCTATAGTAGCCCAAGATTAAAGATATTAAAGAATAAAAATTGGACTCGTATAGTAGCCCAAGAAAATAAAGAGATATATAAAATATTGGTCTGCTATAGCGACCCAAAAAGAAGTAGATCAAGAAAATAATATGGATAGTAGAGTAGCCCAAGAAATAAGAAAACTAAGATAAGAAAAATGGTTCCGTCTAGTAGCCCAAGAATCTGTATAGACTGGTATACTTAAGTAGCCCAGTGTAATGAGATTGGTCTTATAGAGAAAACCAAGAATAGAAAAAGTATGGGCTGATAGAATAGCCCAAGAATTAGTTTGATCTGGATAAATAATGGGTTGATAGAGAAAACCAAGAATGAAGTTGGTCCAGTAGATCAGCCCAAAAATATAGGTAATATATAAGAATATGGGTTAGTAGATAAGCCCAAAAAATAATTTGCATAAATAAAGGATACTGGGTCGATAGAGTAGACCAAGTATAAATATAGATCGTTATAATACTGGGCTACTAGAGCAAACCAAAAACAAAAGATAGAACCATAGAGAATAATGGGCTTATTGTAAAATTTTGTTCTATTAGAGTAGCCCAAGATAAACGATACTGAATAATAAATATGGACTACTAGAATAGCCCAATATAATAACTGTACATACTGTATATTGGTATAGTAGAGGAATCCAATATTATATAAATAAAGATAAAGTAGAGTAATGCAGCAACCTAAGATATAGCAAACAATATATGGACTCACGGTTGGATCCTGTAATTCCCGTTCCACTGATTACATAATCTGGATCCATATTATTTCGTTCTGATATACCTCCCTTATGTTTTCCCTGCCTTTTCCTTATTTCTTTCTTTTCTAAAAAAAGAAGAGGGGCAAGAGAAAAACTGGAGAGTTCTCATGTCCGACTTCTCCTATTCTTATTTCTTTATATAAAAAACAAGGAACCACCTTATCTTTCCTGCTGCGTCTTACAGGAAGTTTTAAAGTGGTTTCTCGGATCTGTTTCTACCCTTGGTAGATCAGCTACTTAAAGTATAACAGGAATAACAGTATATGGCAAGCTGTAATTTTGACTGAGTTAAATTTCCTGTGTTCTTCCTTTGTTCTTCCTGTATCCTTTCTTGCGTATACCTTTTCTTACCACTTTCCTATTCTCTCTCTTTTAATAAAAAAAAGAAGAGCTAAGAAAGAAACAGGGAACGAGGTTTGGATCTATTTGTTTGTGCATATCTTGTGTCTTTCTATTTTATTTTCTTTTGAGAAAATATGAAGAATATGATATAATTTGGGTAAAGAAAGAGAGAAGAAAATATGAGAAAAATAGAACTGATCTTGAAAGATGAAAAAACGGAAGAAACTGTATTTACTACTCAACTATTCGGAATGGACTTTAGTGACAAATTCTTTTTTAATGAATTAAAGGAAACTTTTGGTATTGAGTCTTATCACCATTGTTTTCCTGAAACGAAGGTGGACTTCCAATCTTTGTTCATCATTATCGAAAAGACGATCGCAAATATGATTACAGAAAATAAAACAACATTGGTTGATAGGAAAGGTTGCTCCAATATATACTTGAATCCAATTATGAATCTAACTAACTATATTGTTAAGCCTGGGGATAAGTTTACGATGTATAGAAAACCTAAAGAGAGTGTATTGGCAGATATAGGTCCATTAAGAAGTCCTTCTGTGGTTGCTAAGGATATTTTTACAAGTTCTATATTGTTTACCTCTTTACGATTGAAGTATATGTTGTCTTTAGAAGGTCTTATAGAGAATTGCGATCATTGTCTATTTGGTATGAGCGATAATGTTCCCATGTTGCGTAATGGGGTTGTGGCTTATATTAGTTCCTTATAGGGTTGTTTTGCTATATTGTATATTTTTGTATTACGGATGCCTTCATGGTTGTATTCTGGCTGGGCGAGCATCTCTTAACGCACACACATAAAATATAAAAAGGTGGCTGCATTGTTCTTCCACCTTTTTTCTTTTATATCTCTACTTTGTATTGTTCCTGTGATCGTTTATTGCTTCCTATTTGATTTCTTATCATTGGTCCTTTTTGTTCTCTCTTGTTTCCTCCTGGATCAGCTTCTTTTGTTTTCTTACGTTGATCCACAATGATTCACGATCAAGATGATGATAAGTCCTGATTTCGGTCTAGTTGTAGTCTGAATACATCCTAATCACAGTCTGGATTTAGTTTGGTATCGGTCTAGTCTTGGTCTGAAATAGCCCTAATTCTAGTCCGATTTTAGACTGGTCCTAGTCTAAGCTTAGTCTACTATTGGTCTGAATTTGGTCTAATTTTAGTCCAACCAAATTTGTTACTTAAAAAGGCAAAAGACGAGTTACCGTGTCTGCTGCGTCCTACAGAAATTAGTTTAGCTCGTCTTTCGAGATCGTTTCTACCCTCGGTAGATCGACTAACTAAATTATAGCATATATAACAGTATAACGCAAATAATAGTTTGCTTGAAACAGGTCGAAACTACTCGAAACAAGTTATACAAAAAGTGGACCACACCTTATTAAGTGCTGCCCACTTTTCTTCTTCTAATATTCTTTAGATTGGCAAACCTGTTCCAAATCAGAAATCTTCTGTTTTAGCATTTCTACTTCTTTTTCTTTTTCTTCTAATTCCTTCTTCTTGTTTCTGAGTTGACGACGACATAAGTCGAATGTGTGACTTTCGATTTCCTTCTTGCTCATGTTAAACATCCTGATTGGAAATGAGAATGTAAACACATTCACATCCAGGTCATAACAAGCAACATTAACCATATCGTCAACAATGCAGAAATCTCTTAGTTCAAAAAACTTATGCTTTGTGATCGGATAGAAAGCGTTGGCAATTTCTGCAACCTTCACCTCAACACCAAGCTTAACGCTTGAATAAAATGAGTCAAACGCTACGACATCTTGAGCTGATAACGACTTATTCCCGTCGGCAATTCTTTCGCTAATCTCGATAATCTTCTTTATGTCTTTTCTTTCAAATAACATCTTTTGTTCTCCCTTTTCTTATCCATTTTCTTCTTGTTGTGACACATCATCAAATTTAACAACTATAACTCGAACCTCGCATTTGGTTTCACTAGCAAAAAAATTGATACGCTGTCGAATGGCATCTTCATCCAATTTCTTACGATCGTAGAAGAATAATAGATCCATCACTTCAACTTCTGATCCATCTTCCTCTTTTTCAACCCTAATGGCTTCTGGATACTTATCTTCAATATATTCATATTGATGTAAGTAGCCAGTTTTCACAAAGCTTTCAAGTGAATGTTCGTACCTACAAAGAATGTGCTGACTGGATAAACGGTAGTTTTTGTCGAATTTTTTATTAACAAATCCTCCGTTATCAAACTTAAATTCTTCATACATCCCAACGATATCCTTCTCGATTGCAGGGATCTTCTTTTTGGCAAGTTCACATGGCTCACCAAAACAATCTCCAAGAATTTGCTCGACATTTCTCTTTTCACTAATCTCCTTTATCAACGAAAAGAAACTCTCGTAATAACTAGGGTAAATAAGAAACAAATAAAACAGAAGATCGTAGCAGATGTTTTTTGCAATCTCACGAGTATCCAACAAGACGAGTGGAAACTCTCCATCGTACATATCCTGTAACTCTCTTTCGCAAAATTGCATTCCTGCTTCAGTGTTTAAATGCTCGACTGGAAGATCCCATCTAGGACAAACTGCAACGTTGTATCTTCTCTTCATGTTACAGCCCCAGATCCTTCAATGCTACAATACCCACAATCTCTTCTTCAATGTATAGGTCGCCAAATCCTGAATAAAACTGCCCTTGGTTCCAATATGCGACAGCATAATCTCCACTCTTTAACTTTAATAAATAATCCTCATTTTCAATAAATGGAAATGGTTGTAGCTTTGATACCTGTTCTGGTGCCGATACTTGTTCTGTCTTTTGATTTATCTTTTTCATAATATTTTTCTCTCTTTCTTTCTATACCTATAGTATAGCACAGTAATTTCTTTTTAGCAAGCATTAGTTTGATATTTAGAAGGAAATAATTATTATAAAAAGAATATATTAAGTGGAGATGGAATAGCCCCAACATAAACCATGTAGGCTAGACGCAATGGTAGTTGAAGCAGGAAACTTGGCAATTTATTGTCGAGTAGTTCACTAACCAATCACAGATAAAAAAAGAGTGGAAATTCCAGCTCTTTCTTCTCTTATTTTTTACTGAAGATCGCTATAAACGAAATTGCTCTCGACTCTTCTCCCTGTGTTGTCGTATCCAAAGAGATAATCGTATATCCATTTTCTTCCATCTTCTCGCTGATAGCATTTACCGTTGCCACAATAGAAGCTGTTACGGAATCTTCTGTCATACTCGTGGACCTTTCACGATAGAAGAACTCGGCAATAATGATTTTGTCTGTTCCTTCTTCTATTTCTTTCTTTGTTTGTTCCGATAACTCGTAAGTAGTAGGCTTAACGTCCCTCATTAGACTTCTATCGCCACCTCTTCTTGTGTCAAAACATCCAAGTAAAGTCGATACCAAAGTAATCACCAGAAATAATTTCCCTATTTTCTTCATTTTATCACTTCCCCATTGTCGTCAAAGGATGCAATTTCGATATATTCTTCAACATCCTCAATATTTTCGCCTTTTGCGATGTAACTTCTATCGCAATTATCGTCAATAAATTCTTCTAATTGTTCACAACTACCAAGATCTCCCAACTTGTAGGCATGTAGCTCTTTCGCTACACCTTTCAAATTATCGGTAATGATGTTGTATGCTTTTTCGCTTGCCAAAATTTTTCTCATACTTTTTACCTTCTCCTATCTCTTTTTCATTTTCTTTAATTTGTTTTTTAATTCTTCTATTTCTTTGTCACTGTTTCTAATTGATTGCTTGCATGCTGTAAGTTCAAGTCTTGTTCTTTCAATATCTAAGATCAAGGAAGCAAGATTTTTCTTCTTTGATTTTTGGTGCCACTCATTCAGTTCTTTATCACTCATTGACAAAAACTTTCTTTTCAAAGAAGCCTGGGTTTCATTTCCCCTTGTTGTTTCATATCCAACATATACAGCGTCAGTATTTTTTTCAACCTTAATCCACGATATCTTCTTGAACAGATTTCTATCACCATATCTAAAAAGTGATAATATCTTCTCCACCTTTTTCTCCATCCCACTGTAAACATCAGCAATAAAACCCCAGCAAGTTTCAACTTCTTCAACAGAAATTGTTTTGCCAGCTTCTAGCTTTTCGTAGATTTCTAATGTTGTCTTAGCATTTTCGATACCCGCTTTCATTACTTCGCCTCTCTTTCTTCCGTTCCAAATCGCTCATATTCTTCTTCCAGATATTTAAGTGTTTCACTCTTTCTTTCAATCATCTTCTGCAAACGTCTTTTTCGATTTTCAAGCTCAACAATTTCTCCCTCAATTTTCTTTTCCTTTCTCGTAAGATCGGATCCGATCCAATTGAGTGGCATATAGAAAGAGTCTTCTCTTTCTCCAAGTTCTCCAGCGTCATAATTGAGATAAATCACATCATCCATAATTTTAAAATGATGTAGCTTATAAATATCCTTTGCAACATCTGGACAAAACTCTCTCATAACTTTCTTGAGCATATATCCAAATTCGTCTATAAACTGACTCGCAAACTGACTAAATGCAAATAGCTGTCCTTCCGTTAATGTTCCTTTTTTTGTTGCCTGCTTGTAGGCTTCTAATACTTTTTCTTTGTTAATTTCTTTTGCCATGTATTTTTCCTCTCTTTTCGTTTTTAACTTAACTTATCTTCATCTTGCTTGGTTGGAATATGCTATTCTTTTTAATCAGCAATATACGTGCATCACATTGCATATCTTCAATAAACGACTCGACTCGTCTTTCGAGTAGATCCACATTTAAGCACTTTGGATCAAAGAAGAATAATAGGTCCATAACCTCAATTTCTTCTCCATCTGGCTCTTCTTCAATTCTGATGGCTTCAGGGTACTTGTCCTCAATATATTTGTGTTGGTAGTTATATCCAGTTTTTACAAAGTTTTCAAGCGATTCTTCGATCTTGTGAATGACTGGAACTAAAGCTGGACGAACATCATCGCCAAATTCTTCATCAATAGTTTTTCCATCGTCATTTTTAAATTCCTCATACATCTCACGAACCTCTTTTTGGATAACTAAGATCCTCTTCTTTGCAAGGTCACATAATTCTCCAAAAACATTTTGAAGAATTTTCTCAATATCTTGTTTTTTGTTTGCAACATCTTTTACCAGCTGAAAAAAGCTATCATATTCTGGTTTTATGAAAAACAAATATGTCAAAATATCAAGACGAATGTGTGAGATGACGTTATCAACATCTAATAAGGAAAGTGGAAATTTCCCATCAGACATATCAGCTAATTCTCTTCCACAAAATTTTACCCCTGTTTCAATATTCAATTGTTTAAGTGGTAATTCCCATCTAGGACATACTACAATGTTATACTTTCTTTTCATATAACCTTCTCCTTTTCCTTATATACTTATTATAGCATACTATATTCTTTTTAGCAAATGTAAGTTTCTCTTTCTATATTTGCTTTTTAGAAAATAGTATAGTATAATATAGGTATAACAAAGGAGAATAAAAATGAAGAAAATATACGATATTATCATCTGCAACAAAAATTCACAGACAGAATCGTTTGATGACATTGTAACGAGAACGCTCCACCACTTAGCAAAAGATGGAAGCGATCTATCTCAATTATTTAACATTGACAAGCTTTACCGAGATACGAAGATTGAAGTGATCCTTTGGATGTCTGGGCAAGACGGAATCGGAAAGACGCATATCGAGTGGATGGAAGAAATTAGTAAAAAAGATAAACAGTACATGATTAACGTCCTAGAAAAACGTTTTGGAAAGCTTTGTGAAAAAGCAGAAAAGAGAATGAATGAAATTGTCGAAGAGATCAAATTCATGCAAAAGTTGATAGCTGAAAATCCAGACTTTGAAAGTTTCAACATGAAGATCCGTAGTGAAGAGGTTTGCGATCCACAATACATCGCTTTCGAGAAAACAACAGAGTTATTCGCCAAATATGGCTACCTTACACAACAGGATTTTCTGTTAGACGTGTGTCCAGAAGCCTGCAAGGATACAGTTGAGGGCAACGAAAAGGTTTGCCACGTGAAAGCAATGTTTGTGCTAGACGATGAATATTACGATGAAGCAGAATTAAGAGATATGTTAACCTCGTTCTGCGAAAGAACAAATCAAGAAGATAAATCTTCCAATGTATATAGTGTAGAAGTAAAATCACGTAATATAATCAGATCTAACAAGCGACAAATGTTGTCGTAAAAAAAGAGAGTCTTTCGACTCTTTTTTGTTTTGTAAATATTGTTATCTATCATCCCTTACTTCTTCCACCAACAACCATCATAAGACAATGCGAGCTGTCCATCTTTCACAACAAGCTTTCCATCTCCACGATAGTCAATAATACACTTTGCACTCTTTAATTCTCCCAAATCTTTCTCGTCAAACGGCAACGGTAGTTCTGTTACTAATATCTTATTTTCTTCCATATTTCCTTCCCTTCTTATCTGTATTGTATTATATCACAATATTTTCTACAAAGCAAATAAAAAAAAGAAGGCGACTATAACCTTCTTCTTTTTTCTAACTCTTTGGGGAAAGTTGGAAATACAGGGGGTAATGTTTATCAATATAGGGATGGCTGATGTATGTCCCCCTGCTCCTATATATTAGCATGCCATAACAGTATATGCAAGAAATTATTTAGAAATTTGATAAAAATATATTATTTTTTTTAGATCCAATCAAAGTTAAAGTCTTAACAATACTTGCTAAAAAGAAAATATAGTAGTATAATAAGAGTATGGAAAGGAAGATAAGTAATGAGCAGAATAACACTACAAATAAACAAAAAGGAACGTGGAATATTAGTTGGACAACACAACGGTACAGAAGTTTTTCAAGAACAGGTTTACGAGAAATTCGATTGGGATTCAACAAATGAAATCATAATCCCAGAAAGCGTAAAATGGATTTCTCTTTCGTTTATACAAGGATTTTGTTTACCAGTATACGAAAGAATAGGAAAAGAAAATATCCGTAAGCACATGCACTTTTCAAGTAAAGATTCTTTTGTAGTGTCGCAAATTTACCGTTACTTACCACTATTGTAAAGATATGGAAACAAAAGAAAAATCACGATTTATAACTCACTTAAAAAACAAATGTAAACACCTAGAGATCACCAAGGATGCCGACGAATTTTGGAAATTACTGGACAAAGAAGGAAACGAAAATGGACCAGCTAACAAATTCTACGACTACATCAGCAACGCAATGGCAGACTATTATTATGACAATGAAGATGCTGGCGAATTATTTGTGGAACTAGGGATATTCTCCAGTACACATGCAGTAGATTTCTATTTTGAAAATTGTTTATAAAACAGTTGCAGTTTGTTCAAGGTCATAGTAATATAAAGACGAGCAAAAGCTCTGGGGGATGTCATACCCCATATCCTTGAATAGTTTGCTAAAAAAGCAAACCCTTATCTTATATGAGGCGAAAGCCTCTTTTTTATTTGCTAAAAAAAAAATAGTATGATATAATGAGTATATAAAAGGGAGAAAAATTATGAAATTTTTAATCAAAAATTATAGCAAAGATACAGACAACAACAGAGAAATGCTTGCAACGGTCTTATTTGAAGTAGAAACAATCAAAGAAGCACAAGAAAAGATGGCAGAATTTATCACGAAAATAAAGGATAACTGGAAAACAGAATTGAACAAAAATAATAAGTCCATAGCAGCTGCCATGATTGTCAATCTGTATCACATTCTTGATGGCATGGATATTGAAAACTACAGAAACGAAAACTACGGAGAAATTGTAAGTAAATTTGATTATTACACAAGAAATGTCCTAGATCCTACGGATAAACCTATTGTCGCTTACCTAAGCGATTTAATGTTAAAACAAGAAAGCGAAGCAGATTGCACAGCAGAGATTGATTGGCATTTTGACTGTACTGACGAAACTTCACCAAAAATCATCTTTGAAAAAGGTAAGTGTGATATTAGTGGCATGTACTTCCATGATCAGGAAGAGGACTTCGATGAAGAAACATCTGGAATAAAGATGTCATTTGAGAAGGCAACTTACAATATCTGGGATATCCCATTAACCAGATTTAAAGAATGTACAAAGAAGATTCCAGACACATGGTTGGATGACAGTATCGGTATCGTATTTTCAGCAAAGAACTATTAAACACAATATTCAAAAGAAAGAAAAGAGGAAAAGTAAAATGAAAAAGATATTAACATTCGTAACAATGATATTCACTTTGATTTGTATGGCAATGCCTGCACACGCAGAAGAAGCCGAGATTACCCCCCCATCACCACGTAGGTTGGATGTACAGCTCGTCCAGGTATCACTAAGAGATAGTGGCAACGCAGTGCATCAAAGCAACCTTTACGATGGATCAAGTTTCTTTTTAAACATGACATGGAACGCAACAGAAACAGTCCATACAGGAGATTATTTTGATATTATCGTGCCAGAACAAATTGACATGAGTTCTGATAAGTTGGACAAAACATTCCCTATCATTGACACTGTAACTCAAGATGTCATTGGCGAAGGTACACTATTACCTAACGGCACAGAAGGTGGCAAGATTAACGTAGTATTCAATGAGCAGGCTAATAACCGTTCTAACCTAAGTGGTAATATTTTCATGTGGGTGCCATTTAATAAGAACCACATTGAACTAAATAAGACTAACACTATTACATTAACCATCAAGGGTAATGGCGTATATGATGGCTACCAAGCCTCATGTGAAACAACAATTACACGACCAAGTACAAGTGGTGAAGTAATTGCTAAGTGGGGTGAAGGCTTACCAGCAGAACCTAACACAGTAAAGTGGATCATTAGAATCAACAAGAGTGCTATGGACTTACATCATGTAGTATTGTCCGATAGTCTTGTAACTGATAATGGCTGGTTCTTAAATCCAGTAGATGTTACGAAAGAAAGATTTAAGTTGCAGAAGGTAACATACAATGAAAATGCAACTATCTCTCATTGGGGAGAGATTGTAGATGTTACAGATAAGATTCAATTCTCTCCAGACTTTAAGTCGTGGACATTGGATCTAGGTGACATTGGTACACAGGGTTACATGTTGTTCATGAAAACCTCTATGACAGATGGCACAATTCAAAAGAATAAAGTTGCACTTTCAAGTGATGAAGTAACAAAGGATGTTACAGCACAATACAAACTTGCTGATGTAGGTGGCATTACTGGTGTAACAACAACAGGTAAGCTACAAATTGTTAAGCAGGATTCAGAAACAGGAACAAAACTTGCTGGTGCTAAGTTTGAAATCAAGAATGTAGATAACGGCACTACTCAAACACTTGTAACAGATGAAAATGGTGTAGCAATTACTCCGAATATGGTGTTTGAAGCAAATTATGAAGTAAAAGAAATTGAAGCACCATTCGGCTACAAACTTAATAGCACAGTATTTACTATTCAAACGTCAATTGCAAAGGACAATATTGTTACTGTAAAGGATGAGCCTATCACAAGAGATATTAAAGTATCTAAGACTTGGGTAGGTAATACAGGTACTCAAGCAGTAATGCATTTATATGCTGATAATGTTGATACAGGTAAGTCCATCGTATTAGATCCATCAAACAACTGGGAATACACTTTTACGGGCTTACGTAAGTATAATGGGAATCAAGAGATTCAGTATTCTATTAAAGAGGATGAAATGAATTTCTACATGACTTCTGTTGCAGGAGATATGGATAACGGATTTAACGTGACAAACACATGGAATGAGCAACATGAGATTCCAGGTGATGCACCAACTGTAGAAATCCCAGAGTTTAAAATTACAACATTTGTGAATACCGACAATGAACAAATTGCAGAGTTTGAGAATGGTTTTACAGATAAGAAAGCTGAAATCACATTCAATAACACGAAGTATGTGTTTAAAGAAAAGTTGCCAGACCAAGACGGCATCAGAACTTATGTATATGAAGAATTACATGAGGAAGTGCCAAGTGATGCACCAGAAGTGACATTACCTGAATTAAAGGTGACTAGATTTGTAGATGAACAGGGCAATGATATCCATGAACTAGAAGAAAATTTTGTAGAAAAGAAGGAGATTTCTGGTTATATCTTCAAGGAAACAACTGAAACGGCAGATATTAGAACACATGTTTACACAAAGGTTGAAACAGAAGTTCCAAATGATAGTCCAGTTGTAGAGAATCCCGAATTAAAGATCACAAGATTCATTGATACAAATGGTAACGAGTTAAGAGAATTGGCAGAAGGCTTTGTAGAAAAACAAGATATTGATGGCTATAACTTTGTTGAAACAAAAGAGGCAGACGGCATTAGAACTCACGTCTACACAAAGAAGCCTATTGAAGAAACAACTACGCCAACAAATAACGAGCCACAATCTGAAACTGTTATCAGTGAGCATACAGCCCCTACTGGTGACAATATGAACGACACATTAAAGCTCTTCACATTATCTATGTTAGGAATGTGCTTAGCATTCGTTTGTAAGGAAAAGATTAGATAACTATGTAATAAAGAACAGTGTAAAGCACACCGTCGAAAGGCGGTGTGTAGTTTACTAGAAAGGTAAGGAGAACAAAGATGGCAGGACTAACACAAGAACAGCAGTCTAATAATCACTTCACACTAGAAAGCATCTTAGAAGAAGATGATGCTCAAGAAGAAGCTGTAGAAAAAGCCGTTCCAAGAAAAGAGATATACAAGAATAACGAAATAAGTAAATCCCTTCCATTCGATAAGTGCATCGAAGCAGATAGTGAAGTTGATGAGCTAGAGCAAAAGAAAGCGTTGTGCAAGCAATTGGGTAATAAACCGACAACGAAAAAGGAAAGCAAAAGAGAAATCGGAAAGTGGCTAGGAATTGGCACGATCACCAAAACAATATTAAAAGTAACATTTAAGCCGATACTAGCCTTTGCAATTTCCATTGCTGGAATAATTGCTTTCGCAAAATTCTGCATGTATTCTTTAAATATGAGAAATTATTTTCTCGGAGCAACTCTGATATTTGGTTCTATCGTAATGATAATAATGCTTGTTGCCACAGCCATTGGGGCGTTGGCATGGATTGCCATGGATGATTACAACTTCATCGAAGAAAAGATGAGAGATAAGAAATACATGATCGACGAAAGCATTATTGATTGTCCTATCGCTGTAAAAGAAGAGCTTTTATCATGCATTAAAGATGACGATGAATTGTATATTAGACTCAACAAGAAGAAAAATCGTATCGACGCATTAGATGAAAAATCTGATTTCAGTAGTTCATGGAAATTTGAAAAGCCAAAAGGTAAACATGATATTGAGTATCAGATGAAATATTTTGCAGACCAATTGGAAGATGGTAAAATATACAAAATCTCAGATATTATCACTGATAAGGCATATAAAAATTAGAAAGAAATGAGGAAGAATAAAAAATGAATAAGAAAAGCATCCCGACATTAGTATTGGTACTAATTTTTTACACCATAGCTTTCACGCTATCCACATGGACGCTGTTTACATGGAATACGATCACAGCTAAAGCTCTGGCTGTTTTCTTGGTTCTAATTTCAGCGAAACGTCTAATTGAACTCTTTATAGAAGCAACGAGGAAGTGAATTAAGTGGCAAAGAAAACAATCGAACAGTCAGTTTCAGGAATCGAAAATATAAAGAATGAAATAATGGCTCAGATTACTGGTTTTGTGGAGATCTCAACAGATCAGGAAGGTATACGGCTAACAAGAGAAATAGATGGAAAAAAACATGCCGTCAACGTGCATATCCATCAGCCAGGTGAAGACGGGAAGGTGGTAGTTGAGATTCAGCTGCTTACAAAGCCGATCGTGAACGTGACAAAGGGATTTGTAACAATACTCGACGCCAAGCAATATGAGATAATTTCAACGCTCAAACGTTCAATATGTTATTGTCGCATTCTGAGTGGAATCAAAGCAGAAATTGAATCTATTATTAAGGACTTCGAGGCTCTGTAAAAAAATAAAGACATCTCAAATGGATGTCTTTTAATATTAACAAATTTGCTCTACGGAATGCCCAAGAACTCTTACAAGCTTGCACTTACAATCACCAGTCAAGTCATCTGTAATCATGTAATTATACCCATCATCTGTAAGTATGTAGGTAAAAGGGCTACCTTCATGCATGATTAAGCAGCCTTCAACATATTCACCATCAGTCATTCGTTTTGCTCTGAACCTCGGAGTTTCTTCTAACATAAATCTAATCACTTTTCCTTTCTTTGTACTAACTAAATTATACACCATTTTGCCTTGTAAACCAACATTAAGTGAGAGCCTGGTCTTCATAACCTTTTTTCTTTCTTATATTCTTGCATAATAGATACGTATCTTATTTGATGTTATGGAGAAAATTAACGTAAATAAGGTGAAAATCATGTATGAGCCAAAATGGCTAAGGAGGAAAATAACATGGAAAAGATTTACGAATTAACACCAACAGAGAATCAGAACCAAGCAAGTTTTGGCGGAAAGGCTAAAGTCGTAGTAGAGGAAGATGGAACAGAAACTCTTTATAGCTACGACACACCAATCATCAAACGCTTACCAGATGACACGCTAGTACGTTTGTATGACAGCTACACAATGACAACTGGAAAGCATATCAAGGCTTTCTGTGGGTTGGACAAGAAGGCATTTACAAAGATGCCAGTAGGCAAGTAGTATGGATAATCAAGAATTGATTGAAGAATTACTAGAAATCTACGATATAGTCAAGCAAGTTGGCGACTACATAATCGCAGTACAGATCAACTCAGATGATGATTGCGACTACACAATCTACCAAAATGGTGAAGAGCTTGACGGTGGTATCATTGAAAACCAAAACACTCTCCAGATCACTTCAGAAATATTTGATCAAATCATGGAGATGCATGGTATTAAAAAAACGGAGGAAAATAAAAAATGGAATTAGAACAAATTCGCAAATTAGTAAAAGAAACGATGCAGAACTGGGAACTGGACGATCTTTACTTGTGTTTTGTACATGCTGTATACAAAGATAGTGAAGTAGGAAAATTTTTAGTCCATATTGCACCAAAAGGAAATAGGTTCTATGTGATTACCGAAGTAGAACTCACTAAAAATCTGCGTTATCAAACAGAAAGAGATTTTGATACTGAAGAAGAATTAGTGCAATATCTTGAAAAATTAGATAAACTAGATATCAAAGATCTCGACAATGCAAAGGAAGAAATGAATAAAGATTTAGAAAAATATTTTGAAAACACTTTTCTAGGGAACAAGGAGGAAAATTAAATATGGCAAACTTGGTTAAAACGAATTTATTTTGCAGAAACAAAGAGGATTTCAACGAATTATTGATACTACTAATTCAATATGGAGTATTATCCCAAAAAGTAACAATGGAAGCATTAGATATGGAAACTTGTTCTATATCTTTCTGTTCAAAGTGGGATGTCCCATTCAATGAGATCAGAGCTATTAGCAAGGCAGTAGATTTTGATTTCTACATCGAACACGCTGGTCAAACGGTCGTTGATGGCGTAGGAGAAGCTGTGTATCACAACGGCGAAGTGATTGATGGAGCTGATTTCTATGATGATGACAGTTTGGATATTGCAAAGATATTCCTGAGAATCAATGGACAAGATTGCTATCGCTACGACAAAACATCTGGAGTAATAGTCTTTATCGAAGGTGAAAACGTAGATGACGTTCCAGATCTTGCGGTCATTGATACTACATCAGAAATCTTAGAGAATTTCCTATCAAGAAAAGCTGGTGTAAGATACCAAAGAAATTGTAATAAGATGTCCATTGAAGAATGGATGATCTTAATTTCGGAGATATTTAACATCGAACAAGACTGGTTTATTGGGGATATACAGGGCACATACATTTCTGATGGTTATATGGACAGCTTCGGACTCAAACACTTTAAAAAACAAGTTGAAAATGAGATCGCTGCTTATATAAAGAAGGAAGGTTGTACTGATGGATACTATAGCCCATTTAAAGCCACTGAATCTTCAAATAAGCAGTGTGCTAAACCATTTGTTTTAGTTTCCAACAAGAACAAAACAGTTACATTCTTGAGTAAGAAAGAACTAGCAGATCTTATTCTAAAAGAAAAAGAAATTTTGTTAGACAAATACCAAGATTTCTTAAAAGAAGACATGGTTACCATTGTAGGAAGAAACGTCTTCTTTGTAGAGGGAACTGTGGAGTCAATTTTGCGTCATCGACCAGATTACACATTCCTACTAAACGGTAAGAAAGACAAGGGTTGGAATTTTTTAGCCAACCTACCAAAAGAAACTCTCGATCGTAAAACAAAAATGTACTTTGCTCCAGATGTGGACGAGGATTACGATGCAGAAATCTTTTTACCAAAGTAATTAAAAAAAGAAAGTGCTTAAACAGCACTTTTTTATTTTTTACGATAGTTGCCCATGTGGAACATCATCATCCTCATCTCGCTTATGGCAAAACAACATTCTCGCTGAAACATCATTCAGCTTGCAAAACATCTTGACATCCATATCCGCTCTTGCTTCTTCGTATTCTCCTTCTTTATAGAAGAATATTAGATCAGCCAACCTTGTCTTGCCAAGCTGCGGATCATCAACAACTCTGAATGCCATAGGATATTTTCGCTCAAGGTAATCTTGTTGACTGATGTATCCATGTTCAACGAAACATCGGATTAGATCGCCCATATTTTCTAATGCCTCTTTATTAACCTTATTTAGCACTTTAACAAACTCTTCTTCTCCCTCTTCCTTAATGTTCACATAGATGTCACCAAAGAGTTCGTGGACGAATTTAATGTTTTCTTTTGCAATCTCACATAATGGACCAAAGTTCTTTTCAAGAGCTTTTTCTACGTAATTTCCTTTCCGTGCTTGCTTTGCCCATTCTGTAGAACTCATTCCGTTACGTTCTCTGTGCCATAACCAAGTAGTGATATCCACAGGAATACTTCGCATAATCATGTCAACATCAAACAGATACAACGGAACACCAACTGTTCCAAAATCAGATAGTTCTTCTTTGCAAAACTGAACTCCATTTTCCTTTAATTTATCTAAAGGTACGTCATACTCTGGACAAATGATAATGTTGTATTTTCTTTCCATATTTTTATTTTCTCCTTTTAATATTTCCAAGTGTTACAATTTTGTTTTTGTTTAGATTTTTTCTTTAGTAATACATCGCTCATGGATAGATATCTTGCTCCGAGCCATAATACTTTATCGACAATCTTGCCTTCAAGCTCACATTGGTAGTTGATTATCATTATACCAGCAGCATTTATTATTGCATTTTTAACACAAAACTGATCTTCACTCGCAATTAACTTGTGTCCAGTGAGCAGTTGAATGTGAAGGATTCTTGCTTCCAAAAACTCAAGATAAGTCCTGTGAAGTTCTAGCAACATATAATGTTCGCCATCACCAATCTCCGCAACCCCATCCCTTAACTGTCCAATCAGCTCTACAATATCAACCTTGTTGCGTTCAAGTTTCTTCCCAAATAGATATGCAATCGCATCATTTGTATCGTGAATACTAAGACTATCATATAAAAAATCATCACCTTGTCGATATCGATCGAAGTATCTAGCAAGTGCCGCATAAACACTCTGGTACAATCTGGTTGCATCTCCTTCATAACAAAGTTTTTCTTCTTTCTTTAGTTTATCCAGATACTCATCCATGGAAGTAAACTTCCCAAGATTAACTGCCTGTCTTCTTAAATATTTCAATAGTTCAGCCTTCTTCTTCATAAGGTGCTTTTCATATTCTTTACTTTGTTCTTTATTTAACATCTCTTTTATCCCTTTCTTCTTATATACTTATTATACTACAACATATTCTTTTTAGCAACTAAAAAAGGACTTTCTTTAGTCCTTTTGTATGTTTTCGGCTTCTGCTTCCAATTCTTTTCTTGATAATCCCAATAGTTTAAGCGGAAATTTGAACGAAACAAGCTCGTTATCGTTATTGATATACCTGAAATAAAGTGTTTTACAAAAAATATTAAAGTTATCCAACCCATAAAAGCACTTCCATACAGACGGATAGACGATTTCTAAAACCATCTTAATTTTTCTCTCTATTTCGCATCCAGCTTCCACCATAAACAAATAAGCATCTTCTATCTGTTTTACGCTCAATTCTTTCCCACTCATAATAGAGTCGCACACGCTTGCAACACCTTTCTTGTTTTCTTCTGTAAATAACATTGATTTTCCTCTTAGCATTGATTTCCCTCTCTTTCTTTTATTTATTAACTTCCATGCCAATCCACATCTCGCAGTCACTTACTTTTTGGATCAGCGATAATCTATTTGAAATAACTCCTGCACTATAGCCAGTTAAATATGCTTCAATAATTTCCTTGTGGCAAGCAGAGCATCCTCTTAAAAAGGTTATTTTGTTTCCAACCCATCGTCCGCATATCTTCCCTTCGTTCTTCATAACAAGTTCGTAAACTCTTTCTCCTTTTACCGTAAATGTCTGATATTTAAACTTCGTGCTAGCTTCAGAAACATCTTCCAATATTCCTTCCCATTCCATGATTGTTAAATATTTCCAATCCTTTTTTAAAATAAGTTTGCCCATATTTCTTCTCTCTTTCTTTCTATACTTATAGTATAACACAATAGTTTCTTTTTAACAAATACTAATTAGATATTTTTGCAAAAATATTTATTGACATTTTAGATGTTAGCATGTAAGATAAAAAAGTATCGTAAATCAAGCGAACAAAGTACACCATCCCACTCAGCTCTTTTGCTTGAGCGAACGATACATACTAAAAAGTAGACTCTAAAAACACAAGTTAATCGTAAGGTAAAACTTACAACACTCTACTGCGTATGCAGAAAGAGATGCGAGGGCGTCAAAGAAAATGGCGTTCTCTTTTTTTATTTTCTTCTTGCATTCTGTATTTGCTTGTAATAATATATAGGTGGACATAGGTCCAGGGTTGCATAGCCCTTATCTCTCTTACTTGCTTATTTGTTAAGCATATATTACTAAAAGAAGGTCTAGTAAACCTTCTTTTATTTTTTTGATTTTTTTGTAAAAATATGATATACTGTTATATGATAAAGAAAGAGAAAACAAATATGAACGATGACAAGAAATTAAAACTAAACGATATTTTACACTTAACAAAGAATCAAATTGCAAACACCAAGATCGGCTTAAACATGGGTTGGCAAGGAAGAACGCACTTTTTAGATTGGTATGAGAGTGATCCAAATGATAGAAATACAGATTTCACATATCATTCTCACCAGGGAAAGAGTCGAAACTTCACTGCGAACGGGCAGCTATGCTTCGGTTTTGTAAGATTACAGGAAAGTGATGATAAGTGGTTATTAGTATCAGCTGGTAAGATAACATCAATTCCAGATGCCGACAACATTGGGACGTGTGGACACGACGAATTACCTGAATATAGTAGCCTAATCGGGCGACTAATCATCCACTATCACAAAGGGAATACCTACTCCAGATATATTTTTAGTGCAGAAAATATGATTAAAAATATCGAAGTGGCAGAAATTCTGCCTAACATCTACGAACCAATTAAGTTTAACGGCTTCGAAAATGTGCATCTACCATTCAAAACATTAAAATCCATGATTGATGGCGTTCGATATGCAGACTACAGAGCAGCACTATCTGGTGTTAAAGGAATTTACTGCATCACTGATACACGAAACGGAAAGTTATATATCGGATCTGCAAGTGGCAAGGACGGCATCTTACAAAGATGGAACGATTACAAAACCTCGTTTACAGGCGGAAACAAAGGATTAAAAGAACTATTAGAAAATGAAGGCGAAGACTACTTCATTGAAAATTTTACTTACACGCTTCTTGAGATCTTCCCAAAGAATACCCAACCAGCACGTATCTATGCACGAGAAAATTATTGGAAAGATGTTTTCAAGACAAGAACCTTCGGATATAACAGAAATTAGTGCTTGCATATACCGCTAGGATATGCTAGTATATAGATACAGGGAACAATTAAATGATTTTGCATTTTTTCTCCAAAAATTATGAAAAGTTTGTTATTCAATTCCCTGTTCTAACTCTCTCCAAAGAATTAGAAAAAGAAAAGAAGGCTTGATAGACCTTCTTTTTTTTCTTGACTTTACTTTCTTTATAACATATAATAAAGACGTAGAAAAGAGGAAAGTGAATGATGAGATTTGTAATCAAAAACTATATCAAGGGTTCAAACGGAGAAAAATTGTACGCCACGTTAACATATTCGATTAAAGACATTTCCGAAGCGAAAGAAAAGATCGCTGAACTGATTAGCATAATCAAATCAACCGATTCCAAAACAAGAGGTACAGGGAAAACCATTAAATTGCTTACAGCATTATTTGATGTTAGCAAAAAAGAAGAAAATGATGAACTTATTGTAAAAGTCTTTCTACCGAACGAAAAAGACGAAACAGAAGCTGATTGTATAGTAAAAATTAGTTGGTGCCTAGAAAACAAGGAGGAATCAGGAATTGATTTTGAGCAGAGTATTTGCGATATTAGTGGGCTATATTTTTCTGATCAAGAAGGAGATTGGAACGGAGAGAAACTTGGGGTAAAAACACCGTTCAAGGAGGCAGTCTGCAACATCCATAAAATTCCATTAAATAAATTTGAAGAATATGCAAGAGAAATTCCAGATACACGGCTAGATAAGGATTCTGGTATTACTTTTTCGGAAAGAGATTACTAAAGAAGGTAGGTAAAAATATGACAGGATTAACGCAGGAAGAACAAAGAAAAAGTAGCCCTTTCACATTAGAGGCTGCCTTAGAAGAAGAACCAGATGTAAACGACGGCTACATAAATGACGCACTTCCGTTTGACAAGTGCTTGAAGGCTGATACACAGGCTGACGAAGAAGAAAAGAAGAGAAAATTATATAGTCAACTAGGAACGGCTAAAGCAACAAAGGAACAAAGCGAAAAAGAAATAAAAGAGTGGTTAGGGACTGACACCATCATTAAAGCGATATTTAAGACAATTTATTCCCCAGCAATAGCGTTCGCAATTTCAGTCGGCACTACAATTTGGCTCTGGAACCCATCACAAAATGACCTTAACACCATTTTACTTGGTGTGTCACTGGCGATTGGACTTTGTGTTTTAGCTTCGATTGCTGATGTAGGATACAACTTTATCCCCACAAAAATGAACGAAAAAGACTACATGATCAAAGAAAATGTTGTCGATTGTCCGATCGCCATAAAAAATAGGTTTCTTTACCATGTGAAAATTGATGAATTATATGGTAGGGTAAACGCAAAAAAGAATTGCTTTGAATGGCTAAATAATGACGGTGAACGTTGTCTGTGTTGGACTTTTCAAGGATCAAGAGATAAAAATGGCTTTGATTACCAGTTAAAGTATCTTGCGGATCAATTAGAAGCTGGAAAGATGTACAAGCTTTCCGACATCATCACCGACAAAGTTAAGAAGAAAGTGAGTGAGTGAAATGACAACAGAGAACAAACATGAAGAATTGAATCTTGTATGTCCACATTGCGGTAACAAAAAACACTTTTACCAGAAAATGTATTATTTTGGTATGTGGGAGTTTCAAGTGAATAACCACGGTGAGTGTGACGACACCTGTGACAACTCCGATATGTACCAGGGTTCTAAATATAAACTCAAAAATGCTTATTATTTCTGCAAGAAGTGCCATAACAAGGTTGCGAAAATTCCAGAAGATAAGCGATACTAAATTAAGAATCAAAAAAGAGAGAGTATAAAAGCTCTCTTTTTTAGTTGCTTAAAAGAAAGTATTATGCTATAATAAGTATAGAAAGAAAGAGAGAAAACTTATGTTAAACCTAAAACGGATGTTAGAAATTCAGCATCAAAACAACAAAAACAAGAAAGAGATTTTGAAGAAGATCAAAAAAATTGACAAAGAATTAAATCTGGAGAGAGTTTTTCCTGTCGGGTATAGAGATATAGAGATTGTCAGCTTTGAAATCACAGGAAATGACATCACAGGGAAGAAGAGCCTTGGTATCTATTATTCAGCAGCGATTGAAGATTCCTATGGTGTTTTCGATTCTATCTACTCCTACGCAACAATCGACTTAGACATCTTCTTATTAAGAGATACAGAGATAGAAGCACTAGCAAAAGAAGCCGATCAGAAAAAGAAATTGCAAGACATGCTGAAGACACGTGAACAATATGAAGAACTGGCAAAAGAAATTGAAATGAAGGAACGCAGCCTAGAGATAGATAAGAAAAAGAAGAAGGAGCTTGAAGAGAAATTATTTGGGTCTAACTCTATTTGTTCAAAAGAAGGTATCGAACAATAATACATTATCACTCACTTGTAGGCTTACTATAGAAAAAAGGGATGGAAGAAATATGGGAAAGGCGAAGAATACTGCATACGCATATATAGATGGATCCTACAACTACAACACAAACAGATACGGATGTGGTGGCATCTTAATCGTTAACGGGAAAGAATACATTATTAGGAAATCAGGAAATGAAAAAGATGCCATAAAACTCAAGAACGTTGCTGGAGAAATTTTCGGTGCGATCACCATTATGAAGGCAGCTAGGAAGCTAAAGCTAAAAAGAATGAAATTGTATTTTGATTTTAACGGCATTGAAGATATTGCATTAGGTAAAGTAAAAGTGAAGCAGAAAAACAGATTTTTGCTTGCCTACCGTGATTTCTTCACGGAAATAAACAAATATATAAAAATCGACTTTTGCAAAGTAAAGAGCCACAGCGGTATAGAGTTAAATAATAAAGCGGACCGACTAGCGAAACAGGCTGTCGGACTAAGAAGGGAAATATAAGAAGAATTAGGAGAAAAATAAAAATGAAAAAAGAAGAATTAACACCAATTGAAGAATTTGTAGTAAACTATGCAAACAACGTACTAAACAAGAATATCGAATTAGAAGATATTGACGATATTGCATTTGATTGGGATAGTGCAAAGTTTTCTTACAAGCCAGGTGAAAATGGCTATATCAAAACTATGGAAATTGAACTGAAGGATCTGGGTGTTAAATACGATGAGATCGAAAAATACGAAAAAGAAGTATACACAAGTGCTATCAATCACGTTGTTAGACTCGTAAGAAATGACTTGGTTACAAGAAAAGCAACTCCACTTCTATCGGATCTACTAAAACTAAAAAAGGTTCAGGGAGAATGGCTTGACTATTTCAAATATCAAACAACGCTTTTTTACAGAGACATAACAGGTTATTATCGTTATATCGAAACGATCAGTATTGATAACAATAACATTTACTTCACAGATATGTATTCTGGCAAAGAATATTTTGTACCACTTGAACTATTGTCGCTACCTGTAGAAGAAGCAAAAGAAAAGTATGCTGATATTTTAAAAAACAAAGAGAAATCTCAACTAGAAAAAGAAAGACGGAAGATAGAATCCGATATCGAAAACTATAAGAACTTATTACGAGAATCAGAAGAGAAGTTAAGAGAGCTAACAACCAAAGAAGGAGAAAAATAAGTAATGTTATACAAGATCAAAGTAAGAAAGGAACACTTAAAAGAATTTTTTGAAAATTTCGATGCAAGAAAAATGGGACTGAAGATACTCTTTGCTAAAGAAAACTGCAATTACAAAACAAAAAGAAAGCAAGAAAAGGTTTACATTACAGATGAACTGTACGCCATAATGTCCATAGATAAAAACAAAACCGACCCATCGACATGGGTGCAGCTGTTAGTTCACAAGGATTGCGAAGCGATGAAGAATGACGAATGTCTTATTTTCCAGGCAGACGCCTATATAGATGATCAAACGCTAAGAAGAGGGAAGGTTGGTGGACTAGAATATGTTACAATCGGTCCAGAGAAGAAGCTGCCATGGTCAGAAGAGGGATTCACAATACGAGCAGTCGAACTTACAAATTTTACAGAGATTTGGCTTGGCTGGGAAACAGTTTCCAACAAAGCAGATTACCTTTCCGCTCCAGATTTCCTCTCTAACAAATCAGAAGAGGCATTGATAAAAGAGATGGAATTGAAGAAATAAATAGTTGGATTTCCAACTATTTTCTTTTTGACTATTGACTTATATATACTGTTATGATAATATATGGTTACAAGGAAGGAAGAACAAAACAACTTTCCTTGGTCGTTCACTTCTACGTGATCCAGTAGAAATCCTCCCAAAAAATCTGGATCCACCTCCGATGGAAGTGAACATTAACTCCATGACATCAAATTAAACAACTTTACAAAAGGGTAAGTCCCAGAAAGTGCCACATACTATAATCGGCACTTTTTTTACTTGCTAAAAAGAAGATAATATGCTAGAATGAAACAAGAAAAAGGAGAAGAAGATATGATCTTAAAGAAAACAGCAGCAAGAGTAAAGGAACTTGTAGGTAAATGCTTAGAAGAGTGCGGCAAATTAACATGGATCGAAATTATTGCATATTGGTTAATCTGTGCAGGAGTTGGCTCACTTGTGCCTAGTTTATTTTACTCACTAACAACTTTCGTAACTACAGAGTTATCAATTCTGTTTGAATTAAGAATCGTGGGAAGTGTATTACTCATAATTCTGGGACAGCTAATCCTCTTAAACAAAAACCTGAAGAAGAAATAAAACGAAAGAAGGAGTGCCAAAAATACTCCTTTTTTATTTGCTTTATAGAAATTACTATGTTATAATATTGGTATAGAAAGAGAGAGAAAGTATGTACATAAAGAAAGGAAAACGAAATTATTCTGTAGCGGAACACATCGACTCACTAGACTTGATGCTAGTATCTTCAATCAGAATCAAGCGAAGATTATCTCGACAAGAAGAGGTTATTGGAATGATTCCCGTAAATTGCAAGTTGTCATTCCAAAACCAGAAGATAACAAAGAAAGAAATAAAGAAGAAGCTGGGCGAGATTGCCCAAGCAATCGTAATAAATGAAACGTCTTATATTGAAAAGATAAATAAAAATGGAAAGGAGAAATTAGGAGTAGTAGCAGTCCTAGTAATATAAACAACATGGAAAACAACATTGTTATAAAAGTAAAAGATTATAGAGAACTTGCAAAGTTAACTGTTTTAATTGACAAGATTATTAAGGCAAGGGCAAAGGTTCTAAAGCTGCAACCAGACGTTGTAAGAGCAGCGTTCATTCTAAAAGAAGAAAATGAGATCGCAGATGTAGCAGAAGCACTCAAAATTCGTCAAGAAGGAGCTTCTCACCTGATTAGAGAATTAGAAAGAAACGGAATGATAGAAACAGACAAGACAGCTGGTGGATACAGAAGAAGAATCAGATTAACATCAACTGGCAGAAAACTGTTAATAGAACCAATCACAAAGAAGGTGGGACAACTGATAGAAAGAATATCGCAAGAATAAACTAAAGAAGTGCCATATAATATAGGCACTTTTTGTTTGCTAAAAAGAATATAATGTGATAAAATAATAATGTAAAGAAAAGAGAGGAAACTTATGAGCAAAAATAAAGAAACGAAAAACCAGAAAATGGATAAAATAATCAATGAGCTACAGGCGAAGACAGCTCCAAAGCTATTTCTTATTAGACGGCTTTCGTTGTTTTCCATTTATATTTTCTCAACGCTAGCTATTATTTTCAGTTTTGCTGCGAACATCATTAAGGTTGAAGGCGTATTGGAACTGTCTTACATTGCTTTAACAATAGCAATACTATCTCTAGCCTTGCACGAAATCTTAAATAGAAAGATTAAGGACAAATTACTAGAGCATTTAAAGGCGGTAAAAAAGGCTATGGAAGATCTAAATATTGAAGAGACAAACAAAACAACCGTCGTAACAGACGTTGACGGCTTAGAGATCTGTTTGGTGACATTCTTTGCACTCAGCGAGAAGCCAAATCCCAATATCGTATTAAAGCTCTCTGAGAAAACGAAACTGATTCTAGTGGACAATCCAGTGGATCCAAACGAACCCTGGATATTGCTAAACAGAGAAGTGAAAGACGGTAAATTACTCATCAAAAAAGAAGTAATTACAGAAGATGAGGTGAAAAAGCTAATGCATCAAGAGACATTTACAGAAATTATAAATATTAGAAACAACCTGTTAGAAAATGGAGGTAAGAATGGTTAAAGAAGTAATCGAGAAGATGACAATGGTAAAAAAAGGCGACACGCCAGAGCAGTATATTGAAAGGCTAGCCAAGATATCTCAACAAACTACATTAACTCTGCTTATCTGTATGCTTGTAGAGGAACGTTTATATGGAATTTTCAAGAATATTCTGCAGTTGATTATCTTTGCACACGCATTCTACCTGATATTCATCTGGTGTTGCCTATATAGGGTACAAAAGATAATGACAAAGGACGACAAATGAGCAAAGAACAAGAAAACAAGCTTACAGAGATGGACCTATTAAAAATGGATCCAGAAATGCTGCTAATGTATCTCAGCAGAAATTATCAATTAGAAGTACCTTTATCAGTAGAAGAAGGCAATGGGAACGCAGCTAAGATGATGGCAAAGGCATCAGCCTATTACACTTACCTAATCACAATCAAGACGCACGCAAACCTATTAAAACGAGTCCTAAAAAGAAAAGAAGTCGACAAGGATATTATCGAAGACATGCTAATGCGAGAAACAGTGTTTGAGGCAGAAATGGCTAGGGCAAAACAAGTGTACGACACGATATCAAGGATGTTTACGATCAGACACCAAGAAATTGATCAGGAACTCAAGATGAGCAAATAAGGAGAAAAACAAATGGAAACATATCAAGAGGCGTTGGACTTCGTACAAGAAGTATTAAACGCTAGAGAACCTAATGTGATGAATCACTTGGCAGCGAACAGAGTCATCGACCACCAACTTCGGGATCTGGTAAATAAAGCAACAAAAACAAAACCAGAAAAGACGGACAGATCATCTTCGATCACTGGAATTGTCCGAATTGTCACCACGAATTTGAATTAGATTATGAGCAACATGACTTCTGTCCGTATTGCGGGCAAGCAATCGACTGGACTGAAGAAGAGAATGAAGATGATGAAGAAGAATAAGTAGAAAACAACTACTTATTTTCTTTTAAGCAAATTGCTGATTGTAAAATACAATGATATATAGTATAATTTAGTTTAGAAAGAAGAGGAAAATTATGAAGAAATTTTTAGGCGTTTTATTCGTCCTTTGCTTGTGTACAAGTATCGGATGCACTAATAGTAAGACAACAACCTTAAAGAATAATAAAGAAACAATTACAATTAGCCACGAAGATGACAACATTAAAACTGTTGTTTTTTCTACTGACTACCCAACAGACGAAAGTGTCTACAACAACGACAACATCAAATATGTATCAGAAGAATATAAGAAGAATTTAGAAGAGGATTACGGCAAAGGTTCGGTTTTAAATGTTGATATGTCTGTAAAAAATGGCATAGTAACAATAGTGGCGAAAATCGACCTTGAAAAAGTTAAGGATCTGACTGAGTTTGGAATCCAGTCAAGCTACCCATCTTACCAAGAATTTATGTCGCACCTAAAAGAAAATGGATTCAAATAACAGAAAGGAATAAAAATGCAGAATTTAATCAAAAAACTCTTAGCATTAAGTTGCATTGCAACACTCGTAACACCACGCATAGTAAATGCAGAAGACGTTACATCTAACTCTACGAATGCAATAGAATCATTTCAAACAACAGCAGATGAAGTTACTTACGCCCCAACACAAAACGAGGCAAAACGTTCTTTCAAATACACGACGGAGTTTTCAATCAGTGGAACAGAGAAAATTCCTACAGCAAGACTAAAACTGCCAGCAACGATCTTCACTAAGCGTGATGGTTCTATTGGTGATACGTTCAAGATTTCTATCCCGTCCAAAAAGGAAGTCGAAGATGCAACTGCCCAGGGCGAAGAGGTAACATCACTATGGATGTATGAAATTATTGATGGAGAAGTCGTTATTTCAAATAGACGCCCAGTCCCATCTGGTAAGACATATAACTTCGAATACGCCTACCAATTAACGGATAAGGCTAGCGAATATACAGATATGTCAATGTCAGCAGAACATGTAAACGCAAAAGTAGAGCTTGATACAGCAGGAGGACAGCTAACATCCTCAAATGAGTTACAACAGATCACAATCAACACCTACGCAAACATTGAAGGCGTAAGGGGAGCCATTGTAGGAGATGTATTCAAGGAATGGGATGATACTTGGGGAGAAAAGCCAGCTGATGCAGATGCATACTTCTATTCTGAACTGCAGTTTAAATCAGTAACAAGAGGTAACCAACCATACAAGTTTACAATCGAATCTACTGCCGTAGATGCAAATGATAGTTCAAAGACGTATGTTCCATACAAATACAACATTGGAACAAACGGCTGGGTCGATAATAACAGTGAAACAAACAGTTATCAATTTATCGACAGAATTGATTCTATTCTCTATAGATTTCCAAAATCTGAATATAAAGATGACCAAACAGTTTCGATTAGAACAACTAACAAGTTTATCGTAGAAGGTATTGATCACCAGGATGAGCCAATGGAGCAAACCACAACTGTAGACATCAATTATTTCAAGGATCCATGGTCGGTAAAAGAAGGAAACTTTATTTCTCTTCAATACGGAGATAACATCTTCCGTGTAGATAAAGACAGTATCCAACAAAACTGGAGTTCAGTAGGAGTAAAGCTAAGTGAGTATTCAAGATACGATCTACAAGATTTCCAAAGCGGAAAATTAAATACATATAACAATCTTGATTTTGGATACTACATTTACGGAATGCCAGAGTATTTCACAGTAGAAGATGGAAAAGAAAGACTCCCAGAAAACTACTTTAAGCAAAACGTCATCTATGAGCAGTTTGTAGACGGAATCAAGCTCAAAGAAACAGGAAGTATTATTGACAACTTAACTTCTGAAGACTATCAGATTCAAAACGTTGCATTAAACCCAAGATTTATAGAAGCAAAATATGATTCTACATACAACAAATTCAAACCGAATCCATTTTTTACACCAGAAAATGCGTTTGTAGAAGTATATGCGAAATACGATAATCAAAGCTCAGAATATGTGCATGTTGCAGACTATGATGTAGCAAAGAATCAATACAATATCATAAAAGAAGGATTAACTTCTTCTGGTAACAACCTGAAGTTTGATAACAATGTAATTGCCTATAAGTTGGTATCCAAAAACCCATATTACTTTACTGAGATTTTAGCAGGTTCAAACTATGAACTAAAACATTCGCCAAAGGTTGACGCTTTTGTTGCCAACAAGGAAGACATTATTGTCCAATCTGAAGTTCATGGTTACATGCGAAAGGCAAATGGCGAAGAGATCTTCAACTATACAGCACCATTAGAATACGATTTCGCAAGAAAGACACAGACCGATGAAAGAATTCGTAAGAACGTTGCAGAAGTATTAAATAACCGTATTAAGAAGCAATATGAATTAACATGGGTCATTGATACTGAAGAAACGGCAAGAACATCAAGCACGGACGTATCGTCAATCCCACAAGATGGTGGTAAGTGGTTTGATTTGATGCCAGCAGGTTTAATTGTCGACGAAAACAACGTTACACTAGAAGAAAAAGATGGCAGCAAGACATACAACGTCACAGTAACAACAAAGCAAAATTACAAGAATACAGGACGTACACTTGTTATCTTCGAAACCTCCGATCAGATGGAACATCCAATTCTAAAATTCAAGACATTATTCCCTTATGACAACATAAGAGATTATGGTGGAAACGTGTATAACCCAGTTGCTTTTGAAACAGGCAATAGTGCTATTACTGACGGAACAGCTGACGATGCCTCTATTCTTAGATCATACAAAAAGGAAATGAGTAACTTAACAACAGATAAAGGAAATAGATTTATCTATGCAGATACAACATATAACTTGTCTACACTGGTATACTTCTCATCTGGTCTAAAGAAGCTTGTTAAGAATTCTACAGATGGAAAGTTCACAGCAGATACAATCGTGGCTCCAAATGAGGATTATTCCTATAAACTGACATTTGCAAACTCAGCAACATCAAACACAAAGGATATTATCTTGTTTGATAATATTGAAAAATACACAACTCCAGATGGTGCGAAACCAAATTGGAGAGGAATACTTCAATCCGTTGATACGACACAAATGGAGCGACTAGGATTTGCCCCAGTATTATACGGTTCAACAGAAGATATTGACTTAGAAACACTAAGAGGTCTAACACCAGAAGAAAAATTAGAAAATTTTACAAGATTAGATGCAAATTCAGATCTTTCAACAATTAAAACGATTGCGATTGACTGCAGAAGAAAGAGTGATAATTCCATCGGATATCTCGGAAAGTCACAATCACTTGTCGCAATACTGAATATGAGAGCCCCAGAAAATCTCCCAGTGATCGAAACAGTATATAAGAACTATAACGTCGTTTATGCTAATGCAACCGCTATTGGAGAAGCTGGTGCAGAATCATCGAACTATATCTTCAACGGTTATACAACAACAACTTATAAGATCATGGGCAACTTCCAGCTAAATAAGCAAGATGCCACAACAAGACGACCTATCCCTGGAATCCAATTTAAACTAAGTGGAAGAAGTGCTTATGGCGAGTATGTAGATGAGATCAAACTAACGGATAGCAAGGGAGTCATCAAATTTAAGAAGATTCCAGTTGGAAAGTATACTTTGACAGAATACGAAACGACTCCAGATTACTTCCTAAACGAAGAAAAGCACGTTATCGAGATCACAGAAAATGGAAGAGTGTTAATCGACAATAAAGAAGTTTCAGAGATCACAATCTTCAATACTCCTCGTGTTCATGCAAATATTGTATTTGAGAAGAAGACCTTCCCTAATAAAGAAGGAATCTCTGCTCCAATCGAAGGTGTGGAATTCACGCTATCTGGTACATCCGATTATGGAAATGATTTAATCGAAAAAGTAACATCAGATAAAAATGGCAAGGTTATCTTCAAGAATATCGAAAAGGGAACTTATAAGCTCAAAGAAACAAATACACCTAGAGAATTTATGAAGCTAAAAGACGAGTTAGAAGTTAAGATTGATGATTATGGTGTTGTAACGATCACAAACAAGACAACAAACACAAAGATTGACACTGTATTCAACTACAATAGACTCGCTCGTGTAGAGTGGTATAAGCTAAATGGAGAAACAAACCAACCTATATGGGGAAATATCAGCTTCCAAATTACAGGTACAGACTATGAAGGCGTACCAGTAAACACAAAGGTTTCTCCAGATTATGGAACGGGTAAAGTAAGTGTAAATATTCCAGTAGGAACTTATACAATTAGAGAAAACCAAGACCCTGTATCAAGCGATAAAAAGAAGTTTGTACAGGATCCAAAGGAATACACTTTAGTAGTAAATAACGATGGAACGTACATCCTAGATATGGAACAGGTTGATGGCAAATATGTTGTTAAAAACATGCCAGCCGCAACAGATTCACTCGTCATCACAAAGAAGTGGACAAACGGAAACCCAGATAACTACATTCCAAAGATTAGAGTCTACACAAATCTTGATGACGCAACGAGTTCTGCTTCAAAACAACAGGCGGAAAATAACACAAGTAATAATGAAGAAGTCCCAGAGATCGCAGAACCAGACGAGGGACTATAGGAAAGGAAATGAAATGATAAAAAAAATATTGAAACTGTTTATAGCAACATTATTTATCATTACTCTATTGCCTAGTTCGGTACACGCAGAAGAAGGAAGTGGTAGTAGTCCTATTCTTTCTTCTGAATTACCACTAGCTGCACATGGAGAGTTGAAGATATCATTGCCTCTGGACCAGTTTTCAGACGGCGTAGCAACAACAGCTAAAATTGAAGTTTATGAAGACGGCTACACAAGATTTGTAGCAGGAAGTGGAAGCTTAGAAGCAATAAAGCCAGCTTGGGCTTTTGGTGCTATGGAACAAATTAGGCAGGATAGAGAAACAAAGTATCCATGGTTCAATGGAATTTCAACCTTAGATTTTGATAAAACAATAGGAATCTGTCCAAGCGATTATATTCCACATCGCACTTTAAATGGTTGGGCTTGGATATTCTTCAGCGAACTAATGAACGACAATATAAAAGAAGTTTCGAGATTCGCTGGATCTGCTGCCATGATTGATTTATCTCATGTAACAGTATTGGACGCAAAAGGAAGAACAGAAACTCCAGATGGAGCCAACTTCTCTGATTATGTAGGTCTAAATTTCTTGTTTAGAGGAGCACGTGCAAGAAAGATTAAATTTGGAGAGAATTGGTCCAAGTTGAAGTTTGGTAACACTGAGGCAATGTTTGCAAGAGCCTCCGTAAAAGAAATTGAAGGCTTGGAAAATCTAAAGATGCAACCAAGAAATGCTAGAGAGATGTTTATGTCAGCTTGGGATCCAAATGCAGGTGACGAAAGCTTAACAGTAAATCTTTCCTCATTAGATCTTACAGAAGTAACTCGCATTGATTCCATGTTTAGTGGCTCCTCAGTTGACTTTAAAGATCTATTTTCAAGACAGAGAATATCAAAAATAGAGAATGCAAACTTTGCATTCCAAGTATATAAAAATACGAAGCATGTAATTGATTTAACAGGAATTACACAAGAAAATATAAATCCTTCATCATATCCTGACTACGGAGGATTCATGCAAAACGCCGAGATTCTTGGTGCTAAATTTGATTTTTCTCAATTTACAGGAAGATTCTCTGGAGCATTCTCTTTATATGCAAATCTGGATACATCTAAAATGCCACAACCGAATCATGTGGATGCAAACGGAAGAAAACCATATCTAGCTAATATGGTTGTAGATTATATCTATGGTCTTGGATCACAAACAAGTTTTGACTTCTCAAATTATTCAGATCCAAATCTTCTTCCAAGTGACAATGTAGTTGTAAGAAAAAAGGGACTCCAAATCGTTAAGACATCAGAAAATACTGTATTCAACAACATTGGTTATGGATTAACATCAGCTTTTAACCTGTTTGAAGAATCAGATAAATACACTGGAAGATGGATCCTGAAATACAACACAAACGGTTCACCAGTAGCAGAAGAAAAGTATGCGACAAAACCTACGGATATGAATAATATCGCTGGGTATTGGGTTCGAGAAACCAAGGCAAAGGGATTCGATTTAACCGCAAATGGTGGACGCTATTACGAAACAGATGATAGCAAGTGGATCAAGAATTCAGATGGCTCAATGACATACGTCATGCCAATCATTGACAAGACACAAGAACACTATTTGGTTGAAGATGACAATCCGAACTACAGACGTGTAGATGCAACGAAAGAAATCAATGGCAAAAAGGTTTCAATCATAAATTATGACGATAAGACAGGTAAGTTTGAGACAACAGTTATAAATGAATACAACAATGTCGTTACAACGACAAGAAAGCTGAAAATTACAAAGAATGTTGATATCGAGGATGGAACATCATTTGCCTTCAACATTAAATTAACAGGCGAAGGTGTTTCTGGTGTTCAAAAGTTTAATAACGTAATCTTCAATAATGGCGAAGCAGTTGTAAGAATCAATGGAAATTCGTCAACGGAAATTGAATTACCAGTAAACGTAAACTACACAATCCAAGAACAACCACAGACTGGTTGGACACAAACAGGTGCAGAAAATACATCAGGAGTATTAGATACTGATAAAGAAGTTGTATTCACAAATAAAAAGGATGTTCCACCAACAACAGCAAACACGACAGAGATTGTGGTTGAAAAGCATTTGCCAGAAACATACACTGGAACACACGAAGATACATACTTTAATATCACTGTAGAATTTAGCGGATTAACACCTAATACAACATACAAATATGTAAACCAAGCAACCCAATACGAAGAAACTTTCACATCTGACGAAAACGGACTAGCCTCTGTATCGACAAACATTTCAAAAACAATTGCAGTAAAGTTTGTCTTTGAAGGTGTTGATCAGGTTAAATACAAGGTAAAAGAAACAGATGTTAAGTCATTGGTGGATGGATATAAGATTGTTTGTACGCCATCAATTAAGATCTTCGAAGATGACAACCTCATCAACAATGAAGGCGGCAAGACAAACCAAGATTTCACTTCAAAGGTTTACACAGCGAAAACAGGTAAAACAAATAGAGCTGTATTAACAAATGATATTTCAGATGTATACTCAGCAACATACGCAAAGAACCTTACTAATTCATCCTCTAGCGAAGATTTCCAGTTCACAGGAAGTATTCGAGGCTTACGCTCACAAGATGTTGTAACACTCATTCATACGGATGAAGATGGAGAGCAAACAAGAAAAACAGTTAAGTATCAAGGAGATGTCACTGCATTCTCATTTACTCTAAAAAATGGTGAAAACGTAGAAGTTGCAGGTATTCCAAAATACGCTGACATCATGGTCACAGAGGAAGAATCTGACGGCTACATTCCAAACTGGAACAATGATATGACAGGTGAAGTGACTGAAAATAGAGAAGTTGGAATTGCTTATTCAACAGCATGGATGAATCCTAAGCAAGAAGATTACATTTATATGACATGCAATAACGAAAAAGCACAAGTTATTAGCGTATCGAAAGATGTAAGAGGAAATGCAGGAAATAAGAACGATAAGTTTAACTTCAAGGCTAAATTAACGGATAACAATAGTAATCCATATACTGGTAGCCTAACACTGATTGATACGGCTGGAAATCATAGTGAATTAACAGCAGATGCTGAAGGATACTATAACTTCAAGCTTGCAGATGGTGAAAAGGCTACATTATCAGGATTTGCTCAAGGCACATGGATCAAGGAAGCTAATGTTGTAGAAGATGAAAATGATTACGCAACAACTGCAGAAGTGATCGGCAAGCAAGATAGCAAGCAAGAAGGAAAAGAAATTACCGCTGAAATTGCTGAAGAAGACGCTTCCACTGAAATCAAGTTCGTAAACACTAAGGGAATGGTAGTGCCAACAAATGTTGAACTATCACAAATTGGAATTGCACTGATTGTGATTGGTGGCATCATACTCTTGTTGATCAAGAAAAAGAAAAAGACGGAAGAAGAATAAATGGTAAAAAAAGAGAGAAAAAACAGGCAAATATGGGGATTCGTCCAACGAATTTTGGTTACATGCATCGCTCTGGTACTTTTAAATAAATTTGTGGTAACAGCCACAATCTATTACGACAACAACATGTTCCCGTCCATTAAAGACGGGGACCTAGTTGTCATCGAAAAATTTGATAAGGAAGTACAGTTAAGCGATGTGGTAATATATAACGGCAGACTCTACCGAGTGATCGCTAAGGCTGGACAGGAAGTGGATATCTCAAAAGAAGGAATACTGACGGTAAATGGGATGCAACCTGCCGAAAGTACAAATTCGCTCACCAATAAAGGTGAAAAAGAATATCCGATCAAGGTTCCAGAAGGAGAAATCTTTGTTCTAAATGACTATAGAGAAGATGAAAGTGATAGCAGAGAATTTGGAACAATCAAAGAAAGCGATATCGAAGGGAAAGTATTCTTCGTGACACGAAGACGTGGTTTCTAAGCTTAGCTTCCACGCATAAAAAGTAAGCAACAGGAGAAGAAAATGAAGATTAAGAAATTACTCGGAAGCGTAGCGGCTTCAGCTCTAGCAATTGGAGCAACGACAGCAACAGCATTTGCTGCATCTTACACACCAATTACAGGTGGTGATGTAACATTCAACACAACTTTAACTACAGAAGGTGGTACAGCAGGAGCAAAGGTATTTAAAGCTACAGTCGCTCCAGGCACTGCAGTTGCAGCAACAGCAACAACACAAGGCATCAAGGCTGGCGTAGGAACACCTACTATTGCTGATGTAGATTTAACTCAAGGCACAGAAGGAACAATCGATCTTAGCCCATGTACTTATACAGAGCCAGGCATTTATCGTTACATTATCACTGGCGGTTACACAGTAGGCGGAAAAGATAACGTCGCTGTCGTAGATAGTGGTAACACACGTACATTAGACGTATATGTAGTAGATGACGGTGGTACATTAAAGGTTGCAGCAACATTACTACACACAGGCACAGACGCCCCAGCATTAGAAGCAACTGGTGATGGACAATATGCTCTTGATGACAAGGTGGACGGATTCTCTGGTAAGTTATCAGCAGATGACGAAATTACAATCATGAAGAAGGTTACAGGAAACCAAGGTGATAAGAGTAAGAAGTTTACGTTTACACTCGAAATCAAGAAGGCAATCCCTAATTTTACATACACACTAGGCGACACAACACTTGTTACAGACGGTGACGGTAATGGTACTGCAACATTTAAGCTAGCAGATGGCGAGTCTGTTAAGATGGTATCATTGATCAACGGTGCTGAATACACTGTTACTGAAGATGCCGATGGTTATAAGTCAACAGCAAAGATTGCTGGTGTAGCAGAAGGCGAAACAGCTGGTACATTAGGTGCTTCAGACAAGATCAAGACTGGTTATACAAATGATAAGTCAGGCGTTATCCCTACAGGTATCTTGATCAACAATAAGGCTGCTGTAGCCACAGTTCTAGCTGGTGGCGTAGTAGCATTCGTGATCATCAAAAAGAAGAGAGAAGTAGAAGCAGAATAACTATGAGAAGTTCCATCAATAAGATATTTAGACACCTAAATAACGCCTATGATAATGCTATTCTTCTCGTTTGTATCGTATGCATGCTTATTGGTGGATATTCTATGCTTGATAACTACAATATCTATCATCAAGTAGAGGCACAACAAAAGGTGGGGTATCTTCCAAAAGTATCTGAAAAAGAAATTACATTTGAAGATGCTCCACTTGCAACTGCTTGGTTATACGTGCCAGATACAAACATGAACTATCCGATTATGCAAGGCGAAGATAACTTAGAGTACATCAACAAGGATTACAACGGGAAGTATTCTCTTGCAGGCTCAATCTTCTTGGATTTTAAAAATAAAAAAGATTTCACAGATAACTATAACATTCTCTACGGACACCACATGGATCGTGGCTATATGTTTGGGGCTCTGGACAAGTACGAGAATAAAGAATACTTCGATAAACATAAAACTGGATATATATTAAGTAAAGAACATATTTATAAGATAGAGTTTACAAAGTATGACACTACAGAAGCAACTGACGAAACAATATTCTCCCTGGACACGACAAACCAGACAAGAGGATATACAGAAGAAGATAAATTGATCGCATTAACAACCTGTAAAACACCTAACACATTGTATAGATGTGTACTGCTAGGGAAAATACAAGAAATCACGAAAGAACAATACAAAAAAGAGGTAGAAAAATGATGAAACAAACATTAAGTAAGATCTTAATCGCACTTGGAATTCTATTTTCAGTTGCTACTCCAGTGTTAGCAAGTGATCAGGAAGTTACCATTAAAATTCCTGTTGAGTCCGATTATGATGACGTAATCTTGGAAGGCGAAGGATTAAATCTGGAAATTAAAAATGAAATCGAGCTATCATATACGCAATTAGGAAACTATAAATACGAGATCTACCGCAAGGATGATGCTGAAAACAAATATCATCTACAGGTAATGGTTATGAATAACGATTCTGGAGAAATGGTTGCAGAAGCCGTCCTATCTAAAAATGATGACGCCCAGAAGTATACAAAGATTGAATTTAAGAAGGATAAAAAAAATCCATCAGAGCCACAAAACAACGTTCCAAGCAAAAAGAATGAGATTGGAACAGGTATTCATTCAAGCATGCATGCATATCTATTCGGAAGCATGATTGTGTTTATATTAGGCATATTGATGTTAAAAAAGACATCAAAAGAAAATTCCCTGTAAAATTTGTAAAAAACAGGGATTTTTTCATGCTAATTCCTGTAAAAAATAACATAATATATATATGAGAAAGGATGTATAGAAAGAAAACAATGATGAATCTCAAAAAACTACTCTTAGGGAGTGCTGTTGCTGTTGCATTAGTTGGGTGCTCAGCAACAAATCAAACTTCAACACAGCCTTCTACAAAAGAAGATGTGCAGAAGAAAACTGATACCAGCTTAGAAAAGACTACAACCGAATCAGCGGACAAAGAAAAGAAAGAGGATGTAGCAGAAAAGAAGGACGAAAAATCTGAAGATAAGTCTGAAGAGAAATCCGAAGAAAAGAAAGAGGAGAACGCCCAAGATCAACAAAAGAAGGTGTTGATCGGAGAATGGAAGTTAAACTCTGTTAAGGTGAATGACAAGACATATACCTTAGAAGAGTTAAAGACAATTCTCCAGGAAGAAGCATACAAGAAAAACTTGTTAGGCTTTACATTCACGGAGAAGGAAGTTTCGATGACTGTAGATGGTGCAGATAAAGGAACTACTGGATACCACTACAACGAAAAAGATGACACATGGGAAGATGAGACAGCAAGATTAAAATTCAAGGTTGAAGGAGAAGTATTGAGCCTTGTAGAAGGAAATACAACATATTTGTTTGCAAAGTGATTAAGAAGATATGTTTGCAAAATTATTAGTTTCCATTCTACTGTTTTTTAACCCAAATATGCGTTTAGACGCAATCAAAGCAGCATCAAATACAACAAGCTTTATTACAGAAGTACCGACTATCGTTTCATTAAACAATAGTACGGAAATGAAAAACGCCTGCAAGGACATTGAGAGTGATGTGAAGGCAGGAGAAGAACGTATTGAGCAAGAGCGTATCGCTCAAGAACAAGCGGAAGCCGAAGAAGCTGCACGTCAAGCAGCACTAGCGGCACAAAGTTCTTACAATAACTATAGCAACTATAACTACTCAAATAACTACTCAGGATACACCGTTTCAGACTACACTTACAGTCCTCCAGCAATGACAATGGGCAACTATGGAAGATTGTATGTCGGTGGCACATCATGGGTGTTGGAAAGCAGAGGCTTTCAAGATATTGTAGATAGAGGTGATTGTTGGGTTGGCGAAGGATACCCGACGATCTTTGGAGCCCACTGGAATCTCGGTTTCACAGCAATCGAGTATGCCTCAACAGCAACATGGTATAAGCCAGATGGATCCGTAGTTACACTATACAAAGTTTCAGAAGACTGGAATGCACACAACTATGGCACCGTTACAAAATCTAACGGAGAATACTATTCTAGCAATCCAGCAGGTCCGATTGCTATGTATACTTGTACTTCAACAACTGGTACCGAAGTATACCTGTCGTATTGGACATATTAAGTATGAGTAATTTTCTTTGTAAGGAATGTGGGAAAGAATTCAAAAGCCAAAGAAGTCTATCGGGACACATTAGAAACTCTCACCATATCACAGTAAAAGAATATTATGATAAATATCTAAAAAAATCCCCCAATGAGGGGATTTGCTTTTGTGGAAACCAAACTATTTTTCTGGGAACCAATTACGGATACTCAAAACATTGCAGTTGTAAATGTTCCGCAATTGACGAAAAGACAAAAAGAAAAAGAGAAGAAACGAACCAAAAATTATTTGGTGTAAATTATCCAGCAAAATCTGAACAGATAAAAGAGAAGACTTCTGAGGTTTTTATGGAGAAGTATGGCGTTCCTTGGGGGTTTCAATCTGAGTCGGTAAAAGAGAAGATAGAAACTACACTTTTGGATAAATATGGCGTTAGATCTTTGTTTCAGTTGCCAGAAGTTAGAGAAAAAGCTATGAATGCAATCAGCGAGAATATTGATGAGGTGAATCAGAAAAAAGCAACCACATCTCTTGCTAATTACGGAGAAACATCATGGACAAAGACTAATTGGGGAAGAGCAAAAATACGAAAAATAGCTAGTTCAGATGCAATGATAAAAAGAAAATCATTAACAATGCACAAAAATAATTCGTTTAGTTTTTCTATTCCTGAAGAATTATTGTATAAAAAATTGGTTTTAGAATTTGGAGCAGAAGATGTTTTTAGAGAGTATTTTTGCGAAAGATATCCATATAAGTGCGATTTCTATATAAAATCAATTGATACCTTTATTGAATATAATGGATTTTGGCACCATGGAGAACACTGGTTTGATAAGAATTCTGTAGAAGACGTTGAAAAATTGTCACTTTGGATAGAACATGCTAAAACTAGCGAGAATTATAAAAAAGCAGTTAAAGTATGGAGTATTGGTGATATAGAAAAACGAGAAACAGCAAAGAAAAACAAATTAAATTATATAGTTCTTTGGAATGTTAAGGATATTGAAAATTTGTCACTTAACCACTAAAAGGTCAGTTTCATAACTGGCTTTTTTTATTTGACATTACTTTCTTTATAGAATATAATATAGATATACAAAAGGAGAAAACAAAAATGAAAAAATTAAGCAAGAACTGCAATGTTCAACTAATTATCAAAAATACAAATGTAATAGCAAATACCGATCATTTGTGTAGCGAAGTATATGGTAACTTTTGTGGCACAAAGAATGAGGTTATATCTCAACTGAGAAAAGATCTTGTTAAATATAACAGTTTTACAGGAAAACTACTTACAGACACCTTAGATGCAATTAACAAGACATCCAGAGTATACAAGAGTGTTGGAGAAGGCGTATACGAAACAGTGATACATGCATTTAATCCGACAACAAAGAAGCTTTACACATTTAAAGTTAAGTACGATGTTAAAAGAATGTCTAATTTGCCAAGCAAGCACAAGATCAACAATATGGGCGAAAACCTATATGAAAAAAGATTAGTACAATTATATGGCGGTGGCAACCTTGGTAGATATAGACTCGCAATCAAAAATGTAAATATTTACAAACTTTTAGAATTGTTGTCTCCTATGATTAACGAACAACTTAAAAGCGGTTCATCGGTAAGATTTTCAAAAGAAAACGGGTTTACAATTGATTATCCTAGAAACTTTGAATTTAAACCTAATGATGATTTAACAATCTGTGTTAACCTCAACAATTATTGGTCTACTGTATATGTGGATATTATCTACAAAGGTCGCACCGTAAAACTGTTAAATAATCGTTACGAAGAAATTACAAAAGAAAGTATTACAGAAGCACTTAAAGTAGCAGATCAATTTGACGAAATTTGTAAGATTGTCAGAAATGCATACTCTCTTTAAGGAATACAAAAAAGGAAGGAAATAAGATGAGAGAATATTTTAGCAAAATGGGTGTATGTAGAGAAATCGAAGTGATTAAAGAAACATGTCCAACAGAATTGCATCCATATTTAGATGAATTACAGAAAAATATATTGGAAAGACAGGGCTTTCGACTATCAGAATTGGTGGATCACTTAGATAGATCCTTAACACAAAAAGAAGCCCAATTAGAGGGGAAGATGAGAAAAGACATGAAGGCTAGAGACATGGCATCTAATTTCACACCAACATCAGAATTTAAACATCAGAGAAAATATTTAAAATAATTTCTAAAAATGTATTGACAGTAAAATGATGTTATGTTAATATCATAGATGTAGCACCGATACCACATGACGTGGACGGAAATTTGGTAATGATATCTAGCGATTCACTTTATCATATCATTGCCAGTCGCTAAAGTTCTTTGACAACTTTAAACTGCGTAGCACTGAACCCAGTGTGAGAAATCGAAAGCCAAGACCATGGCTCTGGGATAGGTCTGAATGATGTGGCTCAACTTAAAGGATACTTTAAGCCAACCATTGACCATACTATATATTGAAGTGTATGGACAGCTTCTTCGCTCGAAACAGAGGTAGGAGTATCAAGGATCTAGTGCTACATACTATGAGGATACAGCACAACAAAGACGTGCCAATCGTAATTGAAAGGTAATGTGAATAGCATTACCCTAGAATCCTAAAACCTAGTGGCGTCGAAAACCATGTAGTTAGTAGGAAATTCGAATCAAGGTGGCAGAACACAAGAAAACGTATGTAGAAATATATACGAAATAAATCGTCAGAAAGTTGGTGTAAGTAGCTAAAGCGTGTTCAGTTCAAATTGGAAAGATCCGCACAAGTAGAATGCGAAAAAACTATTTTTGACTGAATGGTTAGTGAACACGGCAGGTATCAATCCTGTTACAGCTTGGATCCCTTCGGGGATTGGTGATAAAAGTCGAAGACCGTACATCTTCAGGCTCAGGTTATCATTCTGTATGGCTCAATCTGTAGTGGTGTCGTAAGTAAGGGGAAGCCCTCTGTGCTATGTAGTTTAGAGTTGTCAAAGGTGAATAAGTTTGGTTAAAATCTCCAAACACTCTCTTTTACCACCTGTATGGTGGTTTTTTTATTTTCTTTCGTATCGCATAATAAATATGACTTTATTTGACGATCATGGAGAAAATATTCAAATAAGGCAGAAAATAATAGAGCCAAAAATGGCTATAGGAGGAAAATTAAATATGATTTACATCAACGAAAACAACGAGATTTTGACGGTATCACAGGACCCAGAACCACTAAACCCATTAGAAGAAGAGTGTTATTCAATCAAATTCATTTCGTGTGGTAATCACAAAATGACAGATAATGACAATTGGGAAGGACTAGACGGACTTCTTTATCCTAATCTTCAAACTTCAAAAGAAGAACAAGAAAGGTATGAAGAAGAGCTTGATGGTTATCCAAATTTGATCGAAAAATATGAGTGTGAGAACCTAGGCGTTAACAAATTATTCGATCGTATCAATGATGGCGATAAGTTTTGGGTAGCTCCAATACTGGTGTTCCAACATGGCACATCAAGATTTTCAACACATATCAATGGAGCCTTGACTGGATTTGCTTGCTTGAGTAAAAAGGATGAACACTTCTCACTCAAAAACAAAGAAGAATTCTACAATATCGTAGAAAAGAATCTTGAAGATTATACAGAATATTGTAATGGTTCTGTATGTTACGCTCTATTGGAACGCCCAGATGGAACTTCCGATTCGATCGGGAACCTCTACAGTGACGACGATCATTTGTATTTCGATTTGATGAAGCATTTACCAAGAAAGCAGGGCATCCAGTATTACGAACTACAAAAGGATGTATTTGATGAACTTGGATGCACATCTAACAAATGGGTGATCTCATCTGAAAGATTTATCAGTACACACGAGAAGTACCTATCTTTTCAAGAAACAGTAGAAGAGTTCGAGAAAATTTACAAGTAAGAAGGAGGAAAATAAAATGGAAAAGATTTATGTTAATCAAGAAGGGCAAGTTTTAATCATTAAAAAGGAGGAAACTCCAATCAACCCAATTGCAAATTTTGTTGAATTTTGTCCGCTAAACTGTAGAGAAGATCGCAACATCTTCTTCATCTCAGATCACTTTAAGATGATGGACCGTGAACTACCGAAAGACGCAGAAAATTTCCAAATGGTTTCTTTCACAGAAATCTCAGGAAAGTTGCAGGCAGTGAAGTCCACAGAAAAACCTGAAGGAGAAGTTCTAGGTTTTGCATTTACTACAGAAAAGATGGATGAAGACGAATTTATCGACTTGGTAAACGAAGACCTAACTGTATTCCAGGAATATTTGGACGGTAAAGTGTACAATGCAAAGTTCACAGACATCAATGAATGTGAAGAAGACATTCTCGATAATGTTTACGACGATGGAAGTTTCTCTTTTACAGACGAAAATCCACTTATGAAATTCATTAAGGAGAAAAATGGGAAACGCCTGTACCGCTCGCAATTGGATGACGACTACGCCCGATACGAAAGATTATGGTGGGTGGAAACGAGAAGAGACAAGAATGGATATATCCTTTCTTGGGAAGATGCATTAGAAGAAAAAGAAGAAATATAAATTATTTCTTCTTTTTTTATACTTTATTTGATAAAATTTGATTAGATAATACTGTTAAATAGAAAGGAGCCGTAATGCAGAAGCGTAAGTTTACAGTAGTAACACAGCTACACGAAAAGAATAACTTGGAACTAATCAAATACATAGAAGCTTCTCGTAGTGAATACGCTAAGGCAGTACGTGAAACTTTCTATACTCTCAGAACTTCAGAAAATTTTAATAAGTCCAATTTTAATGCTTACTTACAATGTTCTTATGATATCACTAAAAGGACTGCGAACTCAATTATTTTAGATGCTCAAGGACGCTTTAATTCGCTAAAAGAACTAAAGCGATATGAAGTAAATCAATTAAGGCATAAGATTAGTTATCTTGAAGAGCAACTCATTCCTAAATTAGTTGAGAAGAGAAACAGTAATTCAAGGTTACTTCAAGATGGAACGCTCGTTTCACCAATCAAACAACGAAATCTAAGGTCAAAAATTGTTTCCAAAAAGGCTAAATTAAATCGTCTAAAACAGAAGCTTGTTAATTTGAATTATCAACTAGAATCAGGTAGATTAAAACTTTGCTTTGGCACGAAGCGATTATTAAAACAAAATTACGATAGATTCATTGAACAACGTGACAGCCAAATAATATTTGTCGGGGCTAAGGAAGAGGTTTGTTGCAACCAAAACTTGCAGCTGACATACAATCGGAAGAATAACCAATTTACGATCAAATTACGTAAGGATTTCAAAAAATACTCAGCTAATACTAGAGACAAATTTATTTATGGAGAGATCTATTTCAATCATCACAAAGATAAAATCATATCCATTCTAAAAAACAAGAATAGTCCATTATCTTATAGGATCATCAAAGAGAATGGTCGATATCACTTATATTGTACCTTTGAAATTCAAGCAGATACAAATAACTTCTTTACCTGTTCCGACTATGGGACGATTGGCTTAGATTTTAATAAAGGGTTTGTCACATTATCGGAAACTAATCAGTATGGACATTTGGTGAGAACGCAACTTCTACCCTATCGTTTTAGATCTGGAAATAAAACCAAAACAGATCTACAAAAAATTGCGAATCATGTAACAACATTAGCATATCAAAAAGGCAAAGACATCTGTATTGAAGATCTCGACTTCGGAACGAAAAGGTCTAAAACTGAAGCCAAACAAAGCAGACGGCATAATGAAATGCTTCATTCTTTAGCCTATCGGCAATTCACTAACATTATTGAAGGTGCTGCCTACCAAAACAAAGTAACACTAATAAAAGTTAACCCAGCCTGGACATCTTGGTTAGCAGAAAAACTCTATTGTCCAACTATGAAGCTTAATGTTCACGTCGGAGCCTCGTATGTTATCGCTAGACGTGGACAAGGTTATAAAGACACCGTTAAAAGTCTTTAACACAATCAATCCTATATAGATGTATCAACGCAAGACAGTTGGGCATTTCCCTTTAGGATGTTGTTTATCCAGAAGCTTCAGCGACAATCTTTATTGTGTGGCACAAGTCGAAATAGAGTGAGTTGAAGTGGAATAGGTTAACCGTAAGACCTTGAGTTGAAAAACTCTAAAATTGATCCAGAAATAAAGTTTTATATTTTCTAGTTACGGTAGAGACCGAAAGATGTAAAGAAGGCGGCTTCCTATCGTGGGAAGAAGTATTTGGTGAAGAATAAAAAAAGAGGTTGCAATATGCAGCCTTTTTTTATTTTTCCAAACTACTTGCTTTTATTTTCTTCTTAGAATATAATAAATGTAGGAAGAGAGAAAAAAATATGACATTAGAAAAGGAGTTAGAAGAAATTGGAAGATTTCTAAAGAAAATTAAAAATATTAACTGCGTAAAACAAAATAAGATTTTCGTTGTGATAGACGGAAAGGTAATATTAGAAGATGTAAACCATAATAACGAAAGAGGATCTTTTCAGTCATTATTACCACTCTATACACATAGGGGATTCGATGAAACAGAAATCAAAAAGGAACTAGGAGATAGCGACGCAGAATTACTACAGAAGGAAGTAAAAGGTACAGAGTACATTGTAGAAGAAGAAGGTGATCAAGAAATAGGCTTCAAACGAATAAAATCGTAATTACATTAAACAACTAGAAGAAAGGACTAAAAATGACAGAGATTAAAAATCGCAAAGCTATTATGAATAAAGATGAAATGAATAAATTTATTGATGATATTGGAAGATTAGAACTATATGACGAAATCCATAATTCTAATGGGTATCCTCGCTATATAAAAGCTGTTAGAGTTTCATTGATAGCCCTGGGCTACGATGAAGAATGGGTAAATTCTGAATTTCGAGATGCTATTGAAAAGAGATACCTTGGGCATTAGCAGTTTCAAAAGACGGTAAAAATCGTAATCATATCAAAGGACTAAAGAAAGGATATAAAAATGGAAGAAGTAACAATTTTAGTAAAGTATCACGATGATATTGAACACATTGCAGAGATCAAAGGTGGTGACTGGTTCGATCTACGTGCAGCAGAGGATGTGACATTGGAATTCATGGAGTCTGCACTCATTAGCCTAGGAGTGTCAATTCAATTACCAGAAGGATATGAAGCTCACGTGGTTCCTCGATCATCCACATTCAAGAAGTGGGGAATCGTCCAAACGAATAGCATGGGCGTAATCGACTGCAGCTATTGTGGCGATGGAGACATTTGGCGAATGCCAGTGCTTTGCCTCCGTAAAGAAGGGACATCAATTAAGAAAGGCGACCGCATTTGCCAGTTTAGGATTGTGAAGAATCAGCCAGACATCCATCTTGTTGAAGTCAAGCACCTAGGCAACCAGGATCGTGGTGGATTTGGCTCAACTGGAACAAACTAAAAAAGAAAGGAAACAAAAACAACAATGGAAAAGATCAGAGAAAAAGTTTTAAAAGTGTTAGAGAGCGGAATTAGCTCTTACGAGATTGCAAAGGAGACAGGAATCCAGATTTCCTCTTTGTCAAAATATCGTAACAGCAAGTATTCACTAGACAATATGACGCTTTCAATTGCAGAAAAGTTAGCAGGATTCTACGACAAGAATCATAAACGTGAAGGATTTACGAAATGAATAAGCTAATTAAGATTGGATTAGCATCTTTAATAATGTTTACTATTGGATGTTCTTCCAAAAAGAACGACTCTCAAACAGAGTCAAATACTACAGCACAACAAACAGAAAATAGTTCCAAAAAGGATGGAGTGCAAAACGATGGAGAGGGCGAATACAGAACAACCGAAACTGGTGCGAAACTCTATATAGAACCAAAAGAAGAGCTGGAAGAGAAAAAGCCTGAACCAGATTTAACTGGAGTTGAAATTACAGAGGGGAATTTTAGAAACTTCCCAGAAACAAGTAAGAACTATTTCACTTACGAGTGGAACGAATATACAAATAGTTACAACATTACAGGCTGTACATCAGAATCAAGAGTGGTGCATGTACCTTCCAAGATTAACGGTAGACCAGTAAAGATGATCAATCCACATTCTTTATCTGAACTACCTAATGTGGAGGCAATCGTACTTCCTGACAGCCTAGTATCTGTTAGAGAATCTGCCTTGTCCAACAACCCAAAGTTAAAGTATATTGAGTTTGGCAAGTCTTTGGCTGTTCTTTGTGAAGATTCAATGCTTTCATTGCCTTCATTGGAGAAGATTATATTACCAGAGTCTGTGGAAAAGATTGACGCTTGGGTATTCAGCGGAGAAAATTTGAAGGATATTTATCTTCCTGAAAACGTCTCAAAACTATCTAGCCTGTTCTGTTTGCAAAAATCATGTAGTCCTGAGTTAAAGGTGCATGTGAAGACAGGTTCAGTAACAGCAGAGAATATCAAGAACTCTGATTTGGTTAAAGAAAACAGAGTTGTGTTTGAATAGGGGGATATGATGTTTAAAAAAGTAAGAAAATTGATTTGTGCATTGATGTGTATAGTAACACTTGCAGGTTGTGGCATAACAAAGAAGAGTTCACAATATATCGCAGAGTTGAGATTACCTTATGTCGGTCCGACAAATCATAAGAAACTAGAAGTCAGCTATCGCTTCCAGAACACTGATGTAAGAGTTGGAGAATTTCCAAGTATTGGTCATTTAGTTTTGAAAGTATACAACGAAAATGATGAGATGCTTGGGTATGAGATTGTCAATGCTTACGATGTGTATAGGTTCCTAAAAGAAGATGACTATGACATGATTTTTGGTGTAGCGACTATCAACTTAGATACTGAAGTTAAGCAAGGCGATAAGTTGCGTGTTGTTGGCGAAGTAAAAGTGCATTATAGAGAAGATGAGAGTAAAGATGTTACACTTACAGATGAAGTTGAGTGTATAGTTGACTAGAAAAGAAGAAATATATTAGCAAAACAGTAAGACCTAATAAAAACTAGGTCTTATTTTCTTATAAAATAGCATAATATAGAATGAGAATGAGGAAGGAAGTTTTTGTTATGAAAAATAAATTATTGAAGGCATCAGTATTTGCTTTGAATCTATCCATGTTATCCCCAATCGCAATACAGATGAATACAAATATCGTTATGGCAGAAGAAACATCGTCTATGACGGCTGAGCAGTTTGATAATGAAGTGGCTTCATTACCAGATGATCCAGAAACACTAACAACAGAAGAAAAACAAAAGGTCGCTAATCTAATGGTTGAATACCAAAATATGCAAATGGCTGAAAAATTATCGATCAAAAACTATAGTAAATTAGAAAAATTGGCGAATATAAAAGGCACAGATTCTAGTCAAAAAACAATTGCCGAACAACTAGCAGATCAAAAAGCTGAAAAAGAAAAGGGGACTGAGCCTACAACTAACAACACCGCCTCTACTACAGCCCAAGAAAGTAAAGAGAGCAATGCTGCTGTGTTGGCAAAGGCAACTGAATATACATTAGAGTATGATCCTCAAAATCCTGTATCTGTAATCATCAGATTTGTTACAGATGAAGATGGAGATGGGAAAACAGATATTCCATCCAGAATCGTGTTGATCGCTCCAAATGGAGATTCCTTACCGATCAGTAAAACAGCTGTCATGATGAAGGATAAGGGAACAAGCCTAAATTCCTCTCTTACATGGACAGATAACTACTTACAAATCGACTTTGCAACGGCAATGGAGGGAAACTGGTCAATTCAGACATCAATTCCAGTTACATTCACAAAAAAGGCATACGCTGGAAGTAAAGAGGAAATCGTAGCCCAAGAAGATCAGAAACAGGAAAATAAACAAGAAAATAATCAAAAGCAAGAACAGCCTGCAACGGATGATTCCGAAGAAGAAGGCATCCCAATGGGAGGATTATTATTGCTTGTCGCATTGCTTGGTGGTATTTTTGGATTTACAAAGTGGAATTCAAGAAAAAATAACGCCCAGTCAACAACCAAAAAGACACAAACCGTCGAAGAAGATGATGATGATGAATATGGATATGTCGATGAGGTAGAATCTTCAGATGATGATGACTTCTTTAATGACTTCGATTCAGGCGAAGCAGAAAAGTTAAATGTGGACAATATTTCTGTTCCAAGCCTAAATACAGATATCAAATATGATGATCCAACACCAGAAAACACCGAGATCGATGATGATCCAGCAATCTACTCCGAAGGTGAAACGAGTCTTTTAACTGCTAAGATGAATAAGTCTAAAGTCGTTGATGATGGAGATGACTTAGATTGACATTATTTGCTAAAAAGAATATAATATAAAGTATAGAAAGGTCGGAAATTTTTTATGAAATACAAAAGCAAGGAGGTATTACTTCCATCAGAAAAAGAAGAATATATATCGAAAACAAAACTTCTTGAACTCGTTGATGATTTCTACAGAAGAAGAACATATACAGTAGAAGATGTTTATGTTTTTTCCGACCTAAAAGAACACATCGAAAAAGAATTCCCGATGGTAACAGGTGATAAGATTTCCCAAAAAGTAAGTAGCGAAAGAAAGGATGCAAAAGCTAGAATAGATGAACAGGTAGAGCAGGAAGAAAAAGAAAGAAGAAGAGAAGAATACGAAAAAAACAAAGAGTATGAAAAGAAGAGAATAGAAAGAAATACAATCGGAGTTCTACAACCGACTCCAGTCTATGAAGACATTCTCTCTGGCAAGATCACGCTCGAAGAAGCCTTTCCTCCGATCACAATGCAATCTATTATGGATAATATCAATATAAACGAGTATAGATATACACTAGGACTATATGCGAGAACTGGTAAGTTTTATCCGACAGACTCTGACAAAATGTGTCGGGGGATGATGGTTTCTGAATTGATGCTGGAAGATAGATTTGAAAAGATTCTTGATGTCGCAATAAAGAAAAGAGGCTTGTTCGCAACACCAGAATCAAAAGAATACTTTGCGGAAATAGAAAAAATAAAACCAAATTCAAAAGAACTAACGGATGATGCAAAAGGCTACCTCAGAGAATTATTGTTTAAGAAGCAAAAAAACAGATTATCAAGATTGTTTTTATTCAAGGGACTAAAGTCAACCCCAGAAGAAATTGAAAAATACAGAAGAGAAAACCCAGATTCGTTTTTAGAATATGGCGATGAAAAGAAATATGAATTCTCTTCGAAGGCAGAACGTTTCGCTCGTTATAGAGAACTAGAGCAAATTGTTGGGACTGAATTGGATGCGTATCCTAGATACTACGGTTGGCAACATCCAGTGCATGTTGGAAGAGGAAAATATAAAACCTCTTTCTTTGCCCCATGTCGTGCTTCACTCGAAGAACATAAAGTAGAAAGAGAAAAGCACAACAAGTTCTTTAGTTGTAAAACATTAAAAGAACAAGAAAAGATAGTAGAAGATTTTAAGAAAAAACAAGAAGAAAAGAAGAGAATTGAGGAAGAAAAGCGTAAGGCAGAAGAAAGACGTGAAGTCGAAGAAAAGGCTGCTTTACAAAAGAAGCAGGCAGAATCGCAAAAGTCAGAATCATTCTTCTCAAAATGGTTCTCACTATAACAAAATAAGAAAGGAGAATGTTATAAAATGGAGAAGCTAAAAAGAAATCCATCGCAAGAAAAAGCAATCAATACAACAGAAGGACCTGTGATTTTGATTTCCTGTCCAGGTTCTGGAAAAACGACAACATTGATCAATAGAATTGGCAATATCATCTCAAAAGGTGTCGATCCAGAAAAGGTTTTAATGGTAACTTTCTCCAAGAAGGCTGCCGACGAAATGGAAGCCAGATACAAAAAGAAATTTGGCGAACAGGGTGGTGTCAACTTTTCAACCATTCACGGATTATGTCTTTTGATCTTAAAAGAAGAATACGGTTATACACAAGAGAACATCATTAGTGAAAATGAAAAACGTGATTTTATTTTGAATTACATTAAAAATGACCCGACCGTTGCAGATGCTTGGGAACTAACAAAAAATATCTTAAATGAGATTTCATTAATCAAAAACAATTATGTAAATCTAAAGACATACAAGGCAAAATCTTGTGAAACAAGTTATTTTATACAGGTATATAAGGCTTACGAAAATGAAAAGAAGATAACAAATAGAATCGACTTCGATGACATGTTGACACAATGTCAAAGAATGTTTGTTGAAAATCCAAAGATATTAAAGAAATGGCAGCAGAGATTTGATTACATCATGGTCGATGAGTATCAGGATACCAATGAGATCCAACGTGATATTTTGTATGGACTCATTCAGCGAACAAAAAATATTTGTGTCGTAGGAGATGATGATCAGTGTATCTATTCCTTTAGAGGTGCTAACTCAAGCATTATGATGAACTTCGACAAGGATTTTAAGAATGCTACATCCATCTATATGTCAACAAACTACCGTTCAGCACAAAACATTGTTAATATTGCAGAAACTTTAATCACGCAGAATATTAAACGATTCCCAAAGGACTTTATTTCTGAACGTGGAAAGAATGGGGAACGAGGTCATATCCAATACAATAGCTATCAAAGCCGTGGGGCAGAGATGCATGATCTTGTAGGAAGAATCAAGTTGATGCATCAAAGAGGAATCGCCTTCAGGGATATGGCTGTATTAGTTCGAAACAACCGACAAGCAGACGGTCCTGTACAAGCATTATCTGAAGCTCGTATCCCATACGATTCTACCGAAGAAATAAAATCAGTCTATGAAGATTATATATTCGAAGATATCAAAGCGTATATTGATTTGTCTATGGGCAAGAGCGTGCATAAGAACTTGTTACACGTCTTAAATAGACCAAACAGATTTTTAAAGCAACAACCATTCTTAGATGTCGAATACAATACAGATGCATTGTTAAATGCGATTCAATACATTAAAAATGAGCCAGATGCATGGAAATATGCAACCGCAGAAAAATCTATTTTTGATTTAATAAACTGGTTTGGACCAGGAGAAATCAATCGAGATACACCATGCGAAAAAGTATTCAATGGTTTGGAAAAACTCAGATACAGAAAGTATCTAAAAGATTCTACCGAATTTAAAAATGGTGACGTTGATGAAACGATGGCAGATTACGAAAAGCTAAAGAATGATGCTTTAAAGTATGAAACAGTCGGGAAATGGTTGGATTACGCAAATAGAGTCACCTACATGATCCGTCAAGAAAATGATAAGAATGATAGCGAAGGTGTATGTATTACAACAATGCATCGTTCCAAAGGTTGTGAATGGAAAGTTGTGTTCTTAATCGGCGTCAACGACGGAATTTTGCCAAGTAAAAATGCGATAGAGAAGGCAGAAAAAGAAGAAGAAAGAAGAATTCTCTATGTCGCAATGACAAGAGCCAAGGATTATCTGTTTATAACGAGCTGCGGAAATGAATCTGAATTCATGTTACAGACCTTAAAACGTTATAAAGAAAAATTTGCCCCAGCTATCACCAGAAAGTTAGCAGGAACAAAGGTGCAACTTGCAGATGGAAGAGTCGGGACCGTGGTAAGTTACAAGGGAAACACGATCCAACTTCGTGTCGATGGAAATATCGAAAGTTATGCATTTCCAGCTGATTTCGAAAATAAAAAACTGAAATACATTTAGGACATCAAATTCTAAGTGCATTTTACTTGTGAAATTCAATGAAAAATGTCACAATGTAGACATTGTTTAGAAAGAGGAGAAAAAGATGAGAAACAAAAAAAAAATTTACCAAAGAAAGCTGGCATTGGAGCGTCGCTACTAATGTCGTCTGTATTATTGTGCGGTAATACAGTTAAGGCACACGCACAGGCGGATCTGACGCCAGAAGAGAGTCAGAAACTTGCAGAGTTCTTAGCAACTAATCCAACAAATGGTGCAAGAACAAGTTTAGGACTCACAAACAACGTAAGTCATAGTAACTATACATTCCCAGGAAGAAACAACTTCACATCTATATTTGAAAGTCGTTCAACAAAGACCAAGTTAGATAAAGACTACGACTTTGTATTAGGTGAAGGAGACCATGCAGGAGAAACAGTACATATCAAGAATTGGCAAGATTTAGAAGTCTTTGATTTGTCAACTGCTGAACCTTATGGACCAGACTATTCTATGGGTAAGTATATGTTCGCAAAACAAGTAACATTTGTAACAGATGATGGTACAGAGCTTATAGAGCGTAACGTTACTTTACCAGTTGATTTTGATGGCGGGGAACGTTTTGATAAGACTGCATACCCTAATAGATATGTATTTGACTATCCGATTGAAGAAAAGGATTCACGTTTTACTCATGATATTATGGGTCTAGGTGATATGGCTGCCACAGGCGGAACTGGGTACTGGCAGATAACTGCAACTGTAAATGACGAGATTCCTTACGATACAATCGTTGAAATTGATGAAAATTTAAAGCAGGGTGAAGTTGTAGAAATCACACAGGGAGAAATCGGTAACAAGATTGGCACATTTAATCTCACAATCGGGGATGATTTAGGCAGTAGATACTTAGATTACGATGCGGATGTGATTTACAATGATTTAAAGGACCTATTTAGCACTTCATCAATCCAGAAGGATGCGTTCTTCGTGCGTGATTGGGGACTAGCTACATTTGTTGAAGGTGGTACAGTAGATCCTAAAGATAGAGTGCTTCATGTAGGTATTGATTATACGCAATACGTAACAGAAGATGGAACAGAGTTAAAACCAAAAGAATATGGTGTACATGATAAGGAAACGTTTGATGGTTATGAGTTTGTAGAAACTCGTACAGCAGAAAATGGTGATACAGTACATGTATACAAGAAGATTGTTACTCCTGCTCCAACACCTGAACCAGAGCAACCAGCAACACCTGCTAACCCAGTTGAGGAAACGCCTACACAGCCAGAAACTCCTACTCAACCAGAAACTCCAGCAGATCCAACACCTACACCAGAGCCTGAAACTCCTGCAAATCCAGCAAATCCAGGCGATTCTGGTAATGTAAATGGCGGTAACGATGAAGATCCAACACCTGCTAACCCAACAAACCCAACGCCTGAAACTCCAGCAGAGCCAACACCAGTGGATCCAACACCAACACCTGAAACACCAGTTCAACCAGAGACTCCTAGTCCAGAACAGCCAGGAACACCTACTACTCCAGTAGAGGAAACACCAGCGGATCCAACTCCTGAAGCACCAACAGAAGACCAACCTGTAGTGCCTGCTGACCCAACACCAGAGGTGCCAAATACTCCAGCAGAACCAACACCTGAAGCACCTGTTAAGCCTGAAGAGTCAGCTACACCAACAGATTCTGCATCAAAACAAACTACAGAAACACAAAATAGTAATGAGAATACATCTCGAAATAGTAATGAAAATGCAACAGAAGAAACAAAGAACAGCAAAAAGAACATCATTGAAACTGGGGCAAGAACAAACATCTTCTTGTCACTATCAACGGCAGTGATTGCACTCTTTGCGGGATTGTTTGTATTAAAAAATAAAAAGAACTAGGAAATCCTAGTTTTTTTGTTGAAACTAAGCGAAAAAATAGCATAATAAATAGTGAACGCAGAAGCGAAAAGAGGAGAAAACGATTTTGAAAAACTTTAAGAAGAAGATTTTTCGCACAGTCCTATTAGGAACAAGTGCATTAACCGTAGCTTCCCCTATTGCCCAAACAGTCGTAATGGCTGAAGAAGCAACGGGAGGAAATACTACAACAGCAACACCAGCGACTCCAACAAGTCCTACAACACCTACAACACCAGAAAAACCAAAGGTAAAGAAGTATACTGTAAAAGTTATTTCAAATACCGATAAGGTTAAGTATGACACTGTAGAGATTGAAGAAAATGGTAAGTTGAAGTTACCAGAAGCAAAGATCTCATTAGAAGATGGTATGTACGAGTATGTAGGATTATATAAGGATCCTGAAATGAAGACGCCAGCATACAAGCATGAATTAGATCAACCAGTAACAAAGGATATGACGTTCTATGCTAGATACAATGTCTTCCCATCCAAGAAGGTCTGCATTGAGACTGTAAATATTACAGTTGATGCTAATGGAAACGAAATTCCAGAAAAGACAAGGAGTCAAAAAAATTATTTCGATCCAGGACAGAGCGTCAAGATGTCTTCTGATGGTGCAGGCGGTTATTTCGAAGATAGAGAAATGACAACACCATATTTGGATTGGGGTGCTTCGTTATACGAAAATAGAACAGTATACTTAAAGAAGTTTGATACAAGCGCTTCTCGTACAAATACAAGTTCTGTGACTTTTGTAGAAGCAAGAGAAGGAAGAGTCAGAAGAGATGATTCTGGTAGAAACTCAAATGAAGATACTGTGATTGTTAAGAATGGCTCAACATTAAAGCAACCACATATTACAGATGGTCCTTATAATGTAGAAGGCTACTACACAGATGGAGCAATGACGCAACCATTTGATTGGAATGCTCCAATTACAGCAAATACAACTGTATACGTAAATTATGCAAAGCATGACGTAACATTCTATATCTCAGCTAACATTGACGCCGTAAAGACTGAACCGCAAAAGACTGTAGCATACGGAACAGTAATCAGACAACCAGAAATCAAAACACCAGCAGGATACACATTTGATGGTTTCTTCTCTGATCGTGAGATGACTCAGCCATACGACTGGAGCAAACCAGTCCAAAAGGATACTGTAGTATATGCGAAATATTCAAAAACAGAAATTCCATCAACTGGAGAAGATAAGGCTCAATATGACTTTATCATCAAGTCAAATGTCGAAGAAGCAAAGTTCTCTTCCGCAAAGGTTGCTAGTGGTACATCAGTTAAGGAACCAACAGTAAATGCACCAGAAGGCTTTACATTCGATGGTTTCTTCAAGGATGAAGCAATGACACAACCATATACAGGATGGAACAAGCCAATTACAGAAAATACAACTGTATATGCGAAATTCACAAAACAAGAAGTTGCAAAATATAGCTTCGAGATTAGAGCAAACATCGAAAACGTCGAGTTTGATAAGTTAGAAGTAAATAGTGGCTCTACAGTCAAGAAGCCAACTGACACTTCAGCTCCAAAGGGATACAAGTTCATTGGCTATTTCGAAAATGAAGAAATGACAAAGGAATACGACTGGAGTAAGCCAATCAAGGCTAATACGATCGTGTATGCAAAATTCGAAAAGATTGAAGAGACAAATCCTTCAGAACCTGTTAAGCCTACACCTACTCCAGAACCAAAACCAACACCTACACCTGAGCCAGAGAAGCCTGTAAATCCAGCAGATCCAGTGAAACCTGTAGATCCTGCTAAGCCAGAGCCAAAACCTACACCTACACCTGAACCTGAAAAACCAGTTCAGCCAGTAGAACCTTCTAAGCCAGGAGAAAAGCCAGTAGAGCCTAAGCCAGTGGAACCAGTTAAACCTGTAAATCCAGCTGATCCAAAGCCTACTCCTACTCCAGAACCTAAGCCAACTCCTACACCTGAACCAGAGAAGCCAGTAAACCCAGCGGATCCAACTAAACCAGTAACACCAGCGGATCCAAAACCTACTCCAGAGCCAGAGAAGCCAGCAAACCCAGTGGATCCTGTTAAGCCTGTAGACCCAGCGAAACCTTCTGATGGCAAGATTGAGGCTAGAAAGTTTACAATCAAACCAAATGTGGAAGGTCACGATGATTGGACATGGACATTTTTGAAGAATAGAAAGATCGTTGTAAACAATGGCTTCCAAGTAGATGAAGGCGGATACTTATTGAATATTGATGGATTCAAATTGGTTGGAATTTACTCTGATCCAGAAATGAAAACACCAGCCAATCCAGAATATATCTTATCTGAAGATCTAACATTGTATGCGAAATACGAAAGATTGACAGCTGAAGATGTCAAACCTTCTGAAGATACAAATAAGCCAGAAGATAAGAAGAATCAGACAAATCCTACAGAAACAAAGAACGAAACAAAGAAGGACGCATCTGGAAAGAGCAACGCTATCGAAACAGGTGCTAGAACTAATGTATTCGGTTATGCACTCACAGCTGTCGCTGCACTTGCAACAAGTTTATTTGTATTCAAAAAGAGAAAGTAACAAGTAAAAAGAAGAGCCAAAAACTCTTCTTTTCTTTTTTAGAATATATTTTCTTTAAAGAATTGAAAAAATAATACTGTTATGATATAATGAGAGAGTAGAAGAGAGGGTAAATTATGGCAGGACAAAAAATGAGCTTAGAAGAAGCAACGTCAGCAAGACTTCCGTTCGATATTGCAGAATATATTGATTCTGAAGAAGAAAAAGAAACGAAAAGAAAAGTAGAAGAGTATAAACGAGCAAGAGTCGAATATTTAAAAACAGTAGGCAAAATGGCGTTTACACAGCAATGTATAGATGATAAGATCATGCCATTGAAAAAGCAAAAGCGGATTATCGGAAAGTATACCTACGGACCAAAAGGAGCTTTATTCGCAAATATAAATAGCGTCCCAGATGCTTTATATATAATAGCGACGTTGTTAATTTTGGTATTTATTCTTTCGGTAATTATAACAATAGGATGTTTAGCAGCTATAAACGAAGAAGCTTTCCTAGAGTGGGCAGGAACAACCACAAAAGAATTCAGAGCATTTTTCATTCAGTTTATTTTTCCTGTTCCACCTATCTCACTCGGATTGTTTTTGCTCATCGGATTCTCTATCAGAAATATTCCAGTACAAAGAGAATTTATTGCTGATACAAAAGAAAAGATTAAAAAGAAAGCAACAGAGGAAAGAGTGCTTCCAGACCACATTGTTGACGTTCCATGTAAACTGAAGAGATTCTTTGCGGAGATGCTTTTGAAATATAATATGGTAGCAGTCGAATATGTATCAGAAAATGGCTCAATTCGGCTTTGGGATGAATCAGGAAATCATAAGTTATTTAAAAAAGATTTCTGCGGCGAGGCTTATGAAAAGGAAATTGAATACCTTGGTACGGAAGTAGAACCAAATAAGTTTTATAACATCTCAGATTTAATTACAGAAAAGGCAGAAAAGTAAAGGAGAAAATTATGAAAAATTTAATCAAAAACAAAGAACTTAGAAATAGAATTTTATATACATTGATGATGGTAGTATTCATTCGTGTCATCACTCAGATTTCAGTGCCAGGAGCTAATGCAGAAATCTTAAAAAAGATGTTTGCTGACGACTCACCACTATCGCTATTTAATACTTTAACGGGTGGTGGATTATCTACAATGTCAGTATTTGCATTAAGTATCGCTCCATATATCTCAGCATCTATCGTAATCCAACTTTTAACGATTGCGATTCCTCGTTTAGAGCAGTTGGCAAAGGATGGAGAAACTGGACGAAAGAAGTTAGAAAAGTATACTCAATTTATTGCAGTATTCTTAGCCGTTATTGAAGCTATCATTATGTCAATTGGCTTTAGCCGTCAAGGAGTCATTCCTGCTACATGGATGAATATTGCAGTGGCTTCCGTGTCGCTTGCAACTGGTTCAAATATCCTAATTTATTTGGGCAACAAGATTACACAAAAGGGAATCGGCAATGGTATTTCTGTCGTATTATTATTAAACATTGTATCCCGACTACCAAGAGATATGGTTGTACTATACAAGCGTTTTGTTACAGATAAGCCTATTGTATTGGCAGTCATTGCTGTTATTGCAATCATTCTTGTCGTATCGTTATTTATTACCTATACGATCGTATTAAATGATGCAGAACGTCCGATCCCTGTCCAATATTCCCAAAAGATGCAAGGAAGACGCTTCGTAGGTGGTGAATCATCTAACATTCCTTTAAAGGTCAACACGGGTGGTGTCATGCCAGTAATCTTCGTAACGACAATTTTCTCTGGATTCTCATTTGTATCTGCTCTATTAGGAGAAAAGGCACCAACAACATTATCTCGTATCGTTCATGTATTAACGCCAAGTAAGTGGTTTGACATCCAGAACATGAAGTATACATTAGGTGTGATTCCATTCATTATCCTAATGATTGCTTTTGCATACTTCTATACAGAGATTACCTTTAATGCAGCAGAGGTTTCAAATAACCTAAAGAAATCTGGAGCTACGATTCCAGGTATTCGTGCAGGAAGTCCTACAGAAAAGTATCTTAGAAATATATTGAAATACGTTGTATTCATTGGAGCAGTGGGGCTCATCTTATTAAGCATCGCTTCCTACGCATTAGAAGGTGTATTTAACGTGAATGTATCCTTCCTTGGTACTTCTCTCATCATTATCGTTTCTGTAGCGATGGAGCTTGTAAATCAAGCGAAATCCTACATTGACGCCGCAGATACGGTTACATTTTTTAGATAAATGAGGTGCAAATGATGGACAGAAAGATAGAAAGAAGATTATTAGAACGTATCGTATTATACGGTTCCGTACAAGAGATGATTGAATTCACAATGGCAAACGATATGATTAGCGAAGAGATCACAAAGGCTCAAGGGCACAACCCCAAGGCACTATTTGTTGGCATTGGAGTCATGAACGAACTGGCTTATAAGTTTCTAAAGAAGCGTATTTACAGTAAAGAAGAACTCATGAACACATCAATCAAGAAATTCAGAGAAGAATATTTCACTAACAACTAATTGACAAATTTCAAGATTGATATTATATTATATATGACCTAGTAAGGTCGGTTGTAAGGCTATACCTCTTACTGAGTTATTCTAAAAAATTCTTATTAAGGTAAAAGTAACCTCTGGTTGGCAGATAAATTCGGGAGGTTATTTTTATTTTGTGTACTAAATAGCAAAATATAGAAAAGAAAGGACCTTTCTAACATGACAAACAAAATCAACCTCCAAGAACTAGCAGATATCGAAATCCAAAGAGCGAGAACATTAGCTCAAAATGCAAAACTAACAAATGACAACATAATAAGACAGTACCGCAAGGAAGAAAAGAAAGTTGATGATAAGTGGGACGTTGAAGATGTTTCTGACCACAAGGATTTTGTAGATGAAGAAGAAAGAAATGATCAGAACGACTTCTTACAGATTGAAATCGATAATAACGATATGCTTGAGCAGGAAGAAATTAGACAGGAAAACGCTGACGAATATAAGCGGATCTACGAACAAAACGACTACGATGAGCGATAAAATAGGCTTCTTATAGCCTATTTTTTACTTTTTTCTTTTCTTTTTACAATGTTTTACATTAAAAATTACATAATATAGGTGAGTATAAAACAGGAAGGAATAAGAATATGAACAAAATTATTAAATATGGAAAATTTGCTTTACTAGGAACGGTACTATTATTTACAGGCTGCAAAAATAAAACAGCAAGTGAAGAAGGAAACTTGAATGTAATTGAAGAAAAGAAACAAGATGCAGTAGAAAAGAAATATAAAGAAGGAGACTCTATTGCTCCAAATGGAACGGCGATTGTGGAAGGAGACTTTAAATCAGATTACGTAACATTACCAGATCTTAAAAATATTCAATATGAAAAAAGAAAGGTAAAGGAGCCAACGGATGAAGAGGCTATTGTTTATGTAAAGTTAAATGATGCGATTCATGCAAATCCAGTTAAGGACGATTCTTTCCATGCTGAGCTTGGTGATCAGGTATGGTGTCAGGTAACAGCGAAATTCAATGGAGAAGATCTACCAAACGTGTCCTTTAAAAAGGGTGGCGAGAATGTCGCACTAGGAAATGGTTCGAATCTACCAAGAGAAGCAGAAGAAAAGATCGTGGGCATGCATCAAAACGAAGAAAAGGATTTCTCAATTACTTATCCAGAAGACTATTGGAATAAGGATGTCAGGGGATTGAAGGTAGACTATCATGTAAAAGTTGTACAGATCGCCAAAACAAAAGAACCATCTGCTGAAGATATTGCGAAAGCAAAGGAAATGTTAAGAGATCAAGATAAGGATTCAGCAATCGTTTCTAACGAAAGATCTCTAAAGAATGCCATTGTTTCTGGTTCCAAGATCGAATACTATCCACAGGCTGTAATTGATGACTTAAAGAATAAGTTCCAGGCAGACATTGAAGGCAAGTTTGGTCCGATCGAAAAGTATAAGTCCCAATTAACAGAAGAAGAATATAATGACCAGATGTACGAATACGTATTCAAGAACATCGATAAAGAAATGGTATTACGTGCATTATCAGAAAAACTTGGCATTACAGTGGATTCACAATTATGCAAAGATTATGCTCAGGCATTTAATCTTTCTGGAGATGATGCCCTTTGGAAAACGATCCTTTCTGAAACTGCGAACGGAAGTCGGTGATAAGGATGTTTTGGATCAAAAAAAGAAATAAGGAAATGGTCGAAATTTACCTAACTAGAGATGAACCATTTGTAAAGAACATCAATCAAGAGATTTTATCGGGTTTACTAACAGACAAAGAGTTTGAAATGATCAAGCCCTCATTGGAGTTTGCTGCTAATCTTCTCGGAGTTAAGGAATTGTCCTATGACATCTATGAGGTCGAAGCAAAAGAGCTAGATAGGCTACATCTTGAATTTAATACAAATACAGATATTGCCTACTGTATCTTGGTGAGCAAAACACAGGATCAGACTCAGAAAGTATACGTATGTAATCAAACAGTAGATAAATTCGGCGAAAGACCAATCAAAGAGTTACTGGGCTTATTAGAGAAGTAAAAGGAGAATTGGTGGATACGTTCCATCTTTTCTTTTTTGCTTGACCTGAATTTGCTAAAAAGAATATAATGGAAATAGAAGAAGGGGAATTTTTTATGAAAAATAATAGAAAGCTTCAAATCATTACAACTACATCACTTATTTTCACAATGATAGCCACAATGGCACTAAAGCCAACGTTTGTTCTGGCAGACGAAGGCGTGGCTACGGCAGGACAATTTACAGCTGGAGAAATCGAAGAAGGAGAAGGCTTTATTGCAGCTCCTGAGCAACCAACTGATCCTGTAGTACCAGAGACACCAGCAGAACCTACTCCAGCGGTACCTACTCCTACGCCAGAGCCAGAAACACCTGTTGCACCTACGCCTACACCTGAGCCAGAGGCTCCTGTGACACCATCTGAACCTACACCTACACCTGAACCAGCGACTCCAGTAACACCTGCAAATCCAGTAGACCAAGCAATTCCCACACCTGAACCTGAAAAACCAGTAGATTTAGTTAAATATCATTCTACTAGATGGGAAGACGTTGATGGAAATATGCTGCAACCATACACAATCGCAGAACAGATTGGATCACAAGGTGAGTTCGATGGATATCGATTCGATCACAAAGAAGTAGATGAAAATGGAAACGTTCTCTATGTTTTCGCAAAAGATGCAGAAGCAGCATCCAACAATAAGGCAACAAAGCATGCCGAGATCGAGACTGGAGTAAGAGGAAACTTGCTGCTATCATTTGTAACAACGATTGCGTCACTCTTGACGGCTGGATATCTCTTAGTAAAGAAATCCGCAAAACAATAAAAGAAGAGGCTGAAACCTCTTTTCTTTTGCAAAAATGACATAATAAATAAGGAACAGGAGGAAAAATATGCAGTTTTATAAACCAACATCTGACATTAAGACTAATGAGCCTATGTTTAAAAAATCTTGTATATGTTATTGGCGATACATTAGAGTGATTCTAAGAGAAATTGGACAGCCAATTCAACTCGAAATCGATCTTGTTGATGCAAATGATGAAGAGATGATGGTCAGATACACGCTAGAACATAATCGTTTTGTCGTAAAAGTAGGTAATCGAGATGAGATATGTGTCAACAGTGCGAAGATGATTAAAACATTAGAACAGATCCAAACAAAGTTTGAATATGAATTTTTATATGCTATTAGAGAATTTGATGAAAATAAAGAGAGCTTAGCGATACTAGAACTTGCAAAACTTGGTGATATGACGATCACATACGGCGTGCCAGCAATCGTTCCAGTCTTGATCGATGATAAAGAATCCTACATAAAAATATTGGCAGATAAAGAAAATGGTAAGATATATACTTACCTTTGCCATAACGAAGATGAACCGATTCCCTTCTTCCAAGCTGCCATGTATATTGCAAACAATTTTGTAGATTTTAAATTAAAGAAACAAGAAATTTATAGGAACATCAAAACTGGAAGAACTGCATTTTTTTCTTCTCAAGAAAATAGCAAGATATTAAGTGAATCAAAGCTAAATTCAGATGGCAGTTTTAAAAGAGTAGACCTAGATAAAAACCTAGGACAAAAGGAAGTCGTAGAGAAAAAAGAAGGCTTTGATCCAAGCATGTTAAAAGAAGCAAACTTTATACTACAAGATAGCAGCAAGAAAAGAAAACGAAGACATTCTTAGAAAGGACGGGTGAAGAAGATGGGCGGAATCAATTTAGAAACGATGTTTGAAAAACAAAAAGAGAAGCGAGAAAACAGGGAAGAATCTGTCAAGATGATCAAAAAGTTTCAAGATGCCATGCAAAAAGATGGGTACAAAAACAAGATCGTCAGAGATGAAGAAGGTGGATACGTTGGAAACAACATGAGTAGAGATCAATTAATAGATATGGTCTTGAAGAATTTTAACGGTGACTTCTCATTTACTATTCCAGAAGAAAAATTTGCAAAAAAGATTTTAAATTCTTTCACAAAGTCAGGACGAGAATATAACAACAAACAACGACTCAGCTTTTTAACAGGAAAAGATGTAAAGATCGAAGTACAGATTATCCCATCAGGATTTCTTGGTATGGAAACAATGAAAAGTAGCGAATCGAACAGTTTTAGAATAAATGCTCGCTGTTTTGATCCGTCAGATCCGATAGACCCTAATTTAAAAGTCGATCCTTGCCTTCAGGTGGAACTTGGAGATTTAGGTAGAATCACACGGTATGAACGTGATGGACTTTTTGATATTTGTGCCCATATCAATAGACTTGAAAACCAATCATTTGCAAATTGGTACGAATCGAATAAGGAATCTTTCAATGACTTAGAACAAGCAATAGATTATTATGCGGATAACTGGAGGTTCTTAACAAGTGTAAACTATTTCAAAGAGAACATGTTAGAAAGCGAAATTTCACCTCCACGTAAAGGAATCTTAGAAATGGCTGAAGAGAAAAAAAAGAAAACAGAAGAGCGTTTTGCACGTGCAGATAAAGACGAACCCATTGATAAGGATGAACTTTATGATGAGCGTTTTTGCTACATGAAACCAGAAGTGCTTATCAAAATCAATGACAAGCTATTTACGATAGACTCAGATGAAGGAAGAGAAGTCGTTGCAAAGATCGCTGCATGGGAAGATCGTAAAATTACGATGCCTGCTGAAGTTCCAGAAAAGATGAAGCAAAAAATGACGAAATTATCAAAAGATCAAAGAGAAACGATCGAACGTAGAGTAATCTCTAAGGCAGTCGAGGCACCATTCAACAACCGACAGGCAGATAGCCTGCTCGCACTAATATTCCAACAAGCACAACGCACAATTGATAGACCGATCGGACGGTAAAGGGGAGAAAAAATGGGAAAAATATCTTTAAAAGAAATGAACGACTACAAAACAGAAGGAACGGAATCAAATTCCAACCATAATGATGGTTTTAAAAATGACGCCGAAAGAGATGACGACATAAAAGAGCTTGAGTTAATGGAAAAATACGAACGACTAGGTGATCTTGTTTTAACTAGCCTACATGGAAATTTTGAATGCACGATCCCAAAAGAAACATTTATGGAAAAGACGTTTAACAGCAACGAAATACATGGTGACGACTATCAAAAGGATGAAGACCTGCACGTTAAACTTAAAATTGTGCCAGGATCAAAACTTTACAGAACTGGATTGGGACCAGAAACTGAAATCGCAGACATAGTTCCTCCACATCGTGTAATAGGATTGGGAGATATTGATTTCGGAAGAATTGAATTTTCCACTGAGCCAGTGAATAATCGTAAGAACGAGTATGAGTATAACACAATGATAGATTTCGATTATAGATTAGAAAGTTTAGAAAAAGGTTCAAGAGATAGATGGGTAGAAAAGAATGCAGATAAGTTTAAAAGCATTGAAGACGCAGGGGATTACTATGACAAGCATTGGCACCTTTTGACAGATGTGGATTATTACAAAGAAAACTTGGTTAGAACAAGTAAAGGAGAAAAAGCTCAAAGGGATCAAAGCAATGCAGTTTATGGAAAAATTGTCCACCAAAATTGGACAGAATCCAAGACTAGCGAGATATTTTACACCAAACCAAGAGCTGTTTTATCAGTCAACGGTAAAGAGGTAGACCTTCTTCCTGAAAAATTACGAGAAAAAATAATAGTAGACGCAAGAAACCAAGATGAAGCAGTTAAACGCCAGCTGCCGACAAACAAGCAAGCAGACAGTCTAATTAATCTAATTTCCGAACAAGTAGAAGACGCACTTGATATACCAAATGCCAAAGAAGTGGAAGAGTTCGGAAAGTTTATTGAAAAGGTCGACAAAGACGTTTGGGTTTCTGTCGAGTTTCAAGATGATGATTACACCTTTACCCTCGAATTACAAAGTGACATGATTGAAGACGGATCTATCGAATCTGCCACTTATAATTTGAACAGAAGATCTCTTGAAGCGGCAAAGAGAGATGTTGAAAACTTTGTGAAGGATCATAAAGTTGCTGTTCGAGAAGAAGAAAGCGGACTTGAATTCAAGGATTCCTTATACGAGTCACTGAATAAGTTAGAATATAGTCGTGTTCTAATTAATGGAGAAACAAAATATGGCGGTGAATGGCTGCAAGAAATTGGTAATTCGAAAGATGGAGATGAAATTTTTAGGAAACCTGTTGAGGTTTACCGAAGATCTGATGATGGATACAACAGAGTATTTGAAATCGAACCAAAAGAAGTGTTACAACAAAGTATATCAGACCGAACACATTCAACTACATCAAGAACATCTAAGCATCAAGCAATTGAAAGAGATACTGAAGAGCGATAAGCACATTGTTACTGAAGCATTAAATATTATGCGTAAAAGTAGAGTTGTGGATATGAATATCCTATACAGTAGAGGCGAAGTGGACACGCCTATAAGAA